AGATTCCACCAGGGTCCGGTAACAGATACAGGTACGAGTACGAGGAAGGAAAGACACAATACAAGGGGCCTGTGGGAGAAGCACCTGAGCTTTCGGAGGAGGAGTTCCTGGAGATTATGAAGGTGGTGGATGAGAGGACGTCAAGAGACCTGGATAAAATCAAATTGAAAGGCATCACATATACGTTCGAACATAAAGGGGAGAGAGTCACTGTCATATCCTATGGTCGTTCAGGAAAGAATTTCTCGTGGGGTGGAGTTGCCTACTGGAAGGAGGGCGACACCATCGAAGACGTCATCAAAAAAGCTCATGTGACCAGAAAGACGAAGATGACACAGGAAGTTTGTTCATATTGGACCGGGAAGGGTGAGTACGGCTTCGAACACTATGAGGAATCTGTCGTTGTCTACTACTATGACGGAGATGGTGACATTAAGTGGAGTAGGGGTGTCAGTTGGGAAGATGGCGACAGTGTTGGAGACGTGATAGAACACGCAAAGGATGTAAGAAGAGAGTTCGATGATTAATCTTTTTAAACTCGACCGGTGTTTTCCTATCATGGACGAAAAGACCTGGAAAGATGAGGTTGGCCACTTCGTGCGTCTGATTGCGTTGGCCAAACGGAAGTTCACGACTGATGATGTATGGGAGAAGATAGAACAGTCTTCTCTCGAAACTCCCAGAGAACCAAGGATCATGGGTCCTGTGATGATGGAAGCAAAAAAAGATGGCATCTGCACCCAGACCGATGAGTTCAAGCGGTCTACCCGGGTCAACCACAATCACGGCCGGCCACTCAGGATCTGGAGTTCTCGGATATTCGGTGGCCTGCGGTTTTGATGGAAGATTCCATCATCTGTGGAGATGCCTACGATGAGATATCTACTCTGGGTAAAAACTCTATTGACCTGGTAGTGACCAGCCCACCTTACAACTACGGGATAGAATACGATACCCACGATGATGTCCAGGATTGGGACCAGTACTTCGAGTGGTTGTATGGTATCTGGCAAAAGATAAGGGGAGTTTTGAAACCAGGTGGTCGGTTGTGTATCGTCATCCAACCCAACTGGAAAGTCTATCAACCAACCCATCACATCATCACAAAAGACCTTACCGACCTTGGATTCCTATGGAAGGGCGAGATACTGTGGGAGAAGAACAACTACAACTGTAAGTACACGGCCTGGGGGAGCTGGAAATCCCCGAGCAACCCATATCTCAAATACACCTGGGAGTTCATCGAAGTGTTCTGTAAAGATACCTACACAAAGAAGAGACCAGATGGGATCGAAAGCGACCTGGATGGCGACGAGTTCAAGCAATGGACAACGGCTAAGTGGTCCATCGCCCCGGAGAGAAAGATGCGGGATTTTGGGCACCCAGCGATGTTTCCCGAGGAACTGGTATATCGCCTCATCAAACTCTTTTCATGGCCTGGAGACACTGTTTTAGACCCCTTTAACGGGGCAGGAACGACCACAGCCGTCGCCAGCAGGCTTGGGCGTCGGTTCATCGGAATAGACATGTCCAAGGAATATTGTGAAGTGGCAGAACAGCGATTAGGTGCCATGAGATTCTAGGTTAGCACAATAAAGAAAAGAGAAGGGATAAAATAAAGGGTTTGGGGTAGTGGTTGGTTGGGCCTACTGCTTGTTCTCTTTCCACCACGCATTGAAGAACTCATCGACGGTGGTGCTGGCGTCCCGGCGGTAGGCGAAGATATCCAGACCGAAACGATTGGAGAGCTGAAGCTTCTGGTTGCTGATGTGGAGAAAGACCTTGTAGATGGGTTTATTGTCCACAGTAGCCTCTTCGACTACTACCTTCGGGAGATCCGGTTCGATGAGACCGAGGCGATCCATCTCATCGCCGATTTTCTTTTGACGACGCTCTCCGATTTCATCCCAAAACATCTCGGCCAACTTCCCGGTGTTCCCTGGACACTCGGAACCACCCCGGGCCCCGGTCCCAACGGTCCGGCTGTCGCTGTATCCGATTTCATCTACCAGGAAATCGTAGATTCCATCAGACCCCCAGTCGTTCCACAGGTCTCCGGCGGTCCGTCCGATGCCGTTGTTCAGTCTGGATTTGGCCTTCACACGTTCTTCTACATCCTCGATATCACGAGGATTGAGGATGTTGTGGCCGATGTAGAAGGGTTCATATAAGGTCCGTTTCTGTTTACTGTCGGTCATGTTTGCATCACCTAACTCTTACCCGCATCTTGGTCTTTATATACTTTCAGGCCAAACAACCGTAAAAAGCGTAAAAGGGAGGGGAGGTTAGAACTCTTTATATACTCAACACCCATTGTATTCCTTGATGACCACTGTAGAGATACCTGAGGGTTCAGGGAATAGATACCGCTATGAATATGAAGAGGGAGCTACGGTTTACAAGGGGCCGGTCGGGGATAGCCCTCAGTTGACGGAGGAGGAGTTCCTGGAGAGGATGAAGGTGGCATCGAGGGGAGAGTTTGAGGGGCGGGAGATGGTCAGGGAACCGATAGAGGATGAAGTATTCGTATTCGTCGCCCCTTTTGATGATACGTCCACCGAAGGTAAACATACAGCAAAATATGTTGAAGCCTTCAGAGACAGGTGGAGTATTGGTCCCTATGAGAAACGAGAGATGAAGTTTATAGCGGATAAGGGGAAAATGGGCTGTGAGAAGGTCCACAAGTGGGTATGGGTCCCGAAGAAAATGACCAATAGCGAGTTCAAAGCACTGACCAATCTCCACGAATATGAGTTCTGGGGTGCCGAACGTGAAGAATATAATCCTCTCAGCCGAGATGCATACTACCCCAAAGAGGATTACCAGATATGGCGTGGTGTGAGTGAGTTGTTCTGGGGCGACATCAAAGGTCTTGGGAGAAAGCCCGTGGAAAAAAGGGTTATAGCAATGGAACTCCACATGGATTACTAGCAGTAAACATAATATACCACATTCGGGATTGCCTGTTATGGATATCCCAATATGGCTTTACGTGATTGGTGTAGTGGTTGGTCTCTATGCCCTGTGGTACATCTGGTTCGGAGATTAAAAACTACTCTTTTTCGACCTTACCACAACCTGATGGGCATTTACCATCAGTAAGGTCATACTCTTTTTCGTCATGGAATATGTAACCACAGGTCCGGCAGGTACAAAAAGGGAGCTTCTCCTCGACATCCGTTTTTTTCTCTTCTTTATGATTTCTTTTTATATGACTCTTAAGGGAGATTTCCTTCTTGAACCACTCATCACAATGAGGGCATTTAAAGGTAGCTGCCCTATCACCAAGTAGAGTAGAAATTGTTTCATCATCATACCCCTTATTTACCAATGCAGTAACACCACAATAAAATCCATCTTCGTCTGGGACCGGGAGTTGAAACATACATGTTTTGTTGTCCATCACCAGAGTAGTTGGCTTGAAGCCTATCTTACAATGTGTATCTGGTTTCATCTCCAGCGTTACCTTTGTCTGTATCCATTCATCAGAACCTTCATCAAGAGTAGACAGTCTATCTTCCAGTTCTTTTATTTCCTTTGGGCCCAGATAAAACTCACACATAACAAAATCTCTTGCTTCGAACTTGGTTTTTTCGAACATTGAACGGGCCTCTTTTTTTCTTTTCTCTTCCTCTTCCAACTCCTCATCCGTTATTTCCCTCTGCTTTTTTTTCTTCACACCTTTGTCAGGTTCAACGATGTCATCTGTGGCTGTGGTGTCGCCATCACTTTCATCAATCTCATCGGATTCAGTAACGTCATCGAGCCCAAAAGAAACAGGTATGTTTTCGAGTTCTTGGTCATCATCTAATGAGAAAGTGTCGGTCGTATCAAAATGACTCGATTCCTCGATCCGGGGTGGCGGTGTGAAAGGTGTGAATTTGGTGTCAGATATCTCTTCTCGGAGGATGCGTGTCTCTTCGTCCCGTATCCTGTTACTCTCTTTCAGTTCACCTACCAGACCAGTCATCTGACCAGTGAAAACATCTAACAACGCTTTGATTTCGGGGTCTGGACCAGGACTCATCTCGGCGATTTCTTCCAGTTCCTGTTCGCTCATATCAAACTCTTCCAGTAGCTCGTGACCACCTTTTAATTTAAACACGATGTTTGATAACTTACGAACCTGACGACGTAATGCGTTGTTATCTTCCTCCTTTTGCTTCACGATTTCGGGAAGTGTCTCAACTGCAGATATCTCACCTATAGTAAGCATGAAGGTTCTCATCTTTGCCGATTTCCACTTCAATTTGTTCTCATCACGTTCGACCCATCCGAACTCAATACCTTCGAGAACCTGCTTCTGGACGTGTTCGATACCATGCCGTTTTGCCATTAATTGGAGATTTGCCTCTTCGACAGAACCTTCTCTGGCAAGTAGATACAGAACCACGATGGTCTCTCTCATCATCTTCGGTACTGCCTGCTTCTGCAGTTCATAGCCAATAGAGTCGAAGTTTGAGGATAATTGATCTAATGTAGTGTCGGCAGCTCCAAGAGCAGGAAGCATCAGTTTTATCATCTCAAGTTGCTTCTCGATAAGTTCTCCTTGAATAGAGATGTAGTCTTCACCGAACATACCCGGCGTCCTGCTGCTGTAGAACTCACCGAACAACTCGTATTTGTACAGGAGACCAGCTATCTTTTTCATCAGACCAAGAATATGTCCGATTTTAGAGTGTATGATGCGTCGGGCGAATGGGACGATATCCACCAACTCTCGAACGTTCAGGTCGTAGAGTATCTCGTCCCGTCCGCCCTCCAACATCAACTCCAACCAGCGATAGGTAAGTGCCTCAGCACTCTCCTGTCTACCTTTGTCTTTGTTGTCAAACACCTCAACTTGTTCACGTAGTTTGGAGAGGCTAAATTCTTCATCCTCATCGTCCCCTCCAAGTTCGAAACGATTCTCGTTCTCGTTCGCTTCTGTTAACGACATCTAATCACCCGTATAGCGTGTCTTTGGAGCGTACTTCTCCTTGGCGTCTTCGAGCAACTTTCTGTCCTCATAAAGCTGCTTCCAACCACTCGACAGCTTCTGGCGTTCTCCGATGTTATCCCAGTATCCGCCATACTTTGCCCTGATGACACCGGTCTGGCGGTCAATCAATCCCATCTGTGTCAGACGGTCAGAGACCAGCTTGATGAAGTGCCTGTCGGTGATGTGTTTGTTACGAAGGAGCAACTCAATCTCTGTAAAGAGGAGTTGGAGGTTCTTTTCCTTGATACGGAGCTGTATGCTGACACCCTTGTAGGCCGACATCGCCTGGTAGGTGATTTTTGGGTAAGCACCAGGAGGTATCCTGTTCCAGGCCATAACTTTGTCACATGTATATATTTTATAGATTGTCGGTCCAGATGTATAGTAATAACCAGTATCGTATAATTCACCAAGTATCTGGTTGTGCTGGTTAGCGTAATTCTCGGTTGGGAAAAACATATCCTTCGTTGAGAAAATAACTATTTTATCGACTCTCACCTGGTTTCCCAGATAAAACGGGAACCAACTTTTAAACATTTTCCAGACCGCTATGAATCTTGGTTCGTTGATACTCTCAGCGGGAGTGGATACATTACACATGACGGTATCGCTGACCATGTGTGTTCCTGTCAAAGTCTGTCCAGCAGCGAAGAATCTTCCTCGGACATTCATATTGTCATCCATAATGTAGTAGAAACCGGCAAAACCACCCAATTTCTCACTGATAATACGCATTGAAGACCAAACCAGGGAAATTAACCACGTCCCTATAAACAATCCGCATGTTCCTGTAAAAGGAAATACAACTGGGACTCCATAGGGTGCAGTGACTATATACCCATTAAGAACTTTGTTTATAATGATAGCTAACCTTCCCCAGAATCCGGTGACCATACCCCAGATAACATACCATGCAAAAACGAACGCAGCAACGTAACCAACGATGTGAACAGCAACCAGGAAATAGATGAGTATCTCCGTATCCCGCTTCTGCTTTTTTGACATTTCCTCGACTTCATCCTGCGTTTTGACTTTACAATGTCCGAGCTTCGGGACTTTCTTTTTTAACTCATCGGGGTCTCCGATTGTGGAAAGGAAGTGGGCTTTATCTTTAATTCTATCAAAGTCCCTCATATAGGCCCCGACATCTGCGTGGTCCTGAATCTCCTGGAGACGCCCAGTGACGATAGCCTGGTCAACCTGCGGAGTGACCATTTCGTTGATAGTACCTTCATCCAGATTCAGGATAGCAGCCTGACCTGGGTACTGCTGGGCTGTGCCACTACCAGGTGCATAGCCTGAAGCTACCTGTTTTGCCCTTTTTCCCATATCGTCACCAACTATTTTTCATCTTAATTCGTAGAGAAAGAATCGTGAAGAATCTACCTATTTGTATCTCCATTTTATTCACCTGTGTCATCCCCTTTCTTACTCGTTATCATACAAGCATCGAACGTATCATGGAATAACTTACTATTTCGATCATTATTTTCTCTCTTATTTTCTCTCTTATTGGTATCTAACCTCCTTTTCTCATCACGCCAATTCAACAAGAAACCTGCACCGAGAATGGTTATGACAACAATAAACATAAACAAAAAATAATATGCAAAACCACTTATGATTAAGAAAAAGACTGATATGAATATCATAGCAACGATACCTTCGATATCATTGAAGTAGAGTGGCATCTCGGTGAAAGCCCACTCAAGGTCAGTGTGACCATTCTCGACCCACTTCTTTCCGGCTGGATTCTTCTCAATCCATTTGAGAACATAGCGATTGTTTTTGTTCTTCTTGCACCAGATAGCCATCTCTTCCTCTTTGGTCATATTACTCACCTTTGGCGTCATATTTTTCACACTCCTTCCGAAGAAGACGTTTATAATCAAAATTGACCATGTATGGGTCACTTTTCTTTTCCTTACACTTCCAATAGTCTGATTTCCTGTTATAGAAAAATAGTTGTATTCGGCGTTTGATGACTAATATTAATCGTTTCATCATACTACTACTTCCTACACATTTAACCTATTTGGATTGAATCCTGAAAACATCGGGTGATAGGACCTCGGCGGCATGATGTTGCAGATTTTCGTGCCAAGACTCGTATCTGAACACCTGATGATTTGAACTTTATCGTCGTCAGTGTTCTCTGTACCATAAGCAATTCCAAAACCCTCTCTGAGTGGTGCAATATCCTGACGCCCGGACATGGCCCCGGCATAGGAGACTGTCCCCAGGTTAGTGTAAATGGGGTTCTGACCACCACCAGACGACTTTAACACGGTTGCTGACTGTGTAATCATTATGACACCACAACCACCACCCATGACCCTGTTTATCGACATGATACGTGCCAGTTCTTTGACCAGAGTATCTGACTTGCTGGTTCCCTCCTGCACCTCTTCAAGGACAATGTCAGTTGGTATGACTCTGACCACCTTGGTACCATCGGCACAATGAACACACTCATCGCTTGGTTCCCTGACTTTAAACTCTCGGCATTTACATTTCTGGCAGATACCGGAGCTATGATGACCGCCACATTCTGTACAGATTTTCGTACCTACGTTGAGGTCTCGACTGGTATATGTCTCATAACACTTTGGGCACGTGTTCTGCATTAGATATCGGAAGAACAGACCGGTCCAGTGTTCGATGAGAACGCCATACAGATCGCCTCTGAAGACTGTCCCGGCCGAGACCACACCAATCTCACGTTGAGGCATGGTCAACATCTCTTCCAATACTGGTGCGAACATACCCCGGTCATAACGTTCCTTCAATTTCTCCAGTCCACGTTGAATCTGGGGTAGACTCACACCTTTCTTCTTCTTCTTTTTCTTCTTTTTTCCTTTTTCGTCATATTCCTCTTCCTCTTCCTCGTCTCCGAATCCCTCACCATCCATCTGTTTTTGTTGCCATGTCGTGCAGAACTCGACAAAATCTCCGATACGGGGTTCGTGGTCAAGAGTCGGAACCACTTGTGATTTGAAAACACCCAACAATATGGCCACTTGTGCCTTCTGGTTGGTTGTTTGTAAAGATGCAACCGCCGAAAGTATATCAGAATCGTGTAGAACGATACGATCATCGAATCGAGGTGGGATGATACGAACAGGAAAACCTCTTGGTTCCTCGCCATTCCACTTCAACATCTGGATTTCTCTGGAAGTTTCCTGGGGATACGGTAAGCCATGTTCCCACTCACCTTTGGGGTCTACTACGATGATGCGTCTACCTCTCAAATAGCGGTTCTCGACCTCTCGTTTCGCCCTGACAGTTTTGGCTGACCCAGTTCCACCGATGAAGATACCATTGGTGTTCTGATAGAGTGGATTGGCAGTCACTCCTATAAGGTCTCGTTGTGGAACACTCATCATATCCTCAATTGGATAACCACTTTTCTTTGAGGCATACCCAATTTTTTTATAGACTCTGGTCTCTTTCGGGTCCGTAGCATATACCACATATCCAAGATTAAATTTTGCATTTTCATCGGTGGATTCAACTACTATAGGTTTAATATCTTTTATTCTCATCATTTGTTTGAAAGTGGTATCTGGACGTGGGAGACTGCGGTCCATCCTTTTTATATTTTTACCAAGACGTATTAGTGTCTTAAAAGCACAGAAATCTTCGTTTTTCACTTTTATTTTATCTCGTTTATCTAACTCTTCCTTCAATGAGCCCATCGTTTTCACCCCACGAATAAATCATAATCCTACCAAGTATAAATGAACGGACGATGATATGTTCTGTTATCTTTCCCTCTCTCTCTCGAAAGATAACCCAACACAACTCATCATCGTCCGTTTCTTTGGCGTTATCTGGCTCAGCAATCAACAACTCTACAGAATCAACGTCAACATCATCAACTTTTTTGATGCCACCGATTTTATCGACGCCAAAAATAATATGGTTCTCGTCAATCCCAAGGTCTTTCCTCACCAACCCAGGGTTTTCCTGCTTTTTTACTTCCATCGGTTCTGTTTGACGCTCTATCGAGGTATATATCATATACACCACAAACAGTGTGTAAGCGTACTTGAAAAGCCCACTCGTGTAGATGATAATAACCAACAACGAGACGCCCAGAGCTAGTATCATTGCAAGAAATGGCGTCTGGAGAGTGACATTACCGTCGCTACCAACAGTTTTTTTCTCACTGGTGTTGACAGCCATCAGCAACTAAACCAGTCTTTTCCCTTTTATAGATTATTATAGTGTAAGGTGCAGCCAATTATAGTGTGTGGAAAAAAAGAGAGACCAAAAAAGAGGGGGTTGGGAAGTGGATAGATCGACTACGCACCGATGTGATGATAGTAACCCTTCGACCATACAGCAATTTTCCCTGATGGGAGACCCAACATCTCAGCACCACCCACAAAATGGGTGATAGCAGACAGCATCTCATCAGCTTCATCCAGGGTATCGAACTCCACCGGTCGGGTCGGGAGTTTCCAGTTCTCGGGGTTGGACACCTGGTCGAAGAGCTCTCTCTTTCGGAGATACTCGTTGTCTTTCATCTCAACGGCCAGTTCGTGCCAGTAGTTCTCAAGGACCCCGGCGAACTCAGCATCAGTCCCGTTCAGCATAGCGTCAAGGATATCATCTCCTGTAACCACATACATCACCACTACTAGCTTTCTATTGGTCTTTATATACTTTCAGCTTGTTTAACTGTAAAAAGCGTAACTGGTGTATTAGCTAAATCTTTATAAACTCATCAACGTTTTTCAGAGTCATTATGAAGTCCCGTCTCATCGAGAAGTATGAAAAGATACTCCGAGGAGAAGGGGGTAAACTACGACGAGGGACGTGGACACCAAAAAATATCGGCATCTATAACTCTACCAGGTTGTTGAAGCACCTGATGTACAACATACTAGGACTCAAAGATTATCAGATTAAGGAGTGGGAGTTCACAAGGTCCTTCTTTGCAGAGTATCATCTCTCGTCTCCACTGGTTATTATATACTTTCACAAACCGTCACTATACGCCAGGGTCACGTTCCCTCTGTTACTCCGTTCAGTTCCGGTGCCAGGAAAATTAGAACCATGGCCCAGGAACTGGACAGGTCAGGTCATCAGAATAACTCAACAGGTCACAGACAAACATCTGGACTGGCCAGACGGGTTCTGGACAGAACATGGTAAAATTAAACGTGCTGTTATAGTCAGAGATTATCTCGCAAAACACCGTGAGATAGACCTTGATGACCTTACCGATTCAGAGATTTATTACTACAATCTAAATGAAGTTATCGAGGTGTTAAAAGATGTTTGAAAAAATTGATTATCCCAACACACCCAGGGCAGCTATCGACAATCTACCACCATGCATCAAGTATCTGTTCAATCAACGTGCCCCAGAGACATGCTTTCGGGGGAACCCCATCAATGCCTGTAAAGTGGCTCTAGCCTGCATCAGGTCGATATATGATACAATGGATGGTAAGATATTTGACTCGATGGCCCGGCGTTTGGCCCGCCGTCAAGGTCTCCAGAACGAGGATGATATCTTCAAGATTCGAGATAAACTTGGCAGCGGCGTTTTCAAGTGCGATCTTATTACAAAAGAGGCCGCAGCTCTCCACGTTGATGATTGTGAATATCATACCAACCCGATAAAGTATGGTAGACTTATTGACATATTACCACATGATGATAACCCACAGGTAGTAGAGGTTACATGGACAGAACTTACAATCAATACTATCCCATCTCACGTTTATGCATGGTGTGAGAAAGGTTGCTGGGAGGACATCGTAAAAATTGATAGAGAAATTTCCTTGAAAATGGTGGGTGGCATCAAGAAGTGCGAGGAGATACGTCTTGTCAAAGAATTACAACTGGTGTGCCCTGTCTGTAAAAAGAAGAAGATTCGTATTGAACCATCAACACATCAGGACGTCATCAAACTGTCGATAAAAGATATCGACAACAACATGGAGACATGGGAACATGAGGTAGAACAAGCATACCCATGCTACATATTTTGTAAAGACAAAAAACATCAACGAGAGTTATTACAAAAGATAGAATCTGCTAACAAACTCAAACTCAAACTCAAGCTGATGGTTAAAAACACTCAGTTCAATACCGGAAGAAAGGTGTTCGAGTGTATGGAGTTGTTCGAGACAGACAAACGCTTCAGTTATACTGTTATTACAGAAGAAATGATGACAAATTTCCGTCATAGGTTGAATGGAACCTATGACGACAACCTGGAGTTGATGATGAACACTGTGGCTCCCTGGCTTGGTGGTCGTGACTTCGAGAAAGAGTTATTTCTCATCTGGTGCTTCTCAGCCCCGGACGACCCAATGTTCATAGCTTTCATCGGGGATTCGAGAGTCGGAAAGAGTGATATCTTCAACGCTGGTCTGTCATTTATCTCAAGGTATGAGAGTGTGAGTGACAACAAGGCTGCGGATTGTGATGTTGTCCTTCAGGGCGAGAACATCAAACGGACGGTGTTCTATGAACATAAGCGGGATAGTGAAAGTGGAGAGTGGAAACTGCTGAAGGGTAAGGCCCTCAGAGCTATACACGGACGACTATTCATAGACAGTGTGACCGAGGCAAACAAAGAAATTATCGGTATCCTTCGGGAAGCACTACCTCAAGGTAAAATGATTATCGGTGGGGCAGGAACCACCGGACAGACCATGACCGTCGATTTTGTTACGAGGTATGGAGTAACTTGGAATCTCGAAGAGGAATTCTCCAACTACCCACATCGCTATGCAGCATGGAAAAGTGGAATGCCCGGGGCTTTTACTTATTTTGACCTGAAACGCTTCACCCTGGTTGTGCCATTCGGACAGGATGACGTCCCATCAACTATGATGGTCTCAGCCTATAACAAGTACATGGATGGAGATGTTATTGGTCTCAGTCCAGAAGATTTTAAGATGTTAAAGATATTTTGTGATGGATTGAACAGCGAAAAAAACTATATATGGGAAGATGGTGTGCAGGATATTATAAATCAAATATATGTATCCAGAAAGAACAGATTTGAGATGTCCTATATACAACCATACTCCAATGACCTTCTGGTCCATCTCCGTAAAATGATTAAAGGTATTGCTTTCATTGATTTCAAGTTGGATGCAGATCAACAGATATACATCAAAGAACGTCATGCCAGACAACTGGAAAAACTTCTTGATGAGTACGAAAGAAGATGGGAGTTCGACCTTATGCTTATCGAGGAAGGTCAGTTCCGTCAAACCGTCTCTTCGATGTATATCGCTGTCAAGAACATGAAGAAAAAGGCAAAGCTCAAATATCGCCTTTATTCTGAGATTGCGAGGCATAACGGAAGAGGTTTCAGTGATTTATGTAAAGTATTTAGTGAGAGTGAAAACACTATCTTCACGAACATCAATGTTCTCATCAGGGAGGAATTGATTACTCGGCCATCAGGAGGCGTCTACAAACTTACCACACTCGGAAGGGAGGTCTACAAGAAGATACTCAACGACCTTCGATCCTTTATGAAAGAAGATGAAATCTCGACTACCACTGAGGATCTTAATATGGTAGTCGAAGCTATCCACAAGTGTCCCGTTGATGCGGACGGGTATGTGCCATTCGACCAGTTGACTCTGATGTGTCAGATAGGAACATCAGAGCTCTATCGAATCATCCAGGTTCTCATCGAAAAGGGTACAGTAGAGTCTCCAGATGTTGGTAAATACATCCTGGTATAGTAATCTTTAAAAACACATTCCATTACTTTGATAGTCACTCAAGTTGAACGATGAGGTATCCCCTATGGCAGATGAAAAGCAACTGAAGGTCCCAAAGGACATCGTCCAGAATCTGAAGGAGTTCCAGACAGAGACCGGACTCGACATGAAAGACATCAAGAGCAAGTACAAGGAAGTTTACAGCTCTGACTTCTTGAGCAGCCTTGATGGTGAACAACGCCATGAGATGGCCTGGCTTTCGCTGAAGGGTGAGATGCTTCTCGAAGTGCAGCGAGGGACCAAACCATTCATCGGTCAGGTCATCGACTGGAAGAGCGTCAGGAAAGGTATCAAAGAAGGTAAGCCCTGGAAGGCTACCGACGTCTTCATGTTGGTCAAGGAGAAGGCCGGGAAGGACGATGAGCTGATGTTCGCCGAGGTCACTCTGTGGAACGACCAGACGGGTTTGATCGGCGGCTTGAAGCGGTGTGCATGGTACGATGTCAACCTGTGGGGTGAAAAGAAGAACGGCATCTACAACCTCTCCAGCTCGGACAACACCAAGTTCAAGGATTCTGAAGAAATCGACGGAACTCCTGCCATCGCATCCGTTCTCAACAACCTCTTCCCGACGGTCAAGCTGGCCGATTTCGATGACCACCTCTCGAAGGGTAAAGCCGGTGACTACAAGCTCGTGATGGGCATCGTCGGGCGTCGATCCGGTGGGTACAAGAAGGGCAACCCCTGGGGTATCATCACTCTGGTGGATGACAGCCAGAAAGTCGATGCGGCAAAGAAGGGAGACCATTCCCAGCGGGAGATAACCATCTTTCTGTCTCCTGAGCAGGTCGTCTATCCACAGGGCTCCATCGTCCAGGTCGTCGGTCGGCTCAGAAAAAGTGAGAACGAGAACCCAGGCGAGGGAGAACCAACCGAAGAGCGTATCATCGACGGTAGGCTCATCCACCCCATCGTGGTCAAGGGGGACGTCCTCGAACCCATCAAGGAGACCATCAAATCCGCCGCCTCTGACACCGGGACGACTGGCGGGTTGGAGGGCGGCGAAGCAAAGGAACGTGAACAATCGCTCGATGATCTGTGAACCGGTAGAGTGGGACGATAGAAAACAGAGGTGACGTGTTTGGCTATAGAAATAAAGACACCAGGGATAAAAAAGAGAAAGTCTGTAGAACACGTCACCTTCGACCATCCCATCGACGACGAAGAACGACGTCATGGAGTTCTCATCTACGGCCCAGAGGGGACAGGTAAAACGTACTTTGCCTGTTCCGTGATCGACTACCTTCATCTGGTACTCGGTCTTGAACCTGAGGACATATGCATCAGGGTCATCGACACCGACTATGGGTTTAAACCCATTCTGAAAAAATTCAAACATGAGTACATGCAATCTGTCGAAATAGCATATCCAAAGGATATGAACGATATCGAGAAACTTGTGGACTGGTATATATACGAATGCCGTGAGTGGCAAAAGGTTAAGGAAAAAGAAATCGGTGAAAAAGGTTTCTATTCAGCCTGGATAATCTGTGATACCATCGCAGGGTGGTGGGACGATTCAACCGGGGCCCAGGAATGGTACACCCAACACAAGCGGAACATGAATCTCGGTGAAATGAGAATGGACGATAATGAACGTCTCGACCCGATGACCGACTACAACGCCATCAACCCAAAGCATAACAACGTTGCTGATGCCCTGAAGAAGAGTGGCGTCAACTTCATCTGGACAGCACCGGCCAAAGATGTCTACTCGAAAGAGGAACGTTTTAAAATCATTGGCCGAAGGCCCGCAGGCCAGAAGAATAATGGGTTCAGAGTTGACAACACTATCTTCCTCCACAAAGATCCCGACAACCCCGCTAATGTCTGGGCATTCCTCGAAAAATCCCGTGATGTAAAAAACCGTTACGGTGGTACCCCAGACCTGAAAAGAACCATAAAAAATAAGGAGAAAAAAGACCGGACACTTTGTGTCAATCGTGTCACTTACTGGAAACATATGTATTTTTTGGAAAAATGCACTGTATTTGACCGTATTGATGAAGAACGAGACTTTAAACACCTGAGGGAGACGTTGGTTGAACGTGGTCTCTATCACGAAACTTCAACCAACACTTCAGATGACGAGGTTCAACCACAAAATGAGATTGAAGGGCCAAAAAAACCCGAAGATATCTCTTTTTCAAAAGAGGCAACCGCATCTGCAAAAAAGACTGAAAATGAAAATAAAAAAGAAGATGAAGATGTATATTTCTGATATCAAAGTCCATCAAGATAAGGTGAGAAAATGCACATCGAGATGACAACCGAGAACTTTTCCGAACTTGCTGCACATCTACACTGTGACGGCAATTTCGAGAGCGTCGTTGTGAACGTGGATGATGAGAAAGAGGACGAGGCGACAGTGGATGTCCTCGCCCTCGGGACCGATTCAATGGTCATTCTCATCAACAGCTACTTCAAACCATTCTTCGAGGAGGTTGTGGGTAAGGAAAGCTTCACGTGGGAGACGAAGAAAATGACAGAGGTGGCCGGATTCGTCAAGTCCGAGAAGACCGTCAAGATGACCATCGAGAAGGAGAACATCATCGTGGAATCTTTCGATGGTGATGGTGACAGGGTCGAGAGGTTCGTTCACCCCAGGAAGGCGTCAACCAAAGCTCTGAACAACATGAAAACGTTCCCATACAGGCTGGTCGAGGTCTCTGAGAAGTACCCAGACATCCGAAGCATCAAGTACTCCAACGCCGAGGCTGTAGCCCGGGCGAAGGTCTCGATGAGTACTCTGAAAAAGGTGGTATCCAGGGGACTCAGTTGGGCTGGTGGAGGTAAAAAGGACACCAACTACGTTCCTGTGACACTGACCAAGGAGAATCTCAACATCCAGTGTGGTCACATGGGAGACAGGTCGGCCGGGTCGTATGACGGCAATATCAAGACCGACGATACCGAGTACTGGAACGACGTGGGGCCCATCGAGACCAAGATGACTGAGCACTTCCTGAACGTCGTGAAAGTGTTCGGCACCGAACACGTCTTTCTCGACATGACACCCGGCCTCTACCCAGTACTCGTCTCATCGAAAAAGAACGTGAAGGTGGTCAAAGAGGTCGAAGTCGATGGAAAAAAGACGAATGAGGAGACAGAGGGTGAACCGATGTATATCGCCCACTACGTGGTCAGTCCGATGAAACCAAAGGACAAGGCAAAGACAAAAGCCTCCTCAGCAAAGAAAGGTGGGAAGTCCAAGTCCAAAGCCAAAGCCAAAGCCAAGAAACCGAAGAAAGAAGAAGAAGACGAGGACATCGAACTCATCTGAGCCAACGACCGCCCGCCCCACGACCATACCCAACGTTATTAAAAGGGCTTGTAGTTTAATGGGAAAAAACGGCCTTGAAGGACATGAGAACATAACTTCTTCAGCTCGGCATTGTTCTTACCTCAGCTAGCACACCTGTGTGTAATTATGCCCGATAGGTAGATGGGGGTTCGAGACCCCTCAAGTCCATATGGTTGACGAGGAAAAATGGTACTCCGAAACCGGTCACGTGTTGAACTTTGTCAAGATGCCACGTTACATGGGGAATCCACACCAACAACGGGTATCTGATAAGCGGCAATTATTCAACGCCCTGAAGATGTGGGAGAAGATGGGTTACTGCTGCTTCGTCTCCCTCTACTGCTTCAAACCAGGACGCTGGTGTATCGTGGACCATCTCTATAACGACCTGGACGATGAAAAGAAGCCAGAACACGCCCTGAGTGACATCAGGGAAATAATTGAATGGTGTGAGAAAGAGAATTTTCAGCACGTCGGTATCTTTACTGGTTCAAAGGGTTATCACTCTTATGTCATCCTGAAACCACAACGTTTCTCCATCAGGAAGATAGAACAGGCCACAGAGCTCAAACTCAAGTTGAGGGCGGTCTCGAACTGGATTGGGGCAAAGGGGTGGTTATGGCAACGGGGTGATGATGATAAGTTGGTCAATCCAGGCAACTTCAGGTTACTTCGGACACTTGATATCCGTGTAAAGGGCGACTATCGGCGTCTGGTAAGAGTGCCTGGATACAGATACTCGAAATTCAAGAACAGTCGATACTTTGTAAAGGATACTTACTGTATGGTCGTCCCGAACGATATTATGATGGAATTTAACCACGCCACAATCATCAAGAGATGTAAGAAGTGGCATCCTATCAAACCGGTTATTGATAGGACAAAAGACCTGTTGACGTTGGATGAGTTCATGGAAAGATTTGATATCAGGATAGAAGATTGGTTGAAAATGGGTGGTAGTAAAGGTATTGCTGTCTATAGCCAATACAAAGGAAACTACACTCATCCACAGACAGAAGTAATCAAAAAGATGTTCCAAAAACCATGTATCCACAACGATATATTGGGTTCATCGGAACCATCCCACATCACCAGACTCTACGTGGCAGTACTACTACTCAACTACTACAAGTGGCCACCTGAGAAAGTCATCGAGTTTTTCAAGAACCTCAACATGGCTGACTGGAGTGAAGAGGAAACGAAGATACAAGTCTACCAGATAGCTTTCAACGATCCACCATACAATACCCCGAACTGTTCAACCCTGAAACACTGGGGTCTCTGCGTCAAGGATAAATGTGGTCAGTACTTCAATACGAGTGACGGTTAACTAATCACCATCTTTTTATACTCTCCGGCCCTATCACTCTCCAATGACCACCGTAGAGATACCTGAGGGTTCAGGGAATAAATACAGGTACGAGTACGAAGGTGGATCTACGGTCTACAAGGGGCCGGTCGGGGATAGCCCTCAGTTGACGGAGGAGGAGTTCATGGCGGCTATGGATCAAGAACCACCTACTCTTCTGTTGATGGAAGACCGTCGAGATGAGAAAGGGGTGGCAAAAGCCACACGATGCCAGTGTAAACAAAACTGCCCCAGATTAATCTACTACAATGGTTCAGATGTGGCGATTGTTTATGAGGGTAGACTTATGCTACCTGAACACGCCCCACGTGAGGCTATTAAAACGTTGGGAGGTTCGTTGGCGTTGGCCAGGAAGACGAAAGAGTTGAGGGGTAGATAGGGCCCCTCCTACAACTGATAACACCACTCCAATACGTTTGTGCCCGGAGTACTTAAAACCCAAATACAATCACTCTTTTATCCTTGTACTTGTATAGATTGAAACTTTAAAAACTCGGACTGCCGGTCCTTATACTTACCTATCTGGGAGTAATACCATGTCTGTAACAGAGGAGATTGTTAACACCAATACAATCGAGATACCGAGGTTCTTTACTGATGGAAGGGATGTCTACAGCACTGTGAAATGGGGACGCTACAACGTCAAGATTCAATCGGAACATGATGGTAGTGTAGTTTACAAACAGGATGGTGTTGAGTTCCCTGATACATGGAGTGAAAGAGCTCGGACTATGTTCGCTGACAAATATTTCAAGATGCACAATGGTGTCAAAGAAGCCTCACTCTGGGATGTCATTCAACGCATTGTTCTGACGATGAAGAAATGGGGTATCAAGGGTGGATACTTCGGGTTCGATAGCTTACACGATGAGACTCACAAAAGAGCTGACGTCTTCGCAGATGAACTGATGTATATCCTTCTCCATCAGTATGCAGCTCCGAACAGCCCGGTGTGGTTCAACCTTGGTTCGGTTGTCGATCCTCAGACGGCAGCATGTTTTATCCTTGGCTGTAAGGATAAAATGGAGAGTATCACCGATATCAGTAAAATCGAGGGCCGCATCTTCCAGATGGGATCGGGGTCAGGCTTCAACCTGAGTAAACTCAGAGCTTTTGGGGAACCGTTATCAAGAGGTGGAACGTCATCAGGCCCCATCCAGTTTATGAAATCTCACGATGCCAATGCCGGAAGTATCAAGTCAGGTGGTTCTACACGACGGGCTGCAAAGATGGTTGTGATGAATGATGACCATCCAGACGTCTATCATGGGCCAGATACCTACAATGATTTTATCGGTATCAAGGCTGAACAGGAAGATATTGCCTGGGCCATTCATAAGACAACAGGCCGCCCCCTCAGTTTCAATCATCCACATTCCGCCTACGATAACACTCATTTCCAGAACGGGAACAACTCGGTCTCGGTGACTGACAGCTTCATGTTGGCTGCTATTGAGAACCGAGAGTGGAAAACCACCTATCGTGTCTCTGGAGAGGATGCCATGAAGTTCCCCGCCAGAGAGATGTTGAAAAAGATGGCCAATATGGCATGGCGATGTGGTGACCCTGGTGTGCAATTCAATGACCATATGAATCGCTGGCACACCTGCCCAGACGCCGGGCCCATCACAGCTACGAATCCTTGCAGCGAAGTGATTTTTATCGACTGGTCAGCGTGTAATCTCGCCAGTCTCAACCTGATGAAGTATCGTACAGATAATGGCAGCATCGACATTGAATCCTATCTCCACGTTATCAAAATAATGATTCTGGCCCAGGAGATACTGGTCTCGAACTCATCATACCCCGACCCCCGTATCACCGAGAACGCCCACAGATATCGGAACCTCGGCATGGGATACGCCAATCTTGGTGCATTATTGATGTCCCTGGGCTTACCTTATGACAGCGATGATGGTAGGGCTATGGCCGGGTCCCTGGCGTCGATTATGACAGCCCAGGCATACAAAATCTCATCAGAGATAGCTTCCGTAGTAGGCCCATTCGAAGGGTGGAGCGAGAACAAGGAATATATGTTAAATGTTATCAAGATGCATAAAGAGATGGATGAAAAAAGGATTTCAGGTAGCGATATTTCGCTTAAACTCCATCGTATAGCACACAAGCTCTGGAGTGAATCTTATGAGATGGGTCAGATAAACGGCTATCGTAATTCCCAGGCAACACTGATGGCACCGACCGGGACCATCTCGTTCATTATGGACTGTGACAGTACTGGCATCGAACCGATGATGGCTCTTGTCTATTATAAGAAGTTGGTTGGGGAAGGACAACTAACAATGAGAACAAAATTCCTTGGATATACCCTTGAAACACTTGGATATGAAACAGATGATATTGCCCAGATTCTCTCTTATATAGATGAAAATGGGAGTGTCGAGGGATGCAAGGAAATCAATACCAAGCATCTGGATGTATTTGACTGCTCGTTCAAAGCAGCAGGAAAAACAAGATGCCTTTCTCCGATGGGCCACATAAAGATGTTGGAGGCTGTCCAGCCGTTCATCAGCGGTGGGATCTCGAAAACTATCAATATGCCTGAGAGTTCGACTCCAGAGGACATCGAACAGATATTCATTGAGGCATGGCAGAGGGGTGTCAAGTCGGTTGCCGTCTACCGTGATGGCTCCAAAGGTTCCCAGCCACTTTCAACCAGCAAATATCGTGAAACTTCAAAACGTGAACAATTACCACATCTGGTTCCATGTGTCAGAGAGAAGGTGGCAATAGGACCTTCCGACTCTGGTTATATGCATGTGGGATTCTATGAAGACGGGAGGGTTGGAGAGATATTCATGTGTATCGGTAAAGAGGGTGGTATGGCCATGGGGATGATGCGAAACTTCGGGATGGCCATCTCGTATCTTCTCCAATACGGAGTGCCACTGAAGTTCGTGGTGAAAAAATTCATCTATCAGAAGTTCGACCCATCTGGTCCAACTGGGAATCCCATCATCCCATTCTGCGATTCTGTGGTTGATTTCATGGTTAAATGGTTAGCCATCATGTTCCTGGACCCTGCAGATTGGGAGGAACTTGGTATCAAACCACGAGGAGACTGGGAGACTGAGAGAGATAACCTACACAAACAGGTCAACGCCATGACCAATATCCACTTCAACGGTGGGCATCGGCGAGAACGGGGTGATGCTGGAAAGAAACTCAATCTCTCGGCCTCATTGGGGGTATGTGACAGATGTGGTGGTATGACCTTTCCATCAGGTGGCTGCCGGGTCTGTGGTAAATGCGGACAGAACACCGGTTGTTCATAAAGGGGTTCTTCGTGATGACTGATGTCAGAAGATTGAAAGGCGGTCTAATCTCGCCTGCCCCACCAATTCCGAGGTATCCGGCCGTAAGGCCGTTCACCAATCTACATGGAGGAAACAACATGAAAACAACACGACTGAGACAGAAGGTCAAGGAGTATCTGAAGAACGGTCCCAAGAGCACAGCAGAGATCCTCGAACACATCAACACGACATCCAGGCACGGGACGACCACACAGCAACTGGGGAACATCCTGGCCAAGGACCGAGACATAGTGAAGGTGGGGTATGTCCGCCGGGTCGGAAGTCGCTACGGGAGCTATCACATCTGCGAATGGAACCTGCGAGAGCTGGTCTTCCCTGTTCCCATCAGCTCCTGAAGGTAACAAAACAAGTGGTCTCTCATCATCTTTTTATACTCACCACTTCTTTCCCTAAACATGACTACTCATAAAGTGGACGTGATAACATGAGTGGTGGGCATTGGGATTACTGTGGTGCTCGCATCCGAGACGGTCTAGAAGCGATGGGTGAAGATAAAGAGATAAAAAAGAGATTCCCTGACCTTGCCATCATTCTGGAGGAGCTCGCATGGGTGTTCTACAAGATGGAACATGAAATGGATCTGGACTTGAAAGGCGACAGCAAAATCAAAGATGACCGTGAGTTTGAGAACCAGGCTATCGGAAAGGTCCTTGACGTCGTCCTCAAGAACACTCCCGATAAGTGGTTTTCCCAGGCAAAATGGACAACCATCCAGGCCTTTCAACGAAAAAGTGGATCGGAGTCCTGGAACGAACGATGAAGTAACTACCAATCTTTTTATACTCTCCGGCCCTATCACTCTCCAATGACCGTCGTCGAAATCCCCCCAGGGTCCGGCAACAGGTACAAATACGTCTATGATGCTGAGACCAAGGCTACAATCTACAAGGGGCCTGTGGGAGAAGCACCTGAGCTGGGAGAGGAGGAGTTCCTGGAGATGATGGTTGGTGGTGTGGGCGATTGGGACGATGAGTTCATACCAGAGATTGACTTACTGGCAAGTCACTGGGGCGTCGATAGAAAGGATCTGGAGGTTGACATTACCAGAACGTGTGGTGGTGTTATCAAGAAAGGGAATGAAAAGTATGAGTTCTTCATCAACAAAGAAGGTGTAGATATTGACCTTTCAAATAGATTTAATAGCGTTAAAGACGTTCCAGATAGATATCTCCCGGTACTCATGGACCACGTGAAGTGGCACGATTTTCTGGGTTGGCAAGGTCAGGATTACCTACGTGAAGAACATTTCAACCCAGACGAGTATTTTCCACCTGACGATTGGGAAGATGGATGGGATGAGGATGACTATGAAGCAGCGATAGGGTGGAGTTGGCAAACATCTGCATTTAATGACTTCAAAGAAGAAATATCGAATAATCCAAAGGCGTGGGCCCAGGAAAATATGAGCCAAGAAGAGATATTGAATATTATACCATTCTACGACACTGGTTTGAGGGCAGTCAGGAATCGGGCACAATCAAATGAATACAAATTTATCGGATATGCTGGAAAGAACGACGTATGGATAAGGATCATAACCTAATCACAACATCCGACCACTGTAGAGATTCCTCCAGGTTCAGGCAACCGCTATCGCTACGATTACGAGGAAGGAAAGACCGTGTACAAGGGGCCGGTCGGCAATGCACCTGAGCTGAGTGAGGAGGAGTTCCTGGAGAGGATGAAGAGAAAGGGCCAGGTTGAGCTCAGCGTCAGTCAGGAGGAGTATCTCCTCCGTCTCTATGCCCACTATCGTCTGGTGACCGAGGATAAAACAACTGGTGGACGAGGAAGAACACACGAAACTGGATTGGAATCTCCTGGGTTGTCGAACGTTGATCTCCGTATCATACATAGCCTCAACAAGAGGGGCCTGACCAGACAGAAGGGTGAACGTTTTAGAGAGGCTGGTAGTCCTTATTATTTTAGTGTCATCTACGGTTATATCACAGATGATGGTGTCAAAGAGGCTGAGCTTCGTTGGGGTAACCTCACACTTCAAGAACTCCGTCGGAAATCTCAGAAGGCGATGGGGGAAGGGGGCAGTCGTAGAAGTACATCCAGGAAATAATTGTTCTTTTACGCTTTTTACGGTTGATTTCCCTGAAAGTATATAAAGGCTGATTGTTAGTAAGAGGCAACAGGTGATGTATGATGGCAACTCAAACTTCTGAATACGACCATACATGGCGATCCGACGATGCCCGACATCAACAGATGGACCATGATGATTTTATCATCGACGTAGAGTGGAATGCCAAACAGGATTTCCAACTCACCGGGATCTGCCCTACCTGTGGTCAGGAGTGTGGTAATCCCTGTAGGTTCATGCTGGGTACCGTCAACGACTGTGGTGCTGATGGGCACTGTGGGACCTGTGGTCAACACGTAATCATGGATAGCAAAGATGAAGCCAGGGAGTGAACAATATGGAATATAATTTGGAGAGAATGACAAAAGCAGAGTTGGTTAAGCTGGGGAAGAGGTTGAAAATAACTCATAATATCCCTTTTCCAGCTACCATGTACTCAAAAGATGAATTGATATATCATTTGAGTGATTATCAAAATAGAGGATATTTAAAGAATTTAAAACATTTATAGGATTCGCCTCGGGGCTTCTGGTAAAAGCCCGGGAGTGATACGTTAACTAAATCTTTTTAAACATAGTTTCTCAAATCACAACCATGCAGACCGAGAAACATAAAGTTCTCCCGGTAGAATTGGTGGTCCTGAAGAGAAACCTCGAACAAGCGTTGGGAAACGACCAAGGAAGAGAGCTTCAGGTAGATGGGGAGAAAGGTATTCTCAGATCATCTGGGCTCGACAGATTCCTACTTTACATCAAGAACGCCGAGCTTCACGCAAAGGTTATCAATGCCTTCAGGAAGGCCCCACGCCAGTTCTGGGTCAGCCCCTCGTCGGTTAAACATCATCCACTTGATGAGCGAGACATCAAAGGTCTGGTCATCCACACCAACCGGGTCTGTGCGGTTGCCCTTACCTTACTGGATGCCTACAACATCGAGCCTGGTTCGGAAGAGTTCGACCATGTAATGGCAGCTTGTCTTCTCCATGACATCCTGAAAGGTTGTTCGAAGGAGAACAACCCACATCTTGGAGAAGGCAAAAAACCTATATGGAATCCTGACTGGAAACTGGCCGACGACCACAACAAGATGATAGCAGACTTTCTTTGGGACCTGAAGTTCCCCGAGCAGGTGTGTCGTGCGGTCCTCCTTCATCATGGGAAGTGGGGTAAGCCACCGGCCGACATCACCAATCACGCCATCATACCCCTTATCGTTCACCTCGCCGACAAGATCGCCTCGAACCAGGACCTGACGTTACTCTGCGGTTGGGACCCAGCAACCTATCTTTCAAAATGACAGTATCGGTGATCTGATGTCAACAGTACACATCTATCTATGGTGTCAAGCTCATCTTGGTTCTTTGACATCTTATAGGTTAAATCAAACCACACATAACAACCGCAGAGTGCTGTCTTATATTCATCCGTTCTTGGAATGTGGTTCTGTCTGTAAGAGGTGTAGACGGATTGCTGTATCTAAATTGAAAAAGATGGGAATTGAGGTGATCTGAAACTATGAAATATCCGGCCAGGACAAGTGATGGTTTCAGAGTAATGTCACCAACAACTAAAATTCACGTCGTCCCACTCACTGGAAATAAAACACTTTGCGGTCTTCAATACAGAAGTGATCGTGAGACGCTTATAACTCAAATGTGGCTGGATGGATGGTGCAGCACAAGGATGGACACCACGTGTAAATCATGCAAGCGGATCAATGAGGAAATTACTACAATTGGCCATTAAAGATAATTAAAGATATTATACAAATTGTGCCCAATTTCATTTTTTCTTTGTCATGGCCTTTTCCCACCATCTGGGTATAATACTGGCATTGGGTAGATAATCGTTCCTGAGCTTACCCTCAGACCGTCTAATCATACCCAACAGAGTATTGATACCACTGTCGAGAACATGAGTGTTACAATAGTCATCCTCATGTCTGGTTCCACGTCCCGATGCCTGGATGAGAGAACGGAGTGCGTCGATAAGATAAGATGTTGGTTGTACTTCCTTACGTTTCTGAACCAACGGATCTCCAAGATAGGCATAGAACATTTTCGGGATGATAATATATCTCACAACATCATCCTTACCGTCGAATCCCTCCTTAGGATAGGTGCTTATCCACAACCTGGGCATCGGTTTCAACATACTCTTTTTGTAATGTATTCTACATCTACGGCAATGAAGTACGGAACCGCCACCGTGAACATAGTCGCCACACTCCGGGCAGATTAAACCCTGCGAGAAAAGGGCCATAGCTTTCTTACGCTCCAGTGTATGTGAACCATTGGTGATGATAGACGCTGCCGGTGAGAACAATTCAATGTCCCTTCCAAACTCACGTAGAAATTGATAAGTGTTTGTTTTATGGATGTCTTCTACATGCGGGAACAACTGCCACAACCTCTGACCACAATATGGGCACTCTACCCCATTTTCCTGGATTTTACTGAACGAGATATCTTTCATCAATGCACGGTAGATTTCAAGCCTCATCCTGTGAGATACGGGGATGATGAGTCCAGACCTACCCTGATTATCGGCCACGATTTGCTTGATTTCTGCCATTATTTTGGGCATTAACTCCCGGATGGTATTGTTGTTTACCCGTCCCACATTATGGAGTTCTATGCCCCTATTTTTGGTAGGAAATGGGCTTTCTGGGACCTCGATATACAGGAAATCATACATTCCGATGTTATGGCCGAACAGAACCGGGTGGAGGATGGTCGCTGACATAAAAAGCCTGGTTGAACTCCTTCGGAGATGTTTACCTGCAAACTGACGAACAAAAGCTGGTTTGAACTCAACATACCCAACCTTCTCACCCTTAATCTCATCCTCACCAATGGCACTCACCATAGTATCAGGCCACTTTTTGATGTAGCTGATAATATCATCATACTTTTCTAATCTTTCCTCAGAGAATCTCAATCTCATTTTTTCTCTTAATATCAACCCTTTATTCTTTGTACCAATTTCCATATCCTTTATCTTACCACTCAGATAAATACCTCTGGCTAAAGCACCCTCCCGAAGTTTTTCTACAACCGGTATCCATTCTTTTATATCCTTGATGTTATTGGGAATCTGCATTGGATGGCCCATGAACTCTTCGAGTTCTTTTTCTGTGATTTTCACTGTCTCAACGGACATTATATCGGTCTCGACGTGGTCACCCTCATCATAGACGCCAAATTCGACGACACCAAAATCGTCACTGGTCTGTCTCTCCATGTAAGCAAACATTGAAGATGCAAAGATGATTTTACTGTTGAGACACTTTATCTTCTCCTCCCAGAATGGGCACGGGTCATTGCCACACACCATTTCACCCCTCTTGGCCGACGTGGCGAGTGCTGGTAACAACCCATCTTTTTCTCCCCTTCGACGTGGTTTGTATTTACAAAAATACTTGGTAACTGAACAAGGTGCTTTATCCTTGGTGTAGTAACCAGGCTCGAATCCAGCTTTCTTCAGTTCATTGTGTGATAATATACATCTGTATTCGTTGTTGCCTTTGATGAGTGGATACTCAGGAAATACTTCCTGGTATTGGTCTACAAGTGCTTTTCTGGGGATGTGAAAGAGAGATTTTTTACCCTGAGCCTCTATCCACTTTGCAATTGTGACAGCAATTACAGACTTACCTATCCCCGTTGGTGCTGATAGAACGATTTCTTTCCTACCTTTCTCTATTGCTGATATGATGACCCGCAATAATACTTCTTGTATCTTACGTGGTTTTTCGAAGACAAAATAAGGTGCAATCTCCGACCAAGGAATAAATGAATCGTTGAGGTTAGTGTTTTCCTTCGCAATGAAGTGTTTGATATTGGGTCTGGGCACGTAATTGAAAACAACCAACCGTCTTTATAAAGACTGCCCCATCACCATCGTCACTCTCCTCCCACCTCCCTACTCCATCCCACCATCCTACTCCATCCCACCATCCTACCACAATCTTCTTATCCTCCCTCCCCTATCACTCTCCAATGTCCATAGTTGAAATCCCTCCTGGAAGTGGCAACAGATACCGCTATGAGTACGAGAATGGCAAGACACAGTACAAAGGACCTGTGGGAGAAGCACCTGAGCTGGGAGAGGCTGAGTTCATGGAGAGGATGGCTGGTAAAAACGTCTCATATACAACCAGGGTGCGTCGTTTGAAGTCTGAGTATAAAACAGCGATATATGGTATCTATGATGGCCGAAAACGAATCGGCCATATCGCTGGTTTTGAGTACGTTGGCGATAGTAAAAAATTCAAAGAACAGGTCGGAATAGATAATATCAACCTGATAGCAATCTGGAACACGGAGCTCGATGAATTATATCGAGGTCAGGGAAGATATCAGGATGCTTTACGTCAAATAATATCAGATTATGAGAATGGTATCGTGGTCGAAAAGTTTCAGGCCAGTACAGCTCTTCAAAAATCGCTCCGTAAGATGGAAAATGTGAAGGAAACGGAGGATTTCTTCCATATACCACAAAAAAAGTGAACCGCCGCCAGTCCAACAAGATTCCACCAGGGTCCGGTAACAGATACAGGTACGAGTACGAGGAAGGAAAGACACAATACAAGGGGCCTGTGGGAGAAGCACCTGAGCTTTCGGAGGAGGAGTTCCTGGAGAGGTTCAAAACTCCAACTATCATCGACATTGATGACCATACTCCAGAGTTGGTCACTGAACCGGCCGGTGAACACGAAAAGACCTACCATGAGGTCGCTGAACTCCAAAAACAACTCGAAGGTCTGACAGGTAAGAGTATTGATGGTGTGGTGTTCAAAGGGCGTGAGGGTAAGTTCATCCAGGCCGACGACCCAACCACAACCAGACTCAAGCCTGACACCTGGAAAAATCAGTTCATCGACGAGTTCGTGAAGGTAAACTACGGGTATGGAAGTAGGGCCAAACGCTACAAGACCGCACTAAAGAAAATTGTAGTCCAGAACAAGGACGTCCCCAACTGGAAGGAAAAGGTCGAAGATGACCTGGTCGGACCTGGTGCCGTGAGAGATGGTTCGAAAAAACACAACCTTATCATCCATCTGGAGAAAGAGGGATCTGTTGCCCAGACCGAGCTGAAAAAAGCGGGTATGCTTCCAGGTGGGCGTCAGGGTGGCATGATACTGGGTGGATGGGCTGACGACGGTTATATCATCAAATCTAAACGTGGCAAATCAGTCTATTATGATATCGGGCCACTCGGTAAAAAGGTCCTGAAAAGGACCGAGTAATCCGATCCTCCCTCCGAATCTTTAAATACTCCTCAGCCCTTTCCTCCCCTGATGACCACCGTTGAGATTCCTGAGGGCTCAGGGAACCGCTACAGGTATGATTACGACAAGGGCACCCAGGACACAGTCTACAAGGGGCCTGTAGGGAATAGTCCTGGGCTTTCGGAGGAGGAGTTCTTGAAGGGGATGGAAGGTGGGAAAGGGAAAGTCCCGAAGAATAAGTTTGAGCTCGGTGACTATCTCACCCTCCCTGATAGCCCCAACTGGGGTTATCATCCTGTGACACTCAAGGAATGGCGGGAGGGCTGGTACGACGATGATAAAAAACTCAAAGTCAGTGGGTGGTGGGCCTACAAGGTGCATGGCACATGGTACAACGAGGGGAGCCTGAAAAAATCCCGAAGAAAGGAGATAGATTGGGGTAAGGACCATCTCACAGAACAGGAAATTAATCTTCTTACTCGACGGAAGAACAGTGGAGAGGATGTACACTTGGGAACTCTACAAACATGGGTAGAGATGGAGGGGGGTATCCCCCTGACAAAAGAACAGAACCAGAAGGTCAGTAAGTGGTTGATGAGCCAGTGGCAGACGCCTACCGGAAGGGAACGGAAGAACAATCCTTTCTTTGGCCGAGAAATAAGGGTACTCAACAACATCGAGGGTATCAGGCTCAAGGATTTCTACATGGGAAGAGGCCGCCGTTACTATCCCCATTACATAGTGTTAGCAAAGGATGGTAGAAGCTTCGAGTATGCCGTTTACGGTGGCGAAATACACATCATCGGTTAATCTCACCACTTCACCTATCCATCCTTTAACTTTTTAAACTCATCCAGTCCTACTCCTTTCATGGATTACGAGGACATCGAACAGATACTCTTTCTGGAGAAGTACCGCCCAGAGACTCTGGACGAGGTTATCGGTCACGAACATAAGATTGCCAGATTGAAAAGGTTAATCAAGAATCGCAACCTACCTCATCTTCTATTCACAGGGGCCCAGGGTATCGGCAAAACCACGATGGCCATCGCTTTAGCCAATGAATTGTTCGGAGACGAGTTTGTTGATAAAAACTTCAAGGAAATGAATGCTTCTGATAGTCGGGGTATTGATACTGTCAGGGGGCCGATACAGGATTTTGCCTCGACTGTGCCTTATGGACCTTCATCCTTCAAAGTTCTATTCCTCGATGAAGCAGATGAGTTGACCAAAGATGCTCAGGCTGCCCTTCGTCGAACGATGGAAATTCATTCTGACTCATGTCGTTTTATCCTTGGATGTAATTGGTCAAACAAACTCATCGAACCGATCCAGTCACGATGTGCTATATTTCGCTTCACAGTTCTATCGAAAGCGAACATCCTGAAAATAATTGACACCATCGACAAGGGTGAGGATATGCGTCTCCCAAATAAGGTCAAAGACTATATCGCTGATGCTGCAAAGGGCGACGCCAGGATAGCTGTCAACGCCTTGCAGGAGCTCTCCTATATCGAAGGGAAGGTCACTATAGATGAAGCCAGATATCTCATTGGTTGGGTGGACCAGGAACTGGTCGAGAGGTGTCTGAAAGAGGCTTTCGAGGGGAAATTCCAGAGAGCTTGTGCAACTATTGATGAGATGATTTATCAATATGGTTACTCTGGCTCAGAGATACTGGAGATGATGGCCAATATCATCGACTCTATGGAGATGAGTCGTCAGGATTACGGTAGGTTGATGGCTAAGATAGGCGACATCGACAACCGTATGACCAACGGAAGGTCCGAACGTATTCAACTACGTTGTCTTATCGGGTGGTTTGGTGTTATGAAATATATTTCACCAGAGTGCCCAAAGGCCGAACTCGAAAACTTCATCTAATTTAGAGGGTATATAAAATGGGTGTTCAGGAAATACTCGACAGTAAACTACTTTCACAGACGGCAATCAATAAATTCTATGAGTGCCCGAAAAAGTATGAACTCATCTACGCAGACCAATGCCAGGGAAACCCTGAGCCCAACGAAAGAACACGATTCGACTATGGGTGGTTTGGTAGTATGATGCACACCATACTGGAAGACTTCTACCGACCACAGTACTTTCCAGATGATGATGACCTTGATCGTGATGCAAAGAATAAAATTGAGGCGGTGTTGCTACAACTACTGGATGCACATTGGGAGTATGGGCAAAGTGAAGTACACCTGATGGACGCTAAAGATATGTTGAGGTTGTTCTCTATCAGAGAGTCTGGCAGATGGAAAGTATGGAGAATGGACCCTGACCCAGGGGTTGACTTCATCCCACGTTTCCGTGAACTGGATATCAAGGATGAAAAAATACGTCTCAGGGCTATCATTGATGCAATGTGGACCGACAAAGACGGAAACATAATATTGGTCAGAGATTATAAATCCAATAAGAAGGCAGAGTTGACCGGGCCGATGAAGATGCAGGCCCTGGTCACGGCTATGTTGATAGATGGAGTATTCGGTCAGATGATAAAGGAGTTCGAGTTTCTGTTCTTACGGGTCAACAAACCAATCAGATTTGAGATCACCACAGAACGCATCAACAAGGCAATAGGAAAGATTGAATACATGTGGGAACAGATAGAGAAACAAGAATTTCAGAAAAACACAAAGGAGTGTTACTGGTGCCCGATGAAACTGTACTGCGAAGGAAAAAGTCGTTGTTGGATATGTTAGAAAACGATGCCGTCTCCAACGCATTATCCGACCATCTGAAGAGACAAAAGGATGACGATACTCCAAGGAAATGTAAAGAGTGTGACAGTCTCATGGACCGTGTCACTCCAAACGTCGACTGGTGTTCCAATTGCCGAAAGAACTTCCTGAGGCAACCATGAGTCGACAGTAATGAAATACAAAACGTAAAACGTTAGAACCTTTTAAATACTCCTCAGCCCATCCCACATTGATACCATGACCGTCGTCGAAATCCCTCCAGGTTCAGGTAACCGCTACAAATACGTCTACGAAGAGGGAGCTACGGTTTACAAGGGGCCTGTGGGAGACAGTCCTCAGTTGACGGAGGGAGAGTTCCTGGAGAGGATGGTTGGTGGTATAACAATACACGATAGCCTTCCCCTGAATCTACCATCAATCACAGATTGGCCTGTCGTAGAAGATGGGTTGTATGCAGGTATGATTGTCAAACTCGATGAGACCAATTTCCTGGAATATAAACTTGTTCGTGAAGGTAATGGAAAATGGAAAGCGTATCAGCGAAATCCATTGAGTAGTAAGTCCAATACTGGTCTTGGGCAGTTCAGTGAGGTCTATCAGGCAAAGAGTGGTTATGCCAATCCAGAAACGGCGTGGAAAAGGGCTGATGAAGCTTATCGTCTCAACCGAACGTTTCCGGCTATGCAACGTGAACTTAAAGAGAGGCATGGGAAATAGAACTCTTTAAAAACTCATCCTTCTCCTACTCTCTCATATGAAGAGTATTGTCGGTAATACTTCTACTGAAGTAGTAAGAGATACCATCGACTACATCTCCAACAACGGACTGAAAATCAAACGTCCTGAAGGTCCGAACAAGGAGAAAGTAATGACCATGCGAGAGGCCCCTTCTCTCCATCTGGTTCTCGAAGATCCGACGAAGAACTGGTGCGGCATCCCAAACGTCCGTCAACAGGTCGGCGTCTGCCTGGTCGAGGTTATGGACTACCTTCTCGGTCTCAACCCAGGATTCATCCATCACTTCCACCCCTACCACAAACGCTGGCTCTTGATTGAGAAGTGGCGTCAGAGTCCTATTCCTTACGACGAATATCACCAAGAACCACCAGATAAAGACGAGAAGAAAGAGCTCTGTCCTTATACCTATGGTGACCGTATCAGACACTGGCCGGGCCGGGACCTACCCATCAAACTCGACTGGACACACAAATATGACTACGAGGAGAGCTGGATGATGAACAACGTCCACTCTTACAACGCCCATCAGATACAACAAGTGAAACCCAAGATTTGTCACGTATCTCGTAAAGAGGTACCAGTCAGGACATGGGAGGTGGACCAACTGGAGGTCTGTATCGAGAAGCTGCAGCGGGACCCCACAACCCGCCACGCCATTATCTCTTTCTGGAACCCGATGCATGACCACTCCCGCCAGTACGTGCCTTGCACAATGTCATGGCAGTTCGAGGTTCGAGAGGGTCGGGTTGATATGCATTGCACCATCAGGTCCAACGACGCCATCTGGGGTTTACCTTTTGACCTGTTCGATCCCACCATCTTCCAGCAACTCGTCGCATCCCGTCTCGGTCTTGAGGTTGGTAAGTTCTACCAGGTCTCCAACAACATGCACATCTACATGAGTAGACACAAGAACATCATTCCAAACATCATCGCTGAGCAGTTTGAGATATATGACCACTTCGACCCTGAACCGATGCCACCCATGACCAAGGAAGAAATGAATGGTGTTCTGGAGTGGTGTCACGATATCATTAAAACGATGGTCAATGACTTCCCAGGGTCCATCATCAGGACCGATTCAGGTCTTCTCTCCTATGCCACAGCTAAGGTTTTCTATGGTGGTATCACGAAGCCAGTCTGGTCATACTGGAGATTCTGGCTTCGTGCCATTGCCTGTGATTGGTATCGAGAGATGCAATTGTACGAATTATCCTGTGACCATCTGGATTATGTCACAAACGAATGGTGGGTGTCGTTGGCCCAACGTCTCTACGAGTCCGTTGAAGACAAAGATTATATGGAAAGTCTGACGGAAAAAAAGGATTATGATAAACTGAACGCCAATCACCGGATAAGAGAAAGGATACTGAAGGACTGCGAAACACACAATCTGGATGAAGTATTGTTTACTGAATACACTTCAAAGTGGGAACCGATCCCAATCATCACCAAGAACGAATGTGAGTCATCTGACATCGTAGAGAAGGAGGAGAAAGAAATGGTTAAAGACGAACCTGAACCTGACTGGCCTGGTCAAAAAGAAGCGATAGAACGGACCAAGAAGGCACTTTCCGAGTTTGATAGAGTGACTGAAGTCAAGGTCCACCTCGATGAGAAAAAGAAAGAACGTCCAGAGTCGATGAAGAACACCAACACACCGGCCCAGACCGCCTTCCTGAAGGAGCTCTTTGAGAACAATAACCCTTACTACGTCTCTGATTTCCTTGGACGGTTGGCGATGACTATGGCCGTCCCATCCAACATTACCGAGGGGACATTCACCGGGAAAGGCAACCACTTCGAGTATGCCCGCTTCGAGTTCAAGATGACTGAGGAAGGCAAGAAATGTCTACGAGAGTTTCAGGGAGAATGAAGGGATAATATGCCGGAAAATTGTTTTCGTTGTGGGAAGGTAGTTGAGAACAATAAATGTACTCATTGCGGCTTAACACAACAAAAGGCCGACCTCATCGACAAACTCTGGCCTGGAAATACCAGAAAATGGCTTGACATACGTGGTTTTCTCAAGTTCATTTTCCATCCTATATTAACTTTAAAACTGGCTTTCTTTGGTTTGAAGGTCATGTATTATTATGGGGCGGAGGCGTCTGGAGAACGGGTTCATGGTATTTCGACACTGGATGTCCCAGACGACGTCAGAAACTTCTGGTACGATAACAGGATGAAGATGGAAGGGTTAGGGTTGATGGAACGATCCCTAAACACTTGTTCCTGTGGTGGTAAATACCGGCATGTCACGGCCCCTGGAACTGGTTTTTACTTCATTGAATGTGTAAAATGCCACGATGTAAAACCCCTGGATGTGGTATAGTTACTATATTCAAAGACGATGATACTGGTCTGAAGGATGAACTATTGAACATCATGGGGCCAGATAAATTCAAGGAGATGGAGGATGAAATAAAAAAGAGAGAAGATGAAATGGAGGTGTGGAAAGAGGCTCAGGAGACCGCCGAAGAACGGTATCGTAAAGATGTCCTTACTGCAATTATCCACGTCCAGAAAAACATGGAGTTTGCGATGTCTATCGGACTGTTTGATGCAGAAGGTAACGTTGATGGGGAGACCCTTTCCGACATAAGAGAAAATGTTCCAGGATTCACGATACCAGTCCGAGGGCATGAGATAAAGACGTGGCCGAAACATTTCAACGCAGTCTGGGAAAAAGAAAAGAGCTTCGAGCTGCGTAAGAATGACCGTAACTTCAGAATCGGCGACTGGTTGATATTGCTTGAGTTCAACCCAGAAGAGGTATCATATACTAGCCGATATGCGATTGGAATGGTTTCATATATCCTTGGATCGACAAAAGACGGAGGGTTGAAGAGTGATTTTGTCTGTATGTCATTCGAGTTTATGACGAGGGGGGATAATTATCTTTATGACATGAGTAATATCCTGGAAAAGAATACAATGAAGAAGAAAGGAGAACCGAAGAAGAAGAAACGATGGTGGAAACGTGGATAATATATTATATTTTCGAATTATAATTGATAGAAAATGCAACAGTAGTACCATGTACCGGAAATTTTAACCTCAACCTGTTTCACTGAGGATTATAATTGATAGAAAAATGCAACCGCAACTACACGACCTTATCCGTCCCGAAGGCTTTGCGTTTCACTGAGGATTATGATTGATAGAGAAAAACGAAGACCTATGGGAGATTGACGCCGACTGGCTTTGTATCACAACCAACAAGACCACGAAGAGTGATGGACGAGCTGTGATGGGTAGAGGGTGTGCAGCCGAGGCTGTGAACCGGGTCCCTGGCGTCGATATCAACCTTGGTAAGGCGATTCGTATGGGTTGTGATGTTACCCCGATAGGGGCTTGGAAAGGTAAAACCATTTTTTCTTTTCCAGTGAAAAAACACTGGCGTGACAAGGCAACCCTGGAACTGATAAGGGCCAGTTGCATGGAGCTCAGGGGTGAATGGATGATGCATCTTCCACGACCACGACGGCCTACTGTTGCTATCCCACGACCAGGATGCGGTTGCGGTGGTCTTGATTGGGACCAGGTCCGTCCCGTTCTCGAAGTGATATTGAAAGAAGATAATTTCATCGTCATCCATAAGACTGAACATTAGATGTTCGGTAGGTTTAAATACTCCACAAGCTATTGCGTTGGCCGATGACTGAAGTACCGCGACAGGCTGTGAAAACGGCAATAGTAGCTCTCGCCCTCACTCTTTTCTGGTTCATCATAGCACCGTATACTCTCGCAGGTTACACACCGAAAGCATTCGAGGAGTATGCCCTTTACAGTCTTGTAATGGGACTCATCATGGGCGTCGTGTACTTCTATCTCTTCGAGACCTTTGAAGATAACAGTCAACCCATCGCCAACTTCATCCTGATGACAGTCTTCTTTGTGGTAGCACTCTCCTTCATGTACAACGGGTATGGGATGAGCGACTTTGTATTGGAGAGGTCAATCACCATCGAAGACGATTTTTACTTCCGCAGAGTGGTTCTGTGGGCTTCCTTCTCCGCCCCGCTTGTTTTGTGGGTTGGAGAGGCTCTGTGGGAAAAATACTACTGATGTAGATCCACCAACCCTTTCTTCTCTCTCAATCTTTAAAAACTCTCCAGGCCATCCCACTTTCATGGACAAAATTATTCGTCTTTCTAACAACAGGGCTTCATCGTGCTTCAAATTTCACAGGAATGGAGGAAGATGGAAGGTACTCGGGCCATGCACAGATGATGGAAAACCCATCGAAGATACGTCTGTGAATCGAAAGCTCGGCATAGAGATCGCCCATCAACTCAAGAACTTGACAGAGATAGACGAGTGGGATGTCGAGGAAGAGGACGAGGACGAGTTCGATGGAGACATAGTTACCTTCTCCGAAGAACTTACTCTGAGTGAACGGATGAAAGACTACACCGATAGGTTCCATAAAGATGAACGAATCGTAGTCGAGGAGTTCGGCGTCAAATTCACTATCTCATGGTTCAATGACTCCTACAAAGCCAAACCCCATCTCCCTTCAAGGGTATTGATAAAGGTATGTGAGAAATATGGACATCAAAAGAAGGGGCAGCGGCCAATTATCCTACTCGATTGTGGTGTGAACAAAGACAAGGTCGTTCCGTTGGCCATTCGTGAGGTCCAGGATTTCTCTCTTTTTCTCGGTAAAGTAGGTGAGTAGTAATATCGAAATCCCACCCATAGAGTGATGGTATGCCTTCATATGAATTGACTATAGACAATGAACCTGGAGGTCACCTTTATCTGGAGAAGAAACCCAGTAAGGGAGAAATTCTGGGGTTTTTCCATAGAGGAAAGAACATCGAGGTTGTCATAGTCAGCACTGGCCAATTGAAACTGGAGATGAGGATAGTAAATCAACCTGGGCAACATGCTTTTCCACCAGAGAAATATATCTATTGTAGGGGCAAAAAAGAGAAAGAACGGTGGATAGACGAGAACAAAGAGTGGTTCGATGAGAACCAGAAAATGATGCATCGAAAAATATAGAAGGTAAAAAATATGAAAAAGGATATCATCTATCACAAGGACAGTGGCATCAAGCTCTCCGAGATTCTCGAATTGGGAAAGGAAAGTATCCATCTTACAGTGACCAGTCCACCCTACGACGGTATCAGGAAGAGGGAGGTGGGAAGGGAATATTTGAGGTATATAGGAAGGAATCTCTATGCCCTCACAGTAGAGCGAGGTATGGCCTGGGTAGTCATGCGGGATTCCCATCAGGAAGGTCGGGTAACGGGGACCACCAGATATCTGGTGGATGACTGGGAGAGTCTGGGGTGGTCCCTATGGGCAGACATCATATATCACCGTCACGGTAGGCCTGGGGCATGGTGGCAGGACCGTTTCCGGGTCGACCACGAGTATATCCTCGCCTTCGTCAAACAGACCGGGAAGGGAACCATCAAGCCAAGAGTCTACCACAAGGAATTATTGATGGTCCCGGCCAAACACGCTGGCGAAACCTGGCATGGGACCCAGACCCTGACATCAGGTAAACGGGTCCCTATCGAGAAAAAGGTCCAGGGTGACATGAAGTGTAGAGGCACAGTCTGGTTCTACAACACCAGTAACACCGAGGGTAACAAAGTTAAATTGCAACACTCGGCGACGATGCCCGATGATCTGGCCAGAGACATCATCCTTGCTTTTTCGAACCCCGGAGACCTGGTTCTCGACCCCTTCGCAGGATCAGGAACATCACTACGAATGGCCAGAGACAACGACAGGCACTATATCGGCATCGACATAGATACTGACGCCATCGACGTCATGGAAAACTTGGGTCTGAATGTAGATGGGAGGGACCCTTTTGTTCTCGGTTTCTGAGTTATGCAAAATTCCGTTGACAAAAACCGTTAACAGTTTCTATTTTTTTACGCTTTTTACGGTTAATCAATGTGAAACTATATAAAGGCTGAATCTGGGAGTAAGTGGTAGTGATGTATGATGAGTGAAAATAACTCACAAACACTTGGTTCGGACAGAGCATCCAAGGAGGTCGACTGGACCTCCGAGTTTGATGGAATCGAACTCCCCCCAGAAGGGACCGACGTGGTCATGGAGCGTGGCGGGAACCATACCATAGTGTGGTTCAATGGTTATCGAGGTAGCCTTCGTATTGCTGTAAAAAGCGAGGTCCCCCTCGTAAACGGAGGAACCTACAACATCCGGGACCTCCGAGACAGCCGGACCATGACGAAGGGGTTGGTAAAGGCGATGGGATGGCATCCCGTTGAGATACTGGCCGATACCGCAGGTACCGGGGTCGTAGGGGTCCCTGGAAAGTCCGCAACAGTGACCCAGGCAAAGTACATCTTCGACACCTACAGCTCACTCCCCTTCGAGGAGAAGGTAAAGTTCATCGTGCAGATGAAAGACACGGACCCCGACCTGTTCGGGCAGCTCCTCCAGATACAGGACGGACAACAGAGTACAACCACTCACAAACCACAGAAGGAACAAAAGAAGGGTGAGGAGGTTGTGTTCAGAGATTTCTCTGAAATGGTTCCGACCATCGACAAGTACTACGACCAGGATCTGAAGGTCGATGGTCTACCTGACATCGACGTAACTATCCTCGGGGCCGTCAGATGGGGTGTCAAGAAGAACAAAAACACCCTTCTCGTCGGTCCCCCCGGTTGTGGAAAATCTGTGGCCATAGAGCATCTGGCTGGGATGGAAAAGATCCCCTACTGGCGTATCAACCTGTCCGGCCATACTTCCCCAGATGAAATCCTGGGGCAATTCATCCTGGACGAAGGTGAGAGTGGAAATCCTGTGACAAAATGGGTCGATGGTGCCCTCGTCGTCGCTATGAAGCTCGGGCACTGGATTACGTTCGACGAAATCAATGCAGCTGAGGACACAGTCCTGTTCATCCTTCGTTCTCTCCTTGATGGAGCCCGTTCCATCACCCTGGCCCAACAAGGACATGATGTAATCAGAGCTCACCAGAACTTCAGGTTCTTCGCAACAATGAACCCATCCCACACCGGAGAACATAGCGGAACACACGAGCTCAACTTTGCTGACAAAGACCGCTTCGGTGTCATCATGGAGATGGACTATCTGGAAAAGGACGATGAAATCGAGTGTGTCAAGCACTACTCTGGTTTCCAGGACGAACACAATGTTGTCTATCCAGCCATGATGAGATTTGCCAAGGATATCCGCACGGCATACAAAAACTGGGATAGTGACATTCGGTCAACCATCACAACCCGACACCTTATCATGTGGGCCGAGGCCTGCCTCGATTTTGATGTTCACACCGCCTACAGTTTTACAACCCATCATTTATTCCGTGAAGATGATAAGAAAGCGATCCTGGACGTTTTTAACACCAATTTCTGATTTTTCTCTCCCTTCCGCTATGGAGTGGAGCCTCCTTGGATGGCTGTGGGTTCGGCCCCACAAGGGACCTATGTCTCATTGCCCTGATTGTGGTAAAGAAGCAAAGAAATATAGAAATTCTATCTGGTGCCCATTTTGTAAGAAGCACTATCGTTACGAGATGGAACTAGATACGTGGTTCCACTTCACCGATAAGGATTATCAACGCTTCGTATCAACCTATGGTACCGCAGAGACGCCTCAGGAACTCTGGGATTCATGGGACGAGATGACTCGATTCTATTTCCTGACAGGCGGTGTAGATGGGACCGAGGTAGATGCACTGAAATACTACAAGAGTGAAGTGGAAACCCATAACCGGGACAAAGTGAAGTATCACTATACTTGGGAAATAACTATAGATAGATGGCTGAAGCAGGTTAAAAGGTATGCGTCTTTCTCATGGGAAGAGGTAGGAAAAAAGTTAGGAGAAAGTGTTCAGGTGAGATGGAGCTATGGTTCATCTGTAGGAAAGGATTATTGTGGGCATCGCCCAGGCTGCATGATGTTCAGGGGCCTGTTACGAGTTAAAAAACCAAAAAAACTCACTCCGAAGTCGATTGAAGCACTAAATATGATAAAGAGACAGGATTGTTATACTATGGAGTGTATAACACATCGTAATACAAAGAAAGTTATCTATGACAACAAGTTGAGAACAAAACCACCCGACAAACAAGAAGGAGTCATTTTAATTTACTGTGGTAGAAGTGATGAGGTCCACGAGCCCCGTCTCCTGATGAACCATGGGCTGGCCTGGAACGGTCAGGAGTTTGTAAAGGTGTAGAGATGAGTAAAGTCGAACCAGATGACATTGAGAAAGAAGAAGGATGGTTGTCTCCAGACGGTCTCTGGTACTCCTGTGAATGTGGTGACCATAGTGAAATCGCTGTCTGGCTGGTTGGTTTTAAAAAATCTGACAACTTCTCAAGACACTCCGCTGAAGACCACCTGGAACAAGATGGATGGATTAAGGTCACGGCAATGAGTATCTTCAGTTTCGTCACCTGGGAAAGTGACAGGATAAAGCCAACCAACCAACAGATGGGCACCTTACTTCGGTGGTACAAAAAACATAAAGTGAAAAAGTTCGACAGTATCGTCAATTTCAAACCAGGGGACTGGTATCAATTTGAGAAGGACCTGGAAGAGGACTGGGATGCACGTTCACTCTGATAGTTACACTTTTTACGGTTACTCAGTACTCAGCAACTCAGCATGAAAGTATATAAAGACCAGGGGTTAGGTAAACTCCTGATGCGTCTCCTTTCCACTGTCGGAGTTGGGGGCCCATCCTTATATATAAAAAACTTATAAACCCCCCGGACTTATGGGGATAAAGATATAAACTCTACCGTTTTATAGGATCTTTGGTGATACCATGAGTTCGAAAATGGTAGTTGGATTTGTAGTGGTTTTGTTCCTATGCCAAACCTTGGTAATAGGAGATGTGACAGCGTCAGATGACTTGTCATCTGACATGACCGAGGTAGCATCGTATCTGCCTGAAGAGGCTGAGATCGAGTCCTTCGAGCTGAAGGAACTGGACCCGGTGAAGCTCGCAGACCGGATGGACCGAACCGGGAAACTGGAAGTGAATCTTGATGGAAAGCCCGCAGACATCATCTTGACGAGGCAATACATTGCCGACAGCGACCTTGCAGGCTATCCTGTGTTGGCATGGCATGGAGTAGTCGATGGTTACGACGGAAGTTCTGCTGTCATCACCTATGCAATGGGTGAGGTATGCATCGAGGTATCGTTCAACTACAAGGAATATGATTACTACATCTTACCGGCCCAGTACTGGGGCAAGAGTGAGCAACTGGAGAAGGATTACCCCAACACCTACTTGAGCTATTCCAACGCCCCTGAGAAACTATCGTCAATGGAGATTGCCAAAGAGAAAAAAGTTCAGAACGAGGTGGTTGAGACCATCACACCCACCAGTGAGAAAAATGAGACCGGTGGCAAGTCTGCTGAGTCCATCCAGACGCCTTTCAAGCTTCATCGGGTTGTACTGCTTTATGACGATTCTACGGTGGGTAGCGTTGTCCATCATATCAATGTGATGAACTCCGAGCTCGATGATGGAGACCATGGCCTGGACAAGATGTTTCTCATCATCGAGGAAACCAGAGATGTAGAGGACAATGACGACCTGAACGGGGATGCTGATTGTAGTGGAGACCCAGGTACTTTGATGGATAACCTATTTATTGAATACCAAGTTCCTAGCTACGAATATTTTGACCTCCTCATTTATTTCACCTCATCGACAACTAAATATACGTTTGACAACCACTTGGGGTGTCATGGTGGAATAAGGTATATATGGGTCAAGCACTCTGGGTCGAACAATGATATAAATTTCGTGGCTCTTCACGAGTTCGGCCATGCCTATGAAGGAAGCCACGATGATGCTACTTCCAACACCTACTGTGTTAGATGGTTCTTAATCTGGTGTATGGAATGGAACACTAAATACAGTTTTATGCGTAGCCAACTCCCAGATTCAGATAGTGATAAGTGGTGGAAGTATTCGTCTGCTAACACCAATAATATCAATGATGATATTGATTATGAATATGGTAGCAAAGTGCCATATCGTCGCCATCTGATGTCAGGAACGTCTGATGGAAACTATAACGTCCGACTGAACGCATGGTATATGGACGTTCACAAAGACCCGACAGTAAATAACGATGACTACATATGGCATCTTTATTTCCAGTACAAAAATACTCATGCTACCAACAACATTGAGTTTCGAGAAATATTTGTTGGTATTCGTGATGGCGACACCGATAACATCGACTACACGCTCGGTTATGACCGTATGGGAGACTGTCATCCGGGGTGTGGTGTTCTAATCCTTGTACCACAAGGAACGTTTACAATTTCGCTCCTACATGATGACAACTACAACGACGACATCAATGCAGGATTGGAATGGGAAGGACACGCTGGTAAATGGGTTGGACAGTTTGGCCAGAATGACCCGGTGGACCAGTGGGATTTCGGAGTTGGGAATGGTGATGATGGAAATTTCCACTTCTGGCCTGCCTACAACATGGACAACGGTCAGGCATGTAATAATGGTGACTATGGACCCTATGAGTGGGAAGAAATCACAATCTCCGCCTCGTAAGATCGCCAAACCCCAACCCTATCTTCTTGTCTTTATTATCCGCTACAAAGCTCGACCCAGCCATCTGTTTTGCTGATGGTATCCGGTCTCCAGGGTAGAGGATTGACACAACATCTCTAATTTACGCTTTTTACAGTTAAACAAGCTGAAAGTATATAAAGACCAGAGGTCAGGTAAGTATCATGGCAGAACATGTCCAAGCAGAAAAGTTCCCAGCTGCATGGTTCTCAAAGAGGTTGCCATCGGCATCGGGAAAGACCGTGCGGTTGACCAGACTCCGTAAGACCGGTAACATTCTCGCCGGCAGGGCCATCAAATACCACTGGGATAGTGGGTCGTCACATACTGATGGCAACACCATTGCTATCTGTGAACGATCATGGGTTGAATACTCAGATCCATTGGACGTCCTGGCAACACAGAAGGCCGACAACTACCATGAAGTGGGCCACGTGAAATTCTCGGATTTCACTGTAGTAAAGGAAAAAGGCATGAAAGAGGTAGTCAACAAATGGAACAAGCAGAACAACGAGAACGTGAAGGCACTCACTCTCGTCAAGGATCTGCTGAACATCTCCGAAGACGACAGAATCAACAACTGTATGGCAACTAGCCTTCCAGGGATAGCCGAGGATTTCTATCTTGACCATGAGCGTATCTACCGGCGGCAATGGGCCAATGAGTCTACCCTTGGCGGAGACTACATGAAACAACTCATTGCCGCCCTGGCTATCAAGGTCATCATCCATCGTGAACCGCCCCCGTTCAGCAATGACGCAGCCAAAAAGCTGTATGCTGATACACTTGGCATCATGCAAGAGGCGGCTATGACGCTAAACACGAAGGCGTGTCTCTGGAAGGTCATTGAAGCAGCGGCTATCATCGAAAAGAAGATGAAATCCGCCGAAGACCGGGCTGAAAAGACCGATATGCCCGATTTTGTTACCCAGATGCAGCCTGGGGACAGTGAAGGCGAGGACGTTGATATCACCACAACCGTCGAACAGGCCCGAGATAACGCAATTGAAAAAGCCCGGGATAAGGAAGGGAAAGAGGGGAAAGGTGGTACTCATAACAAAAAGAAAGGAGAGGGGGAAGATGAGGGGGGCAGCTCCAGTAAGGAAAGCGGCAAAGACGCCGATGAGAAAGATGGTGGTTCTGGTAAAGATGGTGATAAGAAAGACGAGAAAGAAAAGCAGGATGGGGATGGAAAAAAGTCTGACGAAGAGATCTTGACCGAGATGATGGAGAAGAAAAAGGAAAAGTTGGAATCTGATATTTCTGATGAGCTCCCAGAAATCAACGAAGAGGTGGATAGAGAGAAAAAGGACAGGAAGCAGGATCAAGATACCAAAAAAGATTGCACGAATCTTTCCATAGCAGATGGTACAACAAAATGGGTCAGTCACGAATGTATCGACAGACCAGAACGATACTGGCACCTGTTAAAAAAGGTCGCTCCGCTTGTTAATCTGACATCCCGCAAACTCCAGAACATCATCGAAGCGGCAAAGAGGTCCCGTAAAAAGATGGTCGGTGGTCAGACCCGGGGTAAACTGAACGGAAAGCGTCTCATCAAGGCGTTGACCTTCAACAACCGCATCTTCAAGCAGCGGAAGGGCGGAAAAGCACTCGATGTTGTTTTCAGCGTCATCGTGGACCGGTCGGGGTCGATGGGGTCGTGGGGTAGTAACAAGACAAACAAAGCTTGCGAGGCGGTACTACTCTTCTGTGAGGTCCTGAACCAACTCGGCATCCCGTTCGAGGTTCAGATGTTCGGGGCAGCCGGTGACACTGTTCAGACCTGGGTCCCCAAACCATTCGACGCCGAATACGAACGTAGAAAGTTCAAGGTGGTCGATGACCCGGGGGGCTGTATGAACAACGATGGTGCTTCCATCCACTACGCCATGACCCGCCTCAACAACAGACCAGAACAAGAAAAGTTCCTGTTGGTTACCTCTGATGGGATGCCATCACAGGGTTCTTCGTGGAAAGGCGAGAGTATGGACGCTTCAAGTATCCTTCACTCTGTTCTGAGCTCGTACGCCAATGATAACATCATTGGGATCGGCATCGACGGTAGCCCTGTCAAGCAGTACTACAAGAGAAGCATCAGTATCGAGAATACCGAAGACCTGCCTACCGAGTTCCTGAAACTCATCCAACGGACCATCATGGCCCGGGTCGGATAGGTCACAATTCGACAAGACCTTCAGTATCTTTTTAAACTCTGACCGGCCCTACATCGGCCATGGACGAACTCCGTGCCTTCAAAGATGTTCTCTCATTTCTTCAAGCCATGAGGGACCACAACGCCCAGAAATTGCAATCACCTACATTCACACCCACAACCCCCGGTCTACCTGAACTCCCCCTGGAACAACTGGAAGTTGTCGAGGGTATCTACCACCGAATGAAAGATATAGACGAAATGAAGGTGATACCACCTATCAACATCAGCATCGCAGGTACTGTCAAAGAATATTATACAAAACATTGCTACTCTGTTGAGAAGAGTGGCGTCAGGGAGTGTGAGGCTACTCAACACAGCAAGGACCCACTCTACACTCTATCGGTCATCCAGGGGCAGCTCGGGGATATCCATCGGCGGGTGTGCCACGACCCAACCTACAACCCCAGGGCCACTCCATACGGCTCAGAAAACGACGAAAAAAGCACCATAGGAGAGACCATTATCCACCTCCTAAGGTTTTGCCTAGAGCGAGGCTTTAACCCCCAGGAATGCATAGATTTAGCAGGAAAACGATTGTTTGTCGGAGAAGGGACGCAGTACTGGGACCAGGAAGTTGTCGAGACCAAGGAAAGAAATAATGATGTGGTCGCTGGTCTCGGTATAATCACTGACATCACTCCTTATTCCTTGAAGAGTGGTTACGAAGGAAAGGTATTTGTTCTGATGGAAGGGAATCCAGAGTATCCAGAGTCATCCATCAATGAGATGGTTGAGATGATGTTATCCAGAGAAATCGAGAAAGTGGATATCGTGGTCTGTGAACACTTCTCTCCATCACTCACACCGCTTTTTGATGTGGTCGCCGGTATAATTACCGACTATGGGTCCAGGACATGCCATGCATCAATTCAGACCATCGAATGGGCGAAGCGTGGAGTTCATCTTGCGGTGATAGTCGGAACAGGAGAGGCTACCAAAAAGTTGGAGCATAACAGCTCCGTGAGAATGGACCTGGAGAAAGGCACAGTTGAGGTATTGTAAATGAAGTGGTGGGGGAAGTCCCATAATAAACCACTCTCGAAGAGTCACTACACCACAACTGGTGGAACTGCTATGTGTAGCCCGAAGATTGAAATCGAATTGAAAGACGTCGGGGTATGTGATGGGAAACCTTGCAAGAACTGTATCAGGGCCATCGAAGCATTTCATAGATTAATCTGGGAACTTGCACTACAAACTGGTAATAATGTGAAAGATGGAGATAGAGGGAAAATGATTGTGGACGATGGTCTCCCATACATCAGTAGTTCCAAAGAACAGGTAGAGTATTTACTATCCATATGTGTGGTTGAGGATATACCAGTGTTTATCAACCACACCACTGAGACAGGGGGAGAAGTCTACGCAGTCCAGATAGTTGGGTCTAGCTATTGGCTTAACTCTTTCAAAACCGAGTTTCTTGCATTGGGATTCATCGCAGATAACAACCTGAGGCAGGTAGATACATGAGAGATGGAGAGGAGAAATGGATTGAACGTAACCTGGAACTCATCGAGGACCCCGACCTTCGAGCTCTGGCTAAGGTTTGTCTGGTAGTGACCCAGGAAAAACTACCCAACGAACGATGGCCCAGGTTCGGACGCAGGGCTTTCTGGTTCCCTCAGATACATCTCCTCGACAAGAAAAAACCGGAGTACAGTCCTCGTATCGTATCCATCGTCAAGACCAACGACATCCGACAGGACATGATTGATTGTGTCGAAGAGATAAAAGGTCAGCTCATCACCGTTCCTTACCACAACCTACTCTGGATTCCTGATGTGCAGGACTTTCTCAACTTCGAGGAGTGGCCTATAAGTGTATCAAAACCCCTGGGGGCGTGGGTTATGAGTCACCTAAAGGTCGTACAGCTCCGTCCGAAAGATACTGACTTTGTTAAAATGGTCACCCAGATACCTGAAGGCGAAGAAGTCACCCCGCTCAAGACCCTACTCATCGTGGCTCTTGCATGGCTGAAAGCATACACTGAACCAAGGAGTGAGAAACCATGACCAACATCTACATCAAAGCTCTTCTGTTCTCTATGGAGAAGCACAGGCACCAGACACGAGATACAACCGGTGACCCCTACGTCATCCATCCTATCAGGGTTGCAGAGACACTTCGGGAACTCGGTTTCGAACGATACGATGGAGTTGTGATAGCAGCTCTCCTACATGATACCATCGAAGATTGTGGGGTAAACTACGGAACAATCCGTTCTGAGTTCGGAGAAGTGGTTGGTGATATCGTGGTCGGTGTAACAGATGACAACCGCCTGGCCCGTAAGGAACGGAAGGCTGATATGCTGAAGAGGATGAGAACAGCACGATGGGAGGTTCAACTCCTGAAGATGGTAGACCGTTACGACAACATCACTGACAAGGCACCCTGGATGATGGAGAAAGACAGGTATCTACGATACCTCGACGAAACCGACGCACTACTTGAAATATTCAGAAGAGTAGCACGTGGAATAACAGATGACGATAAGAGTCCACATAATGCCTACCTGACAATGTGGAAAAATCTTTCCATAGAGGCAGGACGACAACGAGGTGGGGTGTGGTAAAGATGGCATGGAACAATGATTATGAAAAGTATCACACGCCATTGGTGGTGGAAAAGCAGGCGGCCATCGAGGTCATCGAGTGTAAGTGCGGAGAAGAATTGAACACGGCCAACAGGACTTCTATTCCTGATGACAGTCAATCGGACCTCTTCCTGGTCTGCCCAAAGTGTGAACGGGTCTACATGTCTATCTGTGGGCACAGAACCGGCCAGGAAACTTGTTTCCAACTCCAGGGTTATGAGTGTGTGTGGTGCGACGGTCTGACCGAGAAGCTTTACAAGACCAGAAGAGATGACTCAAAAGCCCACCAGTGCGAGGCGTGTGTTCGGAAGGACATCGAGAGGATGCCCAAGAAAATTGAGGACTGGCAGGAGATACTCAACTTCGCCCGGGAACAGTTGGGTGGAGTGGACAAGAGAGTAGTTAGATTCCAGGTGATGAGCACTGATGATTTAATCAAACAGAAAATTCTCAACTATACATACTATAAAAAAGAAAAAGAATTGTATGATGATTTTCACTGGGTACTGGTCGAGTTTGATGATGAAAATAAACCACTACGAATATTAGGAGAAGATGGTGGAGAACCAGAAGACCAGAAGCTTGTCCGGGATTGGAAATGGGTTGCTGACGAGCTCAACAAGTTGGCTGATAGTGAACGAGAGTTGAATAACCGACTCCTGGAAAACACTGAATAGGTGATGAAATGAGAAATCCGTTCAAAAACATCGAGAAGGAGGATTGTTGATGACAAAGGAACGATATATTTCACTCTTCGTATTCTCACTTACCTACTCCGAGGATAAAGATGGGTTGGTTCTTATCCTTTTTGGACGTGATGAGGACAACAAGCGTCGTATCATCAGAGTCAGGGGCACAACTCCCCACTTCTACACACCGGAGAAACCCAATTTCTCTGATGAGTATCTGGAACGTGTCGTCAAGGTGTCCCGTTCAACTGTTCCAGCCATCGACGGATGTTATCCCTGGAAGATCGAAACCAGACTACCACGAGACGTGGGTCAACTCCGTAAGTTCTTCTCAAAGACCTATCAGGCTGATGTAATTTACACTGACAAATGTCGCTATGATCTCGGCATCAAAGAATTTATCAGGATTCCAGATCGTGATGAGATACACCAGGATGAGATTGTTCCACTCAGGGAAAACGAAAAAAGGCCCGAAATCAAACCAAACTACGTTATCATCGACATCGAGGTTGATGACAGACAGGGATTCTCAAGCCGAGAAAACCCAGTAGGCGAGTTCCTTTGTGTCTCATTTTATTCCCCGAAGCATGATAGGTACTATTTACTCCATCAACTCGAAATCGACCATGATAAGGTAGTTGCACACATAAAAGATTATCTGGAAAGCAATCCAGATATGAATGAGTATCTTAAAAATGATGTTGTGCGTATCATAAACACACATGGTCATCACGATAACCAGGCACTCAGATACTTTCAATCTGTCGATGAGGTTGGTATGCTTCAGACCATTCCGAAGATGCTACATAAACTGGAGACCGATATTATCGGCGGATGGTGGGTTGATGGTTTTGATATCCCTGTAATCATGGGCCGGATGAAAGAAATGCGAGTAAATCCAGCCCGGCTGTCTGAAATTGGTCGTATCGACGCCAGAGGTGGTAGGCGACCCATCGTTGGAATCCCTATCCTCGACACGATGGGTGGCTGGAAAAAACTATTGAAAGGATTACCTGAGAGTTCAAAACTCGACTTTGTCGCCAACAGTGAATTGAAAGCTGGTAAGTTGTCGACGTTTCCAAATGGTTTTGGATGGGAGTATTTTGAGGGGGACCGTGAGCTCATTGCAGCATACAATGTTATAGACGTGGCACTTACGAAAGCAATCAACGATAAAATGAATGTCCTGTTCTATCATATGGCTGTGGTCAACACAGCAGGTACAGACATCGAAGAATGTTTTTACAATTCAAAACTACTGGATAGCTACATCTTCCACAAATTGTGGAATAAAATGATACTACCAACACAAGTCAGAGGAGAAGAACGAGAAGAGAAATTCAAAGGTGCAACTGTATTCGAACCACCTGTTGGTTTACATGAAAACGTGGTGGTGGTCGACCTGAACTCACTCTATCCCAACATCATCATAGGATGTGACATCGACCCAACCACTATCATATCTGATGGTGAACCATTACCAGATGACTATATAACTACACCATCAGGCCATATGTTTCGTAAGGATAAGGAAGGTATCATACCTACAATCCTTATTGAGATGATTGAGAAGCGAAAGGTCTACAAAAATGCCAGAGATGAAAATGTTCCTGGTACGGACCTCTATAATACATATGAGTTGATGCAGTTCTCTTTCAAGACACTTACAAATGCATTTTATGGAGTATTGGGCTTCATCGGATTTCGTCTTATGGACGTACGTTGTGGTGAAGCAACTACCAGTGTAGGTAGATCAATCATAAATTACTCTGCCGAGAAAATTGAATCTCTTGGTTATAATGTGCTATATGCTGACACGGACAGCTTGTTCGTGACTGACCCAGCCAAATCTGATATGACACTGGATGAATTAATTTCGATGGGATATGAAATTGCCGAATATCTCAACACCACATATGATGAGTTCGCTGAGATGTTGAACATAAGCCCTGGAAAACATCGGTTCCGTATTGGTTTCGAGAAGATATACAAACGGCTATTCTTCTCGGTCAAAAAAAGTGGTGAAGGAATAAAGAAAAAATATGGTGGTAGGTTGGTGTTCAAAAAATGATAATATTAGCTGTGGAGTGTCCTGGATGTGGTGAAAAAACCGCTCTTCCAGAAAATAGAGTGGTAAAGAATAAAGGTTACCGGAAGGTTTATTTCCCTCTCCTATCCTGCCGGAGTTGTGGATGGCTCCAGGATACCAAAGATTACCTGAAAGAAAACCCGCAATTCAAAGTATTAATGGAGGATTAAGATGTTGGATGATGAAGATTTCTTCGGAGGGCTGGAACCGAAGCAGGACTACCGGGGCGGTAAGGTCCTTGATAAAGTGGATGTAACTGGTATGGATATAATTGTATCATCATCAGCAACCGAGACCAAGGAATTAATGTCATATGTTTTACGAGTACTTCTCTATGAAAATAAAATCACAATGATGGACGGATATGTTACAGAACGTTGGTTGATGGTTATCAACGGTGAGATAGAACATACCCGTCTTGGTAAAGGTGTTGGCATCAAGAAACCATTCGATGAATATGGAAGGATGAAGAATGGTGTAATCATTGCAATCCCAGCTCATATCAGGGCCGCTATGTATAGCAATGAGTGGATGGGAAAACAGTATAGGATTGGCGATAAACCAAAATTCTTCTATGTTTCTGGAACGCCCAGAGGATTCCCATCAACTGACGTCATTTCTCTCGATTGGGATGAACCATGGCCTGATGGTTTTGAAATGAACTGGAAAAAGATGTCAATTGTTGTTATCGAGACCCCACTGAATAACATACTACGTGGCATTGGTAGAAAATTCTCTGAGGTAACATCTGACCATGAGAAGACAGACGTGATGGGTTATTGAAACAATTACGATGGTGAGTGTGTAAGATGGAACGAGACAAAACAAAGAACGTGGGCGTGATGAGTATGGAACAGGAAGAAGCACAGCGGAAGTTTGATGAGCTCAGGGCCCGGTTCAGCCCCCGAATTAAAGAACTCTTCATGCCTGTGGACAAATGTGACCTTTATCAAAGGCAGTCACTCTGGTCTCATAATAATTGGCATGAGAGTAGAGAGATTGTAAATAAGGCCAAAAGACTGTTCTCGCCAAGTAGTCGAGGTATGTAGATGGAATGTGAGTGTTGTCAAAACACAGAGGCTGAACATACTACTGTGAGAATGGGTATTGAAAGACATACCTGTGACCATTGCTATCGGAACTGTCTCGCTGGAAAACCATGCACCAGAACAGACGCTACTGAACGTCGCCACGAAGAGGTAGAAGATGACACCTTTGACGAAGAGGTTGAGAGTGATGATGACCATGAATTGGAGAGAGCTAGTGTATTTGATTTCTGAGGATGATGAAAATGAGTGAAGATAAATTTTGGTTGTGCAACAACTGTGGTAGGAGACCAACTTATTTCCCCAATGGAAAATGCGTATGTAATTGGTGCGAATCCAACGATGTTGTATCGGTGTCAGACCCTGGCCCATTGATGCACGTGTTCGGTCAATCACACTACCATTCTGAAGTGCATATTGTATTGAATCGTGCATCACTGGTAGACCTGAAATCTGCTATTGAAGGTCTTCTGTATGGGGATAAACAACAAACCAGGACCATGTTCTGTAATGACGGAGAAGGATTCGAATTGACACTTCTTATAAGAGAGACCAATTGGGATGAAAGGGGTGTACCATACACCAGTGACTATGCATCTGAAAAACGAGAAAAAGCTATCTGGCCATGGGAGGAAGTGGAATGAAGTTTGAAGATTTCATCAAAGCACTACGTGAACATGGCTACGGGATCGTTGCCATGAACGAGTACACACTATCTACTTCCGTTGGTAATAACGTCTCAGACACCAAAAAACACCGCATTTATATTGTAGTGAAAAAAGGAGGCGAGAGCATCTGTGTCAAAGGAGAAGGTTCTGACTACGAAGTTGTTTTCGATAAAATCATAACAGAGATAGAAGGAAAACCACGACGCCTGACATATCATCCCATCAACGACCAAGACGCATGGTGTCCAGAGTGCAAAGCATATTATGGACGGGGTTTAGTAGGGGCCGAAACTCTTTGTGAGGAGTGCGGAAAAGAGATGAAGTTGGTCGGGACCAGGGATATCCAAGACGAAAATTTTGTAGAGGAGGTCAAGCCCATGTCATCCAACAATACTTTGACAATCAATGAGACGGGTAATGGATTCTAACTTAGGTAATAAAAGGAGTGAGATGAGTGGTTGATTTTAAAAAGCTGCTTGAGAAAAAAGAGAAGCAGAAACAAATTGACAGAGAACGGGGGTATTCTGAAAAGACCGTCTATCTACACAAGTGCCAGAGATGTGGACATGAGTATGAAAGTGGTTGGGACTTCGAGAGACCAATACTGTGCAATGAGTACAACAACTTCAGGAAATGTAAAGGGTTAATAGTTGTATCTAAAGAAGTAAGAAAAATATTGATAGAGTGAGTAGGCGATAACATGAATCCTATAGTGACGCCGGAAGACGATGATGACGATTTTTTCATCACCGTAGAGACCAAGCCAGAACCAGAACCGGACCCTGATAATTGGGATGAAAAGTATCGACCAAAGAACCTGATGGATGTTCAAGGATATAAAAATATCAAAGATGCCCTGGCCAATTTCATGGATAGATGGTTCCGGGGTATTCCGAAGGAAAAGGCGGTGGTGTTAACTGGAAGGAACGGCATCGGGAAAACTACATTTGCACATACTCTTGGGCAGACCTATGGTATCAAAACAATCGAGTTCGATATAAGTAAATATGGGCGAGAAAAAGAGATGAAACAGTTGTACATGGCTGTAATAAACGAACCGATAGATGATACCGACCTTAAGGTAATCATCATAGACGAAGCAGATAATCTGAAGGTAAAATCAAAGAAAATATTGGAACGTGTTGTCAAAGATACAGTACATCCAATCGTTATCACGGGCAATGATGCCAAGAAGATACCTGATAGTGTTAAAGATAAATCACTATTTTTCAAGATGAGGGCACCCGACCATCGTTCTATTAAAGCATATCTGAAGAAAATTGTAAAGGCCGAGAAGGTAAAAATATCAGATGAGAAGCTTATTGAGATATCGAAGAAGGGAGGAAACTACAGGTCGGCCATCAATGCCCTCTACCTTTTTCATAATGGAATAGAAGGGAAAATCGACAGTCAGGATTATTTCCCAGACATATTTGCCGTCACCTCTGGTATCATCTATGGTAAGCCAGTAGAGAACCGGGAGGACCCAGGTCTTTTAACCTTATTCTTACTGGAGACTATTACAGATGGCTTCGATGGTTTTGCACGGTATGATATGGCAGAAATAATTGCCATGGCCGATGTCATACTCTCACAGGTCAGGCACACCAACTATCGGCCATGGAAGTGGGTAAAAAAAATTCTGACTGCGGTCACACCTCCCTATCCCATCAAAGGTCACGTGAACATCAAACACCCCGGGACGTGGAAAACCAGGTTCCCATACAACGAGAAAGAAGCAAAGATGTTGAGTGGGATACGAGGGAAGCTGACAAAGGTGGGCTTGACAAGGGTAAATAGGCGTGAGTTCCTACGGCATACAGGTAACTTGTTCGTAAGATGTTGTCGTGGTGACATCGAGATGGTTAGACTGTTAAAATACTACGCTGACTTGACAGACACTGAGTGTGTCTACCTGTATGGTGAGATAGATGATTTCTCAATACAGAGTAGTGATGATAGGATTGAAGAGATACAAAAAAGGGTTTCTACAGATAATAAGAATGGTAAACCCAGTATGACGGGGGGGGTTTTTGATTTCTAACAAATATCTCATCAGGAAATGGAACGGAGTGAGAACCTTACGAGCACTTCGCCGCAAGGTCCGGGTCATCTAACTAACAATCCTTTTACGCTTTTTACGGTTCAAAACCATGAAACTATATAAAGGCTGATTATCGACAAGGATGAAACGGCAGGTGATTATGTGACGGATGAAACGAAGCAAGAGGGAGAGAGTGAGACCGTATCCATCTTCTATGTGGACGAGGATGAAATGAACACGATTCACGAGATTGTGTTTGATGCAAATCTTACTCCTAACCCATCGGACCAGGAGTATTGGGACGAGGATGACTGGCATCTGTGCAGGGGTGATAAAGGTGATCTGTTTATCAGGATCTATGAAGGTAGCCACTGGGAACGTGGAGACAGGGACGAGTCTCACGTCCTCCCCTGGGACGATGATGGTCTCTGGGCCACAACCCGGGAAGAGTGCAAGGAATGGGCGAAGAAAAAGGATATGGTGGAGTTCGTCAACCTGATGGCCTGTGGGATCATTTCCGATGAAGATGAAGGAATCATCATCCCCCCATCTGGGCAAGTAGCCAGAGTGACCATACCATCAACGTTACTGAGGAAAACCAGAGGAATCTCACTCTATCGTTCCATCTATGGTCAAGTTCAGAACCTCCCTCCCCCCAAAGTAGGAGTGGCCTACATCGTGTCGTGGATGGTCCGAAAAGAGTCCCCGAATCGGAAGGACCTCTGGTCCCCCAATGAGCTGGTCCAAACCGAGGATGGGAACCCCATTGGCTACAGAGGGCTGATACGTTAGCCCGCTCCGAGGGTCTGGAGCTCGTGACCTCGAAGTCTGAGTCGCCACTCAAAAACAACCCGCTATCTTTTTAATCTCTCTCGGCCATTTACATTCTGTGTCTATACAAATACACACAGATATGATGGACGAGTTCTGGTCCTTTGTTTATGAACGTCAGGAGATATGGCATCAGCGTCAACACCCGAAGGAAGTAGCATCCTGGACCAAGGACCCTATCCTCTCGAAGTACCACTTCTCCAACGTCTATCGAGAGCTTGACCGAGGGACCAGGTTCATCATTGAGAACATCATCTTACCTATCAACAACCCCGATGATGACCCAGATGAAGTTGGGATGAAGATCCTGTTCAACATAATCCTCTACCGCCTGATAAACCACCCGGAAACCATGATTTTCATGGGTTTACAGGACCCGGGGGAGTGGGATGGGGAGGCGATGGTTGATGTCGTCTCTGAGTGGTCCAACGACCACAATCAACAGGTTTTCTCGCCTAGCCACACCCACAAAGTAGCTGGGACAGATAACAAACTAACCACTATTTTCGTTGAAGTGATAGAACGAGACCTCAAAAAACATCTTAATTTATATTACAGACAAATAGATGGGGCTGGGACTATACGTAGAATATGGGAGGCACTACAGGATATTTCTCTTATCTCAAGATTTCTCGCCTTTGAAATCGCCATCGACTATAACTACTATCTCACTATCTCAAACAACAATCCGTTTTCAGAAAATGATTTCGTAGATCCAGGACCAGGTGCAAAATCGGGACTTGAATATCTCGCTTCAAGGAAAGATAAAAACAGACTGGGGCAACGGGATTATGTAAAGGCAATCACCTATCTCTGTAAAAGTCAACGGAAGCACTTCAAAAGGTTGGGACATGATTTCAAGTATCTACGCAACACCCCACAACACCCATCTTTCATTGAGATATCCCTGGACGTCGAACGGGAACACTACTGGGACGACGATAAGTATGAGAATGAAAGGGATTACTATGCCGGAGATGAGAGCTGGTATCCACCCGTGAGAGAGCTATCACTAATCAACATCGAACACTCTCTCTGTGAGTGGCATAAATACAAGCGGTTGAAAAGTGGCGAAGAGCCTGACCGCAACTACAAACAACGATTGTTCAGACCAAAGAGTTAAATAACTGTGCCTAATGCTATTGTATTATCATTAATTGCTTAGTTTGAAGTAACAAGTACCACCATCACATTTTTATACCCACCACCCCTTCTATTCCTTGATGACCATCGTCGAAATCCCTCCTGGCTCAGGCAACCGCTATCGCTACGAGTACAATCCAGAAACAGGTAATATGGAATACAGGGGCCCTGTTGGAGATTCTCCTGAGCTGAGAGAGGATGAGTTCTTGAAGGAATTGAGCGAGTGTGATAATCTCGTGTGCCAGAAAAAATGGGAACGAGACGAGATATGGTTACTTCCAATAGATGAGAGAGTGCCTTTAATGAAGATACATGAAAGGGGTGGAATTTCAAAATATCGAGAAGGACAGATAGGAGAACTGGGCACCCTTCAATGTCTAGTTGGTAGAGGTCTCCTCACACTACAAAAAGGCGATGATTATCTGGACAATATATATACATTAACAGATGGTGGTCGTGCAATGGTCGAGAGGAATCCTTATAGCGAAGATGAGTTACAAACATACGATAAATATTTCCATATAAGATTAGGTCTATGGAGAGACACTATAGATGACCCAATGTTACCAAATGTTGCTGGTGATATAAGGCTTCTTGCATATAGGAGACCAGCAACCTGGGAAGACCTGAACCTACAGTGTATCAGAACCGACAGCCCTGTTTTATTGAAAAATGAAACGTACTGGAAAGAGATATTAAAAGTCATAGGAAACGGAGTTCGAGAGACTAGAGGTGTAACAATAGAAGATATTGAGAAGAAAAATAAAGAATTAAAAGAACTCAATATGGAATTTCTTGGCATTTTCCCGTTCGAGACTCAGGGAAGAAAGGGAAAAATATCTGAAGGTGACGTAAGAAAGAGACTTGGATTGTAGATAAGCGAACTCTTTTTAAACACTCCCAGTTCTTTTCCCACTATCAGATGCAGAAGATAGATAGGAACCAGGTTATTGAAGGGAATGCTATTGATCTGGCCGATGGTCTCGAATCCAGATCAATAGCAACCATCTTTACAAGCCCACCTTACTGGAACAAACGAGACTATGATGGACCTTCGCAGGTCTGGGGCGGAGACCCCGATTGTGACCATGAGTGGGGAGAAGAGTTGGAGATTCACCAGTCCAACAGATACACTTTGAGTGGTTCCACCTTACACGGAGCTCCGAGAGCTACAGCCAAGACCATTGAATCCGTGAACCGAGAGAAAAGTGGTGGGAAAATCTGTGTTCACTGTGGGGCGTGGCACGGCCAACTCGGGCTGGAACCAACCTTTACCATGTTCGTGGACAACCTTTGCACAGTATTTGATAGAATGGTCCCGGGCATGGAGCTCTGGTCGACGGCCATGGTAAATATCGCAGACTCCTACGCAACGAGACCAAAGTATGACCTGGAGTATAAAGACGGTGAGTTCAACAGGTCATACAACGTAAAGGATGGGTATCAGAACCGACAGAAAGAGCTCCCCGACAACTGCCTCTGCAACATCCCCCATCGCTTTGCCATCGAGATGTGTAATCGAGGGTGGATACTTCGTAGCACTATAATCTGGTATAAACGTTCCACAATACCAGATCCACATCGAGATAGGTTCACTGACGATTTCGAGTATATCTTCATGTTTTCACGGTCTAACAAACCACTTTACTGGGTCAACAGAGAAACGCTTGGCATCACAGCAAAGAAACCGAAGGGCATCAATGGTGTAGAGGGCACCGACTGGGTGTGGGTTGAGTGTCACTACTGTCAGGGATATGGCATCTCCAAGGAAGGATTAGAGTTGTTGTGGGTGGAAGAGCTAACCCCAAAAGAGAGAAAGGGCAACCTGTTCGAGGTCGCCCAATTGCATCCATGCCAACGATGTAGGGACAGAGGGCGTCTGGGTCAGGGAACAGGCCGTCTGAAAAAGAACCTATGGGCGGGTCGCAACTATCATTTCGAACAAATGTTCGAGAACCAGAGAACTCTACGGGCTGATGGGTCCCATGTCTGGTCGTCATCCAATCCAATCGTACAGGTCTCTGGAGACGGTGAAACGGGGCGTTCCAGGGGGTTACACGGCATGGGTGGGTCTCCGATAGGCCGAAACATGCGATGCGTCTGGGATATCCCTCCAACGCCATCACTCAAGGGGGTTCACACCGCAACCTTCCCGGTGGACCTTGCAATGAGGCCGGTCAAGGCGGGATGCCCCGAAAAGGTCTGTACAAAGTGTGGCCTACCAATGGAAAGGGTCTACGGTAAACCACTCAAACTATCGACATCAACACCAGAAGAGAAATTTAAGAACTGCATTCTGACTGGGTTTATCGAGTGGGACGAAAAAAAACCCTTCTCAATCTTCCTTGGAGAAACCAATTGTGGTTGTGGGGCAGAGTTCGAACCTGGGGTAGTCCTGGACCCGTTTGGTGGAACGGGAACTGTTGGCATCGCTGCGAAGCGTCAGAAGAAAGATTGGTTGTTGTTCGATATCAACCCAGAATACGTGGAGATGTCAAAAAGGCGGATAGAAGATGATGACTGGACGGAGAGAGACCCCGATGAATACTCAAACGCACTAGATTTCTGATGAGATGGTGATGGTGATGGATGGAGAAGTAGACCCGATGACCGATTACTTCATTCAGACAACGATGCCGACTGACTTCCAGACGCCGGGATGGGTATGTAAGAAGATGGTCTCGATGATAGGAGGGTGCAGGAACAAGTCAATACTCGAACCAACACCAGGAGAGGGTAACCTGGTCGATGAGATAAAGAGATACTACAATAATGTCACAGCACCCAATGACTTCTGGAAGTTATCTTCCATGATAGAGTTTGACTGTATAGTGGCCAATCCACCATTCAGTCCTATGGAGATGGGTTACAGGATGCTTGACAGGTTCATGGATATAACCGATCATATCATCTGCCTTCTACCCTGGTTATCTCTGATAAATTCCGAGGGAAGGACCCAGAGAATATTGTCATATGGACTGAAGATGGTATCCCACTTACCACGACATGCCTTTCCTGGGTCCCGGGTCCAGACCTGTGTCCTGGAGATGAAAAGAGGTTGGAAAGAAGATACTATCCTGAAGTTCTGGAAACCTGGCGATGGTCAGATGACGATACTTGATTTCTGATGAGACTACAACAAATATGTAAAGAAGGTGAAGGTATGTTTGAGGAAGTAAACCGAGAGATTGTCGAAAGAGTGGCTTACATCGTCGGTCCACTCTCTGCTGCAGCCAGAGCTATCCATGAAGCAGATACTTATGAAGGGGATGTCAAGTTCTACCAGACATCCAATTCCTTTATAGTGGCAAAGATACCACACCAACCGATACCAACCACGAATCCGATTCCACCAATCACGAAGGTCAAGACAGACGATTGGAACCTTGAACACAATCCAAAGAGGGGATATTGCTGATGCATCCGATACTACAACTGGTCAAACGACGATGGGGCCGTTATGAGCTTTTCTACTACGGGAAGAAAAAGGACCCACAACCACTGAAAGACGTTCTTCTCCAGTACACCTTAAGGATGGGCTGGAAAGAGAAAGAAGAGACCTACGCCTACGAAGGTATGGGGCACAACGAGTTCTCGGCTATCCAGGACGCTATCGAGATGGCAGCCACAATCGAAAAGCTGGAGTGGAAGCCATGTCCAAGATGTAAGGCCAAATGCACCATCGGTCATAATGTCTGTAACACCTGCAGCGGTCTCGGAAAAGTATTCAAAGATGAGTATGGGTGGGAAGTCGAGGTCCTTGAGGAGATCAACCATAACGATGAGGTGGAATGATGCGGGACAAAGACGTTCTCGAACTACTACGTGAAGAACATAAAAAAGAGGTTGCAATAGCAAACGCATTCAGGAAATGTAAAGACTGCACTCTCTCGGAAAAAGGATGTTCCAAAGACAATGAGGGGAATTGCCCCACGTGGATTCATGGTGAGGGGACACCACCTGATTGTAAGAAGTGTCCGACGTGTAAAAAATTGATGTGGAACCAGGGCAATCTTACTCCCGACAGGTTATTCGAGGTCTGGTTCTGTAACAAATGTGATGAATATATCAAAATGCCAGTGGGGGATTAACTTACCACCAGATCAAATTCCCACTCAATGCGAACATGCAGCAGGTGGTATTCGTATCGAGTGGGATCATCCCACCTTACCTTGCCCACTGTGTGCAGCGTACGAGATAGAAGGTGAACTCAGGGCCGAGATCAGGGCATTGAAAGAGAAAATCAGACAACTTGAAAATCCAGACGAAATTGGCCTGATTGGTACACTACAAATAGACGATGAGGTATTATAAATGGTTGAAGAAAACTGTTATCTCGAACATTGTGAGTATCAAATAACCGACAAAGAGTTCTCATGTCCTAAATGTGGTGTTGGTGTAGAAACACAGACTTCCGATGGTCTAGTAGTCGAGGCGGACCCTGGTGCCCATGATGATTGCACACTACTACATAAAACAGATGGTATAAGATGCTGGGTCTGTGGATATGAAGATTCAGGAGGAAACTTTACTGCAGAATGGTTGAAAAAGAACAACTCAACGACAACAATAACACTTCAGATGTTCTGGACAGCTTGTGAAAAGAAGTTCGAGGATATATCAGAAGGTATAAACAAAGAAGGGTTGCCACGTTCAAAGGAACCCTGGGCTGACCATGAAATGGGCTATCTCATCAAAAGACTCAAAGACGAGTGGATAGAGATGGAGGAATCTATGATGCAGGGTTCTATCCCAGACTCAGAAGAACTCGTGGATGTAGCAATTATGTGCAGCTTCATGTGGTTGAAAATAGAAAAAGTGTGGAAGGGTGACGAACCAGAGGTGGAACCGTGAACGGACCACGAGTATGTAGTGCCTCAGTGGTGATAAAAGATAATAAAATACTCCTTGGTCTGAGAGCCAAGGGTAATGACAAGAACAAGTGGACTATCCCTGGTGGTAAGATAGAACCATTCGAACTGATGAGAGATGCAGCGGTCAGGGAGTTGAAAGAGGAAACCGGTATTAAAATCGAGATAGTAAAGGAAATTGGGGTATATGAAATAATCAAAAAGCCATATTATCATAGAATAATCGTAGTGTGGTATGCTAAACACGTCTCCAATAAGATAAATGTCGATGGCATAGAAATACTTGCAGCTTCTTTCTTCTCGAAGGATGAAATAAAAGCTTTATCACTATCTCCGATTACCGAAGAAATATTGAAAGATATTGGGTGGTCTGAACGGAATAGTAGAAATGTGTTAGGAGAGGAGTGAAAAATGAATATAGCGAAATGCCACGTCTGTAAGTGTGGTCATTATCCCAGTGACCATTATGACATTGACAATATATGGAAAGAAGGTGATTTAGACGAACTTACTGTAGACTATTATGATGGATGCGTAAAATGTGACTGTAACTTAACAAAGAAAGAAGTGGAGAAACAACTTTTCAAAGATATATATAGTCAGGACTACCTTGTACCTTATAACGAAAGAAAAAGAAATGAGTTGACCAATTTAATACTTGAATATGAAGGAAGTGAAATTTATACAGACTTTAAAGAACTTGTATATTTAGTAAAGAATCGGGAAACTGTAGAAGCAGTTTTATATTCTATATTAGGTGTTTTTCTAGTCGAGCCAACCAACCCTAAACACGTGCATAAATATCATTTTGTATTTAAAGACGGTAAGAGATTCAGTCTCAAGAATATCATTACCCCAACTGATTTCCTGAAGGAATATTATAAAGCATATCGTAAACTACTAGGAAAGACATTTAAGGATAGATGGAAGGATTTTGCTGATAGTATCGGGAAACTGATTAAAGATATTGACGAGTACAAAATAGAAGATTTATCAAACGAAGAGATATTTACTATATTTGGAAAAGATGCAACACCTGAAGAGGATGAGATAGAAGAAAAGCAGGAAGAGGAAGTATATACTGATGAACAATCATTGGAGAAAAAGGACGAGATAATGGAGTACTTTATCTCCAACAACTTCATGGAGATACTTGATGAGATGACACCACTCGACGTTGAACCAAGACTGCCGTATAAATCAATGCACTTCGAGTTTGAGGAACCTCTGAAGCCCACATGGTTGACAATTCCAAATATCGAACACCATCCACCTTTTCAAGAAGATAACCCCTTCTTTACCCAAGTGGAGATGAGACACCTAACCAGACCAGAGAATAAAAGAGAGTTGAAAACACGAATTGATGACATAGAGGATAACTTGTTATTAGGTGATAGAAGATTCTTTGGTCATTTTGATAAAATCCTTATTAAATCGGTGTTTATACTCGACAATGAACATTATGAAACATCACAGAGATTGGTTATAATAAGAATAGATGGTGGTTGGACAACAACTCCTGAATCGTGGAGTGACGGTTCTTCGATGAGTCCATATCCGGGCATACACAATAATCCCAAACATTATCCGTTATTTGATGATAAGGAGATTATGTTGAGTATAGATGATGCTGGTAATACATCTGTTATAAACTGCCCAGAGTCGATAAGTGACTATACTTGCTTGTTCCAACAATCAAAATATTATGATGAGAGTGACGACCCTCTCAAAAGAAGGGTTCTGAATATTCATTGTTTTCCCATGAAATGCCTTAAAACACACAATAAGGATAAACTCGATTTATGTCATTGTCCTTTACTTGATATATACAGACAAATAAAGATTATAGTAGATAAGATTCTGAAGATAATAACGACATCTGACATAGAGTATCAAATCGAGGAGAAAAGTATTAACAAGAGAAAAGAGATAGATATTGATATAAAAAAGGGAGAACGTTCTCATACTTGGATAAAGTTGCTACGGAGATTGATTGAACGTCCTGATAGCCGTAAAGTTCTTGTTCCTGATATGAAATCACTACCAAAATGGAAGATAAGTTGTGAGTTCCCTGTTTCAGCTCATCATAAAGGTATTACTTATTGTTCCAGTTGTGGTGGACGGTTGTATAAGAACAGGAACCAACATAAGGAAGAATTTTGTGTTCTTTGTGGTGCCCCACTTGTCGTAGATTGGACAGATACATGGCAAGATGCCTACACTAAAGGTAAAGGTAAAGGATTGTCACAACCAAATGTAGAGTACAAAGTAAATGCTATGAGAGAAAAAAGTGAGATGGGTGGTAATAAGTGAAGTTTGAATGGACATGGCATATGCCATCTAAGGATACTTTCACCATCAAACCAATCAAAGAGATACTGAAGATGTATGTTCCTGAAGATGGTAGAGGATGGGCTGACCCGTTTGCTGGATGGAACTCTCCAGCCCAGATAACCAACGACCTGAACCCTGAAGCACCCACAATCTATCACGTTGATGCATTGGTATTCATCGAAAAATACTGTCCACACGAGATACTGGACGGAGTTCTTTTTGACCCTCCATACAGCCCCAGGCAGGTCTCTGAATGCTACAAGGGGATAGGGATGGATGTCGGAATGAAAACGACCCAATCATCGTTCTGGAGTAAGGTAAAGGATGCCGCTGCAAGGAAATTAAAACTTGGTGGTGTTGCTATCTCCTGTTGTTGGAACACCACCGGGTTCGGGGAATGCCGGGGGTTTGTAAAGGAAGAGTTGTTGGTGGTCTGTCATGGCGGATGGCACAATGACACACTGGTAGTGGTGGAGAAAAAGATATCAGATGAACCACTCAGGCTGAGAACACTCTCGCTTATGAAAGAAGATGATGATGTCGAGTACACGAGCGTAATGGAGTTTTAAGATGTTTAAAAACTTTAAAAAATTAAAAAATACGATAGTTGAGTTTGTCAAGTCTAATCCAAATTGCACAACAAAACAGATAAAAAGGCATCTTGAAAAAACGGATCATGCCGGGGTCCTTTCAGGGCCAAAATTAAGATACTTCATCAGAAAATACCTATTGGAAAAAATAAATGTAAAAAGAGAAATACGATGTAATCTTCGATACGAAGCAAAAAGGATATGAGTTGATGTATCTGGAACTGAACCAAATCCATCGTGGGAATGCCATCGACCTGGCACGGAAGTTGGAGCCAGGTTCAATCTCGATGATAACCACCAGTCCGCCATACTGGTCGATGAGGGCCTATGGGACTGAACCACAGGTCTGGGGCGGAGACACCGATTGTGACCATGAGTGGGAAGATTTTATCAGGAAAGGGGTAACTGGTGGAACAAATACAAGTAAACTTAAGATAAAAGGTAAAGATAACTTTCAGATAGTTCCTGATGCAGAACAATCATTCTGTATCTACTGTGGGGCATGGAAGGGTGAATTGGGACAGGAACCTTTTTTATCCTTATTTGCATCCACAAACCTTCCTGACCTGTTCGACAGCCACCGACCAGGGCTTGCCTCCTGGGGCACGTTATGGGTCAACATAGGGGATACCTACTATGGGTCAGGGAACCACAGCCCAGACCACCCGGAATGGCAGGGAAAACACCTGGGGTACTCCACCACAGCAACCAAAAATCGAGGTGATGGTTTTCAGTTTCCGGGACGCCGAGGGACCGGTGGAACCGAGTTACCAGGTGGATGCCTCTGCAACATCCCTCATCGCTTTGCCATCGAGATGTGCAATCGAGGGTGGCACCATATCAGAACCTTCATCTGGTATAAACGCAACACCCTACCAGAGTCACCAAGGGACCGTTTCACTTCTGACTTTGAAACGTGGTTGGTGTTCTCAAAGACACCTGATTATTATCTGAAAGATGAAAATATTTCTGGAGTATGGGATATCTCCACTGAAGCTACCAGTCATCAGCATTTTGCGAAGTTCAATGAAAATTTACTTCGTCCTACTATTGAGTATGGATGTCCATCTGGTGTCTGTGTAGAGTGTGGAAATCCTGTGGAGTGGTCTTGTTCATGTAACAAAGGAACAAGACCTGGAGTCATCCTGGACCCATTCATGGGGTCGGGCACTACAGCACTTCTTTCTGAGAAAATTAAGATCAATTGGATAGGGTTCGAGTTGAGTAAGAAGTACATCGAGATTGCGGAGAAGCGTCTCTCCGAACAGATAGTAGGAAACGTATTGGAGTTCTGATTATGGCTTGGGGTTGGGACACACGTATCAAAATCGCTTTGGTGTGGGAGATAAAAGTAGCAGAAAGATATGAAGATATCGGATTTAAAATGGTTCACTTTGGACAAGGTGGTCTCCAAAATAATATCAGAAAAATATTAAGAGCATCAAATAGAGATAATATTATGACAAAATATATAAGATATCTACCCGATTGGGTTGCTACACTAGAAAGCCACGATGTATATTTCTATGTAGAAGCAAAAACATGTACAAAAAAATATAAAGGGCCTGAAGGAAATTACTCATATGAACTTGACTCATACAACTCAGGTATGTTCTCATACAAACTTGGTGCCAAAATTGTAGTTGTATTTGATGGATGGAGAGCTGATTATATCCAGAATCTTGATATTATTGATACATATACAGATAAGAAATGGATTGAAGATAATGTTAAAACTGGATCTGGAACATTCTGGGGACTAATAAAGAAATCATCAATCCCTACATTCAATGAATTTATGGAAAGGGAGTTCGGCGACATACTCCCTGGTAAACAATCAACTATAACAAGATACCCGGAACCAAAAATGAATTTTGATCTTGTTATCAAAATACCAGATGAACACTTTGCAATAAGAAAATTAATCCTAGATTCGTTAAAAAACAGATGTTTATATAATAAGAATACAATAGCTTTTAATATCTCTGAATTAGATAAACTTAATAGTTTGTTAGATGAATACAATATATATAAATCACCATTAGTAGATGATATATTAGAAAGATAAAGCGTATGGAGTTCTGATTATGGTCTATTTCAAAGAAATTACAGGTATTAAGTATGCTTACAGGATAGACGCCACCACCGGGCTTGAGACGTATGTCGGTCACCCATCTGACGATGACATGAAACGCCTGGAAGAGGCAAAGAAGGAAGGGAGAGAAGATGAGTTCTGGAAAGATTTTGAGAGCTCTACGTTCGAACCTGAACTGATTGGGGCATCTCTCGACTTTGCTCAGGCTGTAAAACACATTCGAGGTGAAGGATGATAAACAAGAAGGAACTGGAAAAATCGGGAGTGGACCCTGTTGCCTTTAAACGGCTGCATCGGAGGATGGTGGGATTCGTGAAAGCTGCAAAGGAACTGGGTGTCGAAATCTTTGGCGGTGGCACCAATGAACTACAACTGAGATGCTATGATGTAAAAGATGATGGAATGCCCTTCTTAACCTTAACCAAAGGGCCCTTAATCCTATCATCGGTCAGTGGTCCTGTAGATGGTGGGGCTGGTGACCAGGGTGACTATGGAGATGGGTATATCAGGGGCGAGTGAACATTTACGCTTTTTACGGTATTGTCTCGGCTTCTTGGACCGAAATCTTTATAAAGATGTCATGTCATAACAGGTCCGAGGTGCTGAAGATGACGGATACTTCACCAGACATGGACCGGGATGGAGGTGAAACGAAACCCGGTCACGAGGTCCCTGGACCCACCCAAAGACCGTCTTCGCCACTTGCCCTCATCACTGTCACCCATCCCCATCCCAGGGTGACATCTCATCCCAAGGACCGGGGCCAATCTGGCATCATTCCCCACCAGGGCCCCGGTCCACATCGGAACGGCCAGATGGCCAGGCAGATTGTGACCATACCCTTTCTGCGGAGGTTCGAACCCTCCTCGTTCCATGAGATGTGCTGTAGAGTACGGTTACTTCTTAAGCGGATAGATAGTAGTCCTGATTGGGCTACATTTCCGTGCTCACCACTCGCCATCTCTCTTCTCACGTAAGAACAAACAAAGGGCCCGTAGCTTAATGGTAAAGCTTCGCTGAAGAGGTGGAACCGGCAATCGCTGCAGAGATACCGGGGTATGGTGGTTCGAACCCACCCGGGTCCATGTGGAGTGCTGTAGAGAACGGATACTTCGTCGCCAGACCCGAAACGTTGGTTCGAATCCGACCAGTCCCGTAGATGGGGCTGTGGTTTAGAGGTATGACACGGGAGAAAGACCGTACTCGATGACTTGCCTTCACAATGGGCCTGTAGCTAAACGGTAAAGCACCCCCTTTGCAAGGGGAAGACTGTGGGTTCAAATCCCACTCGGTCCATCTCCAGAGAAGTTGTAGGCTTTGAAAGAGGAAGCAGGGCTTTGAAAGAGAAGTGCCCTACGGGGCAGGAGTGCTGTAGATGTCGGATACTTCGGTACATCAGTCGCCACATGCCATCGGTCAGACAATTAACGCTGCCGAAGGTAGGAGACAACGATCAGGGGGTTCAAATCCTCCAGCACATCACCTCCGGGTGATATGTAAACAATCCGTCACCGCCCCTCGCCTCCGTCCCACAGGGAGCCTCGGAACCGTGAACGACTGTATTAAAACAAAGAGGTTGGTAGTAAAGGAGGAAAGAAAACTACCAGCCCATGGACCATTGGCCTAATGGCAAGGCAACGGGCTTTTAACCCGTCGATTGTGGGTTCGACTCCCGCATGGTCCTTCTCGCCTCATAGGAGTGCTGAAAGATGAGCAAGTACGCAATCAGGAACGGTGGAAAGGTAGCAACTGACATCCCGGCGGCAGCTATCAAGCAATCTGGCAACCGAGAGAACAGAGAGTGGAAAGAGGGCATTCTCAACAAGGCCCACAAGGCTGTGGATGAAATCTTCACATCTGCTCTGAAAGAGGTGTTCAACCAGGTGATGGAAGGGGCCAAATCCTTCCATGATGGCATGGATGACGGTGAGTGGCACACTCTCACGTCCGGTATTGGAAAGACCGAGGTCCAGTGGGATGAAGAGAGAAGGGTATGGACAGTCCTCCGAACCGTAGGGAGTGGGAGAGTCGAGAGCCGGGAGTTCAACTCCTTCTACGACTTTGGGCATGGCGACTACCATATCCTCCGAAAAGATAAACTCTACTCAGAAATGATTAAAGAACTCTGGCGGGACCTCTCAGATGAGCTCACACACAAGGGGCATAATGAAGAGTATTCACCGACAGTGACACCGTCGATGATGGAGGGGAGCATGGAAGGTCCCGTCGATGCTCATGGTCTTACGGGAAAGTGCCCACAAGACCTGGAACGTGAGGTCGACAACAGAATACAGGCAGATTCAATCGAAGTATGTATTGGCTGCAACGAAGAGCTCTGTCCTGCAAAGAAGGTACTGATGTTCTTTGTGAAGACCTGGATCAATGCCAAGTATGGACAGATGGCTGCCCTGGAACAGGAAGAGAAGCTCTCGTTCGGGTGGAAACGGCATATGGATGAACGGCGATCCGAAGACGAAAAGGGCAGCAAAGAAAAATCGGACGTGTTAGCTCAGTTGGACTGAGTGAGACTACAAAGCCTCAGTTATGGGTTCGATTCCCGTCATGTCATTGGCCAACTCGGCCAACTCGCCACAACTAAGGATGTGTGCTGAAATGAGCAAATATGCAATCAGGAACGGAACAAAGATCGCTACGAACATCCCGGCCGCCTCCTTCAAGCGGTCTGGTAACCGAGAGTGGAAAGAGGGCATTCTCAACAAGGCCCACAAGGCTGTGGATGAAATCTTCACATCTGCTCTGAAAGAGGTGTTCAACCAGGTGATGGAAGGGGCCGAGTCCCTCCGTGATATGGGCAATGGAGAGTGGCATACCCTTGCAGACGGCATCGGGAAGACCGAGGTCCGATGGGACGATGAAGAGGTTGCCTGGATCGTCCAGCGAACTGCCGGAAGTGGAAAGGACGAAATCTACTCAGAAATGATTAAAGAACTCTGGCGGGACCTCTCAGATGAGCTCACACACAAGGGGCATAATGAAGAGTATTCACCGACAGTGACACAATACATGATGGAGGGAGGACAGTGAGTAAGTTCAACAAGCCGAAGACAATCCATCAAATTCTCTCTGAGCAACCAGATGCGACCAAGAACGAGGAAGATGGATTGGCCTTCGAGCCAAGCACCCATCAGGAGTTCTATCAGTTGGTCGCCACCTGGATGGTCTCGGAACCAAAATTCTATGACCAGAACGATGAAACATCTACCCGTATCAGGTGGCTGGTCGGGTGCCTGTCCGGGCACGATCCAGAGTTCGTTCTGAAGATGGCCGCCTACGCCAGGAACGAACTCTACCTGAGGTCAGGACCTTCTTTTATCCTTGCACTCGCCTGCAAGCATGACGAAACCCGTCAGTTCGTCTCCAGTTACACAGACGCCATCGTTCGACGGGCTGACGAAGTCACCGAGGTTCTTGCAGCCTACAGCAAACTGAACATCAAGGATAAAAAGAAGGTGAATATTCCCAGGGCTCTACGAACGGGTCTCAAGACGGCGGTAAAGAAGTTCGATGAATACCAGTTGGCAAAGTATGACCGGAAGGGCGAATGGTCCCTGAGGGATGCCTTCCGGGTCATCAGGCCGAAACCAACCACCGACGAACAGCGTGAACTATGGGGCCGCCTGGTCAAGGGGGAACTCAAAACCCCAGACACATGGGAAGTCAAACTGTCTACCGAAGGGGCATCAAAGGAGACCTGGGACGCCATCGTTCCGAAGATGGGCTACATGGCCCTGCTCCGTAACCTGAGGAATTTTCTCAAACACAAGGTAGACCTGGACCCTGTAATCGCACGGCTGGTTGACCCTGAAGAGGTCAGACGCTCGAAACAGTTCCCATTTCGTTTCTACTCGGCCCATACGGCTATCAGTGGGAGACCCAATATCATCAGTTATGGGCCACAGTGGGGTGGTAGAGGATTCGGTGGATTCGAGCAGAACAAACCTTCTGAGTTCGTGGGGACGTTCGAGGCGAACAGAGTCCTGGCAGCAATTGAAACAGCACTCAAACTCAGCGTTGACAACGTGCCAGTACTCAAGGGCCGGACCTTCGTCGCCTGTGATAACTCCGGTTCCATGACGGTGCCTGTCTCTGGAAAGTCGAACGTGAACTGCATGGAGATTGGTAACCTGATGGGGTCCCTGGCCGGCGGTTTCTGTGAAGATGTGATGGTCGCTGCCTTCGGGAGTAATGTCGTGCCGGTGAATTTCCGAAAGACAGCCAGTGTGTTTGACAACATGAGAGAACTCAACGACGCCGACAACGGTGGGGCAACCTATGGCTGGAAGATTCCCGCATTCCTGATGGACGGGGAGTTAAAAGACGTAGACCGCATCATCGTGTTCACAGACATGCAGATGTATGACCAGAGGTACCACCACTTAATGTGTGCCTTTGGAGACGCCCCGAAACATTCCTTCGCCGACGGTATCACAAAGTACCGTCGGGCGGTTGGGCATCCTGTCAGGGTCTATTTGTTCAATCTCCAGGGTTACGGAACTCTTCAGACCCCGGAAGACGACCAACACACCTACAATATCTCTGGATGGTCAGATAGAGTTTTTGAGTGGATAAACTACATCGAACAGGACCCTACCATCATCCTCAAGACAATTAAGGAGTATAAATATGAACGACCAGAAAGAAAGGAGAAAGAAGAGGAAAGACAAAGCGTTTGAAGACATCGTTCGCCACGACGGAGATTCTGTCAATGAAAAGTGTCAATGCGGTCACATCCTCTACGACCATGACATCAAATCTAACAACGAAAGTATAAAGAGAGGGGCACGAAACGGCCCCTGTGAGATAGAAGGATGTGATTGTGGTGCGTTCTATCCGGCAGATGCCCCTAAAAAGAAATTTTATCCACGTGAGCACCCAGTCCAGGTCCTGTTCGACCAACCAACTCTGGAACTTCTCGATGAGAAGCGAAAGTACAGACGCCCATCTGACGGTAAGATAGTGTCAGAACACCGTTCAACTTTCATCTATAACATTGTGAAGACACATTTCGAAGGTGCCGATGACGTTTGAAGCATTGTTCCCCATACCCAACGAATACGACCACGACGAGTTCGGATCTATGTCGTCATCACCATACCCATCACCAACGAAAGTTAAGAACGGAAAAGTAGAGTTGCTAAGGGATGTCGGAGACGGAAAGGTGTGGCATCTGGGCACAAAACTATACAGGGTAGACCCCCCTATCGAAATCTCTCCCTGTGGGTTTTTGACCGAGACAAACCACGTTATCGTGGCTGTCTCACCAAGAACTTCCGACCATGGCCAGCCAGAGACAACTATCTTTGCAGCATCTGGAGACGGTAATCTCTACCATGAGACTGTAGAAGAAGAGGATATCGAGTGCCTACCATCTGATTACAGCATCTACGAAGTGAAGTTCCATGACATTGATGACCCTGGATGTGAGATAGGACCCAGGGTCATCGGAACTCAAGATCCAGAACGTGCCCTACTTGAACTCGGATATGAGTTACAATAACTTTAAAAACGAGTTTCGTCTTTATACCAGAAAATGGCCGCAAAATCTATGCTCCAGAAATGCATCGGTCACATCGTTGAACAGGAGAAAGCCAAACTGTTGAACGGCGTCGTAGAAATCGCAGCCATCCTGGTTACCATCCCAAACGACAGTGAAGATGGTAAGATAATGATAAGGTACGTCAAACCAGATACAACGAGACTGGTAAGGCTACCCCACCACGAGATAACCAAAGAAGTCAAAAACTTCTTTCAGAAGATGGTAAACACTTATATCCCTGATGCTATTATTGTATCGTGTGTAGTTGATAGCTTCGACATCAAGGATAAAGTGCAACGGGGCATCTTCATGTATGTTGAGACTGTAGAAGGTCCCTATGGGACACATTCCATCGACATTAACGATGATGGGGACCCGATATCTGATTGGGAATCGAAGTGTCCAATGGTAATGAGTGGAGAACTCATCGGTTTCTATTCAGAGATAAGAAAGATTCAGACCGTTGACACAGATAGGGTCCAGTAGGTGAGATGGAAGGATTTCAGGAAGGCATTGTTGAGACTCTTTTTCTGTTTTCTACTCACAATCTTTAAAAACTCTTCCAGTCATCCATAACTATGGGTAAAGATGAAAAGTATCCTGAACTGGAGAAGATGAGAAAAGTATCCGAGGAGAGTCAAATCATCGGTGAGTTCATCGACTGGTTAATGTACGAGAAAAAAATCCAATTCTACAGGACTCACGAACACACCGATGCCTGCCGAGCTCCCCACGACCACAGCCAGTGGCAAGAGTGTAGATATCTTATTCCTGCTATTTCGGGAGGACGACATGTTAGATTTGACATGTTGACGTCCGATGAGGAACGGATAAAGAAGTGTGTCTTTGGACCGGACCAGATCGACCTGGTTTGTGAATACCCGAAGGAACCAACCAGTAACCCCAACGGTCTGGAATGGGTCACCACCGATGCCGAACATCTAATCGCAGATTTCTTCGGCATCGACATGAAAGAAGTCGATAAGGAACGCCGAAAACTACTCGCAGAAATCCAAGAAGAGTAAGTAGCAGTCTCACCTTTACGCTTTTTACGGTTCAAAACCATGAAACTATATAAAGGCTGATTATCGACAAGGATGAAACGGCAGGTGATTATGTGACGGATGAAACGGAGCAAGAGGGAGAGAACGTCATTGAGTACCACTACAGGGGTATGAAAGTGGTGGAACAGGAACACAGGTGGCACTATAGCATCGAGATTTTCACCGACGATAACAGTATGTTCACCAATGTCAGGGGCAACATCGACATCATACCTACCCGTAATACCGGGGAAGGGGACCTGATGTATCGGTATCAATACAGTATGAACTGGCCAGGTCTCTCTTCTGCAAGCATCGGGACCGCCTGGAAGTATGCTGATGCCATCCAGAAATTGGTTGATAGTATCGAGCGAAAATTCCCTGTCTATCAGGCAAAGGAAGACGCCTATGCCAAGTGGCAGAAGGAACAATCCGAGAAAATGATGGAGGAGGAAAAACAGGTGAAGGCAGAACGGAAGGCGGATCGTGAAAAGGCTCAGTCAAAACTCAGAGTGGATCTGGTCAAAGTGGTTGACCAGAAGCAACGTTCGATACAGGGGAGTGGTGTACGTTCTACTGGCCATTCTACTGGCCGCATCCTGGCGGAGTTCCATGTCGATGGCATCAAAAAAGGCCGGCTGGTATGGTCCAACCGTCTGGACTGGCCCAGCTACAGCGATGAGTCCTCAGGATATAATAAAACATGTCTGGAGCTCGACGTAAGGAAAGAAGAAACACATACCGTTCGGTGGGATATGCATCAGTTGAGTGAAGGTGGGCGTTTGACCCAGAAGAAAATCACTGACGCCATCGACGAACTGATGGACGTCGAAGAGATGATTCTCCCGGACTCGATCCGTCAACACCTGGAATCTCTCAGCCTGAAGTTAACCACCATTTTCAGTATCAAATGAGTAGGAGGATGAAGGATGGAGATAAAAGAGTGCTGTGCCCGGAGTATCACGAGGGAAATGAGCGTGGGCGGTGCGTGGGATGGAGTGCTTGAGTGCAACGACCCAAAGTGTAGAGTAAAGATTGTTCTGAAGTAATCTGAATCTAACCACACCCCTCGGGTCCACCATTTTCTTTTTAAACTCACCCTTACCTCTATCAGTCATGGACAAGGAGTCTATCGAGAGATGTGGCGACAGGTTATCCTGGGATGCTTTTTTCATGCTTTGCTCCCTGTTATGGGCGACCATGACTACCTGCCTCATCAAGGGTTGTGGGGCTATCATAGTGCGGGATAAACGCATCATCGCTACCGGATTCAACGGAGCTGTGCCAGGAGCCCCACATTGCCGAGGTGATGGTAGAAAGGACTGTCGGAGGAGAGAGATGGGGTTCGGTCCGGGGGAAGGATATGAACACTCCAGGGCCAGTCATGCGGAGAAGAATGCCATCGCCAACGCAGCCAACGCCGGGGTCAGTATTAAGGGTGCAACGATGCACACAGCCTGGTATCCATGTGCCGATTGCATGAAGCTCATTGGGGTGGCAGGTATCAGGCTGGTGGTCTACATGCTTCCATCCGTCGACAAACACGCTCCCATCATCGCTGAAGAGGCCGGTATCAGATGTCTCAAACTCCGTCTCGGTTGTGCATCCTGCGTCCACTATACACTATTGACATCACTCTCCAAAGGTGAACCAAAACACTGTCGATATAATCCTCTCGCTACCGAAGAATTTATACCGGAGGTCCAGAGTAACCTGATACCAAAACACGAATGGAGACCCAATAGGTTCTTCAGAGAAGGATGCCCTTATCACGAGTTCAACGGTAAGACCGAACTTGGCTGGATTATCAGGACAGCAGGAGAAATTCAAGGTTACGTGTTTTGATGACGACGAAGAAAAAGTGGACAGAGGAAGAAATCTTTGTAATGCTGAAGAACACCTATCCGGCTGGTGCTTACAGCGTCCTTCAGCACGTCCCAACTACAACAGGCATTCCAGAAGGGAAAGAACGATACTCGGACTGCCTCATTTTCTCCCATTGGCCGTCCAGAGGTGTCTACATAACTGGTGTCGAGATAAAGTGTAGCAAGGCGGATTTGTTGAGGGAGTTGAACGACCCTACCAAGAGTGAAGCGTTCGCCAGATACTGCAAGTTCTGGTACATCGCAGCCCCGAAGGGTATCGTAGACGTTAACGAGCTACCTGACAACTGGGGCTTGATGGAGACTGCCAGGTCAAAGATGAAGGTTGTCAAGAAAGCAAAAGAAAACGAAAGTGTCGAACCGCCACCTACAGGGTTCACATCAGCCATCATGCGAAGGTTCTATGAACAGGAGGTGTGTCAAAGTAGTAGGTCATATATGAATGGCTACCAAAAAGGCGTCAGAGACACCGAAGAAAGATTGAAGAAAGATGACAGAGACTATGAACTTGAGATAGCCAGACGGGAAGTAAAGGAATATGAAGATGCGTTTGTGGAATTTGAGAAAAAAAGTGGTGTAAAAATCAGAACATGGACTGCTGGTGAAATAGGTACTGCTGTTAAAACATCGTTAATGATGAAGAATAATATCCATCCAGCGGTGAAGGGTGTTATAAAAAGGATGGAAACCGTTACCGATAATCTTAAACTATGTCTCCTGGAAGTGAACGCTACTATGAAGCCAAAAAAGGAAGAAAATGATGAAGATGAGAACGCCTTGAGTTTCTGAGTTCACCATCTCGATGATGTGCTTGTTGAGATAGTAACCCAGACCACCAGAAGGTGGTCTATCGAACCATCGCCTGATTTACAACTTTTACGCTTTTTACGGTTACTAAGCCTGAAAGTATATAAAGACTGAGTAGAAAGTAAGAGGTAGGTGATGTATGTGGATGACAAAACACCCAGTACTGATGAGTTGGCCGCCCGTCGTGAACAGGCTCTGAAGAACCAGATGGACCTGGAGAAGACCAGAGACGAAGAGAAACGGCCCCTTGTGGATCAGTTGAATGCCCTCACTCGACTGGTCAAAGATATCGACAGCAAGCATAAGCTCGCCATCGAGGTCCAGAAGGACACAGTGACCGAACTCAGCCGGCAAATCAATGTGGCCGAGATGGAGAGAAAGAACGCAGATGCACTCTCTCGGGTCGATGCGAACAGCACCGTTGATAGGGATCATATCATGGACCTTCTCCGGTTGAAGACTGGTCGTGATTCCAGTCTACGTGATGCTATCCAGTTTTCATCTGACGTGAGGGGCAACAAAGGCCTTGCCAAGACCAACGGCCTGTCCATCGTCTTAATCCAGAACGAGTCGGGGGACCGAAAGAGCTACCTGGCTTTCTCTGGGACCAAGTGTGTAGCATATCAAGAGACAGCCAATCAAGGTGCATATCGGGGGTTTAACACCATTGCTGCTTTCGCTGTTGATATCGAAACCGATAGATATGGAAGACCTTATCTACTCCAGGCTGGAAAAAAGGACCAACACGTCAAGTTCCGCCAGTTCCTCGCAATCCTGAAGGAACAGGTAACATCCGAGATGGTGGAACAATGCAAAGGTCTGGACCTGACAGAGAAGGAACACCGGGCCCTCTTCGTGTTGAGTGCCGTCAGTCGTGTTCCTTACTACCCGTAGTTGTGGGAAACAAGTTCAGGGGTGCAATTTAATATGCCAGAAATCGAGTTGAGCCCGAAAGGTTATAACTGTCCCCAGTGTGGAAAAGAGGTCTGGCAACCGTAGACCAAGATTTCCGATAGCAACTAGAATCCACAGACATCACTTATATCTTCCTCGAACACTGTAACGACATCACCGTCATATTCAATCATAGGCCCTATCTCGGAAAAGTAGTTCTCGTCTCGAATATCGTTACTATAACCAGCTACGTTCCACAGACCTTTGGAGTATCTGGCAACCCACCACTCACCACGATGGATATTACTCCCTGGCATCTTGACCCAGTAAAATCCATCATCCCGGTCCACGTCAATCAAACTCGGACCGTCTTTGTAAAGTCTTCCCCGAACTCTTTATAATATCTCTCCCCCCTATCACTCTCCAATGACCACTGTAGAGATTCCTCCAGGTTCAGGGAATAGATACCGCTATGAATATGAAGAGGGATCTACGGTCTACAAAGGCCCGGTCGGGGATAGCCCTCAGTTGACGGAGGAGGAGTTCCTGGAGAGGATGAGGGTGGTCTATCTCAACACCAGTAATCCAGGAAAATTAAAAGAGTTTCGGGTGGCCTTGGAGCCGATAAAGGTCAAATCAACTTCCATTGACCTACCAGAGGTCAATGCTGACCCCGTTACGGTTGCTGTTTACAAAGCATCTATGGCCTATGAGGAGTTTGGAAGGCCTGTCCTGGTCGAGGATACATCGTTGGAGGTGGAAGGTGTTGATGTCGGTGTCAACGTCAGATGGTTACTGAGTGAACTCCCGAACATGGTAGGACGCAAAACCAGGTGGTCGACCATACTTTCTATCTCCGACGGAGAACAGGTCCGACTATACAAAGGGGAGGTCACCGGAACCATAGTCCCCAGCCAGGGTGTAGGTGGATTTGGATTCGACCCATACTTCCTCCCAGACGGAGAAGTAAAGACGCTTGGAGAAGTAAAACCAGAACATCTCAACGCCAGGTTCATAGCTTCAGAGAATTTTAAAGATGAAAAGTGCTTTCTGGTGTTGAAACACCCACCTCAGTGGGAGGGGAAATGGCAACACCAGAATTGAAACTCTCCAGGAACTCTTTTTAAACTCAGTCTGGTTTATCTCTTCTCATGCCGAACCTAACAACGATTCACTGTCTCATCTGCGGTGAGGCACACCCATATCCCTGGGCGAAATCCGATAGGCTGGAACATCTGAAAACTCACCTTGACGATAGCTTTATGAAAATGTATTTCGAAGGTCAAGGTGATGAGACCAGGGAAGACCTAATCCATATAGCAGGCACGTTCCTTGGCGATGGTTCTATTGGGGAATGGTTGGAGACACGGAAAGAGTGGGATGTAAATTATGAAGAGTAGGGCCCGTAGTTTAGATAGGTTAGAGCACCTGGCTCATAAGGACGCCAAACCGCCTACCAGTGACCAGCTCTTTCGAGTGGCACAACACACTTCTGTCTCTTGTGTGGGAAGGTGGACGGGCGGCTGAGACACCAGGGAGTCGGGGGTTCGAATCCCCCCAGGCCCATCCCAATAGTCCAGGTAGTGTAATGGAAGCACCCCGACTGTGGTTGTCGGTGGCGGTGGTTCAAATCCTCCCCTGGACCTGGAGTGTTGATATGAACAGGAAAGAGAATCAAAACACCCGGAGAATGGATAGGGGGTCCTATTAATGGTTATTTATATGAATATTATTTTAGACATAATAGCATCCTCATCAAGTTCTAAAATAGCAAAAATGCTGACTACAACTATTAGTAATTTACTTTCTAGTTTATCGGATTCAGAAATTGAAGAAAAAGACTTTATAGAACTGTGTATCAAAGCTCGCAATTCGATAATAGAAAGTGGTGTTATAATATACAATAATAAAGAGGTATCTATAAAAAAACCAGAACCAGAAAATGAACCCGAATACGATGTTATAGGACCATTCGACAAAGAGGACTATCACGTTTAATTGAAGCAGAAGGCGGAGAAAATGGATAAGGAAACAAGGGAACGACTGGAATGTATTGAGAGACAGCAAATGGCACTCTACCGGGCAATCAGCAATGTGCTCACATGGAGAGGCGAGAAAGAAACGGGGAACCGGGCAGAGTATGAACTCAACAAACTCGAAAAATCTTTTACGGACGGCCCCTCAGTTCTCGGCCCCGAAATCCAACACCTTCAGGGTAAGCTTCTGACATCCACACCCAACGTTCTAGTGCAAACCGACGTTCCGTTTGAGTTTGAGAATACCGAACGAAAGACCTGCGATTGTTGTGATGGAGAGGGTGTCGTTTCTATCGAGAACCCCATGCCAGGCGAAGAGAAATGCCTGGCATGTGATGGAAAGGGTTGGTACGAGGACGACATTGACGATTGAGGTGAGTATATACCAGATCATCCCTGTCCTAGATGCAAAAGTGATATGTTCAGAGATGGTGCAGACTGGAGATGTCAATTTTGCCACGAGAACCCCGAGACGATGGGAAAGGAAGTGAAACCAATGCCAGTTGAAGAAAGGGCCAAGAAGGTGGTAAAAGATGTGGAACTTCTGTGGGAAAGAGGGGTTGGCGACGACAACCCAGCAGAGAAAGGAGAACTCGAACTAATCTGGGCAGTAGCAACGTGGCTATTGAGTCCCACATCAACAGAAGACCCACTGGAACTCTACCGAGAGTAAAACTGTTTATAAACTCATCCGTCTATACCACTCTCGATGAAGGTAGTGTTTCATAAAAAACACGGTGCTTCTATCACAGATGAGAATTTAGGACGGGGGTGTTTGGTCTGGCACGAGATAGAAGATGGTGGTTCTACTCTGGATGATATCGTGAAGGTTCTATCCACCACCAGTGGCATCACCGATAGGATGCCACCCCATATGAAACCGCCCGAGATATTGAAATCTCTGACCGATCTTATCGAGTATGGGGCAGTAACATACGTGATAGAAGGATTGAACCTGACCAAGTGCCTATTTTGTAATGGAACGGGAGTACAAGGTCACGAAATTGAACCATGCCCTGCTTGTGAAGGTGATGGTGAGGTTTACCTACACCAGTCTCTTGCCTATTATCACGATGAACCACCAAATATGGATCTCGATAACCTATGACCACCGATAAGAAGAAAGGTGCTGAGCGTCAAAAGAAAGTAGAGAAGATACTCAAAGCACAAGGGTTTATCGTTGGTCCACAGCCGAAGAAGGTCCTCTACATCCCACAGAAGGTAAATCCCCAGCGTCGTATTCCAGTGGTCTCTGACGCCGATTTCTTCGGGACCTTTGATCTGGTTGCCATTCATCCCTTCCATCAGACTCTGTGGGTCCAAGTGACTGGTGATACCCCGAAGTGGGTTAATGAGAGAAAGCAGAAGATAAAGAAGATAGCATCAAGGATACACTACAGCAACACCATGATGGTCTGGGGCTTCCATGAAAGTAAAGGTAAACTCATTCCACCGAATGGTAAGAAGTGTTATCCACCAGGGACCCCGAAAGGGGACAAACGATATGACCCTTATAACTTCTTTCGAGTGTGGGTCTGGAACTGGGATAAGATGAGTTTCAACGACTCGTTCCGTGTGTTCTTCAGACCAGAGGTTGAAGGTTTGTGTTGGGTGAGGGGTTGTAAGACACATCTTGACCCTGACGATACATGCCCTGTCCACCAATGGGCCGGTATACAAAAATTTTACTTTGTAGAAGCAGAAGATATCATCGGAAGTGGAGCACTCGGATTCTGATTAGTTGACATTTACGCTTTTTACGGTTATCATCCCGAACTCTTTATATCCTCCCTGACCACTGTAGAGATTCCTCCAGGTTCAGGCAACCGCTATCGCTACGATTACGAGGAAGGAAAGACCGTGTACAAGGGGCCGGTCGGCAATGCACCTGAGCTGAGTGAGGAGGATTTCTTGATGGCGGCTATGGGGAGGTCTCAAACTCCACCAGAAAAGAAGGAAAAAAAGGTACGTCTGTCGGGCATCAAGTATCTCAAAAGACTCAAAGAGTTGGAACAAGAAGGGGTTGAGTTTCCACCAAACCATTTTGAGCTAAAAAACTACCTCATATATAGAAATAATTTGAGAGATTTCCTTGAAGTAAATGCCGACCCAAACAATATTGAGTGGGACGAGTCAAATCAATCCTTCAGACTAGAATATAAATATGATATTTTTCATGGAGATAATGGCGGTTATGGTGAAATGAAACTTGTTTACTACATAGAGCCCGGCGACGATATAAAAGAAAAGGTCCAAGAAATAATAGAAAATAGAAAAAAACTTATCAAAGGGAACTTTACTATCAAAGGATAGAGTATGACCAATAGTATCATCGAAAATCCCAAAAAGAAAAAACGTCTATCTGTTGTCAAGTGGATCAGAGAACTCAAAAAACTCAAAAGAGAAGGTCTCAGATTTCCTCCTGACCTATCCAAACTCAAAGAGTTCCGTAGATACGAGAGGATGTTGCAACTGTTCCTACATGCAAATATCGGCCCGAAAGAGATAGTCGATGTAGATGGGGAGTGCTGGTATCGAGTCAGCTCCTTTATTGAATGGATCTACGAAAAGCAATCCTTTAAAATCACTCACGAATATAACTACTATATCCCAGTTGACTACAAAGTGCGTGGTAAGGTGACTCTCATATACTGGATTGAACCTACCGATGATATAGAGGAAAAGGTTCGAAACATAATTAAAAAGAGAGATAGTCTTATCAAAGAAACTTTCGTTATCCAAGGTGGTTCAGAGAAAATAAAACATCTTATAATGTCACTGTAGTGATACTACTTTACGCTTTTTACGGTCAACCCAAAGGAAGTATTATATACTATACTACGAACCAGGTGATGAAATAATGCAAACCTTCGAGACGCTAATCAGGAATCAACTTATCAAGTTGTTGGAGAGGAAATGGCCCACCGGCAACATCCTGGCAACGTTCGATGGCGACGAGTATATCAGGGTCGTGTTCTCCAAAAGAGATGTGAAGAACGAGCCAAAGTGTCTGACTATCTCCAACGTCTCCATTGACGAAGACTCCCAGGGGCAGGGTATCTGGAAAAATCACATCTGGCCAACCGCCCTGAAGGCCGCAAAGGACTATGGCTACGATGAAGTTTTAGCACAACTCGTCTATAACGAGAAGTTGAGAAAATGGTTCAAACTAGATCGCTGGGAGAAGTTCTACGGTAGTCCAGAGGAAACCATCCCTTCGTATCGCTTCCGTATCAACCCCTACTACCGCATTCACTTTGACGCCGGGGAAGTTGGTCAACGAGTCCATATGTGGGCCCAGCTACTCAAACGAGGTAAATTACTCGGTCAGGAAGTTTACCACTTCAGGGTTCTCGACAAAGATGGTGGCTTTGAAAATGAACATCTGGCCATCGTGGGCATCAACAAGGTAAAGATGGAACCAGCCCGGATGAACTTGACCTATGGTTGGTTCGAGAAGGTAAAGGAGGAGAAGTAGATGGGTGACGGAATCCCCGCTATGCTGGAAAGCGACATGAAGTGTTGCGGAAAGACCCCGAAGAAAGTGGGGGAAGCATACTTCTGTAGGATCTGTAAAACACACTGGGCAAGTGAAATACTCTTTGAGAGGAACTGGGCCGGCAACTCGCCCGCACCCAAATGTGACAGGTGTGGCAATACTTTCGATGATGCAGGATGTTGCCCTTCCTGTGATTACTGTTCATGGTGCGGAGAGTTGCTTGGCTTATGTGAATGTGACGAAGGGTTGGAAAGAGATACGTTGTTACTGAAACCAATCTTTGATTAGTCCTTTACGCTTTTTATGGTTGAAAATACTGAAAGTATATAAAGAACGAATAGAAGGAAGTGCCAATGGTAGATAAACTGTCCCAGAAAATGAGTGACGCTATCAAAGATGGATACAGAGCTCAGATCCGAAGTGGTCTCGGGTTCAATCTATCTGATACTCGGACTCGTAATGCACTGTTCCGACGCAAACTCATCTACAACGCCAACGCCACCGATCCGGGTGAATGTGACCCAGATGACAATGAGAGTGATAATGATGTCCTGGTCCTGAACGAGAAAGGTATCGAGTTGGCCAAGTCTTTCTTCATGCCCAACCCCGGTGAGTATTTGTCTGTGAACGACGCAGCCAATAATCTGGGGATTCCTGGAGAGGTCCGAGAAGTGCTGAAGCCAGGGGACGCCGAGGTCTACTATATGACCCATGAGGGTTTCTCGAAGTGGCATAGCAAGTTAGCATTCTCGGAAAATAAAGAGCTCCCAACACCAGAGGAGATTGTCGATGGAGTAGACGACAATGATAACCATCTCTGGGTACAGATTGGGAAGGTAAATGCCACCATCGACAATCTCGACAAACTATCATACGCACTACAGGGCGATTTCTGGAGCCCAAATGGTGAGGCCGACTGGATCATGTCGTCGATGAACGGTGGTCCAGGTCACACAACTCTCAGTGTAGGGGATGCCATCAAGGTCGATGAAAGGTGGTTCGTCGCCATGGGCTTTGGATGGGATGAGATAAAGGAACCTACCCTACCCCTACCCCCGGAACAGTCCCATGTGCAGACAATCGAGACCGAAAGCACAACCATCACAGGCAATGACCAGATACCTATCTGCGAGATTTGTAAAACGCTGATGGAGAAAGACGTGATGTGGGGTTGGGAGTGCCCGAAGTGTGACAGGGAGGATGAGAGTGGGAAAGAGGACACCAACAAGGACGAGAATGATGACAATGAAGATGATGAAGACGACGATGAAGACGACGATGAAGAACCTATGGTATTCACATCACTCGATGATGAGGATGAGGATGGGGAGGATGAGGATGAGGATGAGACATCGCCACCATCTCTGGACATCACACCGACCACTCTGGTTGAAGAGGTAGGAGAGACAGAATCCATTGACAAGTGCTATGACTGTGGTGGGACGTGGTCACACGAATGCCCGGGATGTGGGAAGAAAATCGAAGAACGTTATTGTGCGTCCTGTGATGTCGAGGGCGATTTCGTCTGTATTAGGTGCCGGGGAAAGGACTGTTCTGATTGCGGGAAGGCAATGGAGTTGGATGAACTTAAGAAGATTCAAGAGTGGGTCTGTCCCAACTGCTGCATCAGAATCCCCAGAGATGATAATCCAGAGGTCGAGGTCGCAGTAGGACATCAGGGACGGTATCTCTTCGACTTCTACTGAGGGGAAACAGATGAACTGCCCTACTTGTGGTAGCGGACTGAAAGGTTCTGGTAAGATACGGTTCTGCCCATCCTGTAAGCAACACGTCAAGTATATCTCATTTGAGAAAAAGGGTGGTAACACTGTCTTGTGTTTTAAATATGCTGGTGAATCTATAACTGTCTCACTGAAAAAACACACAGAAGAGTGTGAACAAAAGTTGGCTTCACATCACAACGCATATAAATCGCAGTTTTCACGTAGTGGTATTGGGGTATATATGATAGACGATGAGCTCAGTGAGGCAGCGATAAGTATCATAGAAAGAGATTTCAAGGTAGGTACAACCGTTGGTATAAGGAGAGTCCTGAAAAAATCCGGTTTTACTACCAAAGAGATAAAAGTTAAGGGCTTACTGAAGCAAAAGAAAAAAGGTGTGTTGTACTACGGATTCGAGGTCTCGTCGCAGAAGGTAATGAAGTATCCGACACAGACCAGAATCTCCAATATAGAAAAAGTGAGAGAATACAAAGTTACAATGGAGGGTGCTTCAGAAGCTCTGGAAGATGCAGGATATACGATTTCGAGACTTTACTTGACTGACGTCGAATGGAGACATGGTCAGTCAAGCGAAAAGAAGTGGATCATGTATGTATGGAAGGGAACGGTGATAGACAATCTTTAAAAACACTCCTTTACTCTTCCAACAATATATGTTACAGGTTCATCTCCATAGCTCCGAGAAAATGCCCGAGCTCAAAGACGAGAGTGTAGACCTGATAGTGACCAGCCCTCCGTACAAGGATATAGATGGGTTCTCTTATGAAACGTTGTCCTTCGTTCTACGAGAATGTTCCAGGGTCCTTAAAAAAGATCGTCTGATGTTCATCAACTTTGGGCATCTGGCCAACCATAAACACCGCCCCTTCAGAGTCGCTGAACTCTGTGAACACTTTGGATTCACGTGGGTCGATACAATCGTCTGGGCCAAACATCTCGATGGACAAGGACAGTTCACCCCGACCCAGGGCGACAAGAGACTGAACAACCTATGGGAACCCATCTTCATGTTTTCGAAGGGTAACAAATATTCCTTGGACAGGATGGCTATTGGTGTTCCATACACAGACAAGAGCAACGTGGAGAGGTGGGAAGGGGTAGAGGAGGACCTGCGGTGCCGGGGCAACCTTTGGTTCATACCATACGAAACCATCCAGAAAAAGACACAGAAAACACATAAGGACCGTTTCCCCCCGTCTCTACCCCTATGGTGCATAAAGCTCGCTGGATTACCCAAAAAAAGTATGGTTCTCGACCCCTTCATGGGATCGGGCACAACTCTCTATGCAGCCCATGATGAGGACCACGACGCTGTAGGGTATGAGATCAATGAGGACTGCATCGACCCCCTGTTACTTTTCAAAGCCCAGAACAAGTTACCGTTCAGTTTTTGAGGATTTGAGATGACACACAAGTTCTACGTCGCCTTATGGGATTTTGGTGAGTGGGACGAAATCACCAACACCCGCCGTTCTACCAGGCAGTTGGCTGAGCAACTGATGGCCAAACTCCAACCATCATACCCGCCGGTAGATTTCGGTGGCCGTACATTAAAGGTTATGGTAGGAGATGGTTGTTGATGACAAGTGAAGGTGAGATAGTCGTTTATTATCCGAGCCCAACAGCAAAGAAGATGGCTCAGAGATTGATAGATATGGGTTATGAACTTAAAGCTCCTCCAGACTTCTATCAGTTGAGCCTATTCAGATGGGCACAGGCCGAAAATCATATAGGAGGAATGGACTATACACAATGGGAGATGGACATACCATCAAACAACAAACACGTATTCCGAGATGCAGCGATTATATGTAGCTTTCAGGCAGCCACTACAGTACTCAAGTCAAAAAAGATTATTGTCGAGAGTGAGACAATAATTCGTGGTAAAAACCCAATAACATGCTATATAGTTATGGCCGACATATGATAGCCAGGGGTTGAATGTCAAGGGGCGGCCCGAGGCCCAAAGGAAAGTCTTTTTAAACACATCCTACCATCTCATCTGCATGTATAACAAATTTGTCTACGTGGCTGGACCGTTGAGTGATGGCGGGACACTTGATGAATATGCCAGGATCGAGAACGTGAAGGTAGCGATGGAAGTTTCACTCGAACTCATCAAGAGTGGTATCGCCGCCTTTTGTCCCCATCTCACATATTTCTGCGAAATAGAGTTTGAGTATAGCAAGGATATGGACTTTCGTCGTTGGATGGACTATTGCTTGTCAATAGTGAGAAGGTGTGATGCCCTTCTCAGATTGGAAGGGCACTCCACTGGTTCTGACGAAGAAGTAGAGACCGCAGAGAATATTGGAATCCCTGTGTTCTACAGAATAGAAGATTTGTTAGAGTGGGCAAAAAAAGAAGAATAAAATAGGGTTAGGGTTGGAGTAGCCTCAGTTCTGTAAGAACAGTCCAACGACTGCACCGAAACCGGCCGCTGACAGGCCGAGATGGTAGATACCGTCCAGTCCCAGGCTCAGGTCGTAACCCAGGCTTCCGAACAGCTCGCTGGAGATGAGGAAGAACACCCCTACGACGAGGTAAACCACCATCACCACGTTCTTATTCTCTGAGAAAAACGAAGTGTAGAGCCAACCGAGGACCCACCCGACTCCACCACCCAGAAGGATGATGGTCAGGGCTGGCGAGAACTCTGGGTCTACATCTCCGGCGTACCATCCGTAGAGGAACAGAAGGATTCCAACGATAAGCCCCATGATGAGGCTTAGAGTCTCAGGTTTATAGTCATCCAATGCCATCGGACCGTAATCAGCATCATACTATATAAAGAGTACCGTAGCAAACTTATTAAAGACAACTCCCTTCTCACCAACTATGAGAACCATCATTCTGTGTTTGATGATGCTGATGTTGTTTTCTGTCGCCGCAACCGCTGGGCCCACTATGCCATACATTATAAAGGGATGCATCGAGGACCAGGATGGAGACCCCATTGAAGGTATCGAGGTCGTCGCAGAAAACATGGATCAGGGGGGGAAAGTGACCGACGACACCAACGAAGACGGTTACTACCAGATCACCAATCAAGATGGATTTGAGGTGTCAGACGGAGATGAGATACGGATATCCTTCGACTTCAAAAATGAGTACTACGAGGAATATATACGGGTTGACAGGGATGATACTTCTGTGGTCGAGATAGACTTCGTGGTCGAGGATAAATGGGGGTGGGGGTGGCAGGGATACGCCTGCACATTTTTGATGCTTTCAGCGTTGATTGGTATCGGTATTTTTAAATATCGTAAGGCCAATCAACGCATGGAAACCTGATAGGTGGACAACATGAAACAAAACAGTGCTCTTGTTTTGGGATTGCTCCTCCTCCTGGGATTACTCTCTGTAGTTCCCTGGGTGGAGACATCGGAGGCACAGGGCCCTTCGCTGCAACCTATCCGTGTTCACGTTGTGGATACGGTTGGCAGCGATGTGGCTGGAGCCGACGTGTGGATTCGGAACGAGGATTCCAGTGAGGTGGGTTTCCATCTTGCTGGCCCGTTCACAACGAACGCCCAGGGTGTCGTGCAGATGAACGACGCCACAGAGGTATTTGCCAATGGTGGTCTTGACGCTGATGTCGGAGACACTATGATGGTCTATGCCAAGAAGGGAACCGACGAAGCGAGTTCAGTGACCATCACTGTCCAGACCGCTTTCCCGCTTATCGACGTCGAACTGGCGTGGAACGAACCACCAGAGTGTGACGACGGTGGCGGGAACTGTATCGAGGGCGACCAGGGTGCAACGAACGACCAGACCACTCCCTATGTGTTCGTAGAAACCGACGCTGGGGCAGGTGCAATCACCTGGTCAGTCATCGGAGGGGCAGGTTCTGTGACCGACCCTGACGTGCCAACCCTGAACTACGGCACCTGGACCGACTATGGTGAGATTGTCTGGTTCGAGAGTGGCACGGGAAACCCCGACTTCGACCCCGAGAACGCCCCCAACACCTTCGGCCACCCAGAGAACCAGATTTTCGCCACCTACAACCTGGATGACGAGAACCACCCTGGAGGGAACGTCGAAGCCGACATCATCGACACGGCCACCAACGCAGCTGGTCGGACTGGCCTGACATGGGGTTCCTCGAACTCTATCCCTGGTATTTATACCATCTCGATGGTGGTCTGGGATGAGACCTTTTTCCCTGCTGGAGACATCACTGACAGTAGGTTCGAGTTGACCGAGTCCGTTGTTTACACTGATGACACGGACCCTGTAATCACCCTCGGATCTTCGACTCTCCCTCTGTCGGTCCCATCCACGACAACCTGGCAGGTCATCGTCTATGCATCCGATCCCGATGGCGGAACGGTGAGTGGTGTGGATTTCATCCTCACTGGTGATACCACTGAGAGTACTCCTGGTGCTGGTGACCAACTCTACTGCCCAACTGCTTCCGATCCATGCACCGTCGCCTTGACCAACGACCCATCTGGGTCCGCCTATTGGCGACATACCTTCATCGCTCCGACCCGTGCCGGTCATGTTGACTGGTCCATCGACATCGCTGATACGGCCCGTCCGGTCGGGTATGGTGATGTCATCAACACAGCCACCAACATTCATAGTGATACCACCTACTTCACAATGGCTGGTGGTTCCGGTCCTGATGCTGTACTCCAGGCCGAGGCCAACGCCGACCCGGCCCCACCACCAGGGGCCAACCTCGTCAGTGTGACCATCGACGAGGGTGAGTGGATAGCATTTGACTCCTGGAACACCCTTGATGGAAACCCGGGTGTGCTGACATCTGGTGCAAACTGGCAGCTCGGCGATTTCAACCATGATGTCGTCGTTGACTTCGGTGATGGTTCCGCCACCTGCCGTGAGAGAGGAGACCTCTATCCTGTGCTGCCTGCCGACGGTGGTGCAGAATCCTATGGCGGTTCCCCTCTCCCCAATGATGGAACTGAACTCTCCACCTGCCAGGGAACTGATGCACCTTTCTCCGGTACCGAGGCCGACAACGAGGCTGATGGTATCTTCGGTCACTCATACACCAACAAGGGGACCTATGTTGCCACCATCACCGTAACCGACTACGAGGGATACACCGACGCCGATCCTATCCTGGTCATCGTACAGGATACAACCGCACCAGCAGCACCTTCCACCTTCAAGTGGTTGGAGGGTAACAGCCCATGGACTGGTGCCGACGTTACAGGTACCAACTTCGAAACCGGGGGGACCTATACCTTCGTCATCGAGAACTGGTATGATGTCGGAACTCCCGTCGAACCAGTGGTCAACGTCCACTACTACCACAACGGTGCAGACCAGGGAACTATGACTTCGATGGGTGCGGGTTCTGGTTCTTACTACTATACCATCACCATCCCTACTGACGATGAAACAGATTTCTTCTATGCGGTGACCGGCGACGATTCCGTGCCCAACACGTTCTCCAACGTCGGAACGCCCTGGACAAAGACTGTTGTTGATGGAACAAACCCCTTCGTGGACACCTTCCAGCCAACAACGGTTGTTTCTCCAAACACTGGGTTCGAGATGGAGACCGACGTAGGAGACCTCGTTGCCACCTTCGACGTACTACCAATCCCGGCTATGACGGTATTCATCGACTATGACATCTCAGGGGGCGACGGACTCCTTGCCTGTGGTGGTGTAGCCGGTGGACCTGCTGGAACCGACCAGATTTATTATCTGGACATCGGTGCCTACATCCCAAACCCCGCAGCAGCCAACGTCATCATCGGAGATGTCGACGTCACCGAAGACGCCTGTAACGACTGGAACGGTGCCGTTGTACAACCCAACGACTACCCGTACTGGCAATATACAGTAGCTGGATTCTACACCATCGGTATCACTGTCGAGGACGATGCTGGAAACACCTATTACACGTCCTATGCTGTGACAGCTGGCTCCCTGGGTGACTACATGACTGTGGTGGACGGCTGGAACGTCATCCCGATGAAGTTCCAGGATTTCGAATGGTGTAACCCCGCTCAGACCGATTGCACCTTCCTTCCTACCGCAGAGAACCTCGTGGACCTCTATCCTGAGGTCGAGGCTGTTGGAAAATGGTCTCCAGCCGAGTGGGATTGGGAGTGGGTCTGGGTCGTTGGTTCCGACAACGAACAGAACTTCTTCATGTCTTCTGACTACTCCAGTGGTTACGGAACTGTGAACGGAGTGGATCTATCCCTACCTGCTGACCGTATCCCTCAGAGTATGGAAAGCTTCGCCGTGTTCGTGGACCTGGGCGGTGGCGGTTCCATCAACCCAGCAGGGTCAGACGACATCTTCGCCGATTCTGATGGAGTAGCAACCGCCGGATCTGGAGATCCCAACCAGGCCAGTGGGGCTGTCGCACAGGAGATGTGCGACTACATGGGGGCTGGACCCGATCTGAAAGGTGCCGACCAGAACTGCCAAACCCCAGCTCTCCCCCGGATGTGGGCATGGTATGACGAGAACACCGACGGAGACTACGATTGGGAGGAAGCCATCTTCAACTCCGGTGTCGACAGTACCTTTGGGACCAACGCCGTGCCTGGCGATGACGAACTGTACGTCGATACCCCGAACGCACCTTGCGACCCAGATGGTGTTGACCCCGATTGCCACCGTATGAACGAAGCACCCAACGGTGCCTGGTGGTACCTTGACGACAACGCTGACGGCTTCTTCTCCGCTGGAGAGGATATCTACCAGGCACCTACCACTGACGCTATCGACCCCTGGGTCGTCGGTATCAACCTCTACATGGAGGGTTCTCCCTATGGAACCACCTTCGATACCCTCCGTGCCGACGATGGACTGGGTGAAGACGGTGCAGGGTTCAACGCTATCTCCCTCGGTGTCGACACCGCATTCGCAGGCGTCGTTCCAGTGGGCGAGTGGCTCTCTCACATGGGCCATCCTCTGGACGATGGATCAACCACCGCTGCAATGAACACGGGTACCGCACAAGGAGTGCCCGGTGGTGCTGGAACCCCTGGTGATGGTATCGTTGACGCCTGGGCCTACTACGAGTATGCCTACACCGGACACGCTTCCACCGACTATTACACCTACGAGATATGGGATGCTACCAACCAGGTATGGCGGACCCCGGTCTATACCGAGGTTCAGTCTGCCGATGGTCACGACATGATACCGTTCGATGACGGTGGAATGCTCCACATCGGAGAAGTTGTCTACGACGACGCCTATCGGTGGTCCTACGAGTTCGATATGTCTGACACCGGTCCTTCCGAGCGAGACAACCAGGTCCTCAACACAAAACCCGATATCTACGACATTGGAATGGCATCTGGTATTGCAGATATCTACGACAAGGATACATCACTGTGGGCTGGTGGGCCCGTCGGTACTCTTGATCTGGTCGGAGACCCATCCCACGATATCCGTATCCACACCATCTACGAAGATGTCGACGACGACGCTCCGACCCAGATGCAGATCATCGTCTTAGACCCCAGTTTTACTGACCGAACTGGAGGTGTCCAGAGAACTATGGTACCCTGTAGTGATGGTATTCATGGGCCGTGTGACGGAGGGTATGCAGGAGCTATCTATAACAACATGCCTGCTGTAGGTTCGTGGGCTGATGGTGAGGCTTTCATCTACGATCCAGGTGCCGCTGGCCTTTTCACTATCGACATGGTAGGAACGTGGCAATTCAACCTCTACTATGATGATGGTTCTGGTCACGTGATGGATACCTATCTTCTCAGTGTATCAGATAGTGGTGTTCCCGCCTCGCCCGAAATCAAAATCAAGGTCATCAACCTGTTGGACGGGAATGGATATTGGTACTGTGATGAGGGCGGCTGGAGCTGTAGTGGTACCCCAACCTTCGAGACTGGTGGAGTCGATGACACGACCAAACCGGAAGACTACGGATCAGCCACCTATCTTGAGGTCAACTTTGCGTGGACAGGCTTCCCTGCCACATCTCAGAACTTCGGGATACAGGTCTGGGATACAGTCAGTGGCTGGATAACGAACTACTACACACCAGATTACGGAAGTGGCAACGCAGTTGCTGGAGATGGCCTTCTGGAGTTCGACGCAGGATTGGAAGGTTCTGACTGGACATCTGGGCAAATCGTCGTTCGTGTGTTCTGGGTGGAAAGTCCAACCACATACGATGAAGACGAAGGTCAATCGGCCGCAGGAGCCTAGGAGGTGATGAAGATGGAAAAAAACACACACGTGATGAAATCGACCCTGCTTCTGGTCATCGTGGCCCTCATGGTTTCGATGTTCCCGACCACGAACGTCCAGGCCGCCCCTGAGCCTCTCAAGGTTCTGGAGGGTTATGCCTACTATGGGTTCACGGAAGACTACCCTGTCTACGGAGATGGCGTCTTCCGTGCATCCTCAACCGAGGAAGTTCTCACTGTGGACGACATCCCATCCGATGCCGATGGGTATCTCCAGTTCACCAGTACCGTTCTGGAAGATGGAGATGTTTACACAGTCGTCGCACAACAGGAGCTCATGGGCTTCACCCTGATGGACACCGACACCGTTACGGCCACTGGAGAAGTCACTCTGTTCAGCGACCTCCACCTGACTCATACGTGGGCTATGTACAGCCCGATCCCCGCTGGCGGCGTCTATAGGTATGGTGAAGGGCCTGTGTCCGTCGAACCCTGGGACAATCACGTGACAATCGAGGATGCCCCAGGAATCTATGGATGCATGGAACCCAGGGAAGCTGGCGTTCACGGTGCCTTTTTCCGTATGGGATTCGCCAACGTCGACCTCGTGGAGCTTGACCTCGACGCCAATGACTTCAAGGTGGTGCGGTGGTCGGATACCCTCGGGAAGTACGAATATGTCCCGACTCTCAACAGTGGAACCTTCGTGACCGATGAGTATATCGAGGTTCTCAGTGGTATCTCCGGTCGAAGCTGCTTTGCCATCGGTGGTGCGAACCTGAACACCATACCCGTGGCCGTGGCCAACGCCGACAAGACCAACGTGGAACAGGACGAGACAATCACCTTCGACGGCTATGACTCTGTGGACTTCAGCGACGCCACCGGAGGAGACGGGACAATCATCTCCTACGCATGGAATTTCGGTGATGGGGAAACCGGGTCTGGTATCGAGGTGGTCCACAGCTACGACGACGCAGGGACCTACGTCGTGAACCTGACCGTGACCGACAACAATGGTGCCCAGGACACTGACTGCCTCACCATCACTGTGGATGAGAAAGAGGAGGAGGATGACGAACCAACCATTCTTCTGACCCTCGAACAACTCCTCTCTGACACGGGGATGTTCTGCCTGCTCATCATCATCGTGGGCCTGGGGTTGTTGGCGTGGCGGGTCTACAACGACAGGAACTAGGTAGGATAACCGATTGATGGACTACGGGGGCTTTTGCCCCCACTCAACCTTTTTTCTTTCTCTTCTTTTTTCTCTTAACAATCCCACCAAACTACGATGGAAATGAACTCAACGGCCACCCAATGGCCAACAACCAGAGACCAGAGTGTTAAGCTCTAATACAGTACTTTTTAAACTCGTTCTGTTAATCTACCACCGTGAAGATAGAATATCTCGATAAAGAGAGAGGTTTGTTGAAGCCAGAAGGCCGCAACGACTTGAGAGATAAGATACTATCTTCCCTGAAGGACCGTAGATGGAGACCCGACATCAAAGCCATTGAGTTCTCACTCATGGATATCCCTATACTGAAAGGGGCCTTGAACGGAGAGGTTGTCGAGGTCTGCCAGAAGGTTGGGGCCAGATACAAGGATATTAAAGAACGAGAAACCCACAGGGTTATACTCCATTTCTCTACATCGTTCTACAGGCGTATCGAGATACGATACAACAAGCGTTACATCGACGAGCGGATAGTGGACGTCGTGGACCAGTATTGTGATAATGGCTCTACCATGTTGGGTCGTTCCATCGAGGTCGAGGATTTCGCAGCCGAGGCCAGGTTGGTCGGTGCAAAAATCGAGTATGATACAAAGGTCGATGAATATATAAAGCGTCTCAGAGACCTCCAGGAATCCGACATGGACAATCTGAATCTCCCACTCCGATCATACCAACAGGAAGGTGCTATATTCCTTGCACTTACCCAACGGGCCATCTGTGCTGACGAGATGGGAACTGGGAAAACCGCCAGTTTCATCTGCACCTGCACTTGGTTGAAGGAAAAGGGTCTGGCCAGAAGGGTGTTGGTCATCGCACCAGCATCCCTTCTCTACAATTGGGAGAACGAGGTTGAGAAGTTCTCTGATGAAAAACCACTCATTATCGAGGGTACTCCAAAGAAACGGATGCCATTGTATCAGGCCCTGCAAAACGGCACGGAAACGGCTTTCTTTGTGCTAATAAACTATGAAAAGGTAGTCAGGGACCAGAAACACCTGATGAGCCTGGAATGGGATGTTATCGGGCTGGATGAGGGGCAGCGGATAAAGAACCCCGAGACCAGACAGGCAAAGGCCGTAAAGGACCTGGGCGTCGGAATCCCCAACAAATACGTGCTGACCGGGACTCCACTGGAGAACAAACTCGAAGAACTGTTCAGTATCATGCAGTTTGTGGACCCTACGATTTTCGGGTCCTATCGAACGTTTATGAACCAACACTTCGTCTATGGAGGATTCAATCAACTGGAACGTATTGGCTACAAAGACCTCGAACTATGCAACAGACGTGTGTATGGTGCTATGATAAGACGCACCAAGGACCAGGTTGCAAAAGAGATGCCCGAGAAAATAATCAAAACCATCAAGGTCCCATTGTCCGACCATCAAAAGAAGCTCTACATCAAATTGAAAAAGAAGGCCACCAAAGACGTAAAAAATAATTATTGGTACGGAATCGCAGCGGATTTCTCTCTCCTCCGTATGCTGGCTGACGATTCGATGCTTCTACATCTATCCAACAGCGAACTGATTGATAACCTGTTCGAACGTGAGAAGATAAAACAATCTTCCTCGAAGCTGGATGTATTGGTCGAGGTATCGACGGAAGCTATGGAGAGTGAAAAGAAGATCGTTATTTTCACCCAATGGGTTCGTATGGCACACATCATCAAGGATAAAATGGTAGAGTTATTCGGAGATGTAGTGCTGTATGTCGATGGGTCCCTTGACAACCACGAGAAGCAGCGGAGGGTCTGGCAGTTCTGGGGTTCAGAAAATGAAGAGAACGAATACTTCCGGTCAGGCCCCGATGACATCGACCAGTACGAGATACTGGTGACCACAGACGCCCTGAACTACGGCCAGAACCTACACTGTGCTGATATCCTGGTCAACTTCGATCCACTCTACAACCCGAAGAAGCAGGAACAGAGAGATGCCAGAATCCACAGACTTGGTATCACCGACACCAAGTACATCATCAATATCATAGCGAAGAACACGGTTGAAGAGTCGATACTTCGGATGCAAAAGAGAAAAAGAGACCTGTTTGACGATGTGGTAGGGGATATGGTATCCGATTCCCGGGACCACCAGGAACTGGTCAAAGAGATACTGGAAGGTGTCGAGTAATGACGGAAAGTAACGACGTCGACATAGACTCTCCCGACAATAGAACACTTGTTAAAATAGAGACCCAGGAGTGGCTAAAAAAACATCCAGACGACCCTCTGGTTAATGCAATCAGGAACTGGACTGGAAAAAGGCAGACAGATTGCTACTTCGAAGAAGGATATTGTGAAATAGTGAGATGCCTATATAGTAGAATATTTTTTTCTGGGACACTTTCCGACGTTGGATCTTCATCTGAACAAATGTCACTCTATGGATTACTATCAGACATCATCGTTGATGGGGTAACCGAAAGTCACTCTGGTGATACCTGTCCTGATTGTGGTGGTGAGCTGAAAACTACAGGTAAGATAACGTTCTGTAAAAGATGTAAAAAACATACAACTGGTCCAGAAAAGTAGGAGATGATGTGATGGAAAAGGAGGACAAGAGAAGGCCTGAAACAAAGTTTGGTTCATCAAAAAAACCATATTGTTTCTACTGCGGAAAAGAAGGTGGACATCTCACAATCGTATGTGGGAAATGTGGTGGTTGTCACGCTGATGAGATGTGTGGTTTACCAAAAAGATGGGACGGAAAGTCTGGGACACCAATTTTTGAACCATCTGAACTTGGTTATCTTTGTCCTGAAGGTCATCGTGCTTCACAGATTCAGTGGTCCGAGTTCGAAGGATATATCTGGTGTTGTAAATGTGAAAAAGATATTCCATCGAAGGACTGCCAACTTCAGAGACCCATAGGACAGAAGGAAAGCAAATTCAATATATTTGTTTCTAACCTTGAGTTGAAGTGGGGACAGAAAGCCAACGTCATAGAAGGTGTATTGGAAATCGACGAGGACGAATGGTCGTGATGACCATGAAAGATTGAAGAAAAAAGGATTCATGGAGGACGAAGATGGAGTGTGATAGAAGCCAGGTCAGGGCTTGGGTCCTTGGCCAGACCACAATCATAAGAGCGAAAACTCTTAAAAAGAGATTTAATATCTCTGGTCATGTAGCATCAAAGATTCTTGAAAAGATGTGTTATGAAGGGGAATTGGTAAAGATATTTCAGAGTAACAGAGTTACGATGTATAAAGTTAAGGGTGCTGTGTATGTTGATAAATTCATGGATAATAGAGACCGCTGAAAGGTATAAGAAGGAGTACCCTGGTCACGAGTGGGAACCAGAGGATAGACTACTCTTCGCAGGTAAAGAAGGTATTTATCTCGGTGAGATAGCAGGTGTCACAATAGCCTCGTTGAACCCGGTTCCTTGTATGTTATGGGCTAAATGGATTCAACTAGCACTACCTGAGATTCTGGAGTTATGTCTATTCATACCACGCCAATCTGATTACATGAATAAGTTATTCGAGATTAAAAATAGAGGATATGAATACACACTACACTCTCAACAAATGGTATATAAAAAGATCCCAGAACAAGACCCAGATAGGCCAGGTGAGGTAAAATTCACTTATGAGTGGTTGGCCGACACCCCTTCTGATGCATGGTATAAAGAAATAGACGGAGATAAAAATGTTAAAAAAAGAAGTAATTGAAAAACTACAGGCTAACGGAGACCAGAAGTTATCCCTTTTCATTGAATATATCATCAACGAATGTGGTGGTGAGAGAGAGAAAATTGAAGACGAAATTCATAATGATAAACGTATAAGAGTCTATAAGAAGAAAGGTACTACATTTGTGGGTTTATTAAAGAAAAATAAAGGTAAAATGTGGAAGGGTTTCACTGTTCTACCAAAAAGAAACGAACATACTCCAGAAAAAGTGAGCTATAGCGATACTAACGTTCAGTCCAATGGAAGGAAGTTGCCGGTCACATACATCGAGGTGATAAGAGATGCTTCCGAGAACAGAGAGAATATTCTTATTGTTGGCCCATCTGGTTGTGGAAAAACCAGTCTGATACGTAATGTATGTTCTTACACAAACAGAGGGTTGATAAGAGTCAATTTCTCAAAAAGAATAAGTGCTGAAGACCTGGTAGGCCGATGGACAGTAAAAGATAACCAGACGGTCTGGGTAGACGGACTACTTGTAATAGCGTTGGAGAAAGGTTACTGGTTCATGGCCGATGAAATCAACGCAGCCGACAGCGAGGTAATGTTTGCACTCAGGTCACTGCTTGACGAGGAACGTTCATTGACACTCATTGAAAAAGATGGTACAAAGATACCAGCTCATCCTAACTTTCTCTTCATCGGGACCATGAACCCACCTGAGGACATCGCATATAAGATGATGGGAAAAGAACTCAGCGAAGCCGATAAAGATCGCTTCGAGACTGTAATCAACATGGACTATCTCCCAGCCGAGGAAGAGATCCAGGTAATCATGGAGAAGAGTGGTTACAACGAGGAGGATATCGTCAGGAAGATGGTTGAGGCTGCGACGAGTCAACGAGACGACAGAAAACACTTTGAGATACTCTCAATCATCTCAACAAGGCGTCTCATCCACTGGGCTACTAAATGCATAAAATACGATATCAGAACGGCCTTTGAGACATCAATTGGACCCAGACTACGCTCAACAGAACGTGAAGGTATCACAGAATTTGTACTAGGAAAATTTTAAGTTGTTGCATTTTTCTATCAATATCATCTATATGGGTTATGTTTAAAAACTTGTCGAATTACGCTTTTTACTGTTAACCGTACCAAAAGTATATAAAGCGTAATAACAAGTAAGAGTTATAACTGTTGATATGAAGCATCATAGAATAATGAGTTGATAACAATGACTAAGGAATTAAAAACACTAATCTATGGGTTCCTGAAAGATAACCCATTTACAGACACAGAAGAGATTGCCGAAGAGTTTGGGATAGATAAAAGAAAGACTTATCGTCTACTCAAAAAGATGGAATCCGAAGGTCTCCTTGGTGGGCAGGTTGGAGAGCTCTCCACTGGTATGAACCGGGGGAGGGGCAAATTTATAATTTGGAATGCAGTAGGTTATGTGTAGATTCTATTACGCTTTTTACAGTTAAACTATCCGAAAGTATATAAAGACAAGAGGTCAGGTAAGAGTAGGTGATGTGTGATGAACAGATTGGTCAGGAGGAGGCGAAGAGGCCCGTGATTGGGCTGTCGAGGTCAACCGAAACCAGAAGCGAACGAAGGAAGAGGAGATGGCCGCCCGTCTGATGGCGATCCGTTCCGGGGAGCTCTCACCTGGGTTCTGCGATGAGTGTGAAAAGACCCTCGAACCTGGGTTTGATGAAGACCTCGCCCCATCCACAGGGATGTGCCCAGAGTGTCAGGAGATATCCCGTCAGAAGAATCGGCGTCAGCGTCAACTGAAGGTGGATGCCGTCCGGTCCCGCTACCCCCATCTGGTCTCCAATAAGGCGGAGGATGGTTATTACATCCGGGACGAACCAAAGACCTGTGCGAAGTGTGGGAACGAGGCACTCTACGGTTCTACATCATGGCTGGGAAATTGGCTGTGTTGGGAATGTGACACACCTGAGCCAGACGATTGGTAAACTCAGGGTAAGCGGCCTCTACAACTCCGATTTGGGCCACCGGGTAGAAATCATTATAACATCGACAGGCCATTTTACAGTAGTGATTGGTCTTCCAAATGCCCTGGTCCATGAAATAGAGCTCGAAACGTGGCTCGGTAGTGACATTGCAATCGCACTTATCACCACCTGGGACAAGAAAGGGTTGGATAGACTACAGGTGATAGAACGTTCGTCTGAAATCCTACAAAATGTAACTGGAAAGGACTTTGAGTTTATCTGAAAGAGACCTACATCACTTCGCAGCCACCCACCCTCTTTATAAACTCATTCTTTCCTTGTAGTCTCATGGAACTCGGGGACTATGATTTCGTATTTACCGTCGTCAACAACGTTGACCTCATCGACTTCGACCCGATGAAAACCATAGTTGAGTGGTGTAAGATGCCTTACCCCAGGCATCCAAAAGGATGCAAAAACATCTCAAAACCATGTAGGTTCTTTCGGCCAGGACTCAAGGAAGAAATTGTAAAATGGGTAGAACATCCTGACGCCGACGTTTACGTTGCCTGGGTCGAGTGGGATATTGATGATTGGGAAAGGAGGATGATGGACGTTCACCCAGACTGGTCGAGGGCCCGCCTACGAAACTTACTCTACTGGCAACCACGACTACGAAAAGCACTGTGGATAGAGTGTGAAAAGACATTCGGATGGTGCAGAGTTATCTTCGGTGCCGAAGGTTGCGGTGTCAATTTCTATTCAATGATGTTGAAAGATCACTTCGGTGGCATCGAGCTCGACAGGCCTGATAACCTTCATATCGTGAGAGTCATAGCCATCACCTTCGCCTTCGATAATCCTACTATCCAATGTGGTTTCCCTACCGGTTTCCGTAAGAAAGACGAGAACCCATTTCCCGTAGATGAAAGCCAAGAGGATAGACTTCTGGCCGAGGATCTATAAAGTAGCACGTAGCAAATCTTTTATACTCAAATCCATCTATGAATCGTGAAGGGAACGAAGTATTTGATGTCACAACCAAATCCCTCCTCTTCCCTTCTCCATTACCCTCTAACTTTCTCTGTTAAGCACAGATTCGTGGGAGTTTTCTCAAAAGATTTATTAACCCCAGCATCCCTAAAACTCCCGCTATCAGCTCCTATCAGGCGTTGATGGTAGGTTGTGACATCAAATGAAACGTAAAGGTCCCCAAAAGGGAAAAAGGGAAGGGCAGAGAACCCTCGCTGAGTTCCCACTCAGCGATGATATGTATTGGCGGCAGACGAGGGCCTATCTTCGGAAACCAGAAAGAGCCCTGTTGGTGAGTGTTGAAAACGAGAAGGGTGGTTGTGCCAAGACTATGACTGCAGCGGCCCTTGGTGCCTATGCGGCCAAGATACTATCAACAAGTCGGACACTGGAAGGGATCTACCGTGTACTCTATGTAGACATGGACGAACAAAACAGCCTCTCGAAGATGTTGGGGTGGAAGGTTAAGGAAGAAATGGAGGGGACTGGAACTTTCCTTCACTGGCTACTGCAGAACCCCCCGAAAATCCGTGAAGAGGCCAAGAAGAACATGATACACGCTGCGTGTGTGAAGAACAAGGGCATCGAGTTCGCCCTCATCCCAGCCGGTGGCCCTGAACTTCTCCGTGCTGTCCAGAGCCGTCAAGCCATCGAGTACAAAGCACGTAACTATGAGTGGTTCAAAGACTTGATTAACGAGTTTGCTTATTACTTCGACCTCATCATCTTCGACACTGGTCCGTCCCGGAATGATCTACACAAGCTGGTCAGCTCTGTGGTTGATGAAATCATAGTCCCCTTCGATGGCCTAGAAGCGTTCGAACAAATCGGTGACCTCATCGCAGACCTTCGAGCTGAGGGTATCGGTCCAGACCAGGCCAACATCACTTTGGTAATGACGAAGTGGCAACCACAGAAAAGAGGGACCAAACTCACCTCGAACCTTATCTACAAGAAGGCCATCGAGGTATTCCCTGAGTTCGTCTGCGAACATGGTGTCAGAGAAACCATAGCCATGAAGCGGTCCTATAGCACCCCTCTGATGTATCGGGGTTTTGACCCTGATGGTGAGTATGAAAATGTCGCCAGAGATATTTTTGAACGGTGGAATGGTAATAGCCGATCCAACTTCTTTGAGTGTTACACCCAGGAAAGAGAGAGACTTTACAAACACGCTATCGAGGAACTTCGAGAAAAAGAGGTGCAGGGAGGCATCAGATACGCTAAAAAAATACAATTCAAAAACCCCTTTTCATCTGAAAAGGGTGAAAAGGATGAGTGAAGGAATCCCTCGAAACGTTCTTGACCGTCTGGTGGCAAAATTTATCTACTGTTCACCCGAAAGGGTATCTTTAATACAGGAAGAACTTTGTTATCTTCTTAATGAACATTTTAACGGCCGCACAAGAGTGAATGAGATGAGAGTATTGTTAGGGAACATCCCGCTCGATGACCAACGTCACTATAACGACTTCGTTCAGGAGTTCGGTTCGTTCGACCTATTAACCTTTATCGAAGAGATGGAAAACCGAATAACGTCTCTTGAAACAAGGTCAGCACAGTCTATTAGTAATAATAAAGTACGGTCTGTTGGTAGAGGTAAAAAGGTGCAATCAGTTAAAGGCAAGAACACAGGTTCAGTAAAATGCCCCAAATGTAAAAAACAAGCAAGGTACACTTCAAATTCCTACAGTGTAAGAACAAAAAAGTATAAACACAGTAACTACAGATGTGAGTGCGGCCACCATTTCACCAAAATCGAAAAAGGAAAAAAGGGTTTAGTATTAAAGAAACGTGCCTAATGACCCAGAACTTCCTCAATCTCAACGAGAGATTCCCGGTGGTCCTGCAACCGACGGGAATCTCGATACTTCTCATCTCGACACATGAAGCAGGAACAAACCATGTTCCATTTGGAGAGACGGCCAGATTCTGCAAGGTAACGTGTCTCATCGGGGTCGGTCTCATGCCAGACACGATAGACCCGTTTGATGCGGCGACGGATGAGTAGTCTATCTTGCCTACGTCGAGAGTGTGACAGTGCCATCTTCATCACCTATCATTCTTCCTCGATAAGAACTTTTATGCTGTTACGCTTTTTACGGTTGAAGAGTCTGAAACTATATAAACTCGGTTTCTCGATTAAGGTAAACAGGTGATGTGATGGATGATATTGATGGGAAGCATCTAACCTACAACGATGGCCGTCGTAATGGTGGCCGCTACCCCCATCTTGCCCTTATCAGAGACGGTGAGATGATTACCTTCTCAGGGGAGAGTATCAATAAGCTGTACGTCGTGATTGCCACAAATTTTGTGAAGAGTGGACAGTGGTCCAATACCACCTACACTATCCAGCTCGCAGGTGGAGTAGGGCATCTGGTCATCTGCCCCAACCTCCACAATCCACTCTGGCCTGACATCTGTCGCTGGGTAGAGGTCCAGAGTAAGGTGGTCGAGCTCAGCGGCCAATACGTTGAGCTCGATTCTGTGAAGGAATACTTCGGAGAACATGGACCAAAGTTCTCTGCCCGTATTAATGAGCGGGAAGCACTTCTGAAAGACCTGCCTGAGGTCGAGGTACAGACCTTCACCTTTGGTGCCCCGACCAATCGTGCAATACGAGAAGGGTACTGGGGGTCCCCAAAGGAACATGGAGGTCATACGTTTCATCCTCAGGATGGGTGGCACAATGCCACATCAGAGACGGCACGGGTCCTCGGAGTAGATAACCTTCCTGGACATCATGGAGGGTACTATCGTATTCACTACGTGGTGGTGGAACCCGAACCTGAGCCAGAACCTGAACCCGAAGAATCCGACAATGAAAACCTTACCGCTTTGTTGAATGGTGAGAAAGTTAGCCTGGGAGGGTTCTGATGCGGTTCGTCATCAAGGGTAAGCCCACCTATGCAAAGGCAGCCGTTCTAGATGGTGACCATTACAACGATGATGAACATCACCGAGACCACGAGGGAAGTAAAGGGAAGAAGTACAGAGGTTAATCGACAAATCACTGGAGATATGAAATGGTACAGAGTGAAAACTACTTTCTCGATGAGGAAGGGGAATGGATGGATGATGAGGAGATGGAGACTCCTGGAAAGGTTTTCTCCATCTTTGCCTATAACCCCGACTGGACAGATTACTGTAGGGGGTGTGAGATGGGCAGAGGTCCATCTAAGTTCACCTGGCTATGCACCAACCAGAAGGACGAGGCCACCGAGTTCCTTGCTGAGGCTTTCAAAGAGGAATATGATGAAATTATATTCCTCGTAGATGGTGTAAGTGTCGGTGATATCCGCCTGGACGACTACAACCAGAGGGAGAGTATCTACTACATTGGAGGTGAGAATAAATACGTTCAGGAGATAGTCACACCTGCTTTGGAGATGGGTAAACAGCAAAAGATTGAGGCTGTTGAGCGAGCCAAAGCAGCAGAAGAGCTGGAGCGAAAGAAGGAAAGGGAGCTAGCGGAACGGCGAGAGAAGGCGGAGTATGACCGGCTCCGCCACAAGTGGGGAAAAAAGGACGCCGACGAGTGGCGTAAAGAGAGAATGGGAGAAGATTGACATACATAGGTGAGTGAGATGTTTATGAACGAGAAGACCAGGGAGTTCCCATGTTGGGAGTGCAAGAAGTATGAGGCATCAATACCACCTCACAAAAACTGCCCCATATTAATGGCCCTTCTCAAAAACATGCCCGACCTGAAGGAACTGTTGTCAATCAAAGAACTCACCTTCAAGTGTGATGAGATTCAGTGGAAGAAACCAGCCAAGGCTCTCATCGAGAAGTTGGAAGAGACCGGGATGCTTCGAGCTGCCCTGACCTATCAGGAGGAGAGGGTCAGGCTCCTGTTCTACATCAATGCCTATCAGGAGGATGGCAAGCTCGTTCAACGACTCTGTGACATCTGGGATGATTTCGACCTCCTGACCAGAAATCCACAGGTAGTTGTTATCAACCACTCCGACAGCGTTCTCGCCTTCAGAGAGCAGTTGAAGAACGAGGCAGTAACCAAGGTCATCTATATCGACAAATCAGTAGAGGTGAAATGATGCCAAGTGAAGAGAATTATTTTCTGGACCCAGAGGACGGAGAAAGGATGATGGATGAAGGCACGAAGGCAGAACTGGATGGAAAGTTGTGGACCGAGATACCAGGGTGTAGAAATGAATGATCTATACCCAAGAGGATTCAATTGCCCACAATGTGATAAAGAAGTGTGGGGAGTAGGTTGGCTCGGAAGTGCTGGTGTATCTGCTCTTATCCAACACGGTAGAAAAAGGTCCGGTATTGGTGGTATCCCAGCACCAATGCAATACCAGGCCAAGAGCCGATGCTTTCTGACCTTCGATGAGTTTGAGGAGATAAAAGATAAGATATTTGAGATATCTCCCAGAATCGAGGAACTTTACAACGCACGTGCCTGTCCAACGTGTGGAGAATTTGGTAAAGAAGTTGGTAGGTGTTTCTGGTGTCCAACATGTAAGAGACACTATCATCTGAGACCAACGTCCCGAACCATTGATGTTCCTTACTATCCATAAAAGATGAGTTAGAGGAGGAAAACTGATGATACCTATCGAAGCGACCAGAACAACAGGAAAAGTCGTCACTGTCAAATTCGACGATGGGATCGAAGCGGTGTTCGAACCCTACCTGGAGATTCATTACAGAGAACGTGTTGCGGGGCTACAACGCTTCTCCCTCCGAAACAAAGAGGGCGGTACCGTCGTCCGATATGACTGTCAGCTCCACAAACCAGGCCAACTTGTAGAGGCTGGGGAGGGCTGGACCCCCGTTCGTATTGTTGATTACTGGGAGGCGGCCCGGGATTTTGTTGCCCATCTCTGTTGGGGTGAAGGCGGCCTGGAGCTTGACAAACAACCTAATATGAGGTGGTGGTATCACTGGCGGGTTACATCAGTGGGTCTGAGTGGTATCGACGACCTGTCACTACAGGCAATATCTCAGGAGGAAGCAAAAGAGAATAACACTCGAAGTGAGAGTGATGCCGAGGTGGACTACCGCCCTTTCATGTTTGATAACCCAATAAGATACCCGACCTGTGACAACTGTGGCGATACGTGTGGTGAGGTCCGCCAATGCCCAGTATGTAGCAAGGCCTTTTGTTTCGTATGCCACAGAGAGCTCGACAAACATGTAGAGAAGTGTAAAAAGGGAGAAGTAAAGAGGGAGGAGAAGTAGATGGTTTTTGTCGATGATAATGAGGAACGTTTATCTATCACAGTGAGTATTCCACTCTCTGAAATCCGAAAGTTTTGTGATTCAGTAATTGAGTCAATCAGACCAGACCACTCAAACATAGATTGGGACGAAAATGTTGAGATTATAGTTGAAGCACAAGCTTTCAAAGACACCAATAAATCTGATGAGAGTGGATGGATAATAATGAGTCATACAAATAATTATTCTCTTTCAGATATAAACATCGACTACGAAATATTAGAGTTGGGAAGTGCTTCACGGCACCAGCGACAGATGGAGAATAACGGAGAGAGTCCAGAGTAAAGAGAAGTGTGGGGAAAGACAAATGAAGTGGAACGAGTACAAGGAATTATATGGTGTGACAAAACCGCCAGTTGGAACTCGTATCACCTTAAAGTGCTACGGAAACAACCGAATCGTGCCAAAGTACTGTGATGGAGCCAAGGCAACGGTAGTCAGACACAACAAGACGAAGGTTGTGGTCGGAAACGTGCCAACACGAGACGGTAGGAAACTCACCATCATACCAGACAGGCACATCTACAGTGTCGACATACACGATGACCTGACGCCTGGTTGGACCACCGAAGAAGCGTATGGTTGGGCAAAGGACTATCTCCCAGTCAACGTCCCAGAGAAGTACGAGACCTGCAACATCAACGCCTGGCTGCTGGCCCGCCTTCGAGAAGGTATCAGGATATGGGAAGAGCGGGAGAAGGAGGGAGTGTGAAAACCCTATGGTAGAACCGATTAAAGCGAGCAAGCACAGATGTGTAGTTGTCGAGTTTGACGATGGGATCGAGGCGGTATTTGAACCCAATTTCAATCTTGAACACCACGATTGGGATAAGCAAATCGAAGGTCTCCAGCACTTCTCTCTCCGAGACAGCCAGGGTGAGACTGTTGCCCATTATGACTGTGTGCTCGGTCAACCAGGCAACCTATCAGAGGCATCCGAAGGTTGGAACCCCGCTCGGATTGTTGGGTATTGGGAGAAGGCCCGGAAGTTCTGTGAAGGACTTTGCTGGGGAGAGGGCGGGCCAAACAAACTGGCAGAACGAACCAACTATGAGTGGTGGTATCACTGGCGGGTTACATCAGTGGGTCTGAGTGGTATCGACGACCTGAGAAAAAAGGCGGGTCTGCCAATGATATCTACCGTTGAGTACTTCGGTCTGACAGTTGACGAGAGCTTGATAACCGAGAAAGATGTCAAGTGTTCGTACTGCAATACCATCGCCCTGGACCCTATCATAATGACCAGAGCAGAGTTCTACTCAGACGTTCCTGATGTGGCTCTCCCCGATGGCAAGATGGCTTTCTGTGATGAAACCTGTAAAGATGGATATAAGAGTGCTGGATGGCCGTTGTCTGTCAAAGAGTCATTGAACAAAGTTGTCGAGAGTACTAAAGAGCGATTGGGACCAGATTGGCATACATAGGTGTGTTTATGAACGAAACAAATGAGATGAGGGAGTGAAATGTGTATCTTCAGGGAAGTAAAAGGGATAGTGCGTGTGATATCGGAGCGGACGGAAGGAAAAGACTTCCTGCTCGCTCACAACTTCTTGTTCTTCGGAGAATCTATCTCTGTTAAGACAAGATTCTGGTCGTATGAAGACCTGGAGTTTACCAACTGCTTCTTTATGATACAGGCAATAGAGGGTGACACGGAAGCACGATACTATCTCAAGAACAAACAGGTTGGTGGCCCTGAGGGTCGGTGGCCAAAGGAGTGAAAGTAATGTGCAAGGTCATCCTTCACGTGTTCACGGTTGCTGATGTGCCCAATGAGGCATGGATAAAGGTGAAGGGTGAACCATCCGGCGTCTACGCTTTTGATGACATCAGTAGAGAACGGCTGCATGATGCCAAGAACCTGGCGAAGAAACGACTCCAACAAGCCTACTTCCCGAATCTCTGCTATGTACTGAGATCGTATGTCTGGAGCGAGGAAGAAAAGAAAGTGGTGTTCAGTTACCGACGAGAGATTGTCGAGAGAGAAGGTGAGTGAGGATGATGACAGAAGGATTTGTAACAACTACAGAAGAGATTTCAACTACAAAGAAAAAGATGGAAAAGAAGGATGGAAAAAGTTTCAAGCTCATATATACAAAACACACTTACTATATTTGTAAGATAATTGGAGAAGTCTGTGGTGGTTCAGTAGATAGTATGAGAGGGCCGCCGAACTGTAAGGATTGTGAGGATTATATTAACTGGAAGAAATCTGGCAAAACTGTTGAAGAGTATGAAAGGAGTAACGAATGACAAAAAGGAGAAGTTGCCGAGGATGTGTCCACCTGGGTGATGTCAGCATATACTCACAATGTCGCCTTTGTAAGAGATACCCAAGACCGAAAAATGGGTTTAACAGACACACTCCTATGTTTGATAACTATCATAATAAGGAACAACAAATCAAGGCACGTGGTAATAGAAGAACTATCGGACGATATTATAATATCAGGGGATGGAGAAGAAAACGGCAGGGTCCCCACTATACCAGAAGAGAACGAAAGCAACTGAAAAAGTTGCAGAAGATAAAATAATCATAAGGTGAGAATGCTTTTCATAATGTAATAGTGGAAGGAAGTGGTTAATAAAGGTAGAAAAGAGTGTGAAAAAATGAAGGTAGAGGAGCAGAGGTTACACACCATGAAAATCATTGGTCAGATGGTGACCAGAGAAAGATTAGAATACGTCTGGTCTGATGAAGGTAGCTACGTCGAGGATGGGAGGGTCTACATCGAGAAGAAACCCTTCGACATCGAACATAGTCTCTACAGATTGGCGGCCCAGAAGGCCATCAATCTACAACTATGTTCTCAACTACTCTTCACGAAGCCAGACGAGTTACCAGAAAATCTACTCCATCGTTCAATCACTTTTATCCTTGAAGGTAAGAGAACCTCGAAAAAACTCCAGGATGATTATCCAGGGTTCCGAGACTACTTCAAGTTCCTTCAACTCGTGACAGCGTCTACGGTCCATACTGCTGCACAGGACCTGGTTGAGACCATTCTGATTGCTATTTATATCTATCTCAACCAACGTGATGATGGTCCACTACGAGAATATATTGATGAAAGAAATGTTGATGTCATCACAGGTTTGATGGATATATCTCTCGATGCTGATGATACTGAGGAAGTTGGAAGGTATGCGTCTGATATAATTACTCTTATAAGGTCGACTATACCAGATTGGGGTGTTGATAGAGAACAAACCACAAAGCAATCAATCACAGCTCTTGCTGGTAAGGTTGATATATCAACTGAGATGATGATGGTCGATTGGCTGAAAGAAGGTCTCCGTGTAGAACTATCCAACGAACTGGAACGTGAGAACAGCCACTACACCCTGACCAACGAGAAAACTCTCACTGACACACATCATCTTGAGGACATCATCGACTGGGGTGACAGTAGACCAAAACGCTATATTGTGTCGACGGCTGATGGGGTCGAGGATGTTTTCTGGGAGTGCCTGGAAAGGGTGGGCCGAAGGATCAACTATCTCAGACAGGCTATCCAGTCCATAATCTACGAAACCGAGAAACTGAGGGTAGAGAGGTATCAAAGAAGGGGTCGACTGGACGACAAGCGTATGCATAAGGTGGTTAGAGGGGAGAAAAGAGTCTTTGTCCAGGAGATCGACCCGGAGCCTGATGACATCTGCTTCTCGTTGTTGATGGACCGGTCGGGGTCGATGGGTATAAGGGGCTCCAGGAAGGCCGAACATTGCCGTGACGCAGCCGTGATACTCTCCGAAACACTCCATTCACTCTCGATACCCTTCGAGGTTGCGATGTACACCAGTGACTTGCCAGAGAACTACACCGTGCAACACATCTTCGTGAAAAGGTTCGAGGAAGATTACAGTGGTGTCAGGTTCAGATTGGGTGATACCCCCGGCCTGGGGAACAACGATGATGGTGCATCAATCAGGTTGGCGATGTCCCGATTGGACTTACGGCCGGAAACACTTAAATATTTCGTCATCATATCGGACGGACACCCCTGTGGTTCAGGACGGCCCCGGGAGTTCATGTTGAGGACCATGCAACTCTTCAGGAACCGTCCTATCATAGCCATCGGGGACCGCCACGCCAACCTGGGCAGATGGTACAGGTGGTACGTGAGAACAGACAGCCAGCACATAGCGAAGAACATATCCAGGTTATTGGTAAGGTCTTTTGAAGGTCGGAATTGGTGTAGTTATGAGCACGAACGTAGGTAAACTGAAAGGTGTCAACATCCAGCGGCACCGGGACCTCTTCTTTGACGCCATCTTCTGCTCAGAGTTCAACCTGGGGTCGGACTTTGAGGTAGGGATGTTGGGGTTTACTGGAGATGTAGCAGCCATCGTCTTGATGGAGTTTCGGAACTATGAGTTTGACCCTGATGCCCCGGTGTCAAAGAGGATAGCAAAGAGGACCGGTAAAGATACCGGGGATGCTGTTCTGATTGAGGACGGGAGGAGAAGTAGCAGGTACGATATCGAATCATTTGAGTCCATGTGTGAGATGGTGTGTAAGGTCAGTAGAAATGCTATCGAGTCTTCCTTTCTCGTTGGTAGTATTCCAGAGAAATGGAACTACAGGGTTACAAAACACGCCGCCAGGTACTTCGTCCAGAAAATATTCAAAAATGTCATTGGGGCAAAGAACCACGCCTTTGGATTCAAAAAGAAGAAGCGGCGCTACTGGTTTACTCCTGTTGCCAGAAGAAAGACAGACGAAGTAGTAGTAGACGCCAGCTTCATCGAACCAGAGTGTAGAGTGGAACGTGTCGAGGACCGTATGGAGATAAATCTCAACTTCGGGTCACAGGAAATGACAGAACCTGGCATAGTCGAGGGTGTCAACCCGACAGTGCAGATAGAAGAAAAAACCGTAGAGGTTGGCTTCTTCGACTTTGCCGAACCAGGTCTCGTAAGAGTGGTAAGATACGAATAGATGCCTCCGGTTCTGAGGCCAACTGCCACTCCCAGATTCGAACAATTTATAAACATAGTTGAATTACTTATCTACATGGACCCAGATTTACAGATAGACGTTGAAAATGTGGAGGTTATGCGTCTTGCACTTCTCAAAAGATTCCTTGAGGAGAATGAAATCTATTCAATCTACCAGAAGTGGCTCGCTATAGAGGGCATCTCTACCGATAAATTCACCTTCAGTCTTGTAAAGGATTTCTTCGAGTCATCGGTAGTGAGTAAGATTGCTGACCAAAAGAAACTGTTCCGGGACTGGCTCATAATAGACTACCGTGAGGACCACCCAGATGCACAACGAGACGAAGTGATGAACTGGGTTGACCTGTTCAGGATTCTGTAGTTATCCTTTTACGCTTTTTACGGTTGATTTCCCTGAAAGTATATAAAGGCTGAATACACTGTAGTGTCATGCTAGACCCCACCGAAGATTGCCAATTAGATGGTGCCGGGGAAGGCATCATGCTTGTAGAGCTAGACCCTACTGAAGATTACTGCTTGAATGGGATCGTGAAAGGCACCTCGATGGTGGTCAACAGCCGCTGGTACACTGTCGAAGAAGTCACTTACAGGTCCAGAATGTATCTACCAGCCCAACGAGACGTTCGTAGTAACATTGATTTTCAAGTCATAGGTAACAACAACAAACATACGTATTGGGACGGGGGTTCATGCCGCATTGCACTTACCAGGGCGGGCCGCTTCAGACGTTATCTTCATCTGTATCCACAAAAAGGGACATGGAATATCACTGGTTGGGTCTGGAGAAAACATGGGACAAAAAGCGTACAGGTGACAGACCTGAACAAAAGTTTGCAGGAGGTAAAGGTCGAGGTAGAACATGAAAGTTGTCTGGGTTGCGGTATCTTCTTCCAGTGTTACCTGAAAACCTGCCCTTCTTGTAGTAAATTACGCTTCGACCCCTTTGCCCATTTCGAAGGAAAATGTGGTTTTTGTGGTAACAAAGATCAAACCTGTCGTTGTGAAACTACACCAAATGAACTCAGGATGATATGCAACTGTGGGTCCCGCTACAAAAGGATCGGGAAAATGCTATGGTGTCCTAACTGCAAACAACACTTTTAAAAAGCCGCATGTCCAGATCCAGGTCTATTTCGGGGAGAAATCTTCTTAAACTCATTCATATTATTGACTTATATGTTGTCTGATGACTATGGCCCAGGACGAACCTTTCAGATTGGAAAATTAGTGAAAGGATCTATTGGGATTGATGATGGATTCGATACCGTCATGGATTATCCCCGAGACGGATCGACTATCGAGATAGGATATGGTGTCTCAGTAGAGATAGACGGCAAAGAGATATTCGGACTGATAACTACTCTAGACCGTGAAAAACGAGAGATGAGCGTTACCTTCCCTATGGAAATTAAAGAGAAGTTCGAGAAGTGGTTAATGGGTGAGTACTACGAACCATCGAACCCGTGAAGTCACGAAAGGTTTTATATAGACATCTGGCGATGCCGTCACATGGGTAAAACTACGACTGTAGAAATCCCCCCAGGTTCAGGGAATAAATACAGGTATGTCTATGACACCAGGACCGGTGAGACCGTCTACCTTGGGCCTGTTGGTGATGTCCCTGAGCTGAGCGAGATAGATTTCATGCGGTATCTCCTTGATGAGATTGAACATGCCCGTAGAACCGGGGAGGGGGACATGTTCGATATCGGAGAGGCAAAGGGGTTGTACGATCAGAAGCTCTCTATAGAGACTGTCATCGAAGAAGGTGGGAGACAGGACGAATTGTGGTATGCTACCTTAGCGTTGACCGAGATGCCATTCAAAGACGGGAAGCGAGAAATTCTTCGGGTCGAGGGCTTTCAATTCATCGACTCTTTCGAGAGAGATATGAAAAGAGCTGGCCATGACATGGGAAAGTACAACCAGACGACCAGAGGATATATGGTGCAGGAGTATCTTAATCACTTCAGTAAACTCTCCACTGGTATGATGAGGGACCACGAAGATGCCGATGCCGCACCAGTCAGAGCTATCCTGAGATATAAAGGGAAACCCGTACCAAAAAATAAGATAGCTCAGCTCACAAGAGAATCGACGTTCAGTGAGAGGATGAAAAGGAGATATGAAGGTAAAGAGAGAATTTCATCCACTAACCTACAACTCTATCTGGTTCAGAAAGACTCATCGTAGTTCAGATTGCCAACCTCTGACCAATCACTCTCGTCGTCTTGGATGGATGAATCCGACGAGGGCCCATGCCGTGAACATGAATTGAATTGGTGTGGAGAGTGGATAACTATTGTGCCACACCACGATACCCCAGTTAACCAGAAATACACCCTCGATGATGAACTCCACCATGAAGGCTGCGATACCCACATAGATTGCTATCTCACGTCGTTCGGCAACCAACAAACCTGCCATACCAATGAAAAGAGATAGCCAGAGGAGTTGGCCGTCTACGATGAAAAAGACGATACCCAGGGAAACCAATAGCCCTGGAGCCCCGAACTGTGTGACAGAATCGACCTCGCTTTCGTAAGCCCTTCCAATCAGATAGACCCATATTGGGACAGCCAGTAGGTATATCAATGGAATCTCGATGGGTATCTTTCCTGGAAGGAACAGAAGTGACTCCGTATAGTACCACTCTCCGTTCGCCTCCATCCACCATGACCAGAGGAATATCCCTATCATCATGGCGATGGTCTGGATCTTCAACTTCCGATTGGTGATCTGTAAAAAGCTGCAGACCCCGGCAACAAGTATGACGAGAAAGATAGTTTCGATGATAAGGAGAGAACTCATTGAGACTGAATCGCAGACATCACTTAAATACTCTCGGTGTCGAGTGGCTTTGCCCAAAAAACCCCTTTTCGCCCCGACTTTTTGGGCAAAAGCTGCCTTTTATGGGCAGCCCATCTGTAGAGAACCTTTACCACATCTCATGGTAGATAGGTGGTGAGCCGTTCTAAGTTCTACGTTATACGTATGACATCGTGTGTAATACATTATGTGTATAACATGATACATATTGTTCGTCTAAAGGTGGGCAAGGGGGAGGTGGTGTAAAAAGTGAAAAAGAACCATCCCCGTTTCCCCATTGTGCTTATACTCGTCCTATTATACCATTCTTTTGTTACTGTAATACATATTGTGCCATACGTCGTGAGAGGTGTATAACGTATGGCACAATATGTATTGTACATTACACTGTGAAGTATGAGACGGGGAAGCCGTGTCGAAGTTCTAACGCTTCCAGATGTCCTCTATACCATGCTGCCTCAACATCTTGTCATAATCATCGTCAGTTTTGATGTTGTAATGCGTTTCAGTATCATCGGCCCCATGATACTGGGTCCATCCTGTGATGAGATAGATGATAGATCCTTCGAGTGGTTTGACGCTGTTCTCCCAACCCCCTATTACATCCACGAAACCACCCACATCTTCCTCTGGGTTGTTGAGGGCCTTAGTTATTTCGTCTGCATAGAGATCGACTACCTGGACGTACTGGTCATCCTCAGTAAATCCAGCATCTTCTCCGTTGGTGGTGGTGACTACCTCTATGCTATTTGGACCAGATAGTTTGATGAAGATACCACCGTGTTCCTGTGGGTTGACATCACCGTAGTTCTTCCAATCCTTAAACTCTTCTCGGATGACCCCGGCGACATCATCCTCTCTCACTTTTTTCAGTTCCCCGATGATTTTATCTCGGATAGTGTCCGCCTTCATCATCTCCAGGAACTCCTCCTCCGTCAACTGAGGACTGTCTCCCACAGGTCCCTTGTACACAGTCTTGCCGTCTTCGTAGACGTATTTGTAGCGGTTACCTGAACCTGGAGGGATTTCGACGACGGTCATGGATAGGGAAAGATATTGGGAGTATAAAAAGGTGATGGTGGGATGGTGGGTGGTGATGTTACGCTTTTTACAGTTAACCCAACCCAAACTATATAAAAGCTGAGTTGTAAGTTGGTATCAATGTTGATTGACCCCGAAGATGAGGACTGGGATAAAGACATCAAAGTTGGTGGTTCCATCTTCGTCAACAACCGCCGGTACTATGTCCATGAGATAAAAAGGATACCAGCTATGACTATGTTGGTTAATAGCGTGGATGGTGGTGATTGCAAATTAACCCTGTTTGCGTGGGCCCAGTTTCATCAGGGCATCAAGAGTCTCAGGTATCTCTATCACTATTCGAAGCATCAGTTTAACAGTGCATACGTCAGTGTAGGATGGCTGTTCAGAAAGCCAGGCAGTAAAACCTTCCAGATAACCGATAAAACTACACCTGATAAGAAGAGTAGACAAATGGTAGAAGTGCGGTCTGATGTGGCTGAACCTGACAACAAACTTGTCCCAGGTATGAAGGTGAAAAAGGACGGGAAGATTCTGGAAGTCAAGACTGATGGGACTCTGGGGGACGTACAGGTCAATCCCTGCAAGTGTGGGGCTCGCTACAAAAGGATCGGGAAAATGCTATGGTGTCCTAACTGCAAACAACACTTCAAGAGATGAGAATGAAGTGACCTGTTACCATTGTAGGGTAAAACTCGGCATCCACTAGGAAGGAAGTAATCTTTTTAATCTCATACCAACTTATTCACTTTAAGATTCAACAACTTGTGTATGAAGGTAAGGATGATGGATATAGAGAACGAGGTTAAAATTGCTGAGGTGGAACAGCGTCTCAGCGTGTCCAAGAAGAACTATCGAGAGACGTTTGAGAACGTCCTACACAAGCTACAACGCCGTTGGAAAAAAGCGGGTGTCAGGTTTGATTTCAGTGTGGAAGGTCAGATTGATAAAGCCCCACCTACCCACGAGGACGTATTCAGACTCGACAAAGGGGTGTACGGAAGGGTCCCCGATAGCGGAAGGAAACGAAGAGGGTGGACTATCTACTGGCACACACTTGATGGCCCAAGACCTGCAGATGAGTGGCCACTGGAAGTCATCAGACGATTCATGGATATCTTTGATGATTTTATGGATGCCTACAAAGATGCTGTGGACTCCGAGCTTGAGGAGTGGAAAGGGAAAGCTGAGGAAATGGAGATCCGCTTTGGTCTGGGTAAAAACATATCACTACCAGTACACCCAGTATCTTGTCAATACTGTGACTGGGCTGGAAAGTCCGATGACGACCACTGGCAACAAGGCGTCTGTCCCAGATGTGGGGAAGTTCAAGGTAGTCAAATTACACTTTTTACAGTTATCATCACCGAAACTATATAAAGACTGAATGGAGGTTATAACATGGATGAAAAAATCATCTGGAGAAGTATGCAAGGCAATGAGAAGCCTCTGAAGGAAGTTCCTACGAAGAGGTTGATGTTGTTCTACCTCGGCAACAAGACGCCCTGCTTTCGCCATCCTGCTTATCGGGATATTTCCCCGGAAGAGTGGGTCCCAATCCTTGAAGCGGAGATTCGTCGACGTGGTAAGGAACCGCCTGAGAGTAGGGAGTTCTGGGACCTCGACAAAGAGTCAATGGTGTAATAAAGACTGAATGGAGGGTAAGAAGTAATGTCAACTGATACAACGATATGGATACTCGGAGCTCCTGACCCCGAGATGGAGACAATCGAGGCACTCCTGCGTGATGCCGGAGAACGGGTCGAGTACGCCATGAAGGAAGATGTCCGGGTTCACCCCGGGAATGCCTACAAGTCAGACGGGTTCCTCTTGCTCATCACAGACCCCATAAATGGGGCGGCTGGGCGTGTGACCCATCTGGGTAGTATCCATACCATTGGTCCTCAGCCGGGGGACCGAGTGTACCTCGTCGAGTGTGGCATCTCCATCCCAGCGGGGGTTGAGGTGGTTATCATCGACCACCATCGACCCGGCGACCCAGGTCACGGGAAGAGACCAGAGAGATTTCTGCCAGCATCCAGCCTCGGGCAGGTGATAAAGCATCTGGCACACCTCGGACGTCTCCCTCCAGAGTGGGCCAGAGTGACTCCCCGAAGCACCGAAGAATGGTCGTACTGTGAAGGGGCGTGGTATATCCTGGAACATCACTCCGAAGGATATCATTCTTCGTGGGTATCAATCCCCGGCGACCTGGTCATGGCAGCCGCCGCTGACCACTGTCTCGGGGCAGCATACAGAGGAGAATGCCCTGGTGTGGACCCAGACCAGCTCATGGACTGGAGGGTCAATAACAGGGCAAACTTTCAGGGGCGGTCCGCCGAGGACGTGATGATCGACGTGGAAGAGACACGAGCCGTTCTCCATGACGCATGGGAGATCGCCAAGAACCTATCATCAAGTGAAAAAGAGATCATCAAAACACATCGCACCACCCTGATAGAGACCGGGACTCGATGGTCGGTCCCGGTAGCAGACATGAGGAGAGAGCCTCCCTGGCCTGAGCTTCCTGAAGCGGCCACACGTGATGGTATCCCCTACATCTCTGGCCCATTGAACACGCCGGATGACCGTCAGAAATTCACCTGTTCTGGGAACGAAGAGGTAATCAAGGCCTTCATGGACGACAATCCACTGGGACTGGTGGATTTGTACGGTGACCCAGCCCGTGGATTCGCCGGTGGTTATAAACCAAAAGCGTAACTTAGCGAAAAGAATTAAAAGCATGAACCAGTTACGCTTTAACGATGGGTAGAACAGCAAAATGGGGCGGTCTCCACGTCCACAAGATTCCCAAGAAGGTGGGTGGCAAAAAGACCGGCGACTACTACTACTACGTCTACAAAACGGTCTCGAAGGAAGGGGGTGGCAACACCACAGCATACGTCGGAGTCGCCAAACTCGGGTCCGACGGAATGCCGTTCAAGGAAAAAGGTGGTGAACCTCAGAGTCGGAAGAACCGATTTGTGCCACTCCTCGAAACGGAGAAAGCGGTGGTCTATCACTATTACGATCCATTCGCAAAGGACGGTAAGGGATCGTGGGAGACGCTTGAGAACCCCACTCCAGATGTCCTTGATGATTTCAACAAACGTCAGTGGTTCTATGATGGTAAAAGTGTAGATGAAATTCAACAGGTCGACGTCAGGAACGACACCAAAACCATTGACGCCATCCGTAAGAAAGGGGGACCTGGAACCATCACAAACCTACAAAGGGTAGAACTCGTTGGTCAGGAGGATATCCCATTACCACTTTTCCAGACCGACCCCAAGAAGTTGAGAAAAGAGGTAAAAAAGATAGAAAAAGAGTTCAGAAAAGAAATAGAGATAGAGTTGAAAGAAAAACGAGATGAATTGAAAGAGGCTGGGAGTGAGTTGAAAAAGAAAGAAGAAGCTATCGAGAAAGAAGGGGAAAGAATGCAGCAACTCATCGACCAGTTCAACATCAGCGTCGGGTTGGTGAAGGTCAACAAGGCCGGGGACCCATTGAAGGATGATGCTGGAAACCTGGTTCTCGAACAGGGTGCCTTTACACTACGTCCCGTGAAGACCGGTGGAAAGTTTGCCTCGATGAAAAACCGGTTCAAAACCCGTATCGAGAGTATCAGCGAGACCGCAGACATCAATGCTGCGGCAGCCCGATCAGAGATAATCGACAGTATCGGGTCCAGGGAAATCAACGTGTTTGGTGCAGCTTCGAGAGAAGAGATAGAACGATGGGTTGATGACCGTGAGAGGTTCGTGCGGCGGGCTGTGGAGAGGGATCTGAGACGCCACCGACCCGACAGCGACCTGAAAGCAACAGAGTACAAGGTCAACGAAGGGACACCACGATGGTACATCGACAAGGGTGTGACAGGTGTCTCCCCTGGTCAACTGACGCCCTGGTTCGAACTTTCATCAGACAACAGAAAGACCGTCTCATCTCTCTTCCACTCGATGCCTGGCGTGACCCACGCCCAGTTGTGGGGAAACGACTACGAGGATGTAGTTATCGGTGACGGTGAAAAAGTATCCAAATTCGTACAGGAAAACATCCAGAACAGGATGCGATCCTTCATCACGAAGAAAAAGAACGAGGCTATCTACACCAACAAAGGTTTCCAGGTCCCATCTGACGTTCAGGTCAGAGGTTTCATCGGAGAAGAGTAAGCCTATCTACCGTCGCCACCAGCAACATACTCGAAATAGCGTAGGCGAAAAGACCGTTCATAAACTCCGTGGGCTCATTGAGAAAGGCCCACCAGACAATACCAAGGGCGACAGAGAACAAAAGAGCTATGAAAACATGGTTCTTTGTTGACGCAAACACGCTGATGGTAGAGAAGATCATTCCAATGAGCCATAGTCTGAATGCTACGTCGACATCAAAAGAACCATAGGCCCACCACTGAGATACCGAGGCGAGCGTTATAGTGATAAAGAGCCATGCAAACAGGTTCCACATTTCTCGTGCCATCGTGTCTATAAAGACGATTGAATATTTAAAGGGATTGGCAGCCGGCAGCCAGCAGCCAGCAGCCAGAGCCCGCCCAAACCCAACAATCAGATTGGTATTGGGTTAGCATCAGGTCTGAGTATAATCTCCCGTTCATGTCCAAAGGCCCTGGATTCCAGAGGTGACTCATCCTGGGCATAGTGAAGCATTACGTCGCTATGGGAGACCTCGAAAGCCCTAACATCAGTTCCAACTCTGGTTGATCTTTCATCAGTGACCGACAACCCACCCATATCAACCTCATGCCCCCGAAAGGACCGAAAAATGGTGGTTTTATCAGCGTTATAGACCCGACGAAAGGTTTCCCTCACATCCGTCGCTATGACCGTTTTCTGGCGGTCTGACAAGCCGTTATAGGCGTCTATCAAGCTCTCCTTGTCCCTGGGATCGGAACTGAACACCCACCGACGTGCCGAGAGCCAAACGGACTCAGGGATTCTCTCCTCTACAGCATAGATCGTTCCATCAATAGAAATATCTGGGGCGTGTTGATGGTCGTCGTCCCAGTTCCGGGGCCTGGCCTACTGGCCCCTTGTAGACAGTGTCCTGACTTGATTGTTCGTAAACGTACCTGTATTTATTCCCTGAACCTGGGGGGATTTCGACTATGGTCATTGGTTCTTTCCTGCTTTTTTTGAAAATACAAAACGGAAGGTAAATCAAGCGGTTTATGTTGGTGGTCAGTCACCGACATCGGTCACGAACTCTTCATCCCCACCCCAATGACCCATCCAGGAGATAGCAGCTTCTACGATGATGTCTTTCAACTCTTTTTCGAGTCTGTAGACATCATCGGTCTGCTCGTAGTATTTTGCCTTCTGTATCCTCTTGTAGGTGTTGAAGGCGTCATCATAGTCTCTACCCTCGCCGTAGGACGCAGGACTGAGATGTGGTTGTTCTGGGTCGAGTAGATCACTCAAGTCCACCCTCGCCTCTTGTTTGATAACGGTGGCTTCGGGGTCCTCGAACTCCTCGATGAGACCTGATGCCTCGGTCCACTCGATGATTGTAACAGTGTCACCACTCTTCTCTATGAGAAGGCCGGTCCCCGTCTGCCGTTCACTGTCATCTGACAGGTCATGGACAAAATCCCATTCATCATTGAAATCCCATCCGAGCTCATCATCGTCTGGTTCGACGTAGGTACCACGCTTCGCCGGAGTTCCCATCACAGAGCTAGCCGACGCTTCATGCCCACCAATGGTTTGTTGAATAACCCTCAGAAACTCCTCCTCCGAAAGCCCAGGACTATTCCCTACAGGCCCCTTATACACAGTGCCTTTGGTACTGGCGTCGTAATCGTACCTGTAGCGGTTGCCTGAGCCCTCAGGAATCTCAACGGTGGTCATGGATAGGGAATAGAAAAGGTTGGTTATAAACTGTTCTGTTGGTGTCTATTACAAACCCAGGGTTTCCAGTTTATCGTAGTATTTCGGGTCTTCCATAAGATGGTCAGTGGCTATCTCGGCCGCTACTCGAATCTTTTCCTGTTCTGTAAGTGAAGTGGAACCAACCACGTGCTCCATCTCAACATTGATGCCCTTCCGTATCTGGTCAGGGTCGAAGTTGGCGGGGTGTTTACCGGCCCCAAGACCACCAGGGATAAACTCTTTCCATCGAAAAAGTGGAAGACCTGTGGTTAGGTTCTGGTCAGGATGATATGCTGTTGAGATACCTTCGTCTCTCGGGTCTACAGTGACTATCTCACCCATGAAACCTTCACCAGAACGCAGTACACTTTTTCTGACTACCTTCGTAGTATCCTTATCCCACCAAAACTTATCCATCTCCTTTCCGTCTACTTCGACGATATAGGCTTTCTGCTTCCATACACCATCTTCAACCAATGCAGTATCGAGAGATACCATCTCCTGATGAGAAAGTCTACCAGATAGGATTGAAAGTGTCTGCCAGATATAATACTCGTTGGAGTATCCAGGATTTTGTTGCTTAGTTGTATTAAGTGTCCATTTGTAGGTATCGTAGCGGGGATGTTCCTTTAGATTACTACGCCCCAGAATAGCCATGAACTCATCCTCACTCAGCTCAGGTGCATTGCCGACCGGCCCCTTGTAGACCGTAGCTCCCTCTTCGTAGACATAGCGGTAATGATTACCACTACCTGGTGGGATTTCTACAGTGGTCATTGAAGAGTGATAGGGGAGGGAGGATATAAAGAGTTCTGTTGGTTATTGGTGTCTATTACCTATCACCTATCACACAATCTTTAAAAGGACACCTGATGATGAAACGTATCGTGAAGGATACCAAAAGAGACACCCGGTTGGGGCCGAAGCTGATGCGGAGGGCGTAACAAACCTCGTAGTGATACGAGATAGGTGACTGTCGGTAGACAAACCCAGGTATTTTTCACACTACTCTCCCAAATCGACCCATCCTCCCACCACCTCCCACCTCCTCACTCCCCATCAAACATTTTATATACTCCTCAGCTCATCCATAATCATCCTAGGTGTCTGTAATGTCCATAGTTGAAATCCCTCCTGGAAGCGGCAACCGCTATAAGTACGAGTACGAAGACGGCAAGACTGTGTACAAGGGGCCGGTCGGCACGGCCCCGGAGCTTTCGGAGGGGGAGTTCCTGGAGATGTTCCAGGTTGTTGGCCAGAAAGAACAAAAACTCCGGGATAGATTATTATCAGAAACATTATCACAGAATCCAGACATCGAACCGGAGTTAACCGCTTTCAATATCAGTGAGGTCGCCGACCTAGCCACTAGCAGGCATGTCAAAGAATGGCAGAAAATTGTTATGGATTATCCTATAAAAGCAGAAGACTTTGTAGTGTTCATCCCGGAGTCGCCTGAACCAAGATGGGTTAGAGCAAAAGATACTGTTCCTTCCTTCAAAAATTACTATCAGGCTATGGATAAAGTAGGGTTCAGACCAGATGATGTCAATACCTTTGCACTTTCAAAAACACTTGGGCCAATTCCAGAAGATTACTTCCCAATACGTCCTCACATTGCAACACCAGGTTGGCAACGTCAGTTCAACGAGAAGCACGACATGAAATGGGACTGGAGGGCGTACCGCGACAGTATAAATCACTCTGGCAAGAATCTTGCCCGGTTCATCCATGAACATAAACTGAAGAGAAAATCCATGTTCATCGTGCGAAAGAACTCCGTAGAACACGACATTCTCAGGACGGCGTCGGGAATACTTGGTTACCAACTCGAAGTCCACCCATCTACCGACCCACTCTGGTCCAAGGAAGGAAAAGAATATATGACAGATGTCATGGGAAGACTGAAGGGTGACCTCAACTAACTCTTCAAAACTTTGATACGACAGCCAATATGTTCACCTGCACCTTTGACTGTGCATCCACCAGAACCGATAAGGATACCTGGGTTCGGGCTTTTCACCACTACGTATCGACCAGAACGTTCTACGGATATATCTCGTAGGTGTTCTTTTTTTACCTCCATCATGGTAAATGCTTCGAGTACATCAACCTCCAATTGGTTGTGATACGAAGATTTGATTACGTTTGTGGTACCCTTCATCATCGTAGCTACTTTATCAAGTTTACCTTCAGGGGTAAAGTGACAGCCACTATCACACTCCCACCCATCTTCACCTGGGGTCATAGTTGATGCCTTACCACAACCAGGGCATTTCATCTCCTTAGCAAAACCCCACAACCACGATTTACGATCCATATGGCCCAGATAGAAAAGATGTGTTTTTAAGGTTGTTGTTCCTTAACCATTTTACGCTTTTTACAGTTAACCCAGCCAAAACTATATAAAGACCAAGATGCGGGTAAGAGTTAGGTGATGTATGATGGATTATGAAACCGCCGAAACACTTGTTGGGAAGGACCCTGAACTCTTCCTCATCCCCCAGTATAATCTGGAGACCCTGGAGAAGAAAATCGGGCAGCAGGCAAAGAAGGCCCTGAAGTACGGATTCCCTGAGCCCACCATGACACTCATCGAAAAGTGGACGGAAAAGGACTTCAGGGGAAAGGCCAAGGACCAGGTGTGTCCCATCAGGGTGAACGGAAAGCCCAGCAATTATTACGCAGAACTCTGCCAGTGGGCCATTGTTCGAATAACCGGTGAGGCACCCCATATCGAGGGGTTCCAGCTCATCGGGTCCATCGAGAAACTCAAGACCGAGGATAAAAAGGGTACCGAGGTGTTCTACTCTGTGCCTGGCGAGGTCATCCCCGAGACGTTCCGGGGTCGGTTTATGTGTGACCACTGTGGGACCAAGAAGGCAGGTAGATCCGCCCGGAAGATCACCTACGTGGTTCTCGAAGAGGACACCGGCGTCTACAAGCAGGTTGGATCGAAGTGCGTCCGAGATTATCTCGGTGGCATCGACCCCAAGACCCTCGCCAACTATCAGAAGACCATCAACGTGGTCATGCGGTCCATTGATGACATGGGTGAGTATAGCCACGATTACTGGGAGATTGACACCAAAGACTATCTGACCGCTGTCGCTGTCTGCATCCGTATCGGCGGCTGGATGCCGAAATGGAAGGCAGAGGAGGATGGTGTCCACTCAACGGCCAATATCGCACTCCGCCTTTTCGACCCCCCCGAGACCATGACCAAGAGTGAATGGAAACGGTGGAATCCCACCGACGCCGACCAGAAACTCGCTGCCGATGCCCTTGACTGGGCCCGCCGGGCCCTGAAACCCATGTCGGACTACGAAAGGAACATGAATGCGGCTTCAAAATCCATCGCCCTCACCCGGAGGTCTCTCGGTATCGTGGCCAGCATCGTTTCCGCCTACACCCGTGAGAACGCCCAGAGCCTTGCCTCGAAGACACCCACCAACACAGCCAATGGATTCCTCGGAAAAGAAGGTGATAAGGTCAGTGTGCGGGTCCATGTCAAGGCACACAGGTCGGGCCAGAGTGGGTATGGTGCCTGGACGCTTCATATCATGGACGAGGTCGATGACGATGATAACCCCACTGGTCGATCCGTCAAGTGGTTCGCCAATGAGAATCGGGACAACATCCAGGAAGGAACAATCGTTACCATCTCTGCCAAGGTCAAGAAGCAGAACAGCTACAACGGAAATAAGGAGACCATTGTCAACTACGTGAAGGTCCTGAAAAATGGAAGGAAGTGAAAGTCTGGATTCTTTTGAATCCGATAATATAGATGAAAAAATCCTATACGACGTTATCTATCGTATCAATCTAATACACATCGACAATATATTATCTGGAGATTATATGTTGGATGTTGACCGCCAACAACTTATGTGGGAGTTTGGGGAAAAATGTTGGCGTCCCGAAGGTCAAACCTTCCACTCTACTACCCTCGAAAAACTTATCGTAGATGGGTATCTGATAGAGATGGAGATGGAAGTTTTTCGATTGACACGGAAAAGTCTGGATTTCCTACGAAGTATCAGAAAAACCAGACTATGAATCTCCGACTGGTTTTTACTCCTTTCCCAGGGACTCTCTTTATTAACTCTCTTTTTCATTTTCTTTCATACTGAGGACTTGAGATGCCCAATATCGAGTATGTAAAGAAGAGATTTCAGAAGGATAGCACATCTCTTATAGAGATGGCTACAGCAATCATCGACGAGCATGTCCAACAGGGTTTTGACCTGACTATCAGACAGCTCTACTACCAGTTTGTCAGCAAAGGTCTGATAGAAAACAATGACAAATCCTACAACCGCATAAAGACCGTCATCAACAACGCCAGGCTAGCCGGGCTGATTGATTGGGACCATATCACTGACAGGACCCGTTATGTGCGGGAAAACAACCATTGGGACAGCCCGGTGGACATCATCAGGTCAGCAGTCAAGTCCTTCCAAATCAACAAGTGGGATGGTCAGGAGTATATGGTTGAGGTGTGGATTGAAAAAGACGCCCTCGTGGGCATCCTTGAGGCAATCTGCCCCAGCCTTGATGTTCCGTACTTCTCATGTAGAGGATACTCAAGCCAGAGTGCGATGTGGGAGGCATCTCAACGCTTTCTTGGTTATCTTAATAGTGGGAAGTATCCTATCCTTCTCCATCTCGGGGACCACGATCCGTCGGGCATCGACATGACCAGAGACATCTTTGAGAGGTTGACCATCTTTTTGGAAGGTGATGTCAATAGAAAATGGGAACGTGAAACCTGGGATCACTGGGTGGAGAGGTTCGATGATTATGAAGGTGCAAGTGATACTCATACCAACAATCTCCTTGAGGTCAGGAGGATAGCACTGAACTGGGACCAGGTCCAACAACACAGCCCACCTCCCAACCCAGCCAAGATTTCCGATAGCAGGTCCGTCGATTATATCTCCAAGTATGGTGCTGAGAGTTGGGAGGTTGATGCCCTGGGGCCTGGCATTATAGTTGGTCTTATCAGAGATGAGGTCGAGGCTATCAGAGATGAAAAAAAGTGGCAGGAGAAGGTAAAAAAGGAGAATGAACACGTTGAGAACCTTGAAGAACTGAGAGACAGATGGAACGATGTAGTAGGGTTCCTGAGTCGATGACGGACGGACAACGAACGAATAGTTTAAAAACATTCTCCAGTAGTCGTTGGGTATGGACCCCGATGAATACCAGGCTTTCACGAAAACCACAGTAGTCTACCCATCTCTCGACCAGGCCAAACACGAGAAGATAGTCGAGGTCATGTATCTGACACTCGGTCTCACTGGTGAGACTGGAGAGATAGCCGAGAAGGTCAAGAAGTGGTATCGTGATGAAAAACTCGATGTGCCACTTATAGAGAAAGAAATCGGGGACGTCTGTTGGTATCTGGCCAGGATATGTGACACCCTCGGCCTGAGCTTCAACAATGTATTGGAGAAGAACGTCCAGAAGCTCTCGAAGAGAAAAGCGGACCAGAAGCTACACGGTTCAGGGGATGAAAGATAGACCGAAATCTTAATCAACACATCCTGTAATACCTTACGTTGCCACCAATCATAGATTGTGTGGTCCACCCTCGGAGGTGTATCGAATAAAGTGGCCAAAAGCCACTGACGAGAACCGAAGTGTGAGGGTGGGCGGGGTCCCGTCGAGGTAATCGCACGTGCATCTCCTGGGAGTCGTCCCAGTACCCAACGACGGTTGGGTGTCATGGCATACGGGGCCCTGCGTTTTTTCAATCCTACCACCATAAATTTCTTCAAATCCCATCACACCTTGAGAGTACGAAATGTTCTTTTACGCTTTTTACGGTTGTTTGGCCTGAAAGTATATAAAGACCAAGATGCGGGTAAGAGTTAGGTGATGTATGATGTCCAAAAATCTTACACAAACGAAGCGTGAAATCAGGGCCCGGCTACAGACCGTCCACAAGGATGACAAGAACACCTGGAGGAAGCTGAAAATCCTTTGGTATGCCATCGACTGGTTGCAGAATGAGGATGGTACGGACATGATCGAGGCTATCCCTGATGTCTTCATGGAGAGTGAGTAAGATGGCACGACGGAAACCATCCAAAGGCGGCAGAAAGAAGTGGAACCCGAGTCCAGAAGAACGGGCCGAGTGGAAGGCCAAGAAGGAGGAGGAGGTCAACCAGGTCCTCGACACCCTGACTGATTTCTTCTCCGATCCCGAGAAGGTGAAGACCATCCCAGAGTCCATAGCAATGGAGGTCTTTGCCGACCAACCCGACGTCGGATTCCATCCCCAGAGGTCGATGGGCAACAAGGTCATCGAGTGGGTCATGGGAACCAACCTGTCCATGACCTTCGCACAGTGGCGGGACAACTACAACCGCTACCCGAAAAAGGGGTCCAAAGCCATCTACCTCCTCCGTCCTGATAACAACTCGTTCATCTCGAAGAAGAATGGGTGGCACACCACCGACGCCGATGGAAAGACCCATCCTGCGTCTGATGGGGACCCAGGTGCCAAGTACGGTGAGTACAAGGCAGAAATCTTCTACATGAGGTTCCGCACCTTCAAGGCCTTCCGCTATGAAGACACCGAAGGGGACGACATCCCTGAGGATGTCTGGAGAAAGGAGAAGTGGAACGAACTAAAGGATCTTCCACTCATCAAAGTGGCCCAGAAATGGGGCCTGCGGGTCAAAGCCAACGGGTTCAACGGGAAGTCCCTCGGTTCCTACAGTCCATCAAAACAGACCATCGAACTTATGACCGGCCATCCCAAGACCTTCCTCCATGAACTGGTCCACAAGGCCGACGAGAAGAATCGGGGCAGCCTGAAGACGGGGCAGCATTGGGACCAGGAGGCGACCGCTGAACTCGGTGCCCAGGTGCTTTACCAGGTATTCGGTGATGGGGAGGATGACACGACCGGCAACACCTACGAGTACATCCAGCACTACGCAAAGGAGGGTGGCTTCTCGGTGGGAAAAGCCATCTACAAGGTCATGGGCCGGGTCCAGAGAGCTCTCGAACTCGTCCTGGATGAGGCAAAGACCGTCGAAGTCCAGAAAGCCCATCCTTTGCCCCACGAAACCACTGACAGCAACGATTCAACCGCTCAGGCGATCATCTAGGAAGTGAGAACAATGGAAGTGATATACAAAGGTGAAGATGCTACCTGCCAGTACTGTGACCTGCCCATTACCAAGGGTATGAAAGTGACATTCGGCATCCATACTGCCTGCTGGGAAGAACATGAAAGGGACGTGAACTTTCTCAGTAGCTGAGGTGAGAAGCGATGAACGACGAAGAAGTGGTTCGGAAATCATGGGTGGAGGCCGTGCATGTTGACGAGGATGGTTCCTTCTCGGACTGCCCTGACTACTGCGACGATTGTTTCTGGCACAGTCACTGGGACGTTCATACAGTCCCGGCAGCCGCCCTCCCAAAGGTAAAAAATCTCTCCAACACCTTCGTCGTGAGATCCAGCTACGGTAAAAACTATACTTACTTCGCCCCGACCAATGAAAGTGTTCAGTATCTTCTCGATAACTTCCAGACCGACATCGACGAGGCCCGAGGGCGATTGGATGATGATGCCAAAGCCAGGGTCAAAGCCAAGGCGGAAGGGATACGGAAGGTCGAGGAAAAAAAGCAGAAAGAAGCTGATGCCGAGGCCGAACGGGAGAAGATCAACAAGGTCATCGAGGACTTTATCAGCGAGAAGGGACTGGTGGAGGTCAACGGGGCCCCGACGGACGGTGAGAGCACACAGATTGGTTTCGTGGATGGTGGTATCTCCACGAAGAGAGCCACGTGGTTCCCCGATTCTGATACGCTGAAGATGAACGTCGATGCCTACGACGATTGGCGGGTGTACTATTACACCACACCAGGCCGGGCGGTTGGCATCAATCAGAAGGACATCGACTTGATGGTAGAAGATCCATCGGGTTATCTCATCGAGACCATCTTTCATCACCGGTCCGATGGGGCCCAGGGATGTGACTACTCCGACTGCTACGGTTCCGCCCTGTACAAAGACATCATGGCTGACAAGGACCTGGCCGACCGGGTCATCGAGAACATGAAGGTGAAGCTCACTTCGAAAGAACTCTCTGAGGATGAGATGCGTCAGGCCGAGTGGGGCCCAATCCACAGTCCATCAAGCTCTGGTTTGAAGAACTCCATCGAGCTCCTTGGTGTCGAGGCCGAGGTCCAGGCCGCTTTCGAGGTTCGTCAGAAAAAGGCCGTTGTCATCAAGACCGAGAAAGAGACCGAACGGAAGGCAAAACGTGAGATCCGGGATGCTGAGCGGGAGAAAGAGATGAAAGAAGAGGCAGCCCGGAAGGCCGAGGAACGAAAGGCCAAAGCTGCCGTATCCCGCAAAGCGAAAAAAGATCGGGTGTCCGATAGGGCCGACATCGAGGATAAAATAAAGGGTGTCCATGAAGAACTTGTGCTGAAGAGGGTTAACGCCAAGTCCGTATCAGTTACCATAGGCGATGGATCTTTCCTCGAACGTTCTGTGTTTTCTGACGCTGTGGCCGCTGTCAAGTCCGTTGGTGGGAAGTACAAACCCAAGACCAAGACGTGGACCATCCCAATCTGAAAGGTAAGAAGGTAGGATGAGGATGACTAACGTCTGTCCCGATTGTGGGGATAATCTAAAAGAGGTAGGTAAAGCGTATTGGTGCCGGAGATGTAAGATCCATGTCAAAGGTAGTGCAATACAAGAAAGTGACGACCCATCAAAACCTGTTAATCAGAAGGGACCAATGGTCCACTATTGGACAAGTGAGAATACTGTCTCTTGTGGTGTATCTCCAAAGGACATTCTTTGCACCATTGATGTAAAAAAGGTTACCTGTAAACATTGTCTCAATAGTGAGACCTTCGAAGAATCCCAATTTGGAGGCGATAACCTTTGTTGCCTTGGTGCGGTAGCATCAGCCCACGAGATAAGGAGTGTGATCTATTGCCCTGTTTGTGGAACGAAGTGGTTTCGAGATGAACGAGAGGGAGATGATGGTGTGATGTACTATTGGTGGTGGGAAGGCCCAGGCCCACGCCCAGATGACTGACATTACCTTATGGAGAGATGAACATGGACAAGAACGAAGCAATCGAAAATCTACAGGAGGTCTCTGAGCTCATCGAACAAGCCATTGATCTGGCCCAAGTAGTCATCAACGACAGTGAACTGCGAGAGAATGGGAACGGCCGGGACCTTGAGGCTGCGTATTGTTACTGGTATGCACAACTCCAGATGGCCCGGAGCAGTGACCACTCCTTCATCGGAAGTGCCAGTGTAACCATCGAAGATACCATCCAGGTTCTGGGGGAGAACGGAACGGATTGAATAACCACCAGGAAACAGGCAAAAACAAGCGATAACTGAACAAGGATGGGTCCAAAGTATAGGAGGACAAAAAGAGTGGGCAGAGAAGTCAGTATGACTGCTTTGAAAGGTGCATTGGAACTAATCCAGGGTTGGTGCCCCGAGTGTGACACCAAGTTGAGGGATGCAGGAAAACTCTCGTGGTGCCCAAAATGTAAGATCCATCGCAAGAAAAACACCGGGGTGATTGAATTTCCTTATGGATCTGGTAACAGATATACACTTGGGGATGATGGTAACCCCAGAAAGATCGTAGAATAACTAACTACAGTACCAAACCTTACCTATACATAACTTCTGGGTCATGGTAAATTCCTATGGATTACGATGCCGCTGTCTCTATAGTCAGTATAACTCAGCCTCGATTTCAGAAATATACTTCCATAGAACCAACCCCATAAAAGGGAGTATTTAACCATAGGGGGAAAAAAGATACCCCCCTGTACCATGCTGTAATGAAGCCATCTGCAGTATATAAAGACTATAGAGATTGAGGCTGGAAATATATAGGGCCTATAGGGGTTTTATAGGTCTTACTCTTATATAATTCCTTGGACATAAGCCCAGTATAACTAACAGAAATTACAACCATTAGCTACTACCACTACTGATACATCATACCTACTTTCATTTAATTCTGACCCACCTACCCTACCTACCTTATCTACTACTACCCCCTACTACCCTACTACTACCCCCTACTACCCTACTACTACCCCCTACTACCCTATTTCATTTAATTCTGACCTACTACTACCCCCTACTACCCTACTACTACCCCCTACTACCCTATTTCATTTAATTCTGACCCTACCACCTACCTACCTACTACTACCTACTACTACTACCTACTACTACCTACTACTACCTACTACTACCTACCATATTTCATTTAATTCTACTACCCTATCTACCCTATCTACTACCACTACTACTACTTACTAACTATCTCCTTGCCATACACGTGTGTACGGGATGGTAGAATTTCAAAAATTACGCTTTTGAGAGTGAACTGATTTCATTTAATTTGGTTACCATAGTGCCAAACAACTGTGTACTGACTGATAACATTTAATTTTCCTGTTACAGTTATTACTACTATTACTATTATTACGGCATCTACTGTCTCACATTTAATTCCGTTACCTACCTATCTTACCTACCCCATCCACAGTGCTTCACATTTAATTCCACTACTACCTACCCTACTACTACTACACTACTACACTACTACTACACTACTACCTACTACTACTACACTACTACCTACTACTACTACACTACTACCTACTACTACTACACTACTACTACACATTAGAAACGTATCTTAGGCCAATACCGTAAAGAACGTAACCTACTTGTGAGTATATAAAGCTCTGGCCTACTTGTGAGTATATAAGCTCTGGCCTACTTGTGAGTATATAAAGCTCTGGCCTACTTGTGAGTATATAAAGCTCTGGCCTACTTGTGAGTATATAAAGCTCTGGCCTACTTGTGAGTATATAAAGCTCTCACGTGATGGTACAGGACTTTTATAAGATGCCTGATATTTTACAGTTCCTTTATAAACATCTCACCAATACGTTTGATGCAAACAAGATACATTTTTATAAGAGACAGTTTATATCTAACAATCGTATCCGGGTAAACCCACCAGGAAAGGATGGCCTGGGGTAGCTTGACGGCCATGGTGGAAAAGTAGCGGGTGTGGTTTTGGAAACCCTGGACATATCATAGGGTTACAGTCTGATACTCCCACCAACGTTCTTGATAGCGTCAACTACTTCAGAGAATATTAAACTATTGAAATAGGACCGATTGTGACAACAACGGTCTTACGATTGTTCAACTGTAAAAAGCGTAAATCAGTTATCGACCTCAGTAACATCATCAACGGAGATATACCATCTCCCAACCCAGTAGTCAGCATAAGAGACAAAGCGACGTTGATAGTAGAGCTTCACATATGCATCGTCACATGAACGATACTCATGGTAGTAAACATAGTCAGTGGTAAGACGCCACTCTTCTTCTTCAGGAACGTAGATATTCACCTTCAGTATGTGTTCGTCATCAAACTCGTAGTAGGACCCTCGCTTGCTACTTACTATCCTTCTGCTTTCAGTAGCAAGTTCGAGTCCTTCAGATGTAATGAAAGACATTTACTCTTCTCCATCGGGCGGTTTCCAATCCCACTCACCCATCGCCGCAGTACCTGGTTCGGGGGTTAATTGTTCATGTCCACCCAACATTTCTTCACTCCCGTACCTGAATATACCCCAGTAGATGGGGTTAACACAGACCCTTCTGATGGCACAAGGAGTCCATCGCTTTCCCTTCTTTGTTCTGATACCTTTGTCGTGGAGTAGGTCTGCGATGTCCTGGTAGGTGCGGTAGTATGGGACATTGAGGCCGGCTCTCTTACTATCCCACTGATATGGTTTGAATAAGTCGGGGTTCTCTAACTTGAACCGTAGATAGAAGATGTATCTAACAACATTACTTTCTTCCTCGTTCACGACCAGGTGGCCCTTTGACTCTGGTTCTTTGTCAATATCATAACCAAATGGTGGAGATGTTATCCACTTACCTGTAAGCGTAGCTACCGGCGTTCCTGTTTCAGGGGTAGGAACTTCCACTTCTTGACTATCGGCCACTACTCCATCATCAATGAAAGTAGGATGGGGTAGAGAGACAGAACGTGGGTTTTTGTTCTCGAATTGGATCAGAGCTCCGAAGATGTGATAGAGATGACGGCCCATGTCAGAAGTGGTGTCGATAAGTTCACTGACTGACGCCAGGTCCTTGTCGTTGTCTGCCAGTTTGATGCCCATGTTCAGTAAACCTGGCATGTCATTGTGGATACGGTCCAACTTCCAGATGAGAAGAACATCCCATTCATCTATTTCATCCCACAACCGTTCATAAGCCGGCCTTTTCTCATCACAATCGTAACCATCATCACTATATTCCCAACCTTCAATCCACCCTTCTTTCATAGCAATATAATTGCGAAGATTTCTGACCTGGGACTTGACATCGTATCCATCCCTGGATTGTTCGTCGATTGAGACCCTGATATACATCGCCACTCGTTTACGTGTTTCTGACATTATTTACATCCATCCCATCACATACCATAGGTCGGAATAATTTTTATCCACTTTCCGACCTTACCTGATGAATGGATACGGCGAATATGAAGTTCATACCACCTACCTACAGCGTCAATCGGAAATACAGATGCTGGGGCTATTATCACTTCACCATCGGTACTCTCAAAGTAAAAAATATTCTTTTCTTCATCATACTCGGTCACCTTACCACTAACCGACTCTTTTGGCATGAGTTCCCCGGTCCCTTCGGTTTTTTTCTCCAGGGATTCAACCTTCTTCTCCAATATCTCTATCTCACGACTACTCACCTTTCTTTCTTCCTTGATCTCGTCCCATGCATCAAACAGGGCCGATACGAGCTCTTCCCTTGAGAGTTTGAGTAGCTTGGTTTGGTCCACCTTAACTTCGTCCATCTCCTACCACCTCGAAACGATGTTTCTGATTGGGTAATACATTACATGGGTTAATATATCTTGCCCCCCGAAACTACAACCTGGTTGATAAAAGTGAATAGTTAACAACCCAGGGTTAAGGAATGACTTAATACCTTTAACATGTTACTGCCCGTTACCCGTTTGATTTGGTTTAGGGGGTCTCTAAGTTGCCCAGTACAAAATTTCAGTTGTCAACCGCAAAGCTTGAACAAGACGGCCCGAGTTTCATCGTGGTCGCATACATTCGCAAGTCCGACAAACTCATCTCAGGGCGTTTCTCACTACCTGCCCAGGAGAAGGAAATCAAGGAATGGTGCGATGAGGAAAGTGGGTGGAGATGGACCAGGACCTACTCTGATGAGGAAACGGGTTCATCTATCGAGAAGAGAGAAGCGATCCAGCAACTCCTTGCGGACGCCAGGGAACGTGCTTTTGACATCGTTGCGGTGGCAAAAGAGGATCGTTTCGGGAGGGATGTGAAGGAAGCCCTATGGATGCTGGATGAGCTCAGGAAATACGGCGTCAGGTTGGTTATCAAGTCCGTAAGATTCCTGGATCTTTGGACAGCCGAGGGGCGTTCTGTGTTCGTGCAACTGGTCAACATGGCAGAGTACGAGAGGATGAAGATTTCTCAGCATACCCGTCGAGGTGTCAAACAAAAACAGCGTTCAGGAGAGTGGGTGGGGCAGGCACCATATGGCTACAAAGTCAAATCCGATGTAGTCGACAAGGGTGGCGGTGTTCTCAAAAAAGAAAACACCAGATTGATTGAGAGAGAAGATGAACAGACAGTCATCGTTATCATCAGGGAACTGGATGAAAAGGGTCTGAACGCATCAGAGATAGCCTCTGAGTTGGAGAAAATGGGAATAGTTACCAGACGAAAGAAGGGATGGAGAGCTGGTGGTGTTCGTGCAGTACTTGACAGGAACTATAGTAGAATAGCACTGTATATTGAAGGTGATGGAAGTAAAATTAATGAATGAAGTATTTATTTTATTATTACTCATCTTTATAGTTAGCTTACTTTTACACTATATTGATGCAGTCGATGTAGTATGAAATACTACGAGTTACGTCGAAATCTTTAAAAACATGCTACGTTCTTCACATACCATGATCGAGTATCCATTTCCCAGGGAGAAGATTCTGAGAGTCACAATCGAGAAAAGGTATGTTGTGACGATGGTCGATGAAAAGACCACCAATCTCGATAACAGAAGTATCGAGGACATCAAGAAGGAATGGTTTGAAGAATATCGACTCTCGGATTTCCATACAACCAGGGATAGTCATGTCATCGGTGAGAAAGTAATCAAGGTCGAAGAAGAAGGCCACGTGGTGTTACACATGACCACCCCAAACGTCGAGGAGGAAGGCATCAGTAAATCTCTCTCCACTTTTCTGAACGTTATCACACCAACGGATGGTAAAGGTCAAAAAACACAAGTAGACCGGTACTTTCATAAGACAGCGGTGAACCAGATAGTCGAGTTGTGTGAAACATTCACGAAAGATAACTCTGGTCAACAGGACGTTCTGGATTCAGAGTGGAAACATGAGTTCCTTGTTATGGCAAGTGGGTTATCAGATGAGATCCGAAAAGATTTATTTATCGAACTCAGACGAAAGCGGATTGAAATTGGTGGGCTCTGCTGCCTGTTCTGTGGAACAGAGCTACGCTACGAAGACAAGGTATATCGCTGTCCTAAATGTGAGTGATGATTAAAATGAGCTCAGCACTATTCAATAAGGATAAAAAATTGGTCCTGATAGCACTTGAAGCTCTCACGAGCAATAAGAGAGAGATGTTCCAGAAGGATATCGTTGATAAGGCAAAGAGAGCTGAGGATAACATCCAACGTAAGGTTATCACCGCTGAATCTGATGCCTACCATATCAGGATGTGGTGCTGTAAAGTAAGTAAAAACCCAGACGATTGGAACACCACAAGTGACTTCATATCAAAATTTATAGATGTGATAGAAGGGCACAATGTAATATTTGATGCCATTGACTGACCATTCATATAATTAGTTGTAAGTTAAATGAAAAAATTGAGTAGTGATGGAAAATGGAAGATAGAAATGAAGGAACCGGGGCACCCACCACACCCCACCATCACATTTTTATACCCACCACCCCTTCTATTCCTTGATGACCATTGTCGAGATCCCTCCTGGCTCAGGTAACAGATACCGCTATGAATATGAAGAGGGAGCTACGGTCTACAAGGGGCCGGTCGGGGATTCTCCTGAGATGAGCGAGGGGGAGTTCCTGGAGATGTTCAGGAATACGGTGAACCATTATCAGATGTCTGGATTAACATATTTCTTTTCACAATTTGCAGAGGACGATAATGCATATATCAATGACTATATAACATCTGAACAGTTAAAACAGTTAGATTTACCTATAGATTGTGATACAGATTGTGAAGATTATTTAAATAGGGCTGCTGATACTATCGGTGATATGGTCGATTTATTCAACAGTGATTTGATTGCCGGCCGTTCCCCGAAAAGCCCTCGGGACTATTACAACGAGCTTCAAGTGGAGTTTTAGGTAGTGACCTATGACCTACCACAATCTTCTTATCCTCCCACCCCTATCATCCTTTAATGTCCATAGTCGAAATCCCTCCTGGAAGCGGTAACAGATACAAATACGTCTATGATGCTGAGACCAAGGCTACGGTCTACAAGGGGCCGGTCGGCAATGCACCAGCCCTGGATGAGGAGGAGTTCCTGGAGATGATGGGAATTGACGATGATGTAGTTGTCGGGGTCGGAGATTTTGTGGAGTGGGTCGATGACTGGAGAGATTTTGATCCACCGAGGCCGAAAGTATTGGAGGGTGTAGGGGGTTTCAAAGATGCTGCCGGCCGGGTCGTCAATCAACTCGAAGAGATAGAAGACGACATAGAGGAAACCCAAACCGACCAGGAGAAGATAGAGAACGTTGTCGACGCTATTATAGTCATCGACAACGAACAGAACAAAGCATTCAGCATCATAGAATTTGAAATAGAATCTGTGAGTGACAATGCTGCTGAGAATAGGACGCATGTCACAGACCTGAAAAGAAAGGTCCTGCAACTGAAAAAAGAGGATAATGCTATTGACAATAGATTAGAGGAGATAGAGGATCGACTTGCTGACCTTGAGGAAGAGGATTTCGAGGCCGAGGAGTAGATGCCAACAAAGAGATGTTGGTACGGCCTGTTGTTTTCTATCATCGCAGCAATAGCGTTCAACTACATGCTACTCGTCGAAGGTGCTTCCTTCTCATACACCATAGGTGATTTTTTCACGTGGATAGGTATTGCTGGTATCTGTGGATTTGTATCAGCATGGGCGTTCCCTAAGCTAGGGGAGAAAGTTGTTGGTATCAGAGATAAACTGAAGGGTCCTACGGCACTTATTGTGGTTGTTTTACTGTTTATACTCATCATACTCATCACCACTATTGTGGTGGAGTGGTATATGGACGGAAATTACTACTTCTCACGACCTATAGATTACGGGGTTATGACAGGAATACTCGGTGGCTTATTTGGTCTAGTGGTTGATGAGTAGAAAACATTTAAGAACAAAGAGAGCTCAAGTTATTATCAGGTGGGTTTGCCCAGCCAGACCCTGGTGTTGCTGTCAACGGACTCCGTGATGACAGCGACGCCGGGTGTCATACTTTTCTACCAATCTTTAAATAGCCTCCCGGTTATCTCCAACCAATGACCACTGTAGAGATTCCACCAGGCTCAGGGAATAGATACCGCTACGAATATGAAGGCGGCAAGACACAGTACAAGGGGCCGGTCGGGGATTCTCCTGAGCTGGGAGAGGCTGAGTTCTTGAAGGGGATGGGTACTGAGAATAAAGAAATCGAAGAAATCTACAAAGAACTTTCCCCTACACAGAAGGAAGTTCTTATACTGTTTGGGAGAAAAGGGTGGGATGTAGATTCAGACACTAACTTCCATATAAGTAGAGGACAACACATCCTTTATCCAATGGTCACCTATAAGGTAATGGAACGAAAAGGTCTGATGGAGTGGAGATTAACTGGAGGGAAAATCAGAACTATGTTTAAAGAATATTCTTACGCTGAATATTGGGGCGGACTGACCGAGAAAGGGATGAAGGTATCTGAGTTGGTCCAGAAAAGAGATGATGAATTGGTAGAGAAGGTTAAGGATAAGTGGGAAAATCCTGAGCCATCTTCCTGGTTACGATGAGTGATAGTGAGGGGTGCCCTGGTGGTTGTGGTCTGTGTACTTGTTGTCACTGGCATCCAGTTAACGAAGAGGGAAAACCAATCGGTGATAACGTAGGTGAATACATCTACTACTGTGAAGGATGTGATGATTACTGGGTCGATTTTGGTTGGGATGGAGAATGGTTGTTCAGGGAGAATGTATCTCATTCTCCAGATAAGAAATAAGAAGAACTCTTTTTAAACTCATCCCATCTAAGTAGAAGTATGGTTATCGGTCCGAGAGACGTGGTTTTTGACTACAAATGGTGCTTCCAGTGTCCACATTGCTACCTAAGTGGATTGCCACATTGGGGGAACTTTGACCCATATGTATTCGACGTCGAGACACCTGCTGGTAGCGAAGATGATATACCTATCAGAGTAGAGACGACGCTGGATGAGTTGTTGAAAACCATTCAACCTGAGTGCCAAGACGGTTCCATCCCATCCGGGATAGCCTGGAGCGTCTTGGTTGCTGAAATCGAGCATACGTGCCAGGGATGTGGGTCGGTATCAGAAGTGGTCCTGTCGGCTGTCCTGACGCTGGATATCGGGGCGTTTGGGGTGGAGTTGAACGACAATGACCTGGTCGAGATATCACTGAAGACCAAACCACCGAAGGGATGGAAACCGGCCCAGGAGGTCACTGATGCTTACCGGAAATGGCTGACAGAAGGTTTCTCTTTCTGGGACGAGAGTGTAGATGGAAAATGGGTGGTAAAGAAAAAAGACAGAGGGAGATTGGCCTGGATGAAAGAGATTCACAAAGATGTAGACGGAAAATAACTACGTTCCAAATACAAATTCGTAACAAACTAGCATACTTGGAGTTTGTTACGATTGAGATGGAGAGTTTGTTACGATTTGAGAATGGAGTTTGTTACGAATAAGTTAACGGGACATTTATATACTCCTCAGCTCATCCATAATCATCCTAGGTGTCTGTAATGTCCATAGTTGAAATCCCTCCAGGTTCAGGGAATAAATACAGGTATGTCTATGACCAGGCCACACAACAAACTCAGTACAAGGGGCCTGTAGGAGAAGCACCAGCCCTGGACGAGGGGGAGTTCCTGGAGATTATGAAGGTGGTGGGTGTTAGAGAAAGGGATAGGCGTGTCACATACGTCGAAGGGAAGAGGATTGTAGTACCAGGTGGTGAGAATGTCTATCTCGGTAGACCTGGGCAGGTCAGAGATTTTGCCCCGAAGGGTCTTTCGGATGTTCGTGAGGTCAAAAACATACTCATCGAACTCGACGAGGACATGGATGAAGGTGTTAACAGGGGCACCATACATGCACGTTCGATGAGATTGAAGGGTATTGTGGAACAGACCTCGAAGATGACGAATGAACAGAAGAAAAAAGCCATTGTGGTAATCAATAAATGGAGAGATGGTCATGGTTGGAAACCACTCTCTGTAGCCATCAGGAAGGGGAAGTAGGTAATGACCAACATGGAGAAATTTGGTGGATTCCTGATTGTGTTGGGTATCTTTCTTATCATAGATGGCATCCTCAGTATTCTGTCTCCCGCTGTGGGCCATTTCCCTATCGCTGATATTGGTAGGACCGCCAGAACCATCATCGGCATTTCTCTCGTTGGGGCCGGTGAATGGATACGTCGGAGATGTAGGTAGTGTCAGATTTCATTGTAGTTATAGGAGATAGGAACCTTTATAGATACACTTATAATCAATCTACACAGAAAAATGATTATCGAGGTCCAGTTGGGAATGAACCAGAGTTGACAGAAGTGGAGTTCATGGCGGCTATGACCAAGGACATCAAAACGATTGACCTGAAGAATCTCTCTCCGACTGTGGTCAGGGAAAACCCTGGTCTCGTATCAAACGTCCCTTTGCCTGAAGGGTATTTCCTGAAGGCCGAGGTCACCGAAAATGTAGTAAAATTCCGGTTGAAGGACCCAGAAGCATATAAGAACTACTACACACTCGATGGAGATGAACTTCTCAAACTTGGTTTCAGGGTTGGTAAGGGTTTTCGTCAACAATCAAAACGTGTCAGATCGGCCATCTATAAGTATGGCCTTTCGATGGGTGGGAACGAATGGGTGACCAGAGACCTGGCAAAGTACCCTGATAGCTTTTACGTGGTTGGAACCCCGATAGTCGGCAAAACCCGTGATAGGCATGTTCAGTCCATTGGGCGAAGGATATAGGTTCCGAGTATCATTACGCTTTTTACGGTTGAACTCCAGAAATCTTTAAGAACTCCCACATATATTCACTTTCAACGGAGGTGGTTACAAAAGTAGCCAGCAACTGAAATAACAACAACAACAACACACACGGAGTTTGAGAGTATCCACCTGGCGAACCCTTCACAGGATTGCCCGCTGGGTGCCCCCCTTGGGAAGTTTGATACACCCTGGACCGGGGGACTGCTGAGAGTGAAATACCCACCATCAGATGGGGGTGAACCGAAGCAGGATATACTGAACTACGAAGGACCCGGATGGTCATCTTTGGATTGTCCTCCGGGGGACCAGGGGATTGGATCTATAAGGTCCTCTGGTCAAATGGTGGGTCGATGGAGGTGTGTCTCATATCATACATCACCTGTAGAGACCACAGCGGTTCGAATCCGCTACCCGCCTTGGGTCGAGAAGTCTGGGCCCCCCTTGATTTTTCTCGGCCCATCTTTTTCATTTATCTTTTTAAACTCGTACCTACCTTTTCGAATGTATGGATGACATAGATGATCCCGAAGAGACTATCAAACCAATGGATATCGACACAAAAAAACACTTTTTTGCATCCTTTGGAAACATGGAGAGAGAGGTGAGTGCCTGTTGGATCGTCAAACTGCTACAGGATAAAAACCCAGAAGAGTGGGAGAAATTTACCACCGCAGAGCTTGACAAGAGGCACCGGATGTTACATGGGAATGATTTCAGGTTCAACGGCATCGAGGAGTATCTTATCCCACTCTGCCCACAATGTTCTGGTGGTGTGGCAACATCTTTTTGTCCACAATGTAAGATCCACTATGCTGAAGAGATGTGGATGGTATCTGAAGAGTTCATCCAGAAGTGTCACAAAGCGTCACCACTCACAGAAGAAGAGTGGGACAGAAGGATAAAGGAGAAGGAAGAAGAGGAACGCAAGGCAGATGAGGAGGAAGAGTACTGGATCTGAGTTACTCGAACAGGTCAACATTCACTATACAACCAATTTCATACAACCCATTTTAATAAAGTGGATTTTAATAAAGTGGAATCTATAGTTTCACTTTGGCCAAAGGTAAAAAAAAGTGTTTAACTGTGGCACTATCCTTACTAACTGCCACAGTTAAACGCATTTCCTCTATATATACTTATAGTATAATAAGGTGTAAGTCTATTCACCAGAAAAGGATTTCCTCAAGTCATTATCTATTAAATCTCTGATGTGTTTTTCATCTCTAAGTTGTTCATACATCATTTTTTTATTCTCGGCCTCTTCTATTGTGTCGTAGTGTTTTATACATCTCTTGTTACCATCTATAAATCTTTCCTCCAGCTTATATCTGATTGCCCTGGTACTATTCTTTGTATTACGACCCATAACTTGTACTATTCTGTACTCGGAACTTTCTGTGGTTACTGGCACTGGTAGACTCTGAACAATTTTACTATAACAGTTAAAGAACCAGGTATGAAACATGTACATCCTTGTCAAGCTGCTTCGGAATTTGTTAACGTGATTTTTTATATGACCTCTGGGTAGTCTACTCAAATAATGTGATAGTTCCTCTTTAATTTCATCCTCAAACATAGTTGCAGTCACTATCTGGAGTATATATTTACGATAACCTACATTGGCATTCAACTTTTTATTTTCGATTGCATCGGCAATCATTCTGATGGATTCACGGCAATCTTCTTTCCACTGTCCGTAGAATATTTTATGTTGTTCTTCCTTCACTGGAACTACACTGAGGATGCGTAGGTCCTGGAACACCATCAATACCAATGGATAGACCCGACGATGGACCAGATAGGTGGTCTTGTTGGGACTCCTCAATCTTTCGAAGCAGAGAGTTCCAGAGAAGATGTCCCTCCTCTCATCTCTGTTAGCATGATACTTGGTACGCTTGATGTTCCAGAAACATGCTATATGAAGGTAATACTCAACTTCCACTATCCAACCAACACCAGAGTGACTTTAAGAAGTTTTGGATGCTGGATGCTGGATGCTGGATGCTGGATGAAGCGGAACCTCAACCTTCAACCTTTATATATGTCTAATTCCTTCCCCATACAATGGATGGTCTACTAGCGATTCAGAGTGCTTTCATCATCACAGTGCTACTTGGTGTCGTTGCCTTCTTTCGGTTGACGCCACGTCTTAAGCGTCAGGCATTCTACATTGGCGTGTTCGTGGCTATCGGTGACTGGATACTGGAATACAGGGGTGTGATCGCTGGGCGGTGGGAGTACCACGATAGTATGTTGATGATAGGAGGAGTCCCTATCGAGATACCACTGACCCTCGCTTTCATGGCCCCTATCTTTCTGTGGCTGTTCCAGACCACTTACAACACTCAAATCGACACCATCACACAGTTTGGGGCCCCTGAACTTCTGGTTGGTGTTGGGTTCGTCGTGTTCCTACTTTCAGGTGACGTGACATGGACTATCCTCTTCATAGGAGTAGCTGGCCTTCTTATCGCTGAGAGACGTGAGATGGTGGTGCTCATTGGTCTCGCTGCAGCCGCTGGAGATTGGGTGCTGGAGGGCATCATTTTTGTGGACTCAGGCGTCATCCATTACCCGGGTGGGTGGAACTTCCGCATTGCCCTCTTTTACATGTTTTTGGTATGGATTCTGGGCGGTTGGCTGACTGCTCAGGGCCGCCGGATGGTCAAGTAGGAGTATGCATCGTACGTGTGTGACTACACGACTGCAACGTCGTCTATCTCATCTTGATTGATAAGTTTATCCTCGAATCCGATACTACGTTCGAACTCATCCACAACGTTTCCGATTCTGAATCCCCTTTTTTTCATGGCATCGTTCATGGATGCAGCGATGTGATGCCTTTCCCTTCTATCAAGATGGGTGTAGAAGGTCTCATCGTAGGTGATGTAGATTTGCTTTCCTCTCATCATCGGAGTCGTTGCATCCACACCAACTCTCCATACCCCATCACTTTTCTCGAAAACCGGGCTACCTCCGAACTGGATGTTGATGATATCTCTTCCTACTTTGAGATTGATAGTATTCAGTTTTAATGAATCTACAGACACCCTTTTCTTTAAAACTTTTCCTAATGCTCTTGACTTGATGTTGAATAGTTGTTCTGTAGATAAAATTACTCTAGCATTATGTTCCATGTTTTGCACTTTTCTTTCCCAGAATAATTGGAGTTTATATTCCTGTAGATTATCGAGTGTGGCACGTCCATAGTAACCTGTGCCACACATTTCATCTTCATCTGGAGAACCATATATGTACCAGTTCGGTGACCCAGGTGGAATATTTGATAACCACTTTTTACTCATTTTCTCACAACACTATTATTCGTAAAAATATCAGGACCAGAACCACAGACCAGATGAACACGAGTATGCACCATCCCCGCATGAATTTGGACATCGGGTACTCCTTTAGCGAGACAGCAAGGAATAAAGCAAGCAACATACTCAGGCCTGTGCCAAGCATCAATAACCATCCAGGGAAGGTCATCGAAGTGAATCCCATTACAGATGCTGACCTTACAATACCACTTTCTTTGTATCCCTCTACTGTCATGTTGTCCAATCTGTTGTAGGAGTTCATCTCGATTGCTATCCTTTCTCTCGGGAATCCTTCATCGTTACATACCTTCTCGGTGCTGTTCAGACCAGTGAAACCCTGGATGCAGTTCCCTTCTAGTTTGATTGTGATGTGAAACCACTCCTCTACATCGGTAGATATCTCGACTGATGAAGTTTTTATCAGATACCCACGTTCTGCCACACCTACAATCACATTGTTGCTATCTATGACCATGAATGCGTAATACATGGGGAGTGATGAGTAGTTGACACCGATTCTACCCGATAGTGCCAACCAGGAATCCCCAAAAACCAGGGCATAAGCGACCGGGTGGTGGTAGATAGGTGCATCGTCGTCAATGGCAGTTATATCCCTGATTATGGCCCACATTGAAACCCTGGAAACTTCCCCTGGGACATTTTCGGCCATGGTTGTGGTATTGTATGACCTGTTGTAACCTGTCAGGTACCCACCACTTTCATCCTGGTCATGGCTTGAATTTTTCCCAAGTAGGTTCCATCTGTCATCCCAATCGTCTGGTTCGTCTCCATCGCACTCAAAAAGGAGTATGGCTTTCTGATTATTTACAGTGAGGGCATCTGCTGCTATGTATAGTCCAACAATTAAGATGGCCAGTAGTAGAAGCCAACCCTTTTTCCCATTGGCCCACTGTGGTATGCTGGCGACGTTTGGTGCCACTGTCATTCTCTCCTGTTGAGGTCTACTTGTTCGATAGCTTTAAACGTTTCAGAGAAAAAATCTAGTATCGTTTTAGATGCGGTTATCTCATCCTCCAATATCTCTATCTCTTTCTTCTCTTTTTTAGTTAATTTAGTTTTACTTTTTAGTGTTGTAACTTGTTTATTTAATATCTGTTTATTTGTTATCATCTTACCGTCGATATAGGTTGCGTATCTCTCGGCGAACGTTTCGTGCGGGTCACTCCCATATGCCTGGACCCTGGACATGGTTCCGGCTGGTGGCATTGTCAGTGATATTTTATGCATCTCTTCGTTCCACTTGGTGTAATACTTTTTTAATTTTTTGTGACCAAGGAGTGTAGATGTATGGACGTGATGACCCACTTCATGGATTATGGTATGTTTATCATCTTCAGTTGGACCCTTTTTTCGTTTGTTTTTATAGTAAGGTATGGTCAACTGACCATGCAAGTGATGTTCATTTTTTCTCTGATACGATCCAGCTGCCCCATAATTCTCCTGAGAACCATTGAAGTAGTTGATACCTATGTCGTAGATGTGTCGTGGTGGAATCCCAAGGTCAGAAAAACCATCAACTTCTTTTCCTATTTGAAGGACATAGTTGTATTTTCCGTTTATGACGTTCTTCATATGTTCTGGATTGAAAACTATGAAAGATGTAGTGTTTGGGAATTTTTCGATGAAAATGGCTTGTCTCAATTCCAGGTCCTTTGCCTTTTTACGCCAGAGTAGATTTTCGTAACGTTCTTTCTCAACACCAATTTTTTCCATCTCACCTATTTCCCTTTCGAGACTTTTACTATCCTTTTTGAGTCTTATTATTTCATCTCGGACCGATTTGAGATCGAGGTCTACACCGACTACGTCGAGTTTGGATGGGTCGATGAGCCACTCTCTGATACGTGGGTCGTCTGGGTAGATGAGGTCATTGTTCAACTCACTTTCATCCTCCTCCCGTTCATCTTCACTACGACTACCTTCGATTTCTCTGAGTTCCTGGACACTCTTCTGTAGCTTCTCCATCAGGGCTAACTCAACCCATTTTTCCCTGGAGTAGACCCCTATGTATTCATCACTCTTCTTTCCTGAGTTATAACCGTAGATGTAAAGGTTTCCGCTGCCCTTCGGAATCTCCTTCAGGTGTGTCACTCTATCGTTGGGTTTAAAGGCCTATGGTTTTAAAAGGTTTTTGGTTCGTAAGATGGATGTGGCGTCGTGGGGTTTATATATGAAAGCAGCCTGAAAGAAACTGAGCGAAAGCAGCTCAATGGTAGCTTGGGGTCTATTTTTATTATTATTATTATTATTGGTCCTATATTATATATAGGGTATTAGGGCCCCTTTTTGGTTAGGGGGGTATATGGGGATGATGGGAGTAGAGGGAAAAAAGTGGGTGCGGAGAGATGAGGACTCCGCACCAGGACGAAATTGGTAGTTGTGTGTATTTGTACAACTAATATAAGTAGTTTACCTTCTCAACGTATCTGTTTCTAATACGTTGACAGACGATGTAGTTTTATATCAGTCGTGTATAAATCTCTTTTGAATCTATATAGAGATTTTGTAGTCATACATATATTTCCAGCCTCAATCTCTATAGTCTTTATATACTGCAGATGGCTTCATTACAGCATGGTACAGGGGGGTATCTTTTTTCCCCCTATGGTTAAATACTCCCTTTTATGGAGGCAAGATATAAAAGTAAATCACTTTTTAACTTATTTTATGTGAAATAAGTGTAAGTATCTATATAGTTTTGATGTACATCCCTATAGTTTGAGATTGAACAGGATGTAAATCCCTTCAAAAGAGAACCTTTTAAATACTCCTCAGCTCATCCATAGCCGATGACCACCGTTGAGATTCCACCAGGGTCCGGTAACAGATACAGGTACGAGTACGAAAATGGTAAAACTGTGTACAAGGGGCCTGTGGGAGAGGCCCCGGCACTGAAGGAGGCTGAGTTCATGGAATCTCTCCAGGACATACTGGAGGAACGCATCAAGCCAGCCCAGGAGGAACTCGCCAGGGTCCGAAAGCGAGACGAACGTGCCACTTACGTAGATTCATGGGAGAGGACGGGAGAGACCACAGAGGGTGGGGGAAGAGCAAAAAAGCGGGTCACAGAACGGAAAAAGATGGCGTCAGGGAAACCCATCTATCTCGGTGCGAAGGGGCAGGTAAAGGACATCGACCCAGAGGGTCTGTCACACACCGATGAAGTGAAAAAGATTCTGGAACAGATAGACCAGGACCGGCGGAAGGGTATCAACATGGCTACCCTCCAATCACGGACCATGACACTCGGGGCCGCTATCAAACAATCTGGTAGGGGTGAGTTCGCCACGAAGGCCAAGCAACAGCAGGCCATCCGTATGGTCAACAAGTACCGGGGGAAGCTGGGTTGGGACCCCATCGACGTCGAGATTTCTGACCGCCCGACATCGGCCCAGGTGAAGCAGGCAAAGAAGAACATCAAAGAGGCTCACAAGCTTCCAAGGTCAAAGAAACAGATACGGGCGGCGAAGCGGAACCTGAAGACTGCCCGTCAGGCCAAAAAGGCAAAGGCAAAGGCAAAGAAGTCTGGTATCAATTCCAAAAGGATGTTCGACGGTAAGGAGTACCGTGTCATCGCCATTATGAAAGAACGGAGTGGTGGAGATGCAATCCGGGATGCATGGAGGGAGGCCGGTTACTTTGTCAGGATGCAGAAGAGGGCCCAGGGCTGGGTCGTCTGGGCCAGACAATCAGATTCGTAAACCATCCTCGTAACATCACCCATCACCCCGGAAGTGTTTTCTAGAAAACAGGAGAGAATGGTTGGGTGGATGGGTCAGAAATCGAAAAGCCTACGATTCACCCGTTTTTTCGGGGTTTTAGTGACAACCTGGGACGTTGGAACCACCGGGGCCGGTTGAGGCTCCTGGATTGGTTGTGGTGTTATGGTTTGATGCGTCGGGATACCGAGAATCCTACCGAATATCCTTACGGTATCCCGACGCATCTGGGCCAACATCGCCTGGACCAGTTTTTCTTCTTTTGATGGGTCCACCTTATCACCTATGATATATTGGACTGTCATCAGAAATTGAAGAGGCGTCTGTAACCTTGACCCACGACGCCCCTGATTTCATCGAGAAGATGTTCGGGGGATTTTCCATCAGACTTGATGGATTCGTTGGTGGACTGTAAGAGATCCCGGACCTTGTTGACCTTCTGCCAGAGCTCTTGTTCCTTCTTTTCATCCTCGGATGGTTCGGGGATGGTCAGGTCGATAGGTTCCATCTGGGTAGGGTTGTCAGAGAACTTGGCGGAGTTACACTCATAGAGTTGGGATTCACTTGGACAGTTCCCATCTCCCTTCTCGATGTTCTCAATATAGTAACCCTTGTAGACTGAACCATCAGCACGGACCTGAGGAAGTTCATGTCGCCAATCTCCGATAAGGTTGGTCCACTTCAGGAACTTCTCAGTCCTACCTTTGTCGTCCTCACGGGTATCAACCACTCCCCGAATCCACTGGCCCCGGGAGCTCTGGTAGTGGTAGGTGGTTCCAACTTTCTGGCTGTCCCAGAATGATTCTTTTTCGGCCACCAGATGGTTGATAGCATCGGAGAACCTGAGCTTCTGCTCGATTGCTGACTTGAGGAAGGTATCTGAGTGGCCAGCGAAGTCACTATCAAACATCTTTCCGTTGAACTCAACGGGTTCGTTCACGACATCGCAGAGATAGGTCGCCGGCCGAGATCCTACTTTCTTGATAATCTTCCAGAGAGGGTTTCCATCGGCAAGTCCAGAGCGAAAGGTCGTTCCGATTTTTACTTTTGTAACCATCATACATCACCTAACTCTTACCCGCATCTTGGTCTTTATATAGTTTGGGCTGGGTTAACTGTAAAAAGCGTAAAAAGGAGGTAGCTGGGTAAGTTGGGTAGGACTCTTTTGAGAAGCAGCACCGGCCGATTTGAGATGCAGAATCTTCCCGAACTCTTTATATACTCAACACCCATTGTATTCCTTGATGACCACCGTAGAGATACCTGAGGGTTCAGGGAATAGATACCGCTATGAATATGAAGAGGGATCTACGGTCTACAAGGGACCTGTGGGAGACAGTCCTCAGTTGACGGAGGGAGAGTTCATGGCGGCTATGGTTGGAGAGATAACACCAAGACCAGAACACTCCAAGAACTACGATGCCATTGAGAAGTTGGATACCCGGGAGATAAAGAAGTCCATCGACCAATCCATCAAAGAAAAAGAAGAGGGTATCCTACTTTTGAAAGAGGCTGACACACACCTACCCAAGTATCAGGGAAAAGCTCCGAGTAGGCGTATGGAGACCTCGTTCCAGAAGCATCTCGATGAAAAATATCCTGGGAAGTACAAGGTCCAAAAGGAACGTATCGCCGGGATGACCTATCTCAATGTTTATGGGCAGAGACCAAAAGGGCATGGGTATGCAAGCGATTGGGACTGGGACGACAGGGCAGCTCGTTTCTTCATCGCCTATGACTCTCAAGAGGTGATGACGCCTGAAGGGTTGACCAGGGGTGCTTATGACCATCACAGAGCTTTCGCCAAAGAACGGAGGGACCCTGGTAGCTACCATGATGAAAACTCTTACAACTATGGTCTTTGGCTTGATGCCAGAGACATCGAGGAGCTGAAACGCCTCAAACCCATCGTTGGAAAGGCTGTGAAGAAGTACAACGCCGGGGCAAAGAGTATCAACGCTGCCCAGGACATACTTTACAGCAGCCATGGCCGTGGCGTCCCGTGGCCTTTGAGTAAATACTTCACAGATTACAAACAGAAGAGGTAATCTATTCCTCTCATTTTCCACTGTTCTTTCGTAAGTCGATTGTTATCTGACGCTGTTCGAACCAACTCTCTATGAATGGGTCATAGACCCGGATGAAGTTGTTGTAGAGTAACACAACTACTGGCCAGAGTGCAAGGACTACCCAGGGCATGTCGAGTATCGGGATGATACCCTCATCCATAACCACAGGTTTGTATCTCCAGGCATCATAAATTTTAAAACCTACGTACTCGAATCCCAGACCAATAACCGAAGATATCAGATCCGGGATGAAGTAGGTCGTAAAATTAAATTTATCCTTGATGTATTCTGCATAGTAAGTCGTTGATACGAATACCACTCCCCACGCCACTATGACTACTGGGGACAGAGTGTAATAGATGTTAGTCAGCTCGATGGTCCATAGCCGCTTTGTCATCAGCTCCCATACGAACCCGAAGGCCATACCCAGAAGAAGCTCTCCAAGTACGTTCTTTCGTCTGGCCACCCAGGCGATGGGAACAAACAGAATGATTGCTACTATGGTAACATCTATGACTGCTATCCTATCACCTCGGTGTAACTCCCATGCCAGAGTAGATCGCCCCAAAGTTGACAGAGTAGCTGGTGATGCCGAAGAACTCGAACATCATTATCGCTATGATGCCCAACATAACGGCCATGACGTACTTCTGGTTATCTACCAACGTCGGGGCCTGGAACACAAACAGTCCGAGACCGAATAACACGAGGAACGGCACAAGGAAGTATGTCAACGGATATTCCATCTTTGACACCACCTCGGCCTTGCCAGCAGGACCAGGTGCAGATTCAACGATAGTCACGTTGACAACCTTCTTCTCCTCGTCCAGGTCGCAGGTCACGGTGATGTTCATCTGGAACTCCCCAAGCCATAACCAGATGTGACTCGGGCCCTTGACATTTGCCGTTCTGTCGTCACCAAACTCCCATAAGAACGAACAGTCCTCTGGAGAGATAATCACTCCAGAGAAGTTCACCCTTGTATTGACGATGTAGGTGACGTTGTCAGAGATGTCAAAGAGTATGATTGTGATGGGTTCCTCACAGGCATCGCCTATACCATCCCCATCCGTGTCAGCCTGGTCGCTGTTCGGGGTCAAGGGGCAGTTATCTGTAGTATCAGGAACACCATCGCCATCATCATCGCTGTCGCAGGCATCACCGATTCCATCTACGTCAGTGTCAGTCTGAGAAGGGTTCTGGATGGTCGGGCAGTTATCATCTTCATCAGAGATACCATCACCATCATCGTCGTCATCACAGACGTCACCGACCCCGTCCTCGTCCAGGTCCTCCTGTCCTGGATTTGTGACCAGAGGGCAATTATCTTCTGGGTCGTCTATCTCGTCGTTGTCGTCGTCCGGGTCACAGACATCACCCAGACCATCCAGGTCGTTGTCCTCCTGCCCTGGATTGGGGATAAGGGGGCAGTTGTCGTCTGGGTCCAGGATTGTATCGTCGTCGTCGTCGGTGTCGCAAGCGTCCCCGTCACCGTCCCCGTCCGTGTCAGTCTGGTCGGGGTTAGGCGTCAACACACAGTTATCCAGGGGGTCAGGGATACCATCACCGTCGGTATCATCCTCACAGGCATCGCCGACCCCATCCTCGTCAGCGTCTTCCTGCCCCGGGTTGGGGACGATTGGGCAGTTATCATCCCCGTTATCAATACCGTCGCCGTCCCAATCATCATCACAGGCGTCACCATGGCCGTCGGAGTCCAGGTCTTCCTGTCCTGGGTTGGGGGTGAAGGGGCAGTTGTCGGCCCCATCGAGAACACCATCATCATCATCATCAGGGTCACAGGCATCACCGAGTGAATCTCCGTCGTTGTCGGCCTGGGATGGATTCACGACATACTGGCAGTTGTCGGCCCAGTCAAGAACGCCGTCGTTGTCGTCGTCAGGATCGCACAGGTCTCCAAGGCTGTCTCCATCAGTATCATCCTGTCCTGGGTTCGGCGTCAACGGGCAGTTGTCTGGACCATCCAACACACCGTCTCCATCGTCGTCGGTGTCACAGGCGTCACCCTCCCCATCGCTGTCAGTATCGAGTTGAGATGGGTTTGGAGTGTATTGGCAGTTGTCTGGCCCATCCAACACACCGTCGTTATCATCGTCGGGGTCACACACGTCCCCTATCCCATCGGCATCGTTATCTTCCTGCCCCAAGTTTGCTGTCAAAGGGCAGTTGTCAACGGGGTCCAGGATTGTATCATCATCATCATCAGGGTCACAGACATCACCCAGACCATCACTATCGGTATCAATCTGGTCTGGGTTGTAGATGAGTTGGCAGTTATCCGTAGTGTCGGGTTCACCGTCGTTATCGTCGTCAGGGTCACATGCATCTCCAAGTCCATCTGCATCGGTGTCTGTTTGTAGGGGGTTTGCTACATATTGGCAGTTGTCTGGCCCATCCAGAACTCCATCATCATCGTCGTCGGGGTCACAGACATCACCCAGGCCGTCCAGGTCATTATCCTCTTGCCCAGGGTTGGGGATTGATGGGCAGTTGTCAGATGTGTTGGGAACCCCATCACCATCGAGGTCTCCATCACAAGCGTCACCCTCTCCATCGCTATCAATGTCTGTTTGCAAGGGATTGTAGGTGTATTGACAGTTGTCGACAGTATCAAGGATGCCATCGTTGTCGTCGTCGTCATCGCAGACGTCACCCAGACCATCCAGGTCGTTGTCGGCCTGGAGTGGGTTCCAGATGAACTGGCAGTTGTCTGTAGTGTCAAGAACGCCGTCGTTATCATCGTCGGGGTCACAGACATCACCCAGGCCGTCCAGGTCATTATCCTCTTGCCCAGGGTTGGGGATTGATGGGCAGTTGTCGTCTGGGTCAGTGATACCATCTCCATCGGTGTCAGGATAGATCGCCTCGACCTCTATTTCGATACTATCACAATAGAGAGAAGCATCGTCAAGCTCGACGCAGAACGTAGCGGTGTAAATCCCTGGGTCCCCGTAGACCCATGAACCATCCCTGGTGGCGATATCCCGGTCGTCGGTACCGTCGCTGTCATCCATGTCCCACCAGACTCCATCAACATCGGTAGGCATATGTCCATAATCACCCGAAACATCAAAGGAGACATCCTCTATGGCATCAAAATCCTCACCAGCATCAACGAAAGGTTCTGAACCTTCTCCATCGTCAGTCAGGGTTATTCCATCGAGAAAGTGGTTCTTGTTGAACTCAAACCCTACTGAGCTGATAGTAGTTTCTACCTTACAGTCCAACCTGAACAGGCCATGTTTCCACCCTTTACCTTTCTGGTCTCGTTCTTCCAGATTGAGGTAGGCATAATTTCCGTCGTAGATAATATCTACGACATGCCAGTCATCGAGGGCATCCATCTGACCAGGATGTTTGTGGTGGAGTTTGTTCTCCATACAACCAAACTCTACTTTGTACCTGTCGTGTTTGTTCTCCCATACCAGACCGACGAAGATGTAGAAGTCTCCGAGAGAGATTACCTCGACACCATTGGTTTCGTCAAGGGTCAGGGTATCGGCTGTTGAAAGAAAAAAGGCAAACGATGGGTTGTGATGAACTACCCCACCATCGTTATCGGGTTCTTTCTCCCCCCAGTCTCGGACATAAACCGAGAAGGATGCCGAGATTGGTTGGGCCGTTGGTATCTCAGCCCAGCCACTCCCCAACTCATCGGTTTCCTCGTCACCGTATGACCATCCATCGTCGTCGTAGTCGTCTACTTCGTCAGTGACCTCAAGGTTCAGATGACCTGAGAGATCATCGAGACTATCCGAGTGGATAGTTACAGGATATGGTTCTACAACTACTGTAAAGTAACCGCTATACCATAGAACTCCACCGACAGCGAAGATGCCGATGACCAGCATTACACTGAGTAGCATAGGTTTGTCTTTTAAATCCATTTTTACCACCATGCCAATAATCTGAATAGGTCAATCCAACCATATAAAAGAGAGATAGCCCCACTGATAATCAGTAGAATAAACACAAGCTTAGTTGTATTCATTTCTACAACTTTAGAAACTACCATGAAAAGGAAAACAGTCATAAAGAGGACTAAAACTACTTCAAGAGCAGTAATAGTTACAGCACTTACCTGTTTTTTCTGGTTCTCAGTAAGCACTGTAGCTGTGTTGCCTGCACTATCATCGTCTTCATCCTCATCGGCAAAGGTTATAGTATACTCGTTGATAACACTATATTCATCATCATCCGTGACTGTGGATACTATAGAATAGTTACCAACAGATGAGTAGTTGTGAGTGGAAGATAGTTCGATCAGGTTTGTAGTGAGGTTCGTGTAATTTCCGTCGCCCCAATCCCACACGATACTATAAGGCGTTTTTCCACCGTTAATTGAGAGTTCAATCTCTATCAATCCTGACGAGTTGATGTTACTGGCGGATAATGTAGCACTGAATACCTCTACTACTACGATTGTAATGTAGTGTTGGTATACAATATATTCCTTGGTGATGGAAAGTTGTAATGTAGTGTTGGTATCTCCGGCGTTGAAAGACAACAACAATGTACTGTTTTCTACTACAAAGGACACTCTACTATCGGCACATTCGACAGAAGCATCAGAGACCAGGTTTTCAGAGATGTCAATCCATCTATCGACACCCTGTCTGACTTCGTATGACGCTGAACCACTCCAGAACGGTTCCAAAACTGTGATGTTGATAGAGTGAGTATCGGCCATCGTGTAGTTATCTACAATCGCCAGGCTGACCTCGTATACACCCGCTTCATCATAGACGTGTGTTACATCCACACCTCCATCGGCATCATCGTCGCCGAAAATCCAGTTCCAGTTGGTAATGGTGCCGTTAGACCATGATGATGACCCGTCGAACTCGACAACATCACCCACAAAGACGGTCTCGGGGGTGAAGATGATGATTGCCACCGGGTCTGAGAAGGTCAACTCGAAGTCCACCATCTTTCTGTTTCCAGATGTGGTGAAGTTGTCGTTTACAGTGACATCATCAAAAGATACCTCGATGTCGATGGTATCGCCTATCGACCATCCTGATGGAAGGTTACCGAGGTTGACCTGATACTTCCCCTCACTACCTGTGGTAGTATTCAGACTCTCGTTTGTATCAGTGTTTGTCACCGTGACACTTGCATCCTGGATAGGGTTACCTTCTACCGTCTCGATAACCCCATAGACTGTGTAAGATGGGTTGAAAGACGCAACAGTTCCCAGCATCGAGAGTAACACTACTGAACTCAGTAAGAGGAAGATAGAGACTTTTTTCATGTCTGATACCTCCAAGTGTAACTATCCGATGAATCGAAGTTTATCAGAACAAACACCCCAGTGGTCAGGGCGAAGTTCTCATCGGACCCTGCGTCATGGAATCCAGAGATATAAGATGTCGAGAACCACTGGTCATTGTGGTCGATAAGCATAGCCTCTGTGAGTGATGATGGAAGTAGGGTCTCGTAGTGGTTTGCTACAGTCTTTTCGACACCTGCATAGGGGAGATAGTACCAACCAGAAGTGAAGGATAGGGCCCTGTCAGCCCATAGACGACCTTTGATGACGATGGTTTTGTTGAGCCCCGGATTGTTGATGAAGTAGGTATTTCCCCGTACAAAGTTGAAGTCTTCGTCGTCTCCTGCCTCAGACCAGTTGGTGAAGTATCCATCGCTATAGTTCTGGCCTACGTAGTCCCAGTAGATGATACCACTGTCGTCATGGAGATTCAACGATTCATCATCCATGAGTGAAGATGCATTGTTGTATCTACCATCGTTGAACAACATAGCGAAAGGTGTCCACCCTGAGTGTAGAGTGAATGTGTAGGTATAATTGACGTAGAGGGTAGAGGTATCCACCTCAGAGTCCGTCAAGTATCCATCATATGCCTGACACTTTGGTGTATGGGTTCCAGATGCGAAGGTGGTTGAAGACGAGTTCGAGGATGTATAGGATGTGTCCCATGAGGCGTCGTTGTTCCAGTCCCATCTATACTGAAGTGAATCCTCATCCGGGTCAGTAGCATCACAGGTGTACTCTACATTGTCTGTCGGGTCTGGGTCGCCACTCTGGTCGTGGGTGATTCCTACAACAGTAGGTGCCTGGTTGCTGATGGTGACAACTATAGAATCGGTATCGGTGTCATAGTCCAGACCTGTGTTATCATCTACCTGTAATGTTACTGTGACTGTCGATGTTGCCACGAACGAAGTTGTCAGTCCAGTGTCATCTGGGTTGTCCCAATCGAGGCCGTCGCTGTCATCGTAGTCCCACTTGTAGGTAAGAGTGTCCACCGGGTTAGTATCATTGTCGAAGGAGTCACCCCCGCTGAGGTCAACCTGGTCATTCTTATCAGCAGACCTATCGGTTCCAACGATGTCAGCGACTGGTTGCATGTTCGGGGTCATATCACCAAAGTCTTTCTGTGTTTCTCCAGATTGTAGGGTGTGATTTTCTTCAGCCCGATACTCACTTCCTACAATCTCCGCCCTGATGACATCTCCCCAATCGTAACCAGATGGTAGGTTGCCGAGATTGACCTGCCACTTGCCCTTATCTGAAGTATCAGATTCGAGATACTCACCTGTGTCGAGGTTGGTGACCCTCACATCCAGGGTTTTGATGTCACCTCCACCATCATGTTTCTTGATTTTACCCTTGACGGTATAGGGTTCGTAAACGATACCAGGAAGGTAGTAGAAGGCACTCGCCAGGATGAGTGCCATCGAGCCAAGTATAGCCATTAGTTTAAACTGGCCCTCACGGTCCTCGATATTGAAACCTAACATCGAAGATGTATCTCAAGTATCACTTATATACCTTCCTGGTGGATGGTAGTAGAACAGCAAAAGAAAATTGAGAGGATAAAAGGTTGGGTTGGGTCGGGTCGTCAGTAGGAAAAGAGGTCTACATCTGGAGAGAGCCAGTAGAGATGTAGTATATAGAAGAGGACGAAGAGGGTGATTATGACTATCCAGCCCCTGAACTTGAATATGGAATCCACTTCAGCGAAGTCAAGCCAGCCAAGTTCGGCGAGGAGCCAGGTCAGTCCGACGGAGACCAGTAACCCGAAGAAGATGAAGCCTGCATAGAGTGGAAGGGTTACACCGAGTCCGATTACATCACCGTGAAGGAAGAGTCCAACGATGACGAGGGCAGCAGCAACGACCATGAGCATCCTGTTGTCAGTCATTGGGTATAGAATGATAGGGTGATATTTAAGTATTTCGGGATGGTCGATGGTCTCTAGAAGGGAAAGAACGATACTCGGACTGCCTCATCGGATGGTCAGGTTGGGTTGACCCACTTCTCAACGAGTTTATCGAGCTTGTTCTCTGCCTGTTCGGAGAGCTCTTCGTAGAAGTAGATGTGGATGGTGTTCATGTCGACGTCCCGAAACACAACACCATCAACGGGGTCCTCGTCGCCAGGTGTCATGTTCATAATTTCCTTATGCAACTTCTTTTTTACCTCTTCGGAGAACTCGACGAGATGGGTCACGGTTTTCACGTAGGGATAGTGGTGCATCTTGGCGAGGTCTTCAGTGCTATAGTTGGCCATGTAGAAAAGATGTCTGGATAAGTTTAAAAAGAGATCGGCGACTACGACCTGGTTAATTTGTCCTGAATGTGACGTAACCGCCACTCATATCAGAATAGTTCCCGTCGTAGCCAGAAAGAGAGTGGGCCCAACCGTCTGTATTTACAGCGAACTCGGCCGCTGCCTGCATGTCGATAAGCCCGTTACCATCGGCGACCTTAAAAGCTTCATCTTCTCCGAAGTTATTGGCGTAGTAGTCAAATCCACCACGTCCTTCATCGAGTTTGGACTTGGTCAATACCTCTCGGAGCTCGTCTTCGTCATCAACACCCCACTCTTCTATTTCCTCTTCAAGACGACTGGCCCATTCATCTTCATCGCTCGATTTTTCATCCCTGATATCTTCGATGTAGGATTCATCCCATTCGGTATAAACCATCTCGAAGTAGTTTTTCGCTTTCTTCTCGTCGACGTGGTCTTTGACAAAATCACCGAGATCGCCACCCATTTCTTCAATGAGTCCGATGGTATCCTCGATAGCGGCCGATTTGGCATCGTCTTCTTTCATCGCCACCCATTCGCCTGGTTCGTCGGGGTGTTCGTATTTGAAGGAGTCAGCCCATGGTCCATCTTCGAGTTCGAGGTCGGAAACCAGACTCTCGATGAGTGCCCCCTTTCCATCGTCCCAATCCCAAGCCGATTTGAGTTTGGCTATCTCCTTTTTTGCCTCGGACTTCAGATTCTCTTTCTCTTCAGTCGATGAAGCATCTTCAAGGGCACCTTTGAGTTCTTTCTCGATATCTGCAATCTGTTCCCGGTGTTCAAGTTCCTCTTCACCCAGTTCATCGAACTTGTTGGCGTCGTTGAGAATCTCGTAGATGAGGTCCACGAGCTCATCTTCGTCCCAGTCGTCAAGGTCCCAGGCATACTCTTCTCCGAGACCTTCCCGGATGACAGACTTGATTTTTTCTTCATTCTCTGCGATGAAGGAATTTGCTTTATCCTGGTTCGTAGGTTCGGGTCCTGTGAGTTGAACCTGGAACATCTCCAGGAACTCCCCCTCCGAAAGCTCCGGGGCCGTGCCGACCGGCCCCTTGTACACAGTCTTGCCGCCTTCGTAGACGTATTTGTAGCGGTTACCTGAACCTGGAGGGATTTCGACGACGGTCATGGTATCAATGTGGGATGGGCTGAGGAGTATTTAAAGAGTTCGGGGGAGGATGGAGGTGGGAGGTGGGAAGATACGGAGGGATGATGGAGGAGGTGGTTACCAGTCTTCGTAGGCTGCTGCCATCACAACGTCGATAGCTTCTCGTGTTCTCTGTCCTCTTGGTGGTGGAACATTGAACTTTTTCATGTCCTTTCGAAACTGTTCCATCAACTTTGGCAGTCTATCGTTAAGGAAGGCGTCGGGAGACTGGTCCATCATAAACTCGATGTCTTCCATATCATCGTCTGGTAGGGCCCCGAACACGATGGTACTCTTGAAGGCGTCAAGCTTATCTTTTTTCCAATGGTGTTTGGCGTTGGCATTATAGTGCATCGGACCATTACTGATGTTTGTAAGATGCCACCTGGTGAGCTCTGGGAACTCCTCGAAAGCGTTCTCGATTTTTTCATGCTGCATCCCACTGGACCAACCGGTTTTGTTGGACCCTGCCTCGGCTGTGATGGAGAAGTATGGTTCCTGGTTGCCCAACTGGGTGAAACCGTACTTTACGAATACCTTGATGCGGTTTCCGTCGTCGTCGTAGTAGTTACCCTTGATTTTCCGGTATATCCCATCTCTTTCGGTGGCTATCCTCCCTTCGGGAATGCCCATTTCCATCAAAGAGAGAAATTCCTCCTCATCCAGGGCTGGTGCATTGCCGACCGGCCCCTTGTAGACCGTAGCTCCCTCTTCATAATCATAGCGGTATCTATTCCCTGAACCCTCAGGTATCTCTACGGTGGTCATCAAGGAATACAATGGGTGTTGAGTATATAAAGAGTTCGGGAGGGTTTGTTTTCTGGCTAAAGGCTAAGTTAACTCGATCCAGGAGTAATCATCTACTTTTCTCTCTATTTTATATTTTCTACCTTTGGCAACCCCCGTTCTACAGAAAACATATTCATTATCGTAAAATGTAAAAACTGCCCATTCATCTTTTGAACCGATAAATTCTTCTTTTTCATCAATTGATTTCAGAACATTGCTTATATAAGTATTGATATTAATAATATCTTTATAATCATTTATAATATCTTTATTAAATATACCTTTTGAAATTTCTTTGACTCCGAAAAAATCTCCGATGTTATCTACTAATAGTTTACATATCTCATTGTCTACAGCGACTCTAAGTATATTGCTATTTCTTTTACTGTATTTTGTGTGAGTTTCTGATTTTGGTATGTCTTTTCTATTTGATGCAATCCCTTTTTTACGATGCGTTTTACTGTATTTTGTGCATCCTTCATTCATACATTTTGATGAACCATCATTGTTGATTGCCAGTGGGTTTCTACATATATCACAGATAGAAATATTCGGATCTTTTTTGAGTGTTGGTGTAGGTGAAATAACTGTTGGTGTAGGTGAAATAACTGTTGGTGTAGGTGAAATAACTGTTGGTGTAGGTGAAATAACTTCACTTTTTTCAGTTACTTTTTTCATCCATAACTCTTTTTCTTTTCTCAGATTGTTGAGATCATCTTCTAATCTTATTTTCTCTCTATCCTCTCGTAACTGGAACCACCTCTCTATCATACCTTTGTCTTTACCACCCTTCTTTTCTTCCATAAGGTCATCCAACATAGTTATAGCGGCGTCCAGTAACTCTTTACCATCACTCATTCGGGTTAAAAACCCGAGATAAGTTTATAAAGTTTGCTGCACTTTTGTGGTCAGGCTACGCTGAGGTTGTACCAGTAGTGGATGACCACCGCAGGAAGTGAGAGGATTATTGCATAGAGTATAGCAACACCAAAAGAGATTTTTTTACCGGAGAGTGTTCTCTCTATAAGCCAACCAGTGACCACAGTAGTGACGATATGTAGGGCCACTGGAAAGAGTGTTCTGGAGATGATGGTTGTCATTGCTGCATCTGAGTTGATGAGATACGTGGTGTAGAGACCATTTTCTCCGAGACCAAAACCCAGTCCGATGAACAACCATACCCAGAACACGTTTTCTGTCCCTTCGTCTTTCAGGATGTTCGTGAAAGCAATGATAATTATCGCTTTCGAAAACTCCTCTACAAATGGGGCCCAGAACACCACTATGACTGGAAAGGCAGCCCCTCTTGAGATATGAGTTTCAAGGATTAAAGAGATGAGTACAGCTGCGAATCCGCCGAAGTAGGGACCCGCAAATTTCCTCGATTTCTCTCGTAATACAAACAAGAGTGGTACTACAGCTACGACCACTATAGCATAAATTGTGAGTACTGTATTGGAATCCATGTCTACCTCATTTCAAGTGCCTTTTGAATTGATTGTTGTGTTTTTCCTGAAGAGAGTATTGTATTGTCTATGTCCTGGAGCTCGGATACAGGTGCAATTGTTATTAGATGTTCTTGCAGTACATCCAGGGCTATATTCCGTGCTTCGTCTGGGGTTATCTCACCATCAGATAGATATTTTTCTACGTGGTCTATGAACGTTCTGTAATTACTATACTTCGCAAAAAGGACCACATCATATAACCCATCTTTCGCCAACCCGTAGCCACCAAGGTCCTCCATCGCAATCTTATCCACAGCGTAGGTAATGTAGGATGAAGCCAGGCCGCTTCCACCCTCAGCAGGCGTTAACTCCAAAGGGATGGTAACATTATTACAACCTTCCTCGATGTCTTCTACTGTGCCATTGACCAGGTTGAGATAAACTGTCAGTGAGAGAACTGGGCGGAAACTCAACTCATCGAAAACGATGATGATGCCCAACTTACGTTCATCAAGTTGTTGGAAGATCATGTTCATGCCAGAGTTGTTCAGGATATGATTGGCACTACCCATCGTCTCATCAGTATGGTTCCAGTAATCATCGGTGAAGTTCTGATACTCTGTCTCAGTGGTGGTATTGGACGAAAGATTGATGTCGTGGTCATACTCGAAAACGACAAGTTCGGTCATGGTTGCATAGGAGATTGATACGGTTGCGGTCCGGTCGTCTTTGATGGTCGACCCCATTATCAGGAAAGACGAGAAAAATGTCATACACAATATAATTACCAGACTGATGCTGGTGACGGCGGCCCTCGTCTTTTTATCTGTTAACAACGATTCAAAAATGATGAGGGCCAGTAAATAAATAACGGCTACGATTATATTGAAGGCAATTATTGATTGAATAGTTATACTGAAATCTACTTTTACATACTCTTCTATCTGGTCTTTAATTATAAACGAGTTTGCTATGAGATGACACGTCATAGTTACAAATAGAGCTATCATCAACAATATCATCATAGATGGTTTTGGTTCTCTTTTACTCTCCATTATAACCAAAATTGTCGATACAGAGATTATTATGTAACTGAGTGCTATGTATGTAGAGATAAAGGATTCGTTGGGGAAGTAGAATGAAATAAGTGTCAATAACAGTGTGACTACAATGAGGCCTATAATAGTCCTTGGGGCTTTCAGGTGTTCTCTCATAGACACGGAGGTAGATGTAGTCTCTCCTTTTTTTCCTTTTCGGTCTAGACGGACCCGGAATCCGGCGAAAACTATTAATACGCCGGGTTCGTTGATTGTCCCTGATGGCTTTGATACAAGAAAAACCCATGACAGTGCTTTTCGGTACGCTAGGTATCATCCTACTCTTTATGACCATCTACAAAGCCGACGGTTCACTGTTTTTCCAGTTGGGATTCCTATCGAACACAATCTACAACCTCTTCGTCGTCCTGGTGGCTATCCTGGGGGTGTTTGCAGTATTCGAGGGATTTGAGTGGTCCGAGATCACCCCAAAGACCAGGAACATCACCATCGGACTCGCACTGGTTTTAACCTTCATCTTCATCTTTATGGGCGAGATGGTAGGGGAGTTTGTCCTCGCCGTTATTGGGGGATGAGCCAAAGTGGAAGCTGAGTTGGTTCTGGTACTACTCACATGGCTCTCTATAATGTTTGTCATCTATGATAGAGGAAACTTGATATGTAGGATATTGGTTGTAATAAATACAACATTATCTGAATCTATACTGATATCAGGTTTCCTTAGAGATACAACAATATCAATTCTGGCTATTGTTGTGTTTGTATTTATGTCATATATCATCATCAAAGATGATAGTTTTACTACAGACGTTAATAAGATTTTTATATTTACTACTATAACATCTCTTATTATATCTATTACATACATGGGCGATTACTTATCATCTTCACTTCTACCATTTTCTTCTGCTTATACTGAAGCAGAACTTGGTGGAACTACAGTTCCAGAGTTCAATGGGCTTATACTCATAGCTGTACTCGTAGCCGCCATCGGGTCACTCTTGGTAGTGAAATTTTTTACCAGGGCCGACCCCATATTGTTGGGTTCACTTGGTTTTGGTGTGACTATGCTTGGTGGCACTTTCATCGACAGCCAGATAGGGGATCTACCACTTGAAATATTCTACAACAATATAGTTATAATCTCATCGCTGCTTTTTATCATAATGATATACTTCGTGTTCAAAAAAGGAAGGTAGAGTATTGTCAGTGTTGGACCAGAATTTTAAAGATAAAGGCCGTTCATTTGTGAGTTCATCATTCGGCGTCTTCGTCATAGCCATCCTTCCCATCCTACTACTTTTCTACTACTACAACGATGCATCTCAAAGATTTCTCGATAGTAGGGCCTTTGGTATCACCGTGTTCATATCTTTTCTATTGACCTGGTTCCTACACCGTAACGAACAAAGGAATCCGTTGTTAGATAGTGTCGGTACGTGGCTTGCTTTTTTTGGGCTTGGTGCATCAATCACTCTGTACACGAATGGAGAGGTCGGAAGGGACATTGTAGGGGCCTTCGTTATGTTCTATCTCTTCATCATCTTCTGGGACTGGAGACGGATGTAGTCCACGAAGTTGATGGGATAGGATAAGTGAATTAGACGATAAGGTCGATATAAAGATTTATATTAAAGAAGGACTATTCATCAACAATGAGAAATCTTCAATGGTTGGTAATTGTGCTGGTAGTGTCTATGCCGCTTGCGTCATTTCTTTCTGGCCCAGCGGCTGGAGACGACGATGAGTTATGGAGCTGGGACCGTAATGGTATTATTGCATCCAGATATTTTGGGGATAATATACTGGTGACTATGGGTAATAACATCAAAGTAATAGATCGAAACGGTACTGAGCTGTGGTCATACAATGGTCAATTATATAATTCCAGAGATTCATTGGTGCTAGATAATGGTAATATACTTGTTGTAGACTCATCGTCACAAAACATATCTGAGATAAACACCAATACCAAAGAAATTGTATGGTATTATATGTTGGACTTCACACCACAGTCAATCGAGATAGTAGATGATGGAAATGTGTTGGTAAGCGGTGAAGGAGCTGTAGAAGAGAGGTCTATATTACCAGACAACAATTCTGACCTGATATGGAGATATGATGGTAACGGTTCTTATCAGGATGCATCCAAAACGCCAGAAGGTAAGTACTTGATATCTGATTATCAAAATAATATTGTATTCGAAAGTGATATGAATTGGTCATATTATGGAATCCAATCTTTATGTTCTTTCGTGCTTCCAGATGGGAATATCCTTCTATCTTCCAATGATAACAGGATTATTATTTTAAACAGAACGGTTGGTATTATCCATGAATATCCATTGTCTTATTGGCCAAGATGGGTGGATTATAATCCAGATACTAACAATATACTCGTTAGCAATCACTTAAAGATTGTGGAGTATAACGTAGATGATATTCCTATCTCACAACCATACACAAACGTATCTGATGTTCCAGATGACGCTGGAGGTAGTGTGGATGTTCATTGGGACCCAATACCTTCCGACCTTCTGGACTACTACGAGGTGTATTACAACACTGAAATCTTCTCGAACATCTCAAACACATCTTCGATCAAATCTGTCAACATCTCCAAGACCTTCAACGAGACCACTATATCCAATCTCACCAATAACCAGACGTACTACTTCTCGGTAGTGCCGGTTAACTTGAAAGGTCTCAAACTCATCAGCGTCAACACCGTACAGGGGATGGCTATCGACAACCGAGACCTGACGCCTCCTGAGATAGTCTATATCACCAATCTTTCTTCGAACTCATCTACATCAATACATGCAGAGTGGTCTATCAGTCCGGCAGATGACTTTGGTAGATATGAACTATACATGGAGATAGAGACCAAAAACGTTTCCAATGCCACACCAACGTTCAATCTCACAGACCGTAACACTACATCTACCGATTTCAACGGCACCTTCCTGAACCAGACATACTACGTTTCAGTAGCCGTCTTAGACACTTCCAATAACTTCCTTGAACCTACCTGGCATCCTATCAGACCATACTTTCCACCGGTCGTGGACAACCAGACCGCCAACGATACACCAATTGACAATGGGTCCGATAACAACACAAACAACGGCACAGGGGAATCCATTGATGATGAGGATGGGGAAAGGGATGATACAGACTCTATCATCCCAAAAACAGTGCTTTCTGTAGTAATCCTGGTTGGTGTGTTGGGTACGATGGTCATGCTTGGTCTCTCTCTCCGTCGTGAAAAGATTGACCCACTTCTCGATGAGATTGATGAGTATATCGAGGAGACTGTCATACTCAACGGGGATGCCCAACCACCAGACGACTTCTTTCCCACAAAGTTGATGGGGTAGGGTTAGTGGGCCCCTATCCGGTTGTGATTGGGACGAAGTTTGGCCCAGTCTGTCCAGTGTAGTAACCAGCGGAGGCGTCGTCTGTCTGAAACCCGTAGATTGACATGCTACTACCTTTGATGGTGAGTATATAATGGTTGTTGCTTGAGAACTGTAAAAAGCGTAAGACCGTCGAAAGAGTTAAATCCCCATGAGCTTATGACACCAACAATGGCAGAGGAGCAACAAACCATCACTCAGCGTATATCGGGGGCGGTAAGTGACGTTGGGTTGAAGGACACCGACGAAGGGTTCTCGGCATGGGGACTCATCGCCATCGGTCTGTTGTTGCTTGCTACCCAGACACTTTTCATCCAGCCCTTTATCATCGAGAGTTTCCGAACAGGAAAGGAACCGGATCGCTACCGAATCGAGTATGTATCTTATATTGATGACAACGAAAATGGCCGTTACGATGCTGAAGGAAAGGACCTTAATGACGATGGGGACTTCGAGGATGAAGACGAGTATGATAAGGATACTCTGATAGAGGACCCAGATGATGTTCCAAGTGGAAAAAATGTTTCAACTGCTATTGTCACATCACCATTGAAACGAGATACAGGGATATTAGCAGCACACGTAGTGTTCATGCCATTGATATGGACCTTTGTGCTTATGGCAATTTTACGTGAGGAGGATGCACCTTTACGTATTGCACTCTGGATAGGTGTTGGTTTTGCTGCACCTATCATTATATACACGATTCTTTTACTCGTAATATCACTGGTATTGGCAACGGCATCACAGGCCCTCGGCTTCGTCGGTGGGGCGATAACGGGTGTCGCTGGATTCGGTGGGAATTTAATCGCCAGTGGCATCAACGGCCTTACTGAATCGGTTACTGGCCAGAGACTTATTGATGATACTGGCCCATCCAATAGCATTGACAACGCTGCTGATGGCGGCACTGAACCATCTGAGGCTAGCCAATTTCTCGATACACAATGGGACACAATCTCTGTGGCATCTGGCGTGATATTCGCATCCATCATCAGTGTCATACTGGTGTTCTGGTTTATTGGTTCTGGCGTCAAGCGTGGTGAAACTGCGTTGAGACGATGGTACAACGGATTCGGCATCGGGATGGTTACTCAGCTCGTCCTGGTGTTCGTTGCCTTTCCATTTTTCGGTGTGGTGTAGATGGAAATTGGTGGTTATGACCTGATGGGAACGCTGTCTTTGTTGACTATCCCTATCCTTCTAGGCATCGTCGTGTATCTCATTTTTGACCGAGCTTTGAAAAAAGCTATCATCGTGGGGCTTTTGGTTCTGCTGGTGATGATGCTTCTAGGTATTACCCTTCACACTATCGTGGGTTGGTTTGGTTTATAGTTTATAGTGGTTATATTTTAACCCACTCCCACCACATTTGGGGCATGGGTATAGTTTCTGTTTAATTAACCATAAAAACCGTAAAAAGTAAGAAGGAGATGTTATTCAACTTTCTTCAAGCACTTTTTACATGTGGGTTCCCGGAATGATGGCACCCAGCAGGTAACACTCTCTTCCTCCTTACACCAGTGCTTGTTCCAGGGGTCCCATCGGCCATCGGGTTTAAAGATGTGTGATGTTGCCTTCGACCCACAGACAGGTGACCCGTTCTCGCCGGACTTGTGGACTGTGCGGTTCTTCTTGCCCTTCAACTCAGTCCACTCCTCGTCCTTTCCATAGCGACCCATAATTCCAAGCGTACAGGATGTTGGGACGGGTGCTTTGTCGATTTCCAGCCAATCCAAATCAGACAGCGAAACATCATAGAAGTCATGCTCAGGGCGGAAAGGTTTGTCGCCGTAGGTATTTTCGTGGAGTGGAACTTCGAAGGTGATGTCAACTATGTCATCCCCGTTCATCTCGGTTACATTACGGTCTCCTTTTGGGTGAGCGTAGTTTGTGATTTGTTTGACCTTCAAAATCTGATAATCATCAGGGCTATTTTCCCTGGTGGGGCTTTTCAGATAGAAAACATCACCAATAGAGAGCTTCTTAAGAGACATACTACTATTTCGAGTAGGGTGGGTATATAATGGTTGCTCATGTATAACCGTAAAAACCGTAAGGGAACCCCAATTGTGGCTGACGATTTACGCCGGCACTCGGGATGCTTCGTGTATCTACTCTCTTTCGATGCGGTGGGCCGGATTTGAACCGCCTCCCGGTGTTGCTTGTGGTTGGTATAGCCTAGGTACCAGCCACTTCGCTCCGGGCTTCTGCTCCTCCCCCGGTATGACGGCCGGGGGGCTCCAACCAGTTGAGCTTCCACCGCACACTTCCCTTCGAGCTCTGAAATATAAAGTTTGCCTGATTTAAACCACAAAAAGCGTAACACTTTCGATAGTGGGTTTGGCGATAGGTAGCTTTAAATATCCTGATGATGTTCTTAAATCGCTAAAATGCATATGAAAGAGGTGAACATGAGATGGTAATGTTTGAGGACCTCAAGAGACCGCTGGCCGTAGTGGGAGTGTTCCTGCTTGTGGCCGTTCTCTGGGTAAACGCTCCGAAGCTTGGATTTTCAACCTCTGTCGAAGATGGAGAGACGGAAGTCACCTATGTATCGACTGCTGGTGTTCCATACATCCTTTCTTCTGACGAACACTGGGAGAGAGGGGAATACTTCCTGAACGGGGACCTCATCATCCCGCCAGAAAAGACATTGGTCATAGAGGCCGGTGTAGAGGTCCGTGCCCTCGGTGGTGGCGGACACGCCAATTACTGGTTGGACCCTGATGGCCCCAATGACATCCCCGGTGACTATGATGACCCCAGCCCATGGACAACCTACAACGTGGGTATCTACGTCTATGGGTCCATCATCGTGCGTGGGACCTATGACGAGGGTATGGTCAGATTCACGAACCAGAACTCTCTTGTGGACGATCCGCCCTACTGGGAGGAACTGTGGGGTGGAATCCATATCCTTCCAGCCCAACACTACCCAGGTTGGATGGGTGGCTTTTCTGACCGTATCGTTCACATAGACCATGCCGACGTCACTGATGCATATATAGGCATCTCGGTCTGTGGTCGTTCGATGGATAGGGACCACCCTACCGTTACTATCTCCAACTCTCGGATTCATGGTAACGGTGCGGGTATCCTGGTTGGTCTGGCCATGAATGCACCGTCGATACCCGCTTTCCATCTCATGTGTGGTGTCTACGAGGTGCCTGCTGATGTATTCCCTGAGGCATCCTACCAACCAGAACCAGAGATCCCTGAGTACTACCACTATGGACCAGCTTCTCCTCTCATCGAACTCAATGAGATAACCGGGAATATGGACGAGGTCAGCCCATGGTTTGACCTCATCAGAGATCCAGACCCGGACATCGACGTAGACACTGATGGTGACGGGTGGCTGGACGGTATCGAGGGTATTTCCGAAGATGTCGTGGTGCAGATTCCATTCCCTTTCCCACCAAGAATCTGCACAGGAATTTACATCTTTGATTCTTCCCCGAACATCCGTTACAACGAGATTTCCGACAACGGAGATTTCGGGGTTGTTGACATCAAGTTGGATGGGCAGTTGGTCTATGACCTTGCGACTAATTACTGGGGCTTTGGGTATATCTTCATCCCACAGCCCTTCGACTGGGTCGCCGGTCAGATGTCCACGATACTTTTCCATAACAACCTCCAGGACAACGGTTTCGAGGCATGGTGGAATCTTCAGTTCTACTTGCAGGAACCGAGTGGCGGACTCTACCGGTGTAGCATCTACAATCTTCAGCCTGAGGAGAACTTCGTCAAGGGGAACATGGTGACCTACTTCGGGTCTGATGCCACCACTGGTACTGCTGGTAAGATTGAGACCGCTGAGCGTCCTTATCTCGCCGAACAGGTTGCTGGTGGAGCTGACCCCCGTGTCAACCCGAAGATCGAGGGTCCCGCATGGGATGATGTGGGAATCCAGGGCCTACCCCGGATGCTGGAATACTCCTATACCTATGTCGAGGAGACAACCATCGTAGACACCAGTTTCGTGGTCTACGATGAAGATGATGAACAGATTAAGGAGATAAAACTCTTCTGGAGGGATCAAACCGATGATAGTGTCGAGGAGACCGGGGCCATCAATGTCCCTTCCCTCTTTGGTAACGCAGAGACCTCGATGCGGCGAGATCGTTATGAGGATCGCCTGGTTGCCGTGCCCTACGATGAGCTTTCCGAGGATAATCCGTATATCTGGCAGGTCCCCTGGACCGATAGCCCAGCCACCACCAGTGGCATCCATCCAGCATACTCTTTCGACATTCCAACAGTCGATGGCGAGCTCGATACTACCGAGGACTGGATGAACCTCCAGACCTTCAAGCAGCGGGAAGGTGGTTGGGATAGTGTCTATGCCCCGACATCTTACTACACTGAGGACAACACCTATCTCTACGCCTATGCTGATATGTCCACAGAGTTTCTCTATCTCGGCGGAGTGATGTGCAACGACATCGACGATGGAACCGAGACCATCTCTCTCTACTCTGACTACGACATGGACGGGGTGTATGATGAATACCTGACCTATACAGTCGGAAGCGGTCTCGGTGGTTCTCCTTATCAGGACATCACTACCATCGAGTTCGCAGTTGGTTTCACAGACTATGGGCCAGCCAGCACCATCGACCTTTGTAACCATGATAACGATGTTCGCTCGTTCGAAGCGGCCATCCCCTTCTCTGGAACCGACCTCTCGTTGATCGACCGGACCTGGTATGACGTTGACGAAGATAGCTTCTGGTTCCAGTTCGAGTATGGTGCATCTCTCTCTGTCATGCCACCATTCAAGATGGTCTATCCATCTTTCGCCGTCCATGACTGGCTTGTGGATGTACCTACCTATGTCGACATGGTGATGAAGCGGTATGACGAGGGATGGCACGTTGAGGACATGGCCGAGAACGTCGACACCCCGAACCTCTGGGAAGTATCATTCGATACTGGTGTCATCGACCCCGACAACGTGGAGTTCTATGCATGGGCCCATGACCACTATCGTGGTGCAAACTGGTTCTGTCATCCAGAACAGGACCATCCGTGGTACGGGGTGTTCATCTGGGAACGGGACGAGGGAGCTGTGTGGGTCAATCCTTACGACGGTGATACTGTTGCTGTGGTCGATTCTGACAACACTGGAGACCTCGACAACTACGTTGACACCAACCCATTGACGCCCAGTCCACAGGGGGTTTATGTGCCCGCTGGACATACTCTTTACATCGAGAGTGGTGCCACTGTCCAACACGATAACGTGGATGATGTGGTTACTATCCAGAACTATGGGACTATCAAGGCCATCGGTGACCAGACACACGGTAAGGTCACCTTCCAGGGTGGTGGTATGGGCATCTGGAACTTCGGTAGCCTCGAAATCAACGGTGGCAGCGTCATCGGTCCATTGACCGGAGATAACGGTATGCCGTTCCTGATGAACATGGCAGGAGTTCCTGGTAATGACGATATTGGGGGGACCCTATCCACAGTTGCACTGATGACCGGGAATCCTTCCACCAGACCCAACACAGTCTCTTACTCTGTGAACAACACCGACTTCTCACATCGAAGCAATGCCCTGTTCAACATCGAGAGTACGACATGTAGCCCATTGCTTCCTACTCCAGTTGACTGTGGGTTTGATGTTACGATGTTCAGCAACAACGTTCTCAACGAGGTAGATAGCGGAATCGTCAACTTCAATGCACCACTTCTTTCCGAGAACGTTTCCCAGAGTGGCGGTGAAGGTAACTCGGTGAATCTCTGGTTGACCGAGGACATGAACGATGAGTATGTCATCAAGATGAGTAACTATGAGGTCATAGATATGACCGAACCACTCCCCGCAGCATGTGCCCCTGTGGGAACCAAGCTCATCGGGTTGGCTGACTCGTCCTGTGGGTCTGCGTTTATGATGGTTATCTACTCCAGCCTCGGACTGGTAGTGGATGACTACGACATCTCTATCTGGAACAACCACGCCGAGAACAACGACAAGTTCGGGGTCCAGACCCAGGTTCTGGCGGCACCTTCCAACACAGTCGAGGAGGATATCAAGAACCAGAACAACGAGAACTTCGGTCTTGGTGTCACTGATGCTACATGGTCTCTGAAGGATAACAACAACCTTGTCGGATACAGCGATGGTGCTGATGGACAAGTAGATGATACTGTGGTGGACCATACCACCACAGACCATTCAGCGGCTGGCACTGACATCGTTGAGGACGCTACCACAGTCTGTGACGACTGTATCATTGTGCAGCCTGATGGAGGGACGACCGAGTATGAACCTATTATCATCAGGTTCATTGCCTTCGACGAGGTTATTGCCCCTGAGGAAACCGGGAAGTTCATGGTGCAGGCCACCGACGCCAACGGAGACACCCTCTACTACGACTTCAGCGTCGAGGGAGAAAACAGCACTATCGACTGTGGCGGCGTCTCGCAGGCCCTCGACACAGATGCATGGGGGACCTACACAGCACCCACACTCGACGACGAGATCGACAACCTGACCTGTACGCTTATCGTAGATGTTACCGACAGCTTGAGTGATACAGACCCCGACGTCACCGATAGCGTTGAGATACTCGTCCAGAAGACCCATGTAACGGTGGTCCAGGTGCAGAACGTGACCGCAGTCGTCAGTGATGAAAAGGTTGACAAGGACCATAACGAACTCATCTTCGAGGGATGGTTCATGTGGTTCCTGTTGGCCTTCATCGCCACCATCCTGACTCTGTTATTCCTTGGTGACACCCTTGGTTTCGGTGGTGTCTATGATCTGTCCTTCAAACTGATCGGTGTGTATCTTCTGTGGGTGGTGATGTTCATTCTCATCCATAGCTTCTGGTTCGACCTGACGTGGGACATCGGTCAGTACATGGAGTTCTGAGATCGAATCCTCCACCCCCTTCCAACCCTCTTTTCCAACCCTCTTTTGTACTGGCAATGTAGTGTAAGTGGAAGCACATCATCAGGGTCATGGCCCCTTTACCGGGGCGATATGGTCCGATGAAGGTGAGGGTTCGAAACCCTCTTTTGCCCTCTCGTAGAACGGACCCCCAACAAAAAAGGTGTCTTTAATGGCAGATAATAATAAGATGCTGATGTTCATCATGGCTTTAATCCTTGTAGGTGCAGCCTTCTACCTCACTGACCCCACCGACGTCTACAAGACCACCACTATCGTGGCCCCGGCAAGTATCACAGATGATAGGACCTGGGAGGAGGGCAACGTCTACCTGGTCTCTTCAGACCTTATGATAGATGGGTCCCTTGAGATTGTGGGTTCACATGTCGTAATCTCGCAGGGTGCCCATATCGAGGTCAACGGAGAGTTGATAGTCCGTAGTGGGGCAACCTTCGGGGCCGAGGACACCGGTGTGCCTGGTGTTGACCAATCAGATTGGGGTGACGGAATCCTCTTCAATGCAGGTGCGAAGGGTTCCATTACCGATGCAGATATCAGCCAGCAAACCACCTGCATCAAAATCGAAGGTGGTGCCGAGACCGAAGTCTATATTGGTGACAGCGTTCTCTACGAATGCGAAAAGAACATCGAAATAAGATACACTGATTATGGTGACGACACTATTATTACAGTGATGAGTAATGAAATCATGGGGTCCTCGTCTGCATCATCATCGTGTATTTCACTCGATGAAAGTACCAATGACATCAACTTCGTGGATAATACTATTGAAGGATGCAACAAGGCTGTTTCTCTTGGAGATTTTCATCCATCTGGAACTACAAATCTCAACTTCTTTTATAATAGATTCATTAACAATGTCCAGGAAGTATCCGGTGGTGTTGGCTGGGGAACAGTGACCTTCAGCGTCGTCGATGACATAGATGTAGAGGATGATGGCGAGATAATAACTATCCTTGAAGCCCCGATGGGTAATTACTGGAGTAAGAATGGACTGACTGAAATCGAGGGTTCTGATACCAATGGTGATGGTTTTATAGACACAACTTATATTATCTCGACTGGAGGTTGTGGTGACCAGGCCATAGATATTGCCCCAATGCATACTCCCAACATCAATAAACCTCCTGCGGTGTATTTCTCTATAACATCGTCAGTGACCTCGACAAACATCGGTATCACATACGTTCTGAAGGATGATACTATAGTGTTCTCGGCAATCTTTATAGATGGAGAGACATCTGGTATCAGTGGTGCCACTATTATACAGGACGTAGTGTCGATCAAGTGGGATTGGGAGGGAGATGGTGTCTGGGATGATTATGAGCTCGTTGCTCAGTCTCAAGGTATCCCCCACATCTATCACCACATCTATACATCGACTAGGAACTTTAATCCTACCGCTGAGGTAACTGACGATTCTGGGCAGGTTAGCAACACCCAAACCGTTGGCCTGGGAAGTCGCCCTATTGTCGTGGTTGATGGTGGTCCTACAGCGGTTATAAAACAGGTTACCACGCCCATCAATGGTCTGGGTCCTGTGGAGCTGGACGGGTCTCTTTCCACTTCCGATAATGATGGCGACAGCGACCCAGCAGATAACAACATACTCGAATATGCATGGATTCTTACTGATGAGGACAGCAACATCGTGACGTCATCCGAAGCAGTATTTGATTTCCGAGCTCCCCATTACGGGGAATACAGAGTGACTCTCTTCGTCCGAGATGAGTTCGACATCACCGACACTACACAACCTATCTTTATCGAGTTCATCGACACTGAACCGAGTGCAAAAATAGGTATTACCACCAGTATAACTCCGTCCGACGAACCAAGACGAAGCTATACTGCTATCGTGGGCAGCACAATTACCTTCTCGTCACTCTCCATAGACGCCGAGGACAACATTGAGCTCTATGAGTGGGATTTCGGAGACGGGACCAATCTTTCCTATGGAGAGGTAGTCACTCACCAATTTGGCACTGGAGACTACGTGGTATCTCTCTCTGTCGAGGACGAAAGCGGCAACACTGATACTGAGACCCTGGCACTCGTCATCAAAACCGAGAAGGAGGATCGGGCTGCCACAACACTTTCAGAGATATTCCTTGGCCCTGTTCTGATAGGAGTTATCATCGCTGCTATTACACTCTTCGGGTTGCTTAAACTGTATCCAGAACAGTTTGCAGGATTCACCATATATACGGTGGTAGTGGTGGCTGGTATCATCGTCGGATTTATATTGATAGATACTTATTTTGTTCCTATCAGGTTGGGGGTGTGAATAATATGAGTAAATTGACAAAACCAGTCTACATTGCTGGAATGGTTGTTATACTCATCATCATGGTGGGTTTTTGTAACATCTATGGACAGGTCAGCAACCCTGAAATAGCAACGGTCTGGGTATCTACCGACGGTGATTTCAAATCGGATTCTCAGGGGTATGGCCCTTATATCGAGAGAACTACGTCTCTGGCATCTCGTGGAACCGATAACATTGCCATTGTCACAAGTCCTTGTGTTGGTCTTAGTGGCAAAAACGCAATCGAATGTGGTGGTATTGTGGACGCTGTTTTTGACTATAACACCGCTTCTGCCACTGATGAATTTATCTTCGATGGATACTTTCTCTGGCAGAGTCAGGTACATGACAACACGTTTGGGGTTTATTTTGAAGAACATCAATTGAGGCAAGGTCTTGGCCCTTCAAATTTTGGTATCACTAGTCCCGAAGATGGGATAAGTATTAGATTCTACCGTCATCTTGGAACTTCTAATCTTTTTGTCAGAAGCCACACAAATAATAATGTAGTTGAGACAAAAGTTATACAGGGTATTCAAACCACCCTGAAATGGGGTAATGGTAACGTAGATGGTAGCGGTAATGTGGCTGGTGACTGGAACCATATCCAGGTATTGGTCTCAAGTGGAACCTTCAGCGTAGACTTGAACGGACGGAGACTCGCTACAATCTCACATAGCTTCACTATCAAGCAGATTGGAATCGAGATGAGTAAGTATGGTCTAGAACACTACACAAACTACAGATTCGGAAATTCCTGGGTAGATGACCTTATAATTCATCGGACCTCTGACGTTGGTACCTTCTCGTGGGCAAGCGGCCAGAAACCTGGGACGGACTATGACGTGTTCTCTGGTAATACCAGGTCTGTCGAGGTCAACTTCCACAACTCTCTGAGTACCGACATGAGCTGTGACGGAACTTGTTCGGCGTACTGGTCTGCATCTGACAGTCTTGGTTCTTCCATCAGCAATCTGAAGGCTGTTGCAACACTTGGAACGCAGATATACAAACTCACGTTCAATTGGTTACCAACCTCGGCTGGTAGTCTCACTTTGACTATCACGGCATCGGAACCAGGTGTACAGACCGTCACCGAGACATTAACTCTGGCCGTTCTATCGGCCAGTGGTTCTGAACCCACAATCACGGCAATAGAGTGGGACCATCCGCCTTACTTTCAGGACAGACCGATATTGGTTGGTACTCTTGGCACACTTATCACGAATGAAGGGACCAACTCAGGGTTTGACATCACCGCTAAACCCGATACTGGAAAGAGTTTGACCAGAATAGAGTTGATATGTGATGAACAGGCCGCAATCACCCAGAGTGTGTCTGGTAGTGAGGCGACCGCAACCCTGACCTGCCAATCAGAACCAGAGGTACGTATCGGCATAAGTGTGTATGACGATGGTGGTGGTAAAAATTCAAAGTCGTATTTCATCAAGCGGGAGGCCCCTGATATTCTCGTTGTTATCTCTGCACCATCTGAGATGGTCCAGGATGTCACCAAAGAAATCACTGTCACTTACACCGTTATCGGGCATCACGAAAGCATCTCTCTCAGCTACGAGGTAGAAGGTGCTGTAGAGTTGAAAGATAGTGTCGAGACCGATGTGTACGAGGATGTCTATGATGATGGGACCCACAACAAATATTCGAAAAAATTCACCATCGAGGCGACTGGCGAAGGCGACTACACAATCACGGGCCGGGCACTCTCCATGCAGATATTCGAGGGCTTCAAAGGTGGCGAGGTGGTCACAGCCCGCAGCACCATATCAACGTTCTTTGACACCTATTGGCTACTCATTGCTGGTATCATCGCTGGTATTGTAATCTACTTTGTATTACCCGTTCAACTACCAAAGGCTACAGATGAGTGGGCCCGCCTGGCCGCATTGGTAGGCGTCGTCGCCGTCATCGTACTTGGTGTCATCAGGGCTTTCGTGCCAGAGGGCCTGGGTAGAACCCAGGCCTACTTCATAGTAGCTGGTGCTGGGGTGGTGTTCGGTGGATTCCTGATAAGGAGTAAAACCGACATCGAGGAAACTTCTGAGACCGGCAATTTGTTCACCATTGGTGTCATTGTCATAGGTGGGGTTATCATAGCACTTGGGGTATTCCTCGGCCTCATACTCCAACACATCTGGACTTCAATAGCACTGATGTTCCTACTCGTTGGAGTTGGTCTCCAGTACTTCGTATCAAAGAGTGACTCCCAGGGTTCCGACATCGCACTCATACCAATAATCCTTGGAGTGGTGCTATTCGTATTTGCTGCGTTGGGCGTCTTTGACCCTGTAAGTGATGTGAGCTTTGGACAGACTGCCTATGGGTGGTGACAGAGATGAAAAACAAATCAACGATGGTCCTGGTTGTCATGGTGGTGGGATTGTTCCTTCTCTCCACCCCAGCCATGGCCGTGGACTGGTCGAAACTGACCAAGTTGGACCAGGAGCTTGCACCTGGTCGTGGGACAATCTACAGCCAGGATCTGGATTTCTGGGATATCAACGACGACGTGCTTCTGATGACAGATGAAACAGAACCCAGCCATCTGGCAACCGATGGTTTTCTCGATGATGGATCGGCATTTGGGACCACCCCAACGTCTGAGCCAATCGAGATGACAGGTGTCGCCAAGAACGACCTGAACAAGGACGAGGTTCTTCATGGTCGGTTCATGTACCGACATACCTGGGATATTATGGAAGGTGGTCAGCCTGACGAGGTGCAGAACGACCTTCGGACTATCTCGACTGCATTCAAGGAGAAAACCTTCTTTGCCGTCTACTGGATGCCAGACCGTGACGCCGAAGTGGGAGAGTTTGGTGTTTTGACCGGGGCTGGTGACCCAACTTTCCTGGTTATGACGATGACTTTCGTCAACAATCTGGATTACACCATGCATCCATCGAATGAGATGTATTCAAAGGCCTGTGGATGGCAGGTTTACCTGGAGTTTTACTACGTGGTAGATGGGTCGTTTGTCACTTTCAACCGCCTTGACATACTCTGCGTAGGGACCGACGACCATTACCAGGACAACTGGTTTTATGCAGGGACCACCGAAGAGAAATGGCTTGGGTTTGCCTGGAACATAACTCCACCCACAGGCTCAGAGAGTCAAACTGCTGTTGAAATCCAGTATCTCCAGGGTAAATTCCTGAGCTTTGCATCCAACGTCATGGTCCCGGTGACTACTGTCACAAAGACGTTACTCATCGACGCTAACATAATATTCCCCGATGAAGGCAATGCTGTTGGCTTTGAAACAACTTCCGAGGTCATCTTCGATAACGTAGTCCTGGGAGATGGGGATGATGATGAACCATTTGACCGGGCCCACGACGTCTACACCTCCGCCTATGCCGAAGAACGAGTCAACGAGGTTCTGGCGGAGCTCGAAGCATCTGACAAAGATGAAAAAGAAGTGGTAGATGAAATTGGCACTTTCGACACGTTCTTAATCGTATTGAGTAGTGCCGTTATGGTGACCATCGGAGTTCTGTCTGTAGTGAGTCCTACGCTGCTTGAGAACAAATTTGTGAAATGGGCCATGTTGGCCGGAGCTGCTGTAGCCATATTCGTGTTGGTCTACGTCGTGTTGTGAGGTGTTGAGTTGGTGTTTGAGTTCTTCTCCAATCTGGCATCTGCTATCAGAGAAAGATTGGTCCAACTCGTCATTGTAGCTCTCGGTTTTTTCCTTGCTCTCGAATACAGGGCCGTTATCTCTGAGTGGTTCCATACCTACCTCCCTGTGTTCTCGGATTCCCCACTCGGCCAATTTGCCTATCTGGTCGTATTGACAATCTCTGTCGTGTTCATAGTTATTTTCATCGAGAGGACACTTGGAAGTGGGAAATAGTGTGCAATAAGATATCTTTCATAATGTTATTATTACTTTTCATTTCTATACTCACAGGTGCTGGTGCCGAGGTCCTTGACGACGTTGAGAAGTGGGATGTGAATGATGGTAGTATCATCGAGGTCAACGAGACCACTGAACCATCTACAAATGGTTTCGGTGGTGATGGTGCAATTGGCTCAGAGGTAGTGACAATCGGGGGGATAGCCAGGACAGGGTTGACCATCAACCAGGTGGAACATGGCCACTTCATGTATCGCTTGACGTGGCATGGGGATGAGCCAGGTGCTATCACCAACGACCTACCAACCGAGGTCCCAGAGACCATGTTCTTCGGTCTCTATCTATCACCCGATGAAATTGATGTAGGTTCACGTGGGTTGGACAGCCCCGACGATTTTATGTTACTTTCCTTTGCTTTTTCGGGGTCTTGTAACGATGGTGGGCGTGGGATAGCCATAGACCTGTTTCATATCAGGAGTGTGTCTGTAGAGGCAAAAAATGTGGGCCTTTTCTGTTATGGTGAGGAAGAGGACTGGGTCAGGGGTGATGGAACAGAACGTTGGATGGGATTTGCCTGGACTGTCCATACGATGAATCCCGCAGAACCCTTCACGTTGGTTCTCCAACCACTGGAGGGATGGGATGTTGATGGAGAACAAATACCTGTGGCAACAGGACTGGCTATGGTTGTCGAGTTACTGTCTGACCCCAGGTTTGAGTTCGATAATGATAACTCGATAGGCTTTGAACTCAATGACCAGATAATGTTTGATGAGATTGAGATAGGAGTTGGTTCAGATATAATTCCGAGTGCCGAAGGGTACCTTAAACTGGCAGATGCTGATGAGGATAATAGCAAAGAGGATGTAGATTTTATCTATGTCGGTCTGGCGATGTATCTTACCTTCTTTGGTTTCCTGTATATATTCTTCCCACGACATGTAGAACATCCCGTAATCAAATTTGTTTCCATTGCGGTAATGTGGGGTGCAGGGTTATATTTTATCCAATCATTTTTAAACAACTAGGATGTAAGTGATATAGATGTCTGAATATCCCGCTTCAAAAAATGAGATCCCAAAAGGTTCAGGGAATTATTATGCTTACAGGAAGCGGGATGGGGACACAGAGTATCTTGGTAGATGGAATGACTACGTAAAGGAAGTCGAGTTCGAGAAGTGGATGATGTCAATTTTTGAAAAAGAACAGGTTCCGATTGTGAACGAAGCTCTGGTGACAGATGCAACGGTCAGGAGATTCAAGTCCGATGGTCTGAGCGACGGCCAGATTGCATCAGGTCTCGATGACAGTACTCATCTCTCTTCAAAGGTGATCCTCGGTTCCTATCCAGATATGATCCGTGAGTTCAAAGATATCTACATCTCAGATGGGCAGGTCAATTTCAGAAACCCGCCAGGGGTCTCCGAGTCCCAGACCGAGTTGGGCACTTTATTGAAATATGATGGGGATGGTCAGGAGGCACCACTTCTCAACCTGGATTTTCCTGAACGTGCAACGATAAACCTGGCAACAGCAAGAAGCGTCCCAAGTGAGGATATCGAGAACGTGATGACCAAGTATGGAGCCGAAGGTCGTGCATTGAAGGATTCTATCAGAACCGAAGCTACCATCTATCATTTCCTTGTACGTTGTGACCGTCCCGTCCTTATCGACCATAGTGGTGACGTTCAGATTGTAGTAGAGGATGAGCATGAAGCACTTGTTGTGGAAAATGAAATGGCAGAAAGAGGGGTAAATCTTAAATCCAATACCCATAATACATCTATCAGGCCCAGGACACTGAATGTCCTGGTAGACCCGGTTATAATGAGAGGAGGCTCATCCAATGTGGAAACAACCCGTTAAAGACAGTTGGTACGCCTATATGTACGACCCCGAGAAAGGAGCCGACAAGTACCTCGGCCGGGTCAACGAAGATGGGACTATCTACAATAAGGATAGATGGAAGGGCCCTCCTGATGCCATAGTGGAAGAGACCAGAGGTCCCGGAGAACCCCAGTCCGACACTCAGGTTACACCAGAGTCAGAACAGGCATTTCAGGCCCTGATGATGGCAAAGATGATGAGGGCGATGGGCCATGATACCGGCGACCTGGAAGATGAAGGAGAGGTTATTGAAGTTCACCGTGATGATGACTATGAACTCGCTGTTGTCAGGAAAGGCGACGAGGACTGTTTGATTATTATGTCATCTGACGAAGAGGATTTTGACGACCTGAAACAAAGCGTGTCTCAATACGATTCGATGCATCCTATGGAAGAAACTTCTGTCGAGGGGAAGCGTGGTATCATCGTGGAACGTGCCCCAAGTGACATAGACGATGAGGGCCGGCCGGAGTTTATGGAAATCGGCAGGGGAATCGGCGGAGATTTCCATGAGAACAGGATGAGGCGGAAGATATGGAACAGTTAGGCGGAGATAGTTCTTCGAGGAAATGGGTCACTACAGCCATCCTGGTCGGTATCCTTATCTCGTTCGGCATTGAACTCATCGCAGACCCTATCCGTGATTACCTCGATACCATCAACCCCTACGCAGCCCTTGGCGTCGGGCTAGCGATACTTTTTTATGGACTGTATGTCTATAGACGCCAAAGGAGTTGAGTTTAGTGGACAAAAACGAGGAGATGCACTATCTCGTGGTCGTCATCGGTGTAGCAATAGCACTCATGGTGTTCCCCTTCACCAGGCAAATCAACATGCTGTGTGTGGTCATAGGTATGTTGGCGGCGGTAGTTGTCTATGGCACACTTGAGACGTGGGGTGGGCCATGGAGACTTGGGACCATGACGACGTTCATCGTGCTGCCTTTCTGGTACTGGGTATCACAGGGGATGGAGGGCAATCTGGTGTTGTTCTGCGGTTCAGTTGGTATGTACTTCGGGATAGGTGGTTTCCTTCTTTTTCACTACGAGCAACTGAAAATAAAAGATGGGGGCCCGGGAAAAGACCTGAAAGTATATCCATTCATCTTCACAATTGCATTGGCACTCCTGTTTGTCTACCTCGCCCCAATCGAGGTCGAAAGAACAGAGGTCGCTTTCCTTTCGTTGGTTTTCGGAGTTTTTCTACTATTCTTCATGGTTCGACTTGGTGTCGATGTCGGTAGGCCACTCATGGCCTTTACGGTTATATTTCCAATATTGATAATCATCTACTGGCCACCTTTAATCTACGAGGTGACTATCAATGCAGCCATCGTAGCTGGATTGCTGGGTGCCCTGGCAGGCTACGTCGCAAACTCATTCGAGTAAATTACGCTTTTTACTGTTAACGGGCAGTAACTATTATATAATCGGCTACAAAGCGAGTAGTAGGTGATGTAAGTATGTCTATGGCAGTAATGGGCAACGGAGTCCTGGCAGGCCTTGTGCTGAAGAGTGAACTGAAAGAGTACTATGACTGGATGGATGAAGAGGGACAAAGGGCCGGGCATCAACCCACTGATATGGTTTATGAGGTGTTGATGATGCCCCCAAAGAAGATCCACCAGTTCAGGGCCTGAACCCAGACAACTCATTCAATCTAAACCCATTTTTTTCTTCTGATTGCGGTTCGTGACCAGCCTCTATCTTCTGGTCGAAGTTGGTCATACAACTATGGCAGGAGTATCGCTTTTCTTTGGGTTCATCCAACCAATCACTCTCCTTCTCGAAAAGAAGTAACTCCCAATACCAACCTAACATCATATCCACGTACTTGAGGCAAAAGGAACAGCCATCCCCAGCGTCCATCGACAGATCGAGACAGGTTGTGCAGTAGTATCTTTCGTCGACCTTGTCCAAGTTGTGGTCAGCACCATAGACAAACAGAAAAGCAACCCAATATTCTATTCCCTGGAGTGGCACCAGGCATCTATTACAATGAAAAAAGGTGTTTCCTGTTAAGATTTTATAATCCATACCTGCCCGGTGTCCCTGAACAGGAAAGACGCATGGAGTGTTAAAAAACTTAGCGTTTTGGCACAGGGACCAATCGGTTCCCCTCCCGGGCAACAAAGTCACCTGAGTGCCGAAGAATGTTATCAATCATTCTGGCTATCTCAACAACCTCTCCGTCCTCGATGTGTGTGGTCTCTCCCATGTTGTAGATTCTATTCTCTCCGACGTAGACCGTTTCGACCAGTGGAGATAGGAGTGGTTTGATTACAAACCCGCTTAACATCAACACTCCAATGCCTGGTGTTGTATTTAAATGGATTGGTTCATGGTTCATGGCGTCAACCAAGTAGGATAGTGAAGAGTGATATCTTTATAAAGACAGACAGGCGATCCAGTGATATGAGTGAAAAACCAACCTTTCAAGAGTTGGTGAAGAAAGCAACCGACAGGAAAACCGGCACCATCGACGGTCTGGCACTTGGAGGGGGGTTCCTGACCAGATTGGGAAATGGTTGTGATGTGCGAGAGGGCCCGTGTTCCTGTGGTGCGTGGCACTGATGGGTTATGACGCTTATCTCGATGTATTTGCCGTCAAACAAACTTCATTGAGTCTCAACAAAGTTGCGTCCCTCGACTCCATTCCTGTTGCAGTCGGACACTACCTTGGTGGTAACGACGTTGAAACAGATGTGAGGTCCTTCATCGAGAGGCATCCAGAACAAGTTATTGTTTACGACAGCAATGACTGGTGTGGTGAGGTCTGTAAAATAATCAGCGGTATTGATGGATTAGAACTATTTCTCGATGAGATGTCGTACCCACCAGACTTCGATAAAAATAAACTTATAACATATCTGAGAGGATCTACCCACTCTTCATTTGTTAGGTTGGAGTACTGAGGTCCTATGACCGGCATTGACCAGCGTAGTTTGAAGGCACTCGACATGGATGTAGAACGCCTGGTCTCTGGTGGGCCACTTTTCAAGGTCACTTCGAGGAAATTAAAGAAGGGGGTGGAGGTTGAAAGTATCTACAACGTCTACTTCGGAGATGATAAACGGTCCTGTGAGTGTAAGGATTGGGAGATACAGACACGTCGTGGTGAAGATAATTTCAGGTGCAAGCACGTTCGTGCCGTCGAGCTCTACAAAGTGAAGGAGGACCTGGGTCTGGAAGGCATCGCCATCGTCAACGCTGATGCTGTGAAACTACCGCCAAAGAAACCCAGGAAACGAAAAGTAAAAACTGAAAAAGATGTGATCGACGAAGAACCGGAGCGTCCGATGACGCTTGATGATCTTTAGGTCAACAGTCAACAGTCAACACCATCTTTTTATACTCTCCGGCCCTATCACTCTCCGATGACCACCGTCGAAATCCCTCCTGGCTCAGGTAACAGATACCGCTATGAATATGAAGAGGGAGCTACGGTCTACAAGGGGCCGGTCGGGGATTCTCCTGAGATGAGCGAGGGGGAGTTTATCTACGCCATGACTATCTCTCCAGCCGAGAATGTTGTTGAGGTACAATACGATATCAGGCCATACATCGTCAACGGCCAGGTCATCGAAACTGATAGATGGATGGGAACTGAAGCGATGGCCATGGATGAGTTGTTCTCACTTGCCCGTATTATCGGTCCAGATACATCCAGTGATAAGAGAAGAAAGGCCATCTACTATGCCATGAGTCACGGCCAGAGTAGTGATACTCCTGATTGGCCCACTTTCATCGAAAGAAATCCTGAAGTGTTTGTCAATGACCTCAGGTCCAGACTTTACTTGATGGATTAACTTTAATAACTCAGACAGAGTTATACATCAAGTAGTGTAATCGGATGGGAGGTAAAGGTGGTCCGGGGGGCAGGATTCGAACCCACGATGGGCAGCGACGCCGATGGGATTTAAACCCCTCGCCTTCGGCCACTCAGCCACCCCCGGTCCCACTACTACCTTTGGATCTAGATTTATATACTTTTCCCAACTTGAACCATAAATACCGTAAAGGATGAAGTTAGAATGCCTGCCATACCAGATAATCCAACCCCTAAAATGGGTCAGAGAAAGATACCTGTAGATCTTGATGACACCGAAAAAAGTCTACTATTGAATATACTTGAAGATTGGGCACTTGATGAAGATATAATAATCGAAAATCCATCCTTTCAGGATATTTGTTACGAACAGATGGAGATGGTCAAGAGTGGCGAGCTTACCCACGATGTTTTATGGGGTATTATGAACACAATCGAGAGTGAAAAAGAGATTGAAGAAGAGAATCTAGAACGGGCAAAAAGCATCGCACGTATCATCACCAAACTAGAAATGTCCAGAAGATCATGTTTATCTTAAACTCACCTGGCCCAATTACCCGGCTGCACCAAAAGATGCTCATCCGGTCTCCGGTCCATAGTCTTTTTAAACTCGCACATTGATTTTCTACTGTGTCTATAAATGGTAGGGACATCATCGACCTTCTCCAAAAGAACCTACTTGATTACTCGATGATTTCTCTGGTCAGGGCCCTACCAGATGTCAGAGATGGGCTGAAACCGGCCCAACGGCGTATTCTATGGGCGATGATGGAGTTGGGTCTGAAACCGGGCGGAAAACCTGTCAAGTCAGCTCGTATCGTTGGAGATGTGATGGGAAAGTGGCATCCACACGGTGACCAGTCCGTTTACTCTACTATGGTGAGGATGGCACAGGACTGGCAAGTCAGGGAGCCTATGGTGATAGGTCAGGGTAACTTCGGTTCCAATGACCCAGATGCACCAGCTTCAATGAGATACACCGAAGCTACCCTTTCAAAATATTCCTTGTACCTACTCGAAGATACTGATAACCAGTACGTCGATTTCATTCCTAACTTTGATGGGTCTCTCAAAGAACCCACGGTACTCGGGGCGATGGTTCCTAATCTAATTATCAATGGGACCGAAGGGATTGCTGTTGGGATGGCGACCAGGATGTATCCACACAACATCCAGGAAGTGATAACCGCAGCGGTCTGGCATATCCATAACATGGATGGTCTAGCGTCGTTGAGCGACGAAAAACAGCGGGTTTCTGAGGCTGTGAATGGTTATATGATGTTCATGCGTGGCCCGGATTTTCCTACAGGTGGTGAGGTCTATGGGGACTTTCGGAAGATTTTTGAGACAGGCCGAGGTTCGTTTCACGTCAGAGCTAAAATCAGGACGGAAAAGAACAGGGTCATCATCACAGAACTACCTTACAACCTTACAAAGGAGAAACTGTTCGGGCAACTGGAGAAGTTGGCTGAGGAGAAAAACTCTGGTATTGCAGATTACAGTGATGAGAGTAGTGACACACTTCGTATAGTCATCGAGGTCAAACGGGGAGACGAACCTCAGGTTGTGAGGAACCAGATACTGAAAAGGACATCACTTGACCAGACGTACTCGTATCTCAACCTTGTACTGGATGGTGGGATACCGATAGAGGTCTCTCTTTACCACCTGTTTCAGCGGTGGATCGAACACAGGATGTCGGTGGTCCAGCGTCGGGTAGAGTTTGAACTCGAAAAGAAAACCTATGATTACAATATCAAGGTTGGGTTGATGAAGGCACTTCCTATCATCGACACCATCATAGAGAAGGTGAAGGTCTGCACAACCGATAAGGAGTTGATCTATTCATTGGTCGAGATGGGTTTCAGTGAGACACAAGCAAAAGCCGTGATGCAAATGTCTCTCAAAAGGTTGGCGAGATTCGAGGTTGATGAGTTGGAGGAGAAGGTCAAAGAACTTTCAGTCGATATCAAAGCACTTTCCATTACAGTATCCGATGATAAGAAAATATTGAGGCTTATAGTAGATGAAATCAATAACATGAGGGACGTGTTTACATCGTCCAGAAGATCGAGTTTGATTAAAAAACCGGTGGATGTGGAAAAATCAGACATGGTAAAAGATCGTGATATAATTATATCATTAACGTCTGATGGGATAAAAAAAGACTATCTGTCAAGTTGGCGGAAAAAGAAAACCCAGGGGAAGGGATTGGTGGATATGGTACAGTGTTCATCTCACGATACAATCCTTTTCTTTACCGATGATAGAGCTCACCGGGTAAAGGCATGGGACATACCTCTGAGTGAAAAAGGGAAAGGAACTCCGTTCCATGAGATATTGAAGGTTTGTGGCGAAGAGATTTTCAGAAAGGTTATGGCCATAGAGGAGTTCGATGATAGAAAAGTTTATTTCTTTCTACGATCAGGAAAAGTCAAAGCAATCAAGTTATCTTCATTGAACAGCAATCGGGCCAGTACCAAGATGTTGACTATCAGATATGGAGATTTCCTTATAGATGCGGATCTGTCGTATGGATTCGGTAGGTTCCCAGGTGATGATACACGGATTATCCACGTTGATGAAATTGCCAGATACGTATCTTATCCAATTGGAGATATAAGGCCTACGAACAGGGATGGTGTTGGTGTGAGGGGAATCAAGGTTGATACAGAGTGCCGGGGGGCGTCGGTTGTATCGGAACGTGAAGAGGTGTTGATGGTCTCCACAACTGGGTGGGGGAGGAAATGTCCTATTGAAGAGATTTCAGATAGGAACAGGGGATTGGTCGGTAAGGTACTTGAAATAGTACCACAAGCACAGAAGAAAAAACTTATCGGGGTATGGGGCATAGGACCCGACGATGAAGTTTATCTCTTTAAAGAAGATGGATCTGTAGTGTTAAAGAAGGCTGAGGAGATTAAGCGAGGTGGCCAGAAGTTGGTAGATGGAAAAATTCTATACGTATATATTGCGAAGAAAAAGGTCCAAGGGCTTACTATCTACTAACATCCTTTTCCGAACTCTTTAAATACCATCCCGGTTATCTCCAACCATGACCGTCGTCGAAATCCCTCCAGGTTCAGGGAATAGATACCGCTACGAATATGAAGGCGGCAAGACACAGTACAAGGGGCCGGTCGGCACGGCCCCTGAGATGGGAGAAGAGGAGTTCTTGAATGTTATAGGAAAGGGAAGGGGCGAGGCTACCCTGTTGGCATACGAGTATCAGGAGAACCTCTGGAGCGACCCAATCATCGTCTATGTCGATAAGGAGAACAGGCACCCTGACCCTTCGAAACTCCTTATCTGGGGGTATGATAAAAATGGGGATCTGGTCAAGGGCGACTTCAAAAGGAATTTTACACGATTGAAAAAAATTCGACCTATTAAGGTTGCTTATCGTATCCCTCCACGTCTATCGGCCCTTCAGGAAAAAGAAATCCACGTTGAATCTATCAAAGAGCATCTTTCATCTTCATAGAACAATAACAATCTTTTTAAACACTTCTTCATCTACACTTCAACATGAAACAGAAACTGACACTTGAGCAAGGTTGGTGTATCTTCGAGCATCTACAAGAATATGGATTTGAAGAACTGATGTACGACTCGCCGGGACCAGAAGAGCTTGAAAAACTCGCTACATCTGAAGATTTCAAAAACAAACCTTTGCTTTATCATATTGCGAGAATCCTCGACATTCTTTCTCCGAACTGGAGAGAGGCAACTTCGTGTGCAGAGGTGTTGGTCAACGAGATTACCATTGACACCTCAATCCAGTACCCGAAGGATGACTACGAAGACGAAGACGACGATGATGATTGCTGTGGTGATGATGACGAGGACGAACGTAGTTCGTGACGATGATGTATCGCTCCTACTCCGAACTCTTTAAATACTCCTCAGCCCATCCCACATTGATACCATGACCGTCGTCGAAATCCCCCCAGGTTCAGGTAACCGCTACAAATACGTCTACGAAGGCGGCAAGACTGTGTACAAGGGGCCGGTCGGCACGGCCCCGGAGATTTCGGAGGGGGAGTTCCTGGAGATGATGGAGCGGAGTGGTATGAATCCAAGGGTGAAGACTGACCTGGAAGCACTCTCCATCATCGCCAAGGATGTTGATATCGAGACCGCTGCCAACATGTTCGTGGCCGGTGAATATTTCTCCAGCATGGGAGAGGCCAAAGATGCTGCATCAGCTCTGAAAGCCTATGGTCATAATGGCATCAAGCGGGCAGAAATGGCCGCTCAGGCAGCACTCAACGAGGTCATAGGACCCAATTTCGAGGAATACGAGTTCGATGATGGGAGGGCCGAGTACTGGATAGAGACTGTCGCATCAGGTTCCGCTGGAACATATATGCCAGGGGAGGTCATCTCCGAGTTTGAGGGCCTCTTTCCCGAAAAGGAATTAGAAGATTACATCGAAGGCCCTGGATTGAGTCCTGGATATGGTGTACAATACGGCCCTGAAGTATGGGGCGACCTTATCGAACCGACGCTGGACAGAGTCGCTGGTGGCCTCAACAATCTCACAGAGTTCTCAGTCCCCGACGGTTACTCAGCACAATTTTTCTTTGGAAATTCCGAGGCCGATGGAGACTATGGTCTTCAGTTAATCATCGAGAAAAGCGATTAGAACCCACCAAACTCTTTTTAAACTCTCCATCACTTGAGTATTTTCATGGTCAGTAACCACACTTACAAAAAATGTAAGGGCTGCAACTTCCCTGAGGATATATTAAACGAAGAAGGTCTCTGTGAACAATGTAAGGAGTGGCCATTTATCAGAGTTCCCCTTGGCCTTGAACCTATCTGGTCAACCAGACATCGAAAATTCCGATAGAATCGTTGTCAGCGGACGGGCCTGGACGATATGGAACATACCGTCTTCATCCAATAACCACTCGACGTCCATAGGACGTGAATACACCTTTTCGATGTTCTTTCCTATCCTACTTAATTCAAATACCTGGACATCTGTGAGTATAAAAGATTCTTGCTCCTCTGCTGTTGTTGGTAAACCCATTACAATATTACTATCTGTCAGAAATCTCTTCATCGCCTTTTTACCAAGTTCTTTTTCGTTTTTTGCCATACCAGTTGTATCGCATTTGAAAGTATCTGGGACCACCATTCCATCCACAACGATGGACCCGAGACCCCATGAACCCTCGATAAGAGTTTTGCCATCATCCCAGGAAAAAGGAGAAGTTGTGAACATCACACCAGCACAAACCGGGTTCACCATCCGTTGGACCACAACCGCCATCTGCGTCCCTGGACCGGATTCATAACATTTCCTGATATTGAGTAGTAGGTTAGTATCTCCGAAGATGTAGACAAAGGTGCTGAACTTCCCCGCCATACTCTCCTCGTCGCCATCTTCTTTAACGCCAGACGACCTCACGGCAACATAGCAAGTGAGATAGTGATATGCATCCATGATCGCTTGACGATCCTGATGAGCGAACCTCTCCCCATCATACCTCACCTGTACTGAGGTGGAAACCACAAACCCATCAGGGCAGTTGAACCTGTTCCTTTTCAGAATACCCAGGTTCTTCGCCTTACCACCGATTAGCCTGGTTGGATACTCGTCCTTCCAGCAATCTGATAACCAGATAACGTTTTTACGTTCACTCACTACCATCTTACACAGAAACCTTTGGAGAGTTTAAAAAGATTAGGCTGATAGCTGATAGTTGATGGTAGGTGATACAACCATATTAGAAAACCAGGTGTCTGGCAGGTTTGGAAATCCCATCTTGGTAACGCTTCTCAAAATATCCATAAGGTGCATCCATGAACTCTCCAGCCTCTTCTTTTTGTGAAGAGTGGATTCTGAACACCACATTCGACGTATCCTCTCCCTCCAGGTCCGAGACGTGCCTGTACATGTTGTCGATGCGGTTCCCTTTATCGGTCCCAAGAACGTCCCACATCCTGTTGTAATCCTTATCGAACTCATCTGACTCGAAACCATGCATCTTTCCTGTTCTCAGAACGTTCTTCAACTCTTTTATCTCCACTTTTGTGATACGTCCCCTGTCCGGCCATATCTGTATAACATTGTAACCTTCGGTTCTCATCTGGGTGGTCAGCCACTGATTGCGAACTTCTTTCTCTTCCTTGGTTGTTTTACTGGTAATCCAGTATCGACGACTACCAAACTCATCTTTGAATGGATAATAAATATGTTGTCCAGACCAGGGGTTTTGCCAGTAGAATTGATACCGGTTTCTGTAGTCGAAAGGGACATGTTCACCTACACCATATTCATACTTGAGTTTTCCTGTGGGGTCTGATATCCTGTAGATGGTCTCTTCCATCAAGCCGTCACTTTTACGACGACGCCTGGAAACATACACTGTATCTCTGTCTCTTCCGATGACATACGCCTCGTCGCCAGTACTGTCCTCGTTTAATGGTAGGTCTCTGATGTTGGGGTCTGTAACACCCTTTCCAAGTTCGACTACAACACCAGGACGTGCAGAACGAAGTTCTACTATTGGACCACCACAAATCCCACATTTCTTTCCTGGAATTACAGTATATGTTTTTTTGGCTTCTTTAATTGACCTTGCCCTACCTTTTTTGATATCAGTGTCACCATGAATAGGGCAACCAACTACAGGGTCCTCTATACCCACCCCAGCCATCATCTCCAGGAACTCAACCTCTCCCAGCTCAGGTGCATTGCCGACCGGCCCCTTGTACACAGTTTTACCATTTTCGTACTCGTACCTGTATCTGTTACCGGACCCTGGTGGAATCTCAACGGTGGTCATCGGCTATGGATGAGCTGATGGGTATTTAAAGAGTTCGGGAACTGGGAACGAGAGGTGGGAGGTGGTGGGAGGATGGTTACTTCTCTATCATATTAATTAACTCTTCATCTGAGTACCCATCAAATACACTCATAGCATCACTGTCTTCCATATCAGCTCTGACGGCCAGTTCACTCAATCTTCCATACTCCGCTTTGTCGAGTGCCCCTTTCTTGTATGGTGTGTGAGATAATGAGCTCAATCTTGATAATCTCTTTGTTTTTAATTGTAGCTCGAACATTTTTCCGTCAGACCCTTCGATGATATAATGATAGGCACGATAACCACCAAGTGGATTACTATAATAATCCCAGACTGATAATACATTTTGGTTGTATTTTTTCTCGACGTTCGCTTTCACTCTCATAAGTTCTTTGTTATCATTAACTACTATTCTGGCGGCCATTATGTCATGCATTTTATCGAGATGAGAACGTTGTAGTTTGTTTATTATAGAGTAAAGACTTTTTGTTCTTCCTTTGATTTCAGCGTCATCTGGTGATATGCCCCTTAGCTCACTTTTGAGTTTTGGTAAATCTTCATCATATGAATCTCTATGAGATAGTATCTTTCTCATCTCCTCGGCGAGTGAAATCTCTTCGACCCAACCACCACCATATACAAGTGGCTCAGTGTCATCGACGTTCGGGATACCATCTTTATCTGTGTCCATGAAGAGACCGGGATATCGTTCTTCAGGGCTTTTCACCATAGCCGCCATGAACTCCTCTTCTCCCATCTCAGGGGCCGTGCCGACCGGCCCCTTGTAGATTGTAGCCTTGGTCTCAGCGTTGTACTCATACCTGTATTTATTCCCTGAACCTGGAGGGATTTCGACTATGGACATACTCATTCACCATAATTCTCTTCAATGAAGGTCTGGGCCATCTCTTTCGTTGGTCTGTAACCAAGGTCATCTTCCCAATCTGTAAGAGACTGTAATATATCCTTGAACCTGGGTCCAGGGTCATAGCCCATGTTTATCAGGTCTTTGCCACTCAGGACTGGTTTGACCTCGACCACAGGTTGTCTGTTCTCTCGGTGTCTCTGGACCGCATCAACATTGGTAGCCAGTTCGACGCCACCGACATGGGCAAGGGCATCGGCCTTACGAAGCATCAACAGGTCCCCTGCAACCCTGGGTTTGTATTTGTTGGGGTTCTTCTTCACTTTTGCTTGTAGCCTCCGTTCCCATCGGTCCACCGCCCGACCAAAACCTGGGTCATCGACGTCTGGCAGTTGAACCATGTGCTTCGAGACCAGAAGCTTGATGTATTCCTTCTCATCATTGGGGAATTTGAGTTTGGTCAGTATCTCGTCTGACATCGTAGCCGATACCTTGTCGTGCCCAAAGAAGCGATGTATCTGTTGGCCTTCCTTTTCTTCGATGGTTCGTGTTTGTATCTTACCAACATCATGGAGAAGAGATGCCCACCTAACCTCCTTCGGTGCTTCCATCTTCATACCCTCATTGACCACATCCATCGTATGTGCGTAGACGTCGCCATAGTGCCAGGGGTTCCGTTGTTCAAAGCCAATCAGGTCAGCGACCTCTGGTATGGTTTCATCGAGTAACCCTACCTCAGCGGCAGCCTCAAACATCTGTTGTGAGAAACCCTTGTCATACTCACCTCTGATACGTTCCCATGACACAACACGTTGTCCGTCAGCCCGTAACTCGTTGATGCTGTCTTTGTTTCTCTGGATCGAATTTTTTGTGCCCGATTCGATATCGAACCCAAACCTGCTGGCGAAACGGACAGCCCGAAGCATCCTGAGACGGTCTTCATCGAAACGTAGGTCTGGGTTCCCCACCGCCCGGATAACACCTGCTTTGATGTCAGAAATACCGTTGTAGGGGTCTATGACAGTTCCATCGGTCTTCATGGCCATGGCGTTGATAGTAAAATCCCGACGCCCGAGATCCTCTTCAAGCGAACGGGTCCACTCTACATCTGTGGGCCTTCTACCTCGGCCCGCCTCACCATAGGTTTCTTTTCTGAACGTCGTAACCTCCATCGGTTCTCGTCCTCCCCGACGGGGGTCTTTGATAAGGACAGTCCCGTGAACGTCACCACCGATTGTCTTGGCCACTTCGTCTCCGAAGATGTCCTTTATCTCTCCGGGAGTAGCTGATGTTGCAATATCGTAGTCCTTCGGTTCCCGACCCATCACGAGGTCCCGGACCGCACCACCAACTACATAGGTCTCCCAGTTCCGGGGCCTGGCCTACTGGCCCCTTGTAGACAGTGTCCTGACTTGATTGTTCGTAAACGTACCTGTATTTATTCCCTGAACCTGGGGGGATTTCGACTATGGTCATAGTATTGACCAAGGAATAGTATGGGATGTATTTAAAGAGTTCGTAGTCTGTGTCTCTTCCGAACGTTGCATTTGGTGTGAGTGGTTGACAGAGAAGTAACTGGTTACTGACCACATCACTCGATTGAACACACGGGTTGCGGAGCTCGAAGCGGAGAAAAGATGAAGAATCTTTATAAAGATGGTTAGGTTTCTTGTTGGTATGGAGATTACTTTCCAGACTGAACACTTCTCCGCCAGGGTCAAGTTACTTCCACTTGAAAAGAAGGAACTCATGCACGTGCCAAAGATAAAATTATTATCGAAGAAAAGCCAAGAAGAGGTATCCTATCGGCAACAGATGTATGATAATGAAAATTTTCCTATCTACGATTATGATGAGAAAAAAGAGTTGACAAATTCCGACGGTCTGAACTACAAACGTGAAGAGGTCTACGCTATAGATGAAAGAACTGGTAATCGTATTGATAAAGTTGAGAGAACACGATATCTCGAATTACGTGAACAAATACCTGAAAAAGACAAAGATGATTTCGTTTTTGATGAATATTTCGAAGTAGTACCATCAGTGGATAATCAGAAAGTCCCACTTTTTTTCATTGCTATGTTGATGAAGATGAAAGGCCCTTTTATAACCCCGATTGTCATAAGGGCTGGGTATCGAGAGAAGATGGCCGTCGTGTCAGTCGAGTTTGATGAGGACGAAAGTTACTTCGCCATCCTGTTACGAACTACCAACAGTAATCTGAGGTTGACGAGACCGACGAAGGTCCCAAAGTTACCTGGCGGGTAGAGTCCCATCTATTGCTTGAAAAAGAACCAGGCAACCGCTAGAACCACGATTGGTCCGATGAAACCTGTGAAGATGAAGCTTGCTGCTGACACGAGACCGAGTGTGGTGGACTTTTTCCTGTTGTAGCCCAGCATCTTTGAACCGAACCACCACGAGAAGATGAAGACGAGGATGGTGGCCACGATGAGAAAGATAAGGACCGTGGCCACGATAGCAGCTGTCACAGGTATGATGAGTATCTCCGATATTTCACTCATAGATCATGGATAGGGGATGGACTATTTAAAAGATTCGATGTTGGAGGCTGGAAACTGGAGGCTGGGAGACGCATGGAAGGGGATGCTGGAAGATTATTATACAATATCTTTTTAAACATACTCTGGGTTTTATACTACCAATGACTACAACACACACGGCAAAAGTCTTTGTGGGCATCGTTCTCCAAGAACATCCAAAGGTCCTACGCTACTTTATGACCAGGGAACAGTTCGTGAGATACACAGAGAAGTGGAATGAAGATATCGAGTTGATGATGGAGAACGACGAGGACATGAAAAATATGAGTAATTTCCTCGATACTCAACTCAGAGAACCCGAGGAAATCGGTTCCGATAGATGTCTACAAGGAGGAAGGGCCGATCAACTCGAATGGGCCAGTCATCCCGATAACAGAGAGAGTTGTCCCCTCCCAGATGGCTATCAGAATAGACATCTGATCGGGAGGCTGATAGTTTCCAACGACGATTACTGTACTCACAGTCCTATCAAAGTCAAGGATTTTTATAATGCTGTCAATTGGGCCCGAGCTGAAGTGGAATCGAAGCTCAATCCAATGGAACGAGAAGGTTTCAATGTTCAAGTGTGGGTGTTTGTTCGTAGTTGGTAGTAACACCAATCTCTTTAAAAACATAGTCTGTGTTCTACATCCATGCCAACAACGATACTGTGTGAAGTGTGCAATGACTGTGACACGGAACTTGGTCTGTGTTTGATCTGCCGAGAGAGGTTCTGTATCGACTGCCACAAAGAGGGGACGGACCCTGTGTGCCCTGAGTGTGGCAGTAAGCACTTTGTTGCTTTCGCAGGAGATGAACCAATGTACTCATTCAAATTGAATGAGAATGCATCATGGTGCCCGAGCTGTAACCGGCTTACAGATACGGATATGTGCCCTGTTTGTGGATGGAATCGACTGAAGGTAAAGGTGCAAGAGCTCATCGTCGATGCAGTTCGGGACAAACCACCTGCCGTCGATTCAATCTAGACCGGCTGCACGGAGAGTGAAAGGATCTTTTACGCTTTTTACGGTTGAAGGTGCTGAAAGTATATAAAGGCTGATTGTTAGTAAGAGGTAATGATAGTGTATGTGGATAAAAATTTGAAGAAACAAAAAATCTTCATCGACGCTGGGGATAACCACGCAATCTGGGATGGATGGCTACCAGGACTCTCCGATGGCGAGACAACCCGTACAGCGATGGTCAAAAATATCTATTACGATGATGAAATGGAAGAATACGTTGGTGAAGTAAAAATAGCAAAGAAGAAAGTGATAGTAGTAAAAAAAGAAGATATTGAGGATGATTGGCCCTGGGATATTGATCTTCGCAGGATGAAGAAAAAAGGATTAATTGAATCTTATTGGTGATGTATGATGGACAAGTGCCCTGAATGTAACTCGACAAACCTGGAGAGGTTAGAATGCGGTTGTAAGTGGTGCATCGAATGTGGAGAGACCATCATCGAATGTGGTAGGGAAGACTGTCAAGTGTGATGTAGGATGGTTGAGTTAACCCGTTACTGTGATTGTGACCAATATGAGTTTCCCTACAAAAAAACGGGAAAGGCACTTTGGTGTAAAGGTTGTAAGCAACACTTCAACCCTAACCAGAGTACCAAAACTTCAACAACTGTGATTGAGGGGAAGACCACGATAAAGGTAGATAAAAAGACTGGTAAAAAGGTGAAGAGGTTCAGGAAAGTCACACCTCCTTACTCCGAAGGGACCCCTCATGGAGATATTCCTGACAACTGCCCACCCATCTGTAGTAAGTGTAATTATCGCCAGGGTCGGGCTGGGAGCTACTGTAAAAAGTTCAAGAAAGATATCTGGTCCTGTCGGTCTGAACAATGTATCTACTCTCCTGCCGCTGATGTTGAGAAAGAACAGCGGAGGTGGGAGGCGGGTATTAAAGCCGCCCGTATTCTGTTGGGCCATACAGAGGATGAGGTCCAGGCCATCTTCGAAGGAAGTGAATAATGAATAAAAACGAGATAGGCACTGGGCCGTATTCTGTTGGGATGTGATGACGCCGATGAGTAGAATAGAGATATGCAACAGGAAGGGTAGAAATCATCGCATTTATATCAATAAGACTGAGGTGGGTGTCCTTCTGGTCAGTAAATTTGAGATGGATGGAAACGATTACACTGATGCCTGGCCGTCACTCGACGGCATCCGGTTCGAGGAGAATCATCAACTCGTTAAAAAGAGTGAAGAGGGATTGCAGTCAAAAAATCCTGGTCACCATACGGAGGCTGAGGTCCGGGCCAACTTCGAGAAGAGAATGAGAAAGGTTTCAGGCGACATCATTAACAACCTGAAAGGTTCCATCTTCCGTAGCAAGTCAGAGAAACGTATTGCTAAACTCAACAAGCTACTCGAAGCGTGGGAATGGTTCGAAGGAAGCGATGTTGTCACTGAGGTGGAGAGTTGAAACTATTATTCTCTGGACCAAGGGATATGCCCGTTGGGGTAGGAATAGACAGTATCCTGGCATATATTGACGCCGAGATTATCCCAAAGGTTGAAGCGGAACAAGGGGGCATCACGTCGGTTTTGACAGGTGGCGCTAGGGGTTTTGACCGGGAGGTTGGAATGGTGTGGGCCAGGTCCAGAGACATCGAACCAGAGACCATGAAACCCCAATACATGCACTCGAACGACCGGGGTGCCCCATTGAGACGAAACAAAGAGATGGTTAAGGTCTCAGATGTGTTGGTAGCCCTGGATATCGGTTCCAGAGGCACAGCACACACCATCGACGAGATGAAGAGGTATGGTAAACCAGTTTATACAATCACAATCGAAGACATCGAGTACGAAACGATATGAGGGAGAAATATGGATAAAAATGAGAGTGTAATTACACAGGAAAGACGCTGCGATTGTGACCAGATAAATCTCCTGACAAGGCAGGAAATCGAAGACACCTTGCTATGGAACTCTGGTGACACTCTCAATGAAGTGTTCGAGGCTTTCAGGAGGTGAACGAATGTCAAGAAAAAGTGTGAAGGATCGGATCTACGAGGGCCTGATGGATGGGGCTTTCAAAGGAGGTACAACTTTTGAGATAGCGGAACGATACAAAGTGACAGCGAAGACGGTCTACAAAGCCCTCACTACATTGTCCTCACAACACCCATCATTAATAGAGAAGCGGGATGTTGCATTTGAGAAAGGTATCGGCGTTTATCTCGATGGTGAGTTTTACACTGACCGTAAATTTAACTATCAATGGGATATGCCTTCTCACGACGAGAAACGTTGGGAAAAAAGACGGTCACAAGCGTCGAAAGACACTCAGCCTGACCCAACTACCACCGGTGGCATGAAACAAGTCCCTGATAGCCCCTGGTCTGACGAATCGAACCCTGATAAGCTTACCTTCACAAAGCGATTGATCTATGAGATGTACAACTTTACCATCGGGGAGTGGCAGAAGTTTGGTCTCGACTGGAAAGAGAAAGACGAAGATTATCACAAAATGGTAGACGATGACAGACCTGGTCTCTACGTTCCTGACTATCAGCGTGGTTTTGTCTGGACCGATGGACAGTATGATGAGTTCATCGAGTCAATTTTTGATAGGGTTATGGCACCATCTGTTATTATAGATGACAGAGATATAATGCACCAGAAAGTGATTGATGGAAAACACCGCCTGAAGGCGATAATCATGTTCTTCAACGACGAGCTGATAGTGAGGGGGACGAAGTTCTCAGAACTCTCTCAGAGGGACCGGTTTGAGTTTCGACAAACCACGATGCCTATGATGTCTGTCAAACATATGACAGAGGAACAAATAGTTGACCTCTACATCAAGTTCAATTTCACCAGAGTGCCTCATCGGGACCAGGATAGAGAGAAAGCCGATAGGTATCTGGAGAAGGTAAGTAAGAAGTAGTCCCGAACTCTTTATATACTCAACACCCATTGTATTCCTTGATGACCACCGTAGAGATACCTGAGGGTTCAGGGAATAGATACCGCTATGAATATGAAGAGGGAGCTACGGTCTACAAGGGGCCGGTCGGCACGGCCCCGGAGCTTTCGGAGGAGGAGTTCCTGGAGATGTTCAGTATGGGTGGATTGAAAAGATCCAAGCCATCTATAGAGATAACATGGGAAGATAGATCGGATGTGCCGATAAATACTCCAATTCAAGTGTCCGATATCCTCAAGACGGATGCTATGAAAAAAGCCATGGCCCATATCGCTGTAGAGAGAGATGAAAAATATGCAGCGGCAGAAGGCCGTGCATTGGTGAACAAACTCCGACGACTCACAAAGCAAAGCATCAAGGAAGGTCTCGAACTACACGTCAGCATAGGTAATCAGTCAACATCTCCTCCCATATGGAGTAAGCATAATGGGTTGGGGGTAGGGATTGTAGCAGTCAAGAACAGCCGTATCGTCTGGAATGCACAGGTCTTCTCGGATGGTTATACCAATTCAATCACATATCGGTCAGTTGATATCAACGGGAAAGTGGACCCCTTCTATCGAAGAGAATCCAGAGCTGATGTTTTCGCAAGAAGAATCCCTCGATGGTAGACTTCCTGAGCTCAGAACTCTTTTTAAACTCTCCCATTGATGTTGTGGTATGGTAGATACTCTGGTCATAGCAGAGAAATCCAAAGCTGCGAAGAGGCTGGCTTACATACTCTCCCCCAGCAACAGATACATCACCAGAAAGAATGGTGCAATCTACTACTTCTCGTATGATGATGGCAACGACACCATCTACATCGTTGGTCTGCGTGGGCATATCGTGAAGGTTGAGTATCCTCAGAAATACAAGAGTTGGGAGTTGGGGAATCTGAAGGATGTCATCTATGCCAACCCGATTGTGATACCTTCTGAAAAAGAGATTGTGGCGACTCTGAAGATGTTGGGGAAGAAAGTGAATAAAATTATAGTGGCCACTGACTATGACCGTGAAGGAGAGCTTATCGGTAAGGAGGCTATCGACATCGTGAAGATGGTAGGACCCAGAGTCTCTATCGAAAGAGCTCAATTTTCATCTTTGACAAATATCGAGGTGATAAGGGCTTTCAAGAACCTCGTCGGTCTCGACTACAATCTGGCGTCAGCGGGGGAAACCCGCCAGTTCGTGGACCTGGTGTGGGGTGCTGTTCTGACCAGGTTTTTCTCTCTGTCGACTGGACGAAGGGGGAAAGGTTTTCTCTCTGTCGGTAGGGTCCAGAGTCCGACGCTATGCCTCATCGTTGAACGTGAGAAGAAGATACTGAACTTCAAACCAACACCATACTGGAAAATCAAGGCGAATCTGACCAAGAACCGCAACTTCGATGCCTGGCACACAGAAGGTAAGTTTACCGATAAAAAAGTAGCCAGAGACATATTTACCAGAATCGAGAGTTCGAAACAGGCCGTGGTATCCGACGTTGACACCACGAGACAGGAAGCATGGGCACCACCACCACTCGATACAACCGAATTGGTCAGACTGGCAACTGGGGTGTTGGGTTGGAACGCCAAGAAGGTATTGGATGTGTCCGAGAGCATCTATCTCAAAGGAATATGTTCATATCCACGTACTGACAATACTGTTTATCCAATAGGTATCGGTCTGAAGAACATTACAATGTCGTTCTTCAATGAGTATCCCACAACCAGTTCTATCTATGATGCTGCCGGCGTAGTTCTCGGACTCCCGAAGATAAGACCGAGTAAAGGTAAGATACAGACCACTGACCATCCACCTATCCATCCAACTGGTCTCTTCGGGTCAATGAATGGTGACGAAAGCGAACTGTTTGATATCATTGTCAGACGCTTCCTGGCGACGCTGATGCCAAACTACGTCTACGAATATACTAAAGTAGAACTCGATATTGATGGAGAATTTTTTATTACTGTTGGTTCAAGGATTATTGAGATGGGATGGAGAGACGTGTATCAATATGGATGGAGTCCACCAAACCACTTGCCTTCCTTAAAATTGGATGAGAAGATACCTGTTAATACTATAATATTAATAGAAAAAACTACCCAACCACCTTCCAGGTTCTCACAGGGCACATTGGTTTCGGTGATGCAGAACGAAGGTCTTGGTACCAAATCTACAAGAGCAGAAATCATCTCAAAGCTCTACAATCGTGGGTATGTCGAGGGGAATATCCGACCAACTCAAGATGGAATGGCACTGGCGGAACTCCTGATGGACTTTGCACCTGGTATCAGTAAACCTACCATGACAAAGGAGTTGGAAGTTGACATGGACATGATTGCCGATGGTCAGAACACGAAAGATAAAGTGTTGACTGTCTCTAGAGACAATCTGGATAAAATCATTGATGGGTTGCTGAAGAGGACACCTGAAATCAGTAAAAAAATGGGATCTGGGGCTCAGCAATCCGGTGAAGTGGTTGGTCCATGCCCTGATTGTGGGAAGGACCTGAAAATACGCCGTTCCAGGAAGGGAAAAAGGTTTGTGGGATGTTCGGGTTATCCAGGTTGTAGCAGGACCTTTCCACTCCCCGGGCAGGGTGATATCAAGGTTACCGGGGCAATCTGTGTGTCGTGCAACACGCCGAAGGTTGTAATCAAGACAAAAGGGAAGCAACCCTGGAATATGTGTCTTGATATGAACTGTCCAAGTAAGAAGTAGAGGTGTGTTGAAAAGAAAGTAAACCTTTTACGCTTTTTACGGTTCAAAACCATGAAACTATATAAAGGCTGAATACACTGTAAGTGTCATGGATTGCCCAAAATGTGGCAATGAAGCAAGGAGTGTTGGTAAGAACTATTTCTGCCAGTCGTGTAAGTTACACTTTGACTACGAATCTGGGGTAGGGATGGATACTCGGATGTTCTCTGGTTCTAGACTGAGCCTGGGAGACTTTGAGAAATATCTCATCGAAGACGGAGAACCACACGATTGGGGGATGAGACGGAAGGCCGGTAACAGACGTATCTCTCAACTAGCAGAGGATTTCCTTCAGAAGTTGGTGGAGGCTAATGGTAGTTCGATTCTCACAACAATCAATATATTCTTGCTCAATTACTTTGGTATGTTCGATAAAAAGGTCTATGCCGATGATGATGATGTAACCGACACTCTGACCCAGGGTCTCGTCTATCGCTTCGTGATAGAAGCTGGGATGGCCTGTGGTATGTCAGAACAGAACGTCTGGGAGTACATCAGAGATATTGGGAAGATGTCTGATATCGACACTACACAGGCAGATTGCTATCATTGGCATCCCAGTAAAGTTCCGTCATGGAGTCAGATGAAGGAACATCTGATTGAAGAACATCCCGATAAAGCAGAACATTTCTTTGAGTTATGGAAAGGTGAGAACAATGGTAAGCAAGTTTGAAAAGATGCAGCAGAAAGCCAGAGAGAACGGATATACCCTGGAACGCCGGGTTCCCGGTTTCGACCAGATTTGGGACGGGGAATGTCGTTATCGGACATTACTGCTTGGTAAAGAGACCTACCACCGGACGTTGGACGATGTTGATGATTACCTGAGATTTGTAAGGATCGAGGGGTGTGACCACAAAATCCTGAGGCAGACCGGGGATATGACCGGTGGGCCTTCGTTCCAATCCATCTACGAGTGTGTAGATGGGTGTGGTGGCGAGTTCGTCCTGAGTACTTTCAATCGAAGCCGAAAGAGGTGATGAAGATAGGATACTTCGAGGTCGACAAAGAAGGACTGGCCAAGCTCCTCGCCAACAGGGGCAAAGAGTTCATTCTCTACGAACTTGTACAGAATGCATGGGACCAGAACGTGACCAATGTCTCTATCTCTGTGGAGAAGGTCCCGAACCGCCCTCTGGTCACTGTCAGGGTCGAGGATGATGACCCCGACGGGTTCACCGACCTGTCCCACGCCTATACTCTCTTTGCCGAGAGTGAAAAGAAGTCGAACCCAGAACAGCGGGGCCGGTTCAACCTCGGTGAGAAGCTTGTCCTCGCCCTATGCAAGTCTGCGACCATCACCACGACGAAGGGGACCGTTGAGTTCACTGAAGATGGGGAACGAAAGCGAAAAAGGAACGTAACGACCAGTGGCTCATCCATCAGCATGGATATAAAGGCCAACAAGCAGGACTACGACGATATGGTCAAGGCCGTTTACAGTCTCATCCCACCTGCCGGCATCAAGACCTATTTCGATGGAATCCAACTCCCAGAGAAAGAACCGCTGGTGACATTCGAGGCGACGCTGCCTACAGTCATCAGTGATAGCGACGGGGCCCTGCGGAATACCAGACGGAAGACCACTATCTCTATCCACAGACCGGCAATGCACGTAGAGACGGCCCATCTCTATGAGATGGGTATCCCGGTGGTCGAGATGGATACTTTCCATGTCAACGTGCAGCAGAAGGTTCCACTCAACATGGACAGGGACAACGTGACCCCGGCCTACAAGAGAGAACTCAGGGCCCTGGTTCTGGCCCATACCTTCAAGGAACTGGATAGTGAGGAAGCGAGTGAGCCCTGGGTCGACGACGCTATCGGACACAAAGTGATGTTTGACCATCCAGACGCTGTGAAGGAAGTGGTGGTCAAACGATACGGGACCAGATGTGCTATAACCGATCCATCCGACAGGGCAGCCGAGAACGAACTTAAATCAAAGGATTACACAATTATCCCTGGTCGTGCCTTTTCGAAGGGTGCATGGGCTGTAATCAGAGACAGTAATGCGGCCGTTCCGGCTGGCCGTATCAATCCTTCTGGTTTTGGTTCTGGCTCTGGTTCTGGTTCTGGTTCTGGTTTTAGCTCGACGGGACCAAGTGTGACAGAACTCAGCACAAATTTATTGACTCATGGCATGAGGAAGGTGAGTGGACTTACCACCGAGGTTGCCAATGTATTGACCGGGATGCAGCCAAAAGGAGTCAGATTCATTAAGAGCTCATCATCTCCACAGGTTCACTGGGGCAACGATGTAATGGTATACAACATCAGTCGCCTTGGAAAGAAATGGTTTGACAAAGATGCCGGGACAGTTATCGGGGTTATTCTGAGGAGTATAGCACATGAGGTGAGTAGCGATCCACTCTCCCATGAATATGTCAAAGAGATTGCCCGTCTCGGGGCCCTGCTGGCCGTGAAACTGGCTGGTGACGAAAATCTACAACAACTCATTGATAAGTATTGACGAAACACTATCCTGAAAGTATTTAAAGATGGAAAGTGATGAAAGGAGGTTGCTGATACATGTTTTATGACAAGGTTTTGTTGCAAAGGCACAGAGACTACAGCCAGGACCCGAACGTTGTGTCAAAGCACCCATTCACAGCTCTGCTCAAGAGCCATGTCTATTATATCACTGAGGGCTTTATAAATGCGTTAGAAAAAGTTAATTTCCGTGATGTGGAGAATGATAAAAAACTACTACATCTTCCATTTGATAATATATTTTTGAACTTTGAAAAACCTCTGGAGACAGGCACAGTAATCAGAAGTGTTCCAAATCAGAATAACCCTCCTGTGGAGAAAAAGAAAAAAACCAATTCATCAAAGATATATGGTGTTTTGTTGGCTGGTGGCCAAACCCTGAAGGCACTCTTCGGGGATATAAAAGAGAACGTCGGAACTGTGGACCATCTGTTCAAAGACGTTAACCCTGGATTGGATTCTGACAACATCACAGTCACCATCTATACTGGTAGAGGGGCTGGACAGGATTTTATATTCGAGATTGACAGAACCCTGGGTGAGTTGTGGATCGCCAGGTTATCCTGTCCTACCATAGCCACGTTCTACAGTGATAGTAACGAAATCATAATTGATGAGGATGGATGCCCCTACCGGACTGCTATGACCAAAGGCACAGTGGGACGTGACAGGGCCGCCCTCGATGTATCAGGGCACGAAAATTTCAATGGAGCTCTCCCGCTTTGTATTCATTATGTTAAACCGATGGATAACGACACGAACGATGTTAGAGACGACGTTGCTTGCCCAATGTTCAAAAACTCTATCGGAATACTCTATTTTATCAAACGGATTATCTGGACACTAATCTATCGAGAAATCAAGTGTAGAAAAGTGGCCGAGAAAAAAAGGGACAAGCCATCAAAGATGAAGAGGTTGGAGCGTCGTGAAGGTTTTATATTCTCTATTCCTGAGATTCCAACACTTGTTGTCAGGAGAGATAAGAGGCTTGTTCCAAAGGAGGTCCATATCTCTGAACATCCTGAGTATGAGGATGGAGAGAAACCGATCCATCGCCTCCGATATCGACATGATGTTGTGGGGTCATATCACAAACTCAGCAAATGTGCCAACTGTGGCAAACGTATCTATAAAAAAGAACGTGGTACATCAGAGTGCCCGGTCTGTCACCATGAACTGGAGCTCAAGTATTGGTTGAGCTGGCACCCTCCATATGAGAGGGGCGATAAAGAGCTACCAAAGGTCAAAATCCAACATAATATCGAAGGATAAGGAGGAAGTAAGATGATGAATCTATGGGATATAGTATCAAAGAAAGAAAAGATGTCCTGGTTGTGGGACGTCGGTGAGGACGAGAATGTAGAGGCACCAGTACTGCATGAGGTGTGCCCGGAGTGTGGACGGAACTCGGCCCTGGTCTGGCATCATCTCGGGTGGCAATGCCAGGAGAAGGGTTGTGTCCTGAACCCGGATGGGACCATAGACCGTAGGAGTACTGATGATCTTTCTGAAGGGTGGCAGAAGAACCATTCTTTACAGAACGAGGTTTCTGATGCCTTTGGGGAATCTTTCGATTCCAACTTCGACTGGGTCACAAAAGGGGCCGGGCGGGTTATTATCTATACAAATAGACCAGGTAGGCTTATTGGACAGAATGGTAAAATCGTTTCTGTGGCCAGTCAGAAGCTACGAAGAGGTAAAATCTACATCAGGCACTACAACAGAGTGTGAATGCCGATGAATCTAACATTCACTCTTGATGAGTTCAATCTTCCGTTGTTTTTTCAGCAATGGACCAAGCACCGGAAACATAAAAATCCAGCCCCATCTGACGTTTTCTGTAAGATATTTGACAAAGTAATATTTGACCATAAACATACATGTGGTGAACAAAGGAGTAGAGGCAAAATAAAATGGTGCCCCTTATGTAAAACACATTATGAAGTTATGAGTAGTGATGTCGTGTTTATATCTGTTGACTGGGACTCACTCGATGGTTATACAAGGGGGCAGATGGATAGAGTTATCAATGATTATATACTCAAAAAATGTAGAAAGATAAAATGTAGAGGGACGACTGTAATTGAAATTCCCCCAGGTTCAGGTAACCGCTACAAATACGTCTACGAAGGCGGCAAGACCGTGTACAAGGGGCCGGTCAGGGGTCTCCCAGAGACTGATATTTTTGAACCACATATTATAATTCCCAAATACGATTTAACTCTTGATGGTTGGATTGAGGAATTGAAACGTACTCAATCTCCAGATTGCCCAACTTGTGGCACAGAGCTCGATTTCCACCGACTCAAGTACTATGACCACTCCGACGGCCAATGTGTAGATGGTTTTCCACAACGTCAGTGGTTGTATGTTGAGTGTCCTGGTTGTGAATATCAGTGGGCCATCAACAAACTCGCAAAGAAAAATGAGGGAAGGTCCGAAAAAATTAATCGGTGAGTGATATGGGTAAGAGAGGAAGGAAATCTGGATTTGTCTGTCTCGGTAAACGTGATGGTTGGTGCAAAAAGGTCCACAATACAATGCAAGGTGCCGTTAAATGCTGTCTTCAGCATGATAATAAAATGTTGTCAGAGAACAATAGACAAACTGACAGAGAGGTGTATGCTGTCAAGGACCCGATAGTGGGAAAAAGAACGACGAGGATTTACTTCCTGAGAGATGGAGATAAAATAACAAAAATGAGAAGTGAAGCCTTTACACGTGTAAGGTATGAGATAGAGGAACAAGAGCATTCAGATGAGTTGAAGGTGCTTATGTTCGTGTTCAAATCCTACGCCGCCTATGAAGATACAATAGGGGAAAATATCGGTATTAGCATGGAACGTGTCAGTACTATTTCCACGTTACTGGAGAACAAAGGATTACTCGTCGACATTGGAGAAGATGGGTCGAGGTGTTGGCAATCCCACAGTACCCATGACATGGCTGAGTGGGATGATATAAAGAGTGAGCTGGAGGCAACGTGGGAGTAAATTAATAACATGTTCACACCCAGAAAATGCAACTGGCATAAAGCATAAACAGATAGATGGTTTAGTGTCTTGCCCACCCCACCTTGTTTCACTGAGGATTATAATTGATAGAAAAATGCAACAAATGTCGTTGTAGAACGGTAGTATTGACGTTGTGCCAGTTTCACTGAGAATTATGATTGATAGAAAAATGAGTTCTGGAAATGAAGGAGTTCCAGAACGCTTTCAAACTCTTTATAAAGACGGGCGGCCATTTCTCGATAGTGGCACTCAACACAGTCGCTTTATCGAATACGATGGAGTATGCCGACACTCTACCAGATGGGATAGTAGACCTGATAGTCACATCACCACCATTCTGGATGTTGAGAGAGTATCTAGGTAAAGCCGAGGTGTGGGGTGGGAAAAGGTTTCGGAGATGCCCGCAATGTAAACAGGTCAGTGATGGTGAAGAGTTACTTTGTTACCATCCCCAGAACAAAGAATGTTACGATTTGGAACCCTATGAATGTACCCATGAGTGGATGGAACATTTTACACCTGCGAGGGGTGGTAAAAACCACCCTGACCGACCTTCTTCTGTAGGTGCGAACCGGGTGATGAGCGAGAGTGTCATCAGAGGCGAGGGATATACGTCATACTACTGTAAATGGTGTGATGCTTGGAAGGGGCATCTTGGTCTGGAACCAGAACCCAACATCTACGTTTCCAACCTGACGTCAGTGTTCGGGAAATACTGGCGGGTACTCAAAGACACCGGGTCTCTGTGGCTGAATATCGGTGATACATACGCTGCAAACAGGACATGGGGACAGGTCGATGGGAAGGTAGGGGACGTTGGTAACTGGATGTCCGTGAGGGTCCCAGAGGGTGTAAAACCGAAGGATTTGGTTGGTATCCCCTGGCGTCTGGCAATGTCTCTCCAGGCTGCTGGGTGGTATTGGCGGGCCGTCGTACCATGGTTGAAATGGAATATCCGGCCAGAATCCGCCAAGGATCGCCCTACTATCGCACACGAATATTTCCTTGTACTCACGAAGCAGGAATCCTACTACTATGATCGGGAAGCAATCAGAGAACAGGGGCACTACCGTAGAACCATTGACTGGTACTCAGATTCCATTGACGTCATCATAGAGAATCTGGAGACACTACTACACGAGTTATCTACTGCCAGATATGACATGGGGAAGTATGGGGCATTGGACGATGAGAATGGGGTGGTATCAATCTTACAGAATACCAAACCCTTCAAGCAGGCCCATCATGCCGTGTTTCCACAGGAGCTCATCAGGCCAATCATCAAGGCATGTTGCCCATCGGACGGTGTCGTTCTCGACCCTTTCATGGGAAGTGGGACCACAGCCGTTGTATCTACCCAGGAGGGTAGGGATTGGTTGGGGTGCGATACTTCAGAGAAGTACGTGAGGATGGCTATAGACAGGGCCGAGACCGAAGGTTTGTTGAGAGATAGTAGCGTGATGGATTTCTGAGGGTGAAACGAGATGGACGAGATTGAAACCGACATCATCTACAACGAGGATTGCCTGGTTGGTATGCCTGTGCATCTTCCTGATAATTGCATTGATACCATCATCACAGATCCACCTTATGGATTATCGTTTATGTCAGAGTGGGACTCGCCTTGGAAAGAAGGCGACGTTCAGCCATTTCAAAAACCAGGTATAGGAGAAAGGCGAATTAAATGGCCGAGGCACTTACCATCACCAAAATTTGGCGGTTCTCATAATCATATTAAACAAATGCAAAAACTTTACGAGTGGCACTATAAGTGGTCCGTAGAGGCTTTAAGAGTAGCAAAACCAGGAGCTTTCTTTCTCGCTTTTTCTGGTACCAGAACTTGGCATCGGTTGGCCTGTGCCATCGAGGATGCTGGATGGATAATTAGAGATACAATGATGTGGTTGTATGGGTCGGGTTGGGGTAAGGGAACCGATATCTCGAAGGGAATTGACAAGGCCGCCGGAGCCGAGAGGGAGGTCGTTGGTGTCGATGAAAAGCGAGCAAGGATATTTATCAACCAGAAGGATGGCGGCTATGAAGCTCCTGGTGGTTGGAAAGCTGGCAGACGAGAGATCAATATTACCACTCCAGCGACTGAGGAGGCAAAGATATGGGATGGTTGGAGGAGTTCACTCAAACCAGCATGGGAAACCATCCTCGTTGCTATGAAACCTCTCGATGGAACCTTTGTTGAGAATGCTTTGAAATGGGGTGTGGCCGGATTGAACATCGACGGTGCGAGGATAGAGAGTAAGGTTCTAGATAGCGAACGGAGGACCAGTGTCCCTGGTGCTGGGATATGGGGTAAAGGTAAGACCCCACCACGAAATCTAGGTGAGGAACGCCATAATCCAAAAGGGCGTTATCCGGCCAATCTCATATTGGATGAGGATGTAGGTAATTTATTGGACAATGAGGTTGGTAATGATGACCGACCTTCAAGATTTTTTTACTGTGCTAAAGCATCGAGGTCAGAACGATGTGAGTACAACGACCATGAAACTGTAAAACCATTGGAGTTGATAGAATATCTTTGCAGACTCACAGCAACTCCAAGTGGAGGTATCATCCTGGACCCATTCATGGGGTCGGGCACTACAGCTATCGCAGCAGCCAGATGTGGTAGGGATTATATTGGTTTTGAGAGGGAAAAACGTTACTATGACATTGCTATGAAAAGGATAGGCGAAATGGTTCCTATAGACGAAGATGGTAGTATCATGGTAAAAAGCGATGTGATGGATTTCTGAGATGATGAGATGAGTGAAAAAAATAGCAAATTGGAGGTTAGCTATGAGTAAGAATAAATACCTATACAAAAACAAGGAATGGTTGAAGAGGGAACATAAGGAAAAGGGAAGGAGTGCCATTGAAATCGGAGAGGTGATGGAGCCCCTTGTTGGCAAACGTAGGTGACCCAGGATTCTGTCGAATGGGTAGAGGTAGAAAGTGAACTGATGGCAACATGGGACTGAGCTCAAACTCTTTATAAAGACAGGCGGCCCTTCTACCTTCATGGCTATCGTACCGGACCCCAACCATACACAAGCACCGGCTGAAAAAGTCCCGATGAAGGATGATGGTACACAAGATGTTCAATGTGGAAATATCAGAACAGCTCGAAGATACTACCCGGAACCGGAAACCGATAATCAAAAACCTTCGTTACGCTACAATAAGAATATCGAGAGTTGTTCCTTTCATTGTGAAGAGATATTGATTACACTAACCACAACCTGTAGAAGATGTAACCGCAAAATCAAAATAGAGGATTTTTGTAAAATTTGCAGTATTGATGCACATAACCCACATTTATTTCTCTGCAGCGAGTGTGATGAAGATACCTGTGATATATGTGCTGAAAAACTAATCCCACCACCAATATGCCCAAGATGTGGTGGGTGTGGCGGTGGCTACGATACTTATTGTAAATACTGTGATGTCAACGAGAATCTTCTCTGCAGCGAGTGCCAAACTGAGGATATCAAAAACGAAATTGTATTATTCTGTAGAGACTGCGTTCTTGTTTTTGAGGATGTAAAGACCAAATATACCAACTATCTTGGTGATGAATATAAAATGTTTTTTTGCCCAACTTGTGGAAAAAAACTTGTGAAAGAAAAGCATGGTAGGGTTATGGACATACAGGAGAAAGAAGCACAACTGAGATTTGAATTTGAAGATGAGTGTTTTGATGAGTTACTTTTTCAATCTGCTAACTCAGACAAGACTCGATGATGACGAGGCCTATCCTTCAGAATACTAAACCCTTCAAGCAGGCCCATCATGCCGTGTTTCCACAGGAGCTGAGAAGTATCAAGGTTTTATCAAGGCAAGGAAATATATTTAAATACAATCGGAGGTATGTAGATACATGTTGACTTCAGGACAGCAAAAGGGAACAGGGGGCGGCAGGCGGAACAACATTGGTGCCAACGAGGCCGCAGCACGGTTGTTGGTCTACGAGCTGATGACCACAGGATTCTGTTGTGCATCAGAGACCAAGTATCTGATGGAAGCAAATGGATGGGAGTACCATACGGCCATGAAGGTCCCCCATTCCGTTCAGACGCTTCTCTACTACTCAAACATCTATGACCTTGAAGAGTTCTACTATAGGCCGCCCAAAATGAACAACAACTACAGGCCGTCGAACGCCACTATGTTTTGGGAAGGGTACAAAGCGTTGAGATGGCGGGTCTGGTCAAAGAGAGAGGACCTCCGACGTAACTGGGCTTGTCTGAGGCGTGGTGGAAAGGTCCGTAACAATGATGGTTCACTACGTGATGAGGTTCTGGAGGAATTGGACCGATTGAAGAAGGATGCAGAAAAGCTACTGGAAAATCTGGAGAAAGAAGATGGAAATGAATATGATATACAATGAAGACTGCTTGATTACAATGGCGGGTATGCCAGATAACTTTGTGGATCTGACCGTGACAAGTCCACCATACGATGACCTCAGAGAGTATGATGGCTACAACTTCGACTTTAAGAACGTAGCAGAAGAACTGTTTCGAGTAACAAAAAAGGGCGGCGTGGTTGTCTGGGTCGTGGGTGACGCCACTGTAGATGGTAGCGAAACAGGAACAAGTTTTCGGCAGGCATTATTCTTCAAGGATATAGGTTTCAGGCTATTCGATACAATGATATATATTAAAAATGGCGGTCTGAATAGTGGTAGTAATAAGTAATGCTACGGTTAGAGTGGATGTATCAGAAGGATGCACAATCATGGACTTTTGAAGGTGAAAAAATGGTGGAAACGAAACATATTGATAAAATGATAATTGTTCGAGACCCCGATAAAGATAAAGGACTGGCTGACCTGGAAGTGTGTGCCGATGACGATAGAATGTATTTGTACGACCATGAATCCTTCTGGGTGTACTGGATGGAGATAAACGAAGACGACTATAAACTTATCAAGACTTTCGCTGAACTGTTAGGATGGGAACCAAAATGACAACCAGAGTGGTACATATTTTTGATGAAGAGTGGGATATCTATATCGGAAGACCGAGTGTCTGGGGAAATCCCTTCATAGTTGGAAAGGATGGAAGTAGGGCCGAGGTTGTCGAGATGTATCGTAGATATATCAATAACAAACCAGAACTTTTATCTCGTATTGGTGAGTTGGAAGGGAAGGTGCTTGGGTGTTGGTGTAAACCAAAACCGTGTCATGGTGACGTTCTGGTGGAATTGATAGAGAAAAGAGGTGAGGTGTTGAATTTTTGACCACGTTCTTTTTAAACACACTCCGCTGTTTGATATACATGAGTTTGTCACCTATCTACGAAGAGTGGATTGAGAAAACGACACTTGAAAAAAAGATTAACAGGTGTAAAGAACTCTGTATAGAGATGAACGATATCTTTCCTGAACTCAGACTCTGTAGTGGTTTTGTTACCCTAGCCGCCCGACCAAAACTACTGGAAGATCATTGGTGGCTTACTACTCCAGATGGCGAGATAGTTGACCCAACTGCCAACCAGTGGTTATGCCCAATCATCGACTACATAGATACAGAAGAAGAAGATTTCGAACCTACTGGTAGATGTCAGGGGAATGGATGCAACAAACTCTGTTACGACGATGATGAATATTGTTCACGGGAATGTGATTATCACAGTGAGACAGATGGAGTTTTTTGAGCCTATCTATCACGTCAGAGATTCGAGGGATATGTCCGAGGTGGATGATTGTTCTGTTCATCTCGTGGTGACCAGCCCGCCATACTACAACGCAAAGAAATACTCAAATCTACCAGACGACCTCGGTAACACGACCAATCCAGATTCATGGCGTCTCAAAATGAGAGACGTATGGAAAGAGTGCCTCCGTGTACTTGCCCCTGGGCGTAAGATGTTTGTCAATCTGATGAACCTGCCTGTCCCGGCCTCTGATAAGCAATTGTTCCACTCCATCAATCTGGTCGGCTGGACCATCGACGATTGTGTGGGGTTGGGGTTTGCGTTCAAGCGAGAGATCATCTGGGAGAAGGCCAATTCTGTTCAGTCTCCTATCGGATCTTACCCCTATCCAGGGGCCCTTCCAATCAATTTCATGCATGAATTTATCCTTGAATTTGAGAAATCTGGGAAGCGTGACCTATCTCATCTCTCTGGCGAGATAAAGGAAGCCTCGAAGCTCAGTAAGGACCAGTGGGTGGAGATAAAGAAGAGCTCGGTCTGGAAGATAAAGCCAGCTCCAAGTGGAAACCGTGACCATCCTGCCCCTTTTCCAAAGGAGATCCCAATACGTATCATCAGGGGCTTTTCCTATCTTACCGAGGTAGTGATGGACCCTTTTCTCGGGACTGGCACAACAACCAGAGTTGCACGACGGATGGGCCGTAGGTCTATCGGGTATGAGGTGAATCCTGACTTTGAGAGGTTCTTCAATAACTATGACGTACTGGAATTTTAGATGGGCAACGAAAATGTCCAGAGTGGACCGTCGATTCAAGCTAGACCGACTGCACGGAGAGTGAAAGGGTCTTTTACGCTTTTTACGGTTACTAAGCCTGAAAGTATATAAAGGCTGATTGTTAGTAAGAGGCAACAGGTGATGTATGATGGCAACTCAAACAGATGGGTGTAACGAATCTCAGTGTCGGCAGGACCTCTTCAACGAGTTCATCGGATACGGTATTGCCTGTATCTATGAGTTCTCGGCAGATTTCTACAGAGATACTCTAAAACTGCAGTTAGATGGCCAGCAGCTTGCCGATGCTATGTCCGTCGAGTTCTCTGGGCCCCAGGTGAATCGTATCATCGCAGACCTTGAGCTTATGAGTGATTATGAAGGTGACGAGAATGACTGATGATGAGTTTGTGTCCCTTTCCTGTGTTACCTGTTCCAACAAGTTCCAAGTCTCGATGGAACACCAGAAAAAAGGCTTCTGGAGGGAGAACACCTATGTCATGGACGTGGAAGGTGAAGAACTTTTGGAAAACGTGAATGACCGTTTTTCCTGCCCTTATTGTAACGCTGACAGGTCACTGGTGTTGGTGGAGGTTCACAAAGAAAAGATAATCAGTCCGATGGAAGCTTTCGCACTCGGCCAGGCAAAGTGTCACCATCTGATGGACGAAGGGGAGTTTGGCGTTGCATGGAGCTTCATTGACCGGCTTAAAACGGAGGTAATGGACCTCACGTGTGATCTTCTCAATAGGGTACTCAACCCACTCAAGGATGATGCATGGAGCAAATACAGAGCTAAGCTGGCCCATGATGAGGAAGAAAAGGAACGGAAGCACCGAGAGGAGTTCCACAACGACCTGAGGGATGCCCATCCAGACCTGTACAATGAGTTGATGTCGGAGTATCCCGATGGACTGAAATGCATCGCTGATGAATGCGGAGGTAGGCCATTCTACTGTTACTACCCAGGTGAGAATGGGCCAAGGTGTTTGAAATTCTTCGACACCATCCAAGGACTCCATCGGCACACCCTTGCATATCACTCGTCAGAAAGATATAGTCATAAGCCCCTTGACGAGGATTCTATCACAAAGATTCTCGATCAGTACCCAACAATTGAGTTGTCTGTAAGTGACTCTGGTAAATTCCACATTCCAGGGAAGCATGGATCTGGGGAAGGGGTCAGCGGATGGCTCATTGGTGAATACTTCTGGTCCAGGAACGTATTTACCGGTGCATTCACCTCTCAGTGGTTCGATTTATGTAAACGGTGTTTCAAGAAAAATGGTTACGAATCTTACCTGACACCGGCGAAGAACCCACCATGATGCAACAGAGGTGATGTAAACATGACCGAGAAAGAGAACGATGGTGTGGAGAGGCGTTCAACATGAGAAGTAGTGAGATGTTTGCTCTTGAGACTGAGAAGGGCCCTCGACACTTCTACCTTTACAAACACCAGGTTGAGATGGTTTCTTCTGGTGAGATTGGAAAATACCGATTGACCGAAAACCATGATGTAGATGACACATACTGGGCCTGGTGGGAGAACGTAGATGAGAAGTTCATACTCTGCTGGCCTGATGAAGACCTCCTTGAGATGTGCTTTGCCTATGGTTCAAAGGTCAGTGAGGATGCTGGCGAGGGTTATAAAATGAAGGTATCGGTTGAGAGAGTTGACACGTAATGTTTATAAACACATTCCTCGCTATCAAGTACCAGATGTTCGGATGTTGGAACTGGTTGTCAATTGGGCCAACCAGGCTGGGTTCGATTCCCAGACCGGAAATCCGGGGTTGCGTACCGCCGGTAACAGGGACTGTTGTATGTTCCCCCAGGCTGTGCATCAGTTTGGGCCCAGAGTACTGCTATCCAACTGTACATAAGTCACCAATCTCTTCGGAGTTAGGGGAAAAGTGCGGGGCGGTCGAAATCTATCAAGGGGGGCTTTTGCCCCCCACACTTACTGTCACATGAAATCAATCAGAACAATCCAGGTCCCATTGACGTTCAAGAAAGAGGACTCTGAACGTCTGTTTGTGGCCCTTGGGCAGGCCAGAGATGTAGCTGACTATGCATCAATTATGATACCATCTTACTACAAAGGCAGTAAGATTCCTAAGTCTCCTAAACTCCCGCCACATATTCTACGTCTTTCTCAAGGAATTAATAAAGATCAGAAAATCAATACCACACTACTTTCATCAACTACTGTTCAGGAACAGGTATCGGTTGTTCTGGCCAACTTTCGTTCCTCATTGTCCAATTGGATAAGCCGTCTCTGGCGTACCGATAGCTATGTTCTACTCAACAAATATAAGTTATGGTGGCCATGGTTGACCAGTCAAGTAGCCAATCCACCGGCTTACCCCAGAAAAAAGGGAAATAAGAAATACAAAAAGGAAATAGGAGAGTATAGAAAAATCCTACTTAAAATAGCCAGAAAACAGATCCCAGATATTAAAACAAAGTTGGTTGATGAGATTATGAACAGAACATCAACCAAAAAAGGGCCAAGGAAACCCGTCAATAACAAGAACAGACCAAGCTATGAAAAGTATAATGTTATTGAACTGCATAACAGGTCCATCAAAATTAAGAAAAACGGTAATAATTTTGGGATTGTCTTTAGTGTTGGAGTAATAAATCGTAATGGTATTTTTTCAGCCCAGGTAGAGTCATCACAAATCAGGGACCGATCCGGGGTGTTGAAAGAGTTCGGTAAGAAACACTATCAGGAGGGATGGTGCGAGCTTACACTTGAAGCGATCCTGAAACATGGTTCAGGGACTTTGATACCAAAGGATGGTAAGTGGTGGCTTCACATCACACTATCCGTTGATGTGGACGTTTATGATTACAAAAAAGATGAAATAGACTATATTGTTGGTGTTCATGGTGGTATCTATCGTCCAATGTCGTTGGTTGTGTTGGATGCCAGAACTGGCCGAGAGTTGTTTCATTACATACATAAAGGAAAGAAAATGCTTCGTGACTGGAAGTCAAGTGACGATAAGTATGCGGAAAGACAATCCAAGGCAACCCGTCGTGGAAAAGATCAACGCCCGATAACAAAAAAGAACCTTTCTATCAAGTATAAGAAGGCATCTATTTATCTCACAAAAGCGTCGTTGGTTCTAAGGCACGAGCTACACAACGCAACCAGGATGATTGCCAACAAACTCAAAGAACTCGGCGGGAACATCCTGGTCTGCATCCACGATTTCACCGGAAGTAGGGACAAAGCTGGTAGATTGGAAAACATGGTAGGTTGCGAGGAGGAACTCCTACCGGACTTTATCAGGAGGATGGCCAATAGGTGGCCTTTCCATATCGTAGATTGGCAACTCACATATAAGCTGAGAGAGATTCCCAACATCGTTATCCAGAAGATTCCTTTGACGCTGGCTTGCAAACGGTGTTCAGTGTGTGGTGGGTGGGGTAAACATGGAGATGTAGGGAAATCTGGCGTCTTCTGGGAACACTGGCACTCATGGTTCAGATGTGGTGACTGCGGCCGCCAACTCAACGCTGACCGGAACGCAGCTACCAACGCAGCTCATTTCGCCGGGGTGTTGGTTGAAAACCGTGACCTTATTATGAGCGACAGAGTTAAGAACAGAACGGAGAGGTTGAAGCAGACAACTGAGCTCCTAAAAAAGGCGAAAGGGACCCTACATAGAGTGAAAAAGTAGGGTTTCACTGAGGATTATGATTGATAGAAAAATGCAACACACAAATACCTGGATGTGGACCGTCAACATGGAGTAGTTTCACTGAGGATTATAATTGATAGAAAAATGCAACATACGAAATGGTATCCCCAACTCTCTCAACGCATTTTGTTTCACTGAGGATTATGATTGATAGAAAAATGCAACGAAGCAGCAAAAGCCTCTCTTCTTCTTCACTTTGTACTGGTTTCACTGAGGATTATAATAAGCATCTCTCCCTTCAGCGACAGCCATGCCATGTTTCACTGAGGATTATAATTGATAGAAAAATGCAACGATCATTGTACTCTCTACGACTCATTGTTAGACGTCCGTTTCGCTGAGGATTATGATTGATAGAAAAATGTAACAATAGGGACTTGTGGAGAACGGTTCCATTGATGACTGATAGAAAAATGTAACAGTATCGTTTCCATCCGATATCAACCCTTTCTTCTACTCAATCTTTTTAAACTCACCGGGCTCATCATTGTCTATGTGTCCTGAAGAGGAAAAGGGCCAAGCATTCAATTGGCTCGTGGGGATACTCGTGGGAATACTCCTATCAGTGTCGATATGGTTCAGTTTGATTGTTATCTATCTCCTATATGAGATTCATCTCTTTGGTATGATGCCAGGCGTGATGTGTGGTATTGCCTGTATCATACTCTTCATAAACAACAGAAAAATAAAGCAGGATATCAAAAAAGAAGGAACATTTGTCGAGATACATCCAAAGGAAGTACTCGCTATGGATCTACTCTATACACGGAAAGATGTAAAGATTTTGGAGGAGAAAATCGGGGCTTTGAGAATGGTTATTGATAGATGTCCAAATTGCCGGAAAGAGTTGAAAGAGATAAAACTCAAAGATGTTTATATCCTTCCTGATATGAAAAAGAAGATTGAAGAGTGGGGACACTGAGCAATGAAGGTTATTTTTGGGTCATGTGAAAACATGGAAGAAATCAAGGATGAGAGTGTGGACCTCATTGTGACCTCTCCGCCTTACTACAACGCTCCGTTCGACTACCCAGGTCTCTTCGAAAACTATGGCACCTATCTCTCGTTTATGACACGGGTCCTAAAGGAGATGCACAGGGTTCTGAAGAGGGGACGTATCGCCTGCATCGTCATAGACGATATCATAGTAGATGGGGTCAAGTATCCCATCGTATCTGACTTGTGGATGAACACCAGGTCGATAATTAATTCTTCTCTGGAGCTGCATGACCAGGCGGATCTGAAGTGGATCTACAGAGACCGTATCGTCTGGAGAAAGCCCGAAGGGTACATCAGAACCAGTAGACGTTCTGGCGTCGTAGTGCAGCATCCATATCCCATGTACTACTATCCCGACAACATCCAGGAATCTATTCTCATCTGGCAAAAGGGGAAGCACAATCACAAGGCGGTCTCGAAGGACCTGAAGAATCTCTCCGGGATTGACCTGGAACGGTTCCAGTCCGAGAAGTGGTATCTGAACGTCTGGGACATCACCAATGTTTTGCCCATTCCGGGGCGTTTAGAAGAGGATATCGCAGCCTTTCCCCCGGAGATACCCTTTCGCCTGATAACGCTGTTTTCACACAAAAACGAGGTAGTTCTGGACCCTTTCTGCGGGTCCGGGACGACGTTGGCGGTCGCCAGGGACCTGGATCGGCAGGGGATAGGCTATGATGTGGATAAGAACCTACGGACTATTATCAGAGAGAAGGTCGGTGGGAATGTTGTCTTTACAGAACGTGCAGATTCACTGGAGATGCGGGAGAAGAAAAGATTCGATGTAGCCGAGGATTTCTGAACAAAGTGGTCTAACTTTGATGAAAAAGGAAGATGGAGAGGAAGTGTATAGTGCCTTCATTGACTGGTATGATTGACTTCGGTGGCGGTCAATAGATGATGACGGTGGTAATAAACCTCCCGAACTCTTTAAATACTCTCCGGCCCTATCACTCTCCAATGACCACTGTAGAGATACCTGAGGGTTCAGGGAATAAATACAGGTACGAGTACGAAGGTGGATCTACGGTCTACAAGGGGCCTGTGGGAGAAGCACCTGAGCTTTCGGAGGAGGAGTTCTTGAAGGGGATGATTGGTGACGATATAAAGGGGATCGACGTGCTTGACGTACAATTACGCCAGACATACAGAAAACTCTCGAATGCACAGAAAGAAGGGGTCCTCATGCTCTCGACTCTTCATCCGAATGCACCAATCCATACAATAGGGACCACCGACCAGCAGTTGTTCAACGTCAGGACGTTGGCAGTTCTGTATCGGCACGGACTCGTAGATTGGGAATCCGATGAAGGAAGGTTCCCGCATGGCGGTGAGCGGTATTGGGTGTGGCAGGGCGGTCTCACCGAGAAGGGGAAAAGGATGAACGTGCTTATCAGGGAACTTGAACCCGACCTGAAACCGAGAAGCTTGACACGCCGACGAATAGATAAAAAACGATAGGCTGTTCTTTATAAACTTGGTCGGTAATCGACCGGTATGGTAATCATCTTTGATGGTAATAACCAGGCCTGGATGGCCCACAGTACGATGGGCCAAAAACTCACCAACGGGACCGTCTTCTCGATGCTGGCTATGTTCCGTAACACCATCACTAAATTCCCTGGACATGATGTTGTTTATGTGTTTGATGGTGGTATCAGTAAGCGTAGGTTGGAGATACACCCTACTTACAAAAAAACCAGTAGCAGGGCCAACCGATCCGTTGACATGGAAAAAACCTTTTATGCTCAGATTGAGATATTCACCAGGATTCTCGACGCCCTGGGTATTCCTCACCTCCGGTATCCTGATGTTGAAGCTGACGATGTCATAGCAATTATGACAGATATGTATTGTGATAAGATTGAGGATAATATTGTCATTGTATCATCAGATAGGGATTTCCGTCAGCTCGTGGACGATGTTATTACCATCTGGAACCCAAGGGGGAAAGAACCCTTCACCATCGACGACTTCAAAGACTACCCGGATGAGTATAGAGATATAAAAGAACAGTTCCTTTTTATGAAGGCGATGATGGGGGACCCATCTGATAACATTGATGGTGTCAATGGTATTGGGAAGAAGAGGGCCATTAAGATAGCTAAGAAGGTTATCAGCGTCAAAGCACTACCGTTTGATGGATTGAAAGGGGTGATGGCCCGGGTCAATGAACCTGATAACATCGAGCTCATCAAACGGAACATCGAGCTCATTACTCTTCCACTGGTTCCTGAGTACCCCGAACAGCAGGGTATTACCATCCCAGACCAGGGCGAGCCCGACTTCGACCAGTTCTTTGGTCTACTCGAAGGTCTGGATTTTAGGTCGTTCCTGAAAAATCCTGAAGACTGGAAAAATCTAATAAGCAAAGAAACAGATAAAAACACCAGCGTTCTGGACTTTTGATGATTACGATTGATAGAAAAATACAACCACTCCAGCCTTCTTGAGCTCACCCTACATACTGAGGGCTTCACTGAGGATTATGATTGATAGAAAAATGCAACAATGACCTTAACCTCTTTAGCACAAAGGTCCGTAACGTTTCACTGATGATTATAATTGATAGAAAAATGCAACATTATAACCGAAGTTGATAAGGGGGTTCTCGTCAGTTTCACTGATGATTATAATTGATAGAAAAATGCAACGAACAGAGAAAAAGCACTACTATCAAGATGAACCAAAACGTCTCTCAACAAAGATGACTGCGTATACCACGATTATCGTGATTAATAATAGATAAACCAACTGGATAATAAGACTGTCGCCCATTGGGAGATAAGCCTCGAAAATGTCTGATACAACAACAGAATACTGGAGTGCTAGGAAAAGTCCCAGGGCGGTGACGACCATCAGGCCTGTTTTTTCACGGACCTCTTCAGGTATCAGGGGCATGACGATGCATGGCGATAAGGATATAAATACCTTATGCCTTTCCTCATGTATGCCAAGATACACCTATGTATCGTTAGAGGGTGGCGTCTGGGCTATGACACCCAATCAGTACGAGGACTATCTACTCCATGCTATAGCACACGATGGAAGTGCCAACCCCAACGAGTTTGGAAGGCATCTTGGGACAGAGATACATGGTAAGCAGGGCGAGTGGAATAAGAGATGGTATGATGAGTATATGATGGGCAACCTTATCTTACCGATGGATTGGGATGGCGAGGAGTGTAAAGCCGAACTTGAGAAGTGGGTAAAACATAAGAGAGAAAAGTTTACGAAGCGTCCAGTGAGGGAGAAGGTGAAAGGTGCCATAGTCGAGATTCCCCCAGGTTCAGGCAACAGATACAGGTACATCTACGAAGGCGGTAAAACCATCTACAAGGGCCCGGTCGGGGATAGCCCTCAGTTGACGGAGGAGGAGTTCTTGAAGAGGATGAAGGTTGGTAGTGGAAGGGATAGGCGTGCATAACAGTACCTTCCACCTTCCACTCTCCACTCGATGAGTTTAAAAAGACATCCAGATATTGATTAGGCATTGAAGCAGGAACGTGAGACGCTAAAAGTCTCGAAGATTGCCAATGGGATGGTCATAGACCACATCACAGGAGGTAGGGCCTTCCTGGTTCTCCGGGTCATGGGTCTACTTGGTAGTAACTTGATACCATCTGAAACAATCTCGGTTGTGATGAACATTGACACGAAGGTCGTAAAAAAAGATGGCGACGGCCTTATCTGTAGGATGAGAAAAAAAGATATCATCAAAATCGAAGATACATATATTAATCAGAAGGATATTTCCAAAATTGGTATTATTTCCCCGAACGTAACTATCAATCTTATCCAGGAATATGAAGTAATTTCGAAGTATGTTGTTACACCACCAAGGGTGCTAAAAGGTGTGGTTAGATGCAACAACTCTGGTTGCATCAGTAGGGTCGACAACGAACCACTCATACCATCCTCGACGCTTATATCAACAAACCCACTACTCGTTAGATGTAACTATTGCCGTAGGGTTCAAAAAGAGTCAGATATTCTTCTCAATATCTTCTACAGGAATTAACATGACACGAAAAAAAATGGTTGGGTTGGAACCCGCCAGAGGTTGTGGGTACAGGACCCTCCACAAATTGTATCTCGTCGGATCTACACTCATACAGGATAGTGGATGTCACCGATTACCATTCAACGTGGACCAACCGTGCCCTGTCTGTGGAGAAGGTATCAGATTTACCCGAGGTCTTCGGAGGATTAAGCCACAACGCCTGTTTGGTAAGTGTGAAGGGGTTTGTGGATGCGTCAAGGCTTGTCCTACCTGTAGGCCACCCAAAGATGGGGGTTTGATGTGGGTTGGAGAGAAGTATTATACCCCCACATGGTTCATTGACGAAGCGAAACGAATGGGAGTTTCGAAAGCCGTATCGGGCATCCCGGCGTGGTTGGAACCTGGTAAGACATGGATTTACCTTGTCCATAGAAAGGGTGGAACCAGAGTAACTGATGGTAAAACTACTAAGGTCCCGGCGGTGTTCTGTGCCTTTAAACCATCTGGTTTCGAGATGTTGGTCACTGAAAGTGAACAGAACGATAGTAAGTATCTCGAAATGGAAAAGAGAGGAGTAGAACTGTTAATTGTTCCTGATGACTACAACGACCTGGTGGAGGATGCAAACGAGAGAGCCGAGTTCAGATATCACGGTCATCCCAATCAGACAAGTGTTCTTGAGTTTTGAGGGGAAGAAACTCTTTTTACGCTTTTTACGGTTACTAAGCCTGAAAGTATATAAAGGCTGATTGTTAGTAAGAGGTATGGTAGTGTATTGTGTGGTATGCGGTGGAAAACTCACAGCCTTTGGTCGTATCGGCGGAGTAGACCACAAGAACGGAGACCGCTACTGCAAACACTGTTGCCGGAAGGGAAGAATCGGGAGAGAGAACGTGCATCCAGATTTTCTCAAGCGGTTTGACATCTACATGAGGTCGGTCTGATGGCTGAAAAGGAGTATATCAGGATGCGTTCAGAACCGTGTCGGTGTGGTTGTGGGGGTCAAGACCCCCACCATAAAACTCACTATCGTCGGGTTATCAGAAACATCAAAGATGTTTCTCTCCCGGAGAATCCGGTGGAACTCCAATACGCTACGATTCAGCGGGGTCGTGCTAAACTCCCAGGAAAACCAAATGCACCTGTGGTCAAAGAATCGGTCTACAGCAATGGAAGATGGACTGAACTCTACTGGAGATTTGACAAAGAGACCTGGTATAAGGAGTGAATTGATGGAAATAACCACCCTTCGGAGATATGTTGATGGTTTACTTCAACTGTTCACATCAAGTGATTGTAGTAAACAATTGGAGTACTACACGTGGTTCATTGAAAACGCAGAAGAGTTCGAACCCACCATCGGCCAGACGCCAGAAATCGAGTTTATCGACGCCGAGATAAAGGAGTGTTTTCATAACTCCATAATAGCGTTGGTCTTCCATCCTACGTGGAGATACTACGAGGGGTTTGTGTTCACAATAATCCCTATTGAACATGCCTGGATAGTCGATGAGAATGGGAAGGTCATAGACCTGACTCTGGAAAAACTGAAGTGGTGCTACGAGGAAAATAATAAGTCCTACGACCACCCACCAACTGAGTATCTCGGCATCAATATCCCAAATGATTTTTTGATGGAAAAAATTAAAGAAGAGATAACAAGGCCCAGACTCCTCGATTATTGGTTAAAAATGAGAGGGGAAGATAAACGTGAGTAAGGACAGGATACTACACATTCTAACTGAAAATGTGTATCCCTATCTTACCGCCAGGCTTGGTGTGACGACCTGTCTGTCGATGTCTATGATTGTAGGCCAGGTCCTGTGGGATGAGTTGAGTATCCACAACGGAGTTGTAACAGCCGTCGTCACATATGGCAATCAGGAGTTCAGAACGGCTGTCAGAGTTATCGGTTGGGACGAGCTCAACAGAAGCATCCAGGCAAACGGCTGGCCAACCAGTACGATGTGGTCTGTGGGGTTAGGTGCCCCTCGCCCTGGTGTAAAAAACCCACTCCATGCAGTAATCTATCTACCAGATACAAACGAGATTATTGACATGGGGGCCCCGCAGGCCCACCGGCCACTCAAGGACATTTTAATCCCTGGACCTATCTGGACATCGAGAAAAAATCCTGAACCTCCGATGGTGTCATGCAAGTGGTACTCATTCCCAAACTACAAACCTGTAATTGAGAGGCTCAGTAAGGCGAAGCAGATGAAAATCCACCAGACTGTCAGTGATATGTTGGCTGTGTGAGTTGTTGAAGGAGGGTCAGATTGGATAGAGACCAGAAGAGAGTGTTCTCTCCTGTCGAAGACGATTACATCAGAGATAACTGGCACAAGATCAAGACCGGAGAGATGGTTATTGGTGAGATGGCCATGAGATTGGATACTACAATCCTGATACTCATCAGGCGGGCCAACGAGCTGAACATCGTCACCAGGAGAGTGAAAGTAAAAGAAGGGAAGAAATGGGTAGAACGGAAGAAACAGGTGGGAGAAATACAGTCTTCGATAGCACAGGTGATCTATATCCGTAAAGAGGCAGATAAGGGAAGGTCCTACAAGGATATTGCTACTGAGGTTGGTCTTGCCTCGAATACCGTCTCCTGCATTGCTCGGGGTGTTAGTCGAGCTGATGTCAATGGTCCTATCCAGTCCAAACGGCAGGGTTCCTACTACCCACCAGATGAACGTGAGTGTATGGAGTGTAGAGAGACAAAACCGATCCACGATTTTTATTATAGTGGCCCGGTTAGAAAAGATGGAGCCAGATACCATGAAAAGAAATGCAAAAAGTGTGTTTTAAAGAGAAAAAAAGAATTGAGGGATAGAAATGTGGGATGATTTCGATGGGCTCGATACCTTATCCTGTGATTGTGGTGGTCACTCCTTTATAATCACCAAGGAGGGTCAGACACTCCGTTTTCTCTGTACAAGCTGCCAACTACTGGCAGCAAAGGTTGGGGTAGATGGTAATTTGAGAGAGATGCTTTCAGAATCGCTCAGGATGAAGAAAGAGGGAGTAGAGATAGAAGAAAAAGACGTAGTAGGTATGAGAAGAGTCAAGAAGAAATTCAAAAGAGATGAAAATGACTTTATCGAATCGAACTGGTATAAAATGACTTCAAATGAGATCGCAGATACTTTGAAGCGGGACGTATCTACTGTTAATCAACAGGCAAAACAACTCGGACTTTCTTCGAGAAGCGAGATAGAGGAAGAAAGAAACATCCGAATTGATAATATTATCAAAGATTATATGAACGATAATGGATTTTCAGATATCAACTGTAGAGTATTGAAAGATTATGTATCAGAAAAGATGGGGGAAAACGTTGGATTGAAGGTAGTTGAAAGAAGGTCACATGTCATGGGCCGAAAGATGAGAGTAAGAATACCCATGAGTGATGAGGAAAATCAATTCATCATAAAAGAGTTTGGAAAAATGACGATCCCGGAAGAAAAGAGGGCCAGTAAGATAGCCATGATGTTGAAGAGAAATCCGAGTACCATCAGGGCTGCGGTAAAGAGATTGGGGCTGTTGGACAGTTAATCTTTTATACTCAACACCCATTGTATTCCTTGATGACCACCGTTGAAATCCCAGAAGGCTCAGGTAACCGCTATAGGTATGTCTACGAAGAGGGAGCTACGGTTTACAAGGGGCCGGTCGGCAATGCACCAGCCCTGGATGAGGAACGCTTCATTCAGGCAATGAGTGAAGGTGTTGTCCTGAGTACAACCTGTATCGAATGTGGGTCATCTGACATCGTTCGCCGGGGTAAAACGATATGGTGTAACAGGTGCAAAAAACACTTTTCTCTTGAGCAATTCGAGGTCAAACCGCCACTGGTGGCTGATTTTAAAAACCAGGTCACTCTCCCAAAAAACATCAAAAATAAAATCAATGATAAGTTGTACCCTTTGACCAGCCACTATCATCGTGCGATTCCCCTGGACGACATCTTTGAGTCGATGGAAGATAACGGGGTGGTCCCACTTCAGGAGGATTATACTCGTTGGAGTGGGATGTTGTTGGGAAGAGAAGGTAGGGCCCGTATCGAGATGGCCAGGGTATTCAAAGACGATGTAGGTGACGAAGAGTGGAAGGTAATCAAAAACTCCATCCTGGTACTCTCATGGTACAGGCACGATACAGGACGTTACGAAGTCAACGCCTACCTTTCCTAGACCGATTCCCACAGGAACCATAGAAGAGTTCCTATCATTACGAACCAGACACCAACATCAATCAATTGGTTTGGTGCTATGGTAGTGAAAATCCAGGGGAATGCTATCCAGATACCAGACGCAATAAAATCATTTGTTATTTTTGCGATTGTCTGAAACATCACCAAAGAGATTGGTATTAGGAATATTATTAATACAACATACATCCATAGGTCGAATTGAAGCCCACCACCTATACCAAGGAAATCCATTGTTATAGCAATGGACATAATCAGGAAGGCAATAAAACTCGATCCAACGAGGTCTGCCCTGGTGACATCAAACTCTATTCTGGTCATGTCCAGGGAATAGGAATGGTTGTATTTAAAGAGTTCGGGTGATGAGGGATGGGTGATGAGGGATGGTGTAGATTCTATTACGCTTTTTACAGTTAGAAATCCTGAAAGTATATAAAGACCAAATGTCAGGTAAGAGTTAGGTGATGTGTGATGATGAGTAATGTGATGTATTTGACTGATACCGGTTCGATTGTCAGAGCTTGGGTCTCCGAGGACGTTCTGTCCAGTTACCTGGTACATCTGGGAGATAACCCAACCGTTACTATCTTTGAGGTATTGTAATGGGTCAGATGCCCCTGTGTCGGAGCTGCCCCAACTTTGAGAAGAAGGGAAAGGGGAAGAACGGTATCTTCGGTATCTGCAAGTTACTCCCCAGAGGGGCCAATTATGTGCAGGGTAAGATGGAGATATGTCCTGTGCCTGGCGAGGATTTCTGTGATGCCTGTGAGAAGGAGACCCGATGCCGAGACTGTCCCTGGCAACCAAGATGGACCCGGTCGGCCAACGAGTACTGGGCACTTCAGGAGGTATTGTAATGCCGTTTGCCTGGATAATCTATGAACATGGAGAGACCGGAAATTATGTAGATGTTGCTTTTACCTCGAAAAAAAAGGCAGAGAAATATCTCCTGGAACGGAGGGGTTATATCCCTGTAAAAGAACCTGAAGGGGATGGCATCGAGTGGGTTGACCCCGACGAAGTGAACACCAAAGATGAAAATGGGAATCCTGACTATTGGGAGATAAATAGTTTCATCACAATCGAGAAGCGGGAGTTGAGGTAATACCACCGAGGTGACGAATGATGAGATGCCCAAAATGTAATGGCACCAATACAAAGGGTCATGGTAAGGTCCACTTCTGTAAGGACTGCAAAACACACTTCAAGGGAGTGTCGTCGGGTCGACCACCACCACAACCACAACCACCAGTTAGTCCTACATCAGTAGCAGTAACAGGAAAACTCCAGAACTTCAAGAGTAAGGGGAATTTCGAAGAGTGGGTTGAGATGAAGGGATGGACCTACCATACGTCTCTTCGTGCCGGGACCCAATATCTGGTCTATGCCAATACAGGGCGTCATGGACGGACTGCCAAGGTCCAGAAGGCTCAGTCCCAGGGTATCACAGTTGTATCAGAGGAAGATTTTCTCAATAATGTTATCTGTGACAGTCCATGAAGGAAAAGCTTTTTACTGACGGAATCTATACAGTGGGTGATGCCCTCACAATCCATCGTTGAAATCCCTCCTGGATCAGGCAACCGCTACAGGTACGAGTACGAAGGTGGATCTACGGTCTACAAGGGGCCGGTCGGGGATGTTCCAGTACTTACAGAACCTGAGTTCATGGCAGCATTTGATACCGAGGAACCCTCAGAGAAGATAACTCTGAAGCAACACCAGTTGAAAAGGCTGGTAGAACGGGGTGTAATCAGGCCATCGTTGATGGTTGATGGTGCATCATATATCAAGATGCACAATGATATACCTTACCAGAACACATACGGAGAACCAATATCAATCGTCGACGGTCTCGACGTGCATCAACAAGAGGGCGAGACCGTCGATGATGCTCACTTCAGGACATTTATCGAGGCTGAGACCCATCAACGATTTACCGTGAAGAACATGCACAGTAACCGTGAGAATATGACGAGTGGAAAGACCGTCAGGATTGATTTCTACTTCACCCCAAGTATGGATAAAAAAGTGAGAGACGCTCTGAGAAAGTAGCTCTTCTATAGATCCTTTTACGCTTTTTACGGTTACTAAGCCTGAAACTATATAAAGGCTGATTGTTAGTAAGAGGCAACAGGTGATAAAGCATGACTGGAGAGAAAACCTACGAAGTCTCGTATGGACATGACGGCTATTACGAGGATCAAGAACCAATCGAGGCATCATCGCTGGAAGATGCCCTCGCTGTGGCCCGGGATGGCGATGCCAACCACGATGGTATCGAGGATTGGATTCGCTCAGGGGACTGGGGTGACCTGGAGGTGGAGGGCGGTTCAGTGACCGGCTACGTCGAGGTCACCCGGGAATGGGAAGACAAAGATGGAGACGAGGACTCCGAGGAGGCGAGTGACAGCGTCGAGGTGGTGTTCGAACACAACGAGGAGGAGATGGTTCGGAGGGTCGGTGGGGACCCTGAGTGCGATCATAAGTGGGACTCTACCCTGGAAATCGAGGGTGGCATCAAAGAAAACCCTGGTGTCTGGGGACTCAACGGCGCAGCAATTTCCAGTTCAGAACACTGTACCATCTGCGGCGTCCGCCGGACCGTCATCTCCGGTGATGTCAACCAGTGTGGAAACCGCAACAGTGTGACCTATGAGGTGCCTCTGAGCCGTTGCCCCAGGTGTCGAGAGTTCATGGCTGATACACCAGAGGACGAGGACGAGTGTGATTGTGGGGACCCTACCAATCCAGCCATCGCCCTCGACATTGGTATCTATGATGGGGTGGGTGGAGACCGAGTGACCGCACTTATCCAGCTCTGGAATGACTGGCAAGGGGACGAGACTGACCCAGGAGACGAAGAATACGACTGGAAGCAACACGTGGAGTCCCTCGTCGATCTGGGCCCAGACCAGGGTTGGGAACTCCCGCCAGACATCGAGATCGAAGATGTCGCCGAGTGGCTGGCGGAAGCGTGTCAGGAGGATGAGTGATGCCGGTCGAGGGTCTCTGGCCCCAGGTGGATGGTGGATACCGGTATCTCTGGGTCGGACGCCTCGGAGAGGTGACGGTGGATGAAGATGAGGACGGGAGCTGGTCGGGTTTTGTGCGAAGCGGCAACTTCGCTGACAACAAGGCAGCCGTCCGCCGTGCCATCGCCTGTTGCCAGATGACGGAAGTGGAGTAGTGGACAAGATAGCATTAAGATATGACCTGACATCAGCAGTAAAGACACTTGATGCCCATGAGTGGACCGAATATGCCCGTAGAATCGGGAAAATCCCGGGCCTGAGTGGTCTTGGTGCTTTCGAGGCCCTCCACGCCGAGGCTGCTGATGGAAACTCTCCCGCTGTGCAGGATTGGCCCCGGCACACCCGGGAAGACCTCACATGGATGCGTGACCAGGGCATCAACCCCGATGACATCGAGGGCTGCCAAAAAGCATGGCACGACTGTTACGACATCGAGGAGACATTTCGGGAAGAGGATTAGTCGAACTCTAATTTTTCTCCGTAGATGAGAAAATCATTCCTGAAACTGTTGGCCCCGGTGTCTTGGAAAGCCCTATTCATTTCTCCATCAAACCATTCCCGGAGTTTATCTTCATTTTTGGTATCTGGGGGCATCGTCGGTTCGATGGTGAACCACACAGAGATGTACTGTTTGTTGAGATGAGATGGGTCGAAGGAGATGCCCTTGTAGTTCTCCTCGAAGTATTTACCCATCTTGTCCTGGTCCCTCTGGCTCACTTCATATTCACCACTATGATATCCTTCCTCCTCGAAATCTGATAGGGGGTTGTCGATTCCCATCCAGAGTGCTATCTGTGGTGGGTCACTCATCACATCATAATCAACATCCCCAAGACCAGTATCGTAACGGTTTTGTTCATCGAGGTCCAGTATCTCGAAGGCTGTCTTGAGTTTTCGTTCTTTCTGGCCAACAACCTGGGACATCTCCAGGAACTCCCCCTCCGAAAGCTCCGGGGCCGTGCCGACCGGGCCTTTGTAAACCGTAGCTCCCTCTTCATATTCATAGCGGTATCTATTCCCTGAACCTGGAGGGATTTCGACGACGGTCATGGTATCAATGTGGGATGGGCTGAGGAGTATTTAAAAGGTTCTAACCTCCCCTCCCTTTTACGCTTTTTACAGTCAACCCAGCCAAAACTATATAAAGACCAAGATGCGGGTAAGAGTTAGGTGATGTATGATGGGATATGGATATCATTTGACAAGTGCCCCCAGATCAGTGCCCCCTGCCCCAGAGAGTGCCCCTGCCCCCTGTAAGGAGTGTCCCAGCCGGGGTGGAAAGGGTAACTACTGCCGAATCTTCAAAACTTTCCTTGCTGATGCTGTCCGGGGTGGAGACACCATCGACCCTGACACCAGCCGCCATCTTGCTGACAACGGTGCCTGTCCGAAGGCCAACAGGTTCTATGCCGATAAGAAGCTCGATGAGATGCCCACTCCCGACTACGTGAAGGAACCCTGTCTCCGCTGTCCGAACCGTTGCGGAAAGTCGGGCGGGTTCTGTAAGGTCGAACACACCGACAAGGATGGTAAGCCCTTCAAGTCCCATGTCGGCAAAGCCATCTGGTACTGCAACGAGGACGAGGGTGCAGTCCAGTGGCGGCGGAACCAGAACAAGAAGCAGGAGAAGGAACATGCCCAGAAGAACCAGGGCCAGGGTAAGTTCACTTACCAGACCGCCGACCCCGGGACCGACCCGACCCACATCCTCACACTGACGAAGTATGGCATGAAAAAGAAGCAACGGTGCTTCGTGGACGACCTGGGATGGGACGAGGAGCGGGTTGTTATGCGGCGGTGGAAGGTCTACAAGCTCTCCGAGAGTAAGTCGGGGAAGGCGTACAAAGTGACCGCCCGATTCGACACAACCCCCCATTCCCTTTGTCACATCTGTGGTAGGACATTGACCAACCCGGTCTCTGTCATCACTGGAATCGGACCTATCTGCGGGGCCCGGGTCGGAGTGACCGCCAAGGACGAGCGGGAGGCAATGACCCAACTGGAGAAGTACTCCGACGAGGTTGGGTTCTTCAGCACCTATGTCCCGAAGGGGTGGGTCGAGGACCTGACTCCCTGGACCGCCGACAACACTCCTGACCCCCGGGATTGAAAATAACTACATACACCACCCCCAACCCTTTTTTCTCACCATCTTCTTTTTAAACACGTTCTACTATCTTCTTTGTATGATAGAGGATGCTGTATCCACTCTGGGTAGAACGACACCATTACTAAAGCGTTGCTTCGAGATGCTGTTCGAGAATCTTCAGTGGTGCAGCGGAGAGTTCCATAACATGTGCCCAATGTGTCACAGATTGGTACCAGGTCATACACCGAACTGTGACCTGGCAACTCTCCAGAACGATATCAAAGATGTGTTATCTACAATGAAGATTAAAGTTGATGATAGTATCCATTCCGTTGTAATCATCAAAAAGGAGTAAAACGGATGGGAAGTTATACTGCCAAAGACATCGTAGCTCTTGATGGTATTGACGCAGTCAGAAAACGTCCGGCCATGTTCATTGATGACGTTGGTGAAGGTGGTTTCCATCGTCTGCTGTGGGAGGTACTCGACAACTCGATTGATGAGGCACTCGCAGGTTATTGTGACCAGATAAACATAGTCGTTGAAAAAGGTGGATTTGTCAGCATCAAGGATAATGGTAGGGGTATCCCCACTGGAAAGCATCCTGACCCCAGGTTCGGTGGTTCCAGTGCCCTGGAGGTGGTTCTTACCTCACTCTATGCTGGTGGTAAGTTTGACAAGTGTGCTTACAAGGTCTCTGGTGGGTTACATGGTGTTGGGGTGTCGGTGACCAATGCCCTGTCTGATACCCTGGAAGCATACGTATGGCGTCAAAACAAGCTCTGGATGGTGTCATACACCCGGGGGGTTGCTAATGCCCCAATTTCACGGCTGTCGTTAACCAAATCGACCACGAAGAAATTAACGGATGCTTCGATACCCAGGGAGTTGACGGAGGTTCCGGTGAGAGGGACCGGAACTCTTATCAGGTTCAGGCCAGACCAGACGATGTTCGGGCCTAGGAAATTTTCAGAGGAGAGGATTTCAAAACGCTGTGATGAACTGGCGTATCTCAATCCCGGTCTGGCTATCATCTTTACCTACCTCGACGAGGACGAGGTTATCTACCATCATAAAGGTGGTTTGAAAGATTATGTTTTGAAATTGAAAGGTAACAAGAGTGCCATTCACCACAAACCAGAGTATATTTCCCAGACCAGGGATGAAGTGCTGGTGGAGATTGGCTTCTACTATACTTATGCCGATGGTGAGACCTTCCTTTCCTTCGTCAACAATATCCCAACCATCGAAGGCGGAACCCACGCAGCGGGGTTCAGGTCTGCTTTCACCAGGACCATCAATTCATTCTCGGAGAAGCACGGACTCAACAAGAATGGTTCCCTCAGCGGTGAAGACGTGAGAGAAGGTCTCGTATCAATAATATCCTTGAAGGTCCCTGAGCCAGAGTTCATGGGTCAGACCAAGTACAGATTGGGTAACGCCGAGGTCAGAAAAATAGTTGATAACGTCGTATCTGAGCACCTGTCGAAGTGGTTGGATAAAAACATCCGAGAGTCGAAGCTGATAGTGGAAAGGGCAATCACTTCGAGGAAGGCCCGTGAGGCTGCCAAGAGGGCCAGAGAAGCAACTAAAGGTAAGAGGCGAGGCTTACCGAAAAGCCAGGGATCGTTCGTACCATGTTCATCACGGAATACTGATGAGTGTGAGTTGTTCATAGTAGAGGGTAACTCGGCCGGTGGGACGGCAAAACAGGGTCGTGACAGACGTACACAGGCAATTCTTCCTCTTCGAGGAAAAGTGCGGAATGTCGAGAAGGTAGACGTGGGTCAGGTGCTGAAGAACCGTGAAATACAGTCGATGATTTCTGTAATAGGGACAGGGATCGAGTTGACTGGCATTTTCAATTATGATGACCTCAGATATAATCGTATAATAATAATGTGTGATGCTGATGAAGATGGGGCCCATATCCAGATACTTATACTAACCTTCTTTTTCAGATATCTCCCAACTCTTATAAGAGAGGGTCATGTGTTCGTTGCTTGCCCTCCACTCTACAAAATAACGAAGGGCCGTTCAGTTGTCTACGTTATAAATGAGGAAGAGAAGGAACAGGTAGTTGAGAAGATGCTGACCAGGACTGGTAAGATGGAGATTCAACGATACAAAGGTCTGGGTGAGATGAACTCAGACCAGTTATGGGAAACCACGATGGACCCTGATAGTAGAACTCTGATACAGGTCAAGATAGAGGATGAAGAGGCAACGGCCAATGCTTTCGAGGAGTTGATGGGTACGGACCCGAGCCACCGCCGTGATTTTATCTTCTTACACGCACTCGAAGCTGAGGTGGAAGTGTAACTGAGGTTGATGTAGTGATTTCGAGAGTAATGAATTTTTGATGGTGAGAATATGAATAACAATTATCTGAAGGATCTGGCCGTTTTTCATAATGAACTGGTTCTCTTCATCGTCAGAACCGAGGTTGAACAGCAAGGATGCTTTAAAGAGATACCCTATTATGATAAATATCATCATTGTTGTGATAACCTTAAAGTTGTTAAGTTTACTCCAGATGAATCCACAGTGATGTTGGCCGATGTCAGAGACTATTTCTTATGGATTACCATCAAAGAGATGGAATCTACAAATCCACTCAATGCAAAAACCATAATGGAGATGATGTTAGGAGCTGCTGGTTTCTGTGAAGAAATAGGAGACAAGTTCCACGCAGCTTTCTTCTTCACCCTTACCAACATTTTACAACTGAAGTTCCAGTTGAAGGTTACTGGCGGCCCGTTGGAGGAGATGGAACAACAGCAGCTATCTTACGATGCCTTCAAGACCTCATGGGAGACTACGTTGGAGAAACTCGGCCTCGAAGAACCATCCGATAAATGAGGCTTTGGGTTATTACTGTAGACTACCGAGAGGTTTCTCCCCCAAAAATTCGTAACAAACTCCATTCTCAAATCGTAACAAACTCTCCATCTCAATCGTAACAAACTCCAAGTATGCTAGTTTGTTACACAATCACCTTAAATAGTAGTTAACCTTTCTACTAGTCGTGATTGACAATAAACAAAAGGCCTGGTTCAACCTCATTCTTCTACTCTCCACATCAGCCATAATGTCCTGGTTCTGGCTAAAAGAGGCCAGGTCAAACGTGGCGTGGACCTATGTGATATACGTAGGAGGAGTTGTGGGCTTTTTTATCTACAGCCTGTACAACGACGTCAATCACGTCGTCTCGATAGGTGTGTGTGCTGTTACCATCACATCTGGATTTGCCACGTTTTATGGTTGGTGGGACAATGGTTTTGATAATTACATCCACCTATCAATTCATTTCCTTGTAGGTATTATGGCTTATCGTCTCTGGTCCCGTCATCTGGAAAGTGGATGGTTAATACTATTGGTTTCTATGAGTATGGTGGTATTGTTTGGGTATTTTATCGAGATGGTTGAGTATCTTCTGTGGGAGTTAGTAGAGGTGACACCTGCACCACTCGGTATGTTCTATGCTGATACGATGGATGATTTCCTTTATGACATCGCAGGCGGTTTCATTGGCGTCGGACTCGCATGGTTCTTCTACAAGAGGTAAGTATTTATTCATACCCTGCGATTCTGATAGTACATGAAGCATGCAAAGAAGTGTCCTGACTGTGGTGGTCTCGTCTACCTGTCGCTGTGGTATCATCGTTGTATGTCCTGTGCATGGACCGATAAGATGAATAGACTGGAAATGTTCCTACGTGATGCAAAGAGGGTCCAAGACCTGGACGAACTGAAAGTTGTTATCAGGGCCAAAATCGAGGTAGTCAATAACCTCGACCCCGGAGATACGATCCTGTGGGGAAATCAACCAGTCAAAGTCCTGAAGATCGGTTATGCCGGTCTGGTCCACGTCAAACAACCAGGTGTCGAGGACGAGATTGAGATAGGGCCATTCAAAAACTACTACCGTATCGTCAACAGAGTGTCTGATAGAACAGCCCAGTTGTACAATACACCGCCGTCTCCCACGCTGGATAGTATTTATGCCCTTCTCTGCAAGGAGTGTTGGGGAAGTGCTGCAGAACCTGGAGATGTGATGTGTCTCGATTGCAAGGTGACTTGCCCTCACTGTAACTTACCACGAGAGAAATGTGAGTGCCATAAGATGGATGCTGAGTATGGGGAAGGGCTGGATAAGGTCAAATAGGACAGGTGCCTCTCAGTCTACTCTGTAAAAGATACGCTGCCACCAGCACTATCCCATATCCTATAACATCAAGGAATATATATCCCATGATCGCCCCGAGTGATACACAACATGCACCACTTATCGTTGTGTAGCCTATCCTATCGGCTATCTTCTTTCCAACTACGAAGAGAACTACAAGTACGAGGCCCATCAGAACTGCTGTTTGATAGCCGATATCCAATACGTTGTTGAGTAAGAACATGGAAGATCACCGAAAAGAGTGAAACAGGGTATATATAAACTTTTTGAATATCTATTTATATATTATCACTTTACATATGCGTAAAGTTTATAAACACGCACCTTAGCCCCATAAGGGTGGATGAACCCAAAACAGTAATAGTAAAATTTAAAAACACTTCCTGATGGTTGAGTAGGCATGGGAAATTACGAAGACCACGTGTTCTATGGCAAAAGATGGCTGATTGTGTTCTCTCTCATTCTGCTACCGTTATGGTTCATAGTAGCACACACATTTTCGTCTCTGGACCTCTGGGCCGTCTTACGCTTCATGTTTTTCTATCTGACAGGTTGTTTCATCTGGATGGGTGGCGTCGTGATGCCAGATGCCCTGGATTCTCCAAACTCCAAACCTTCTCAGCTTGCCAGACAGGTATCTTCGACTATTTTCATGGTGCTGTTCTCGTCCATTGCCGTTGCTATCTGTCACTATGTTTTCTCGATGTCTCCAAAGGAGATGCTACCATACGTGTTCTCGGCGGTGATGCTGGCTGTTGCTTTCAACTGGCTGTTTGCCTATTATCTGGCCGTCAAGTTGACTGACCACCGAGGGCATATGCACTCCATCGGGGCTGGAATCCTTTACTCTGCCATCATTGGGGCCATTTTCTTCATCTCTGTGTATGTTGCAGACATCGAGCTCTATCTCTTCGTGTTGATGTGGTTGATGGCTTTCCTGGGTTATCTTACCCATCTGGTCTGCGATGAGATTTTTTCTTCATTCAAGGACGAAAGTGAGGATGAGAAGCAGGAGAAGTTCCATCAGTGGACGTCCTGGCGTCTAATCTGGTTTGATGATGACGGAAAGAAGAAACGGTCAGCCGGGACGGCCCTGAAGTGGTGGTAAGGATGGGTATTTACAAGGAGAACTGTGACTTCTGTTGTGACGACGCAGAACACGAATGCCTGGAATGTGGCATGAAGTTTTGCACCGACTGTAAATATCAGATGAGTGGTGATGGATGCTGTCCTGATTGCGGTTCCGATAACATAAAGGAGGTAATGGCTCATCAAAACGACTGACAATAGCAGATTCGCCAGACTGACCAAAATGGTCCTCGAAAACTATGGCCCGTTATGGTTTGGTGAAATATTACCGAAGATGATAGAGGTATCTGCATCCACTCGTAAAACCAAGAGGAGAAAGTACAGATGTTCCATCCCCAGCAGACGTCAATTGGGATTTATACTTGCGAAGTGTAGCTTCGAACAACTTGAAGATGGTAAATGGGTGATTAAAAAATGAAGTACAGTGTTGATGAATTGTTTCACCTATGGGATGTTTATCATCGAGATGTTCATACCGCTGATACTGGTATTCCGTGTGACGATGATTGTTCTGTAATTACTTTCCTGAAATGGTTGAAGATGAGGGATAGTTAATGGAAGATACCCCGTTTTATGACCTGACCCCAGAAGAGATCACTGAGATGGTCGAGTTCTGCCGAGTTCTGTTCGTAGAAGCATCATGGGAAGAGTTTACACCAACCTACACGAACGAAGGTCCACCCGTCAAACCCAGGGCTGAGTGGAAGTGGAGAGTAGGAGATTGGCGGCAGTATGGTGGAAAGTGGCCAGACGATGAGGTTGGTTTATACGATCAATACATCGAACACTACATCGGTGTCGTCACCGAACCAGAGATAGAGAGAGTTGGTCATAGATGCGTTCCATTACCACTTGCCCATCAGTGGGAGGTAATGGATGTGTGGAACAGTAATTACTTCATCAAAACGAAGAATGGAAAAACCCTGATTGGTGATTTTATCCTCGATGACAATGGGAACATCCCGTTACCACACACACTTCACAAAAACCCTCACTATGCACGTTATCTGGCGGTCAAAAAATCTATACTGAAGAGTGATTGAAATGAAAGTGGTACTGAAGAAAGATACACAATATAGTGTAGAGGAAACCGTTGTGGTAGCGGGAACCGTTGTGGAAGTGAGAAAGAGAGATAGAGATGGTTCTTCATATTCCTATATAACAACCGATGGAAGAAATCTCCAGTTCAATGTTGAGGAAGTAGACGTTATCCCTTCCGCCGACGAGATGAAATACGTCTGGGATGACTGTCAGTGCACTTATGGTGGAGAACCCCAGGACCCCGTATCTGAGGTTCCTACCCCCTATGCTGTTATCTGCCTCGGATGTGGTCTGGTCTATCTATCTCACCACGAGTACTGTTGTCAGATGAGAAATATTGATGGTGGATGGACATGCCCTGGTTGTGGCGAGAACGTTTCATGGTCCGATGAAGTGAACAAGGAAGCTATGGAAGAACTGTATCTTGTCGAGTTGGGAAAGAGATACGTTGAGGATAAAATGTGGGAGTACGTCAAATGGAGGGTCAACAGCAACATGAGTGGGAAGGACGCTGCCGAGAATCTGGCTGGGTGCTTCGATAACGATAGATGTGGATGTGCGTTGGGGCCGCCCTGGGAAGATGCTGGACCATCCTGTAAAGTGGGTAAGAAGGCCATAATGCATCTCTTTGAAGCACTCACCGATAAATCTACCAGTCACTTATTCACCGACAAAAAGAGTAGCCCACCCAGACTCAAATTGAAAATACTACCAGAGTCCACCGATGATGAAGTGGAAGCAATGACCAGACTTATCGAACTCATCGTATCCAAAGGATACGAAAAAAGGTTCCTGGGTAGGATCTGGAAGTATCTGGAACCGAGACCAGATGGAATTGACTTTGAGTCACTCTTCGAGAAAATGGTCGAGGAAGGCCACTTTGATAAATATATCGAGATATGTTGCCCATTGTGTTATGTGAGTATTTATATCGTAGATGCCCCGGAAGATATATTCTCTGGTCTCGTTATCAACTGTGAGTTCTGTGACAACGACGGAGAACCTGTCTATGAGTTCAACTATCCCCCCGGAGAAGACGAGATAGACACCGATGATTGTAACTTTGACGAGGATGAACCTGTGTTCACTCTCGAAGATGCCGATACCATCAATGTATATTCTTTCACAGAAGATTTTACTTTCTCCACAGCGTGTTGAAGTCTTATGGGCAAATCATACTATGTTCAAGAGGAAAAGCGTCCTGGTGTATGGGCAGAGGTCGTTGGGACCAGGACCAGGAACGAGTGGGTGGCCATAAGGCGATGTGAACAACTACGAAAACGATCCATCAAAAATGAAGATCCTATGAATTTCAGAGTGAGGAGTGGTCATGTGCGAGGATGAGAGAGAATTCAATTTCCGTGCCTGGTCTGTCAGGCATCAGAGGTTCTACGATAGTGTGACAGTCTACTGTGATGGGTCGTGGAATGCTGCGATAGAAGAGGAAGATAACCTGGGTACCGAGGTCATCGGCACCGACGAGGGTGACGTTCTGATGCCATCTATCGGGATGGAGGACCGGAGAGGTAACAACATCTACGAAGGGGACATCATTACCTTCCAGACATTCTCTAACAAACCCGCATTGAGAGATGATCTGATAAGGGGTGTAGTGGTCTGGAAGAAAGAGACACGTGGTAAGTATTACCCCAGGTTCATGCTAGAGGTGAGCTGGACTGATTACATAGGTTCTGAGCGGGTTCCACAACCAAAGATCGACCTATTTGACTTCGATGTCGTGAGACAGGGGTCAATCTACATCGTCGGGAATATTTATGAGAAACAAAACCCCTGTGATTGTGGTATCGAATACAAGGTTACCGGGAATACTATGTTCTGTAGTGGATGTAAAAAGCACTTCAAATTCTATAGAAAGTGGCTGGAGGACGGAGACATGAACGAAGGTATAGGTGAGATGGATTTGGATTCAGATCAAACTATCTCGGATACCAGTCTGAAACTTCTATCAAAGAAAAGCGAGGTTTAATATATGAGTTTCTTCGAGGATGATCTACCAGAAGAACTTGTTAAGAGAGTTGGGGTCCAACCAGAGACCACTACTCTCTGGGATTTTCCGACCCAGAGTGACAAGCAGGTGAAAGGTGGTGATAACAAATACCGGGGTGTTACACCCGCCAGGGTAATCTGGAACTTCCTACATCTCTGGACCCAACCAGGTGATCTGGTTCTCGACCCATTTTGTGGGTCTGGAACAACCATCGACGTCGCTGAAATGATGGATCGAGAGGCTGTTGGGTCAGATGTGCATGTGCATCGAGACGACATTGAACTCTGCGACGCTAGGAATCTCAGTGAGGTGTTCAATGAGGATTCAATAGACGCCGTGTTCTGCGATTCACCTTATGGAGATAACATCGACTATGGAGATAATCCTGAAGATATAGGTAAAATACCTGTCTCTGACGATGCTTTCTTCGAGGCGATGGCGGAGGTCATTGATGAGATTCACAGAGTCCTGAAGAGTGGCGGGCCAGTCGGTTGGCTTATTGGGGATGAGAGTAAAAAGGGTAGGTTCATACCGGCAGGCTGGCGTATCTACCAATTATTCCTTGAACGAGACTTTGAACCAGTCGAATACATCTCTGTCACTGTCAGGAACCAGGCCGGGACCGGTGGTCTCTGGCACTATCGTGCTACAAAGAATAAATTCCTACTACGTGGGTTTCATCACTTTATGGTGTTCAGGAAAATTTGATAAGAATCTTTTTAAACTCCATCTAGTGTGTATCTTTCATATGGATTTCAAAACCGACATCATCTACAACGAGGATTGCCTGGTTGGTATGCCTGTGCATCTTCCTGATAATTGCATTGATACCATCATCACAGATCCACCTTATGGATTATCGTTTATGGGTCGAAACTGGGACCGAGGGGTCCCGCCTGTCGAAATCTGGAGGGAATGTCTACGGGTCCTAAAACCAGGGTCCTTCGCCTTTGTGATGTCATCGCCTCGTCAAGATGTCCTTGCAAAGATGATACTCAACCTCCACGACGCTGGATTTGTGGTTTCCAATAGTAGCATCTACTGGACCTATGCTACAGGGTGGCCTAAGGCACCAAACATCTCGAAGAAGATTGACGAACGGGCTGGCGTCGAGAGAGAAGTAGTAGGTCGTTCACATCACAAACAATATAATTATTCCAGAGATACTGCTGTATTCTCAAAGAGATGTGATGGTGGTTCTACTGGTGGCACAGGAGATGCGGGTGATATAACAGCACCATCCACAGAAGAGGCAAAGGCGATGGAAGGGTCCTATGGAGGCTATAATCCTAAGCCAGCAGTTGAGGTCATCATAGTGGCGATGGTTCCACTGAGTGAAAAAACCTATGTGGACCAGGCACTATCTAGATTAAGGGAAGAGGAAAGAATATTAGAGGAAATCAAACTCGATATAGAAAAGAAATATGGAGTTGATGTAGAATGGGAGTAGTGTACTGTATAACAAATACTCTAAATAATAAAATGTATATTGGTATTGATAGTAGAGGGTTGGATAAAAGATGGAAAGAACATAAAAAAATATCAGGTTATACCAATCCTACTCTATTAATAGATAAAAAGATAAAGGAATATGGGATAGAGAACTTTACATATACTACTCTTTATGAATCAGAATCTATCGAGGAATTAAGAAATATGGAAGTTAGTTTTATTGAGGAATATGATACGTTTATAGGAAATGGTAATGGTTACAATATGACTTTAGGAGGAGATATCAATCCAATGGAAAATGAGATAGTTCGTCAGATACATAAGAGAGCTATGGAAGAGAAATGTAGTGGTGAAAAGCATTATATGTGGGGAAAGAAGCAACCAAAGGAAATCAACAAAAAAAGAAGTAAGACATTAAAAGGGAGGATAAAAGGAGATAAAAATCCATCAAAACGACCTGATGTGAGAAAGAAGATTAGTCGGAAAGCTAAAGCAAGAAAAGGTAAACTGAACCCGAACTTCAAATATAACATAAAAGAAAACGGACTAAGAAATTTCCTCTCGACACACACTGTAAAAGAAACCTCAATATATTTTGGTTGTTCAACATCGACTGTAGAAAGAAATATGAGAAAGTTTAATATATCTAATAAAAGAATAGTCAATATCAATAAAAAGACATTATTTGAACTTTATATAGTTAAAAACAAAACTGTAAAAGAATGTGCTTCTCATTTTAATTGTTCTGTGTTTCCTATTAAGATGGTACTGAGGGAAGAAGGATGGAAGAAAAGAAAATCTACGAAATAGATTATAATGGCATCGAGGTGGAAGTTGAAAGATTGCCTAATGGTAAATTCAGAAAACCACCTATTGCTCATTTCTGCAAACAAGGGACTGGATGTTGTTGGTTGGACGATGGAAAAATACCCTATGGAGAGACCGAGGAACCATCCGTCGGTGGCCGGCACAACGTCGAGGGCCGGCGTATCGGTACTGGTTCCGCTGAGTATGGTTACAAGTCGATGGATGATGCAGTAGTGGACCCAAGAGGTCGCTTTGCCCCGAACCTACTGGTATCTGACAACGTACTTGATGATGGGTGTATCAGGAAATCTGATGGCGGTAAAACAACCAGACCAAAAGATGAGAAAGCGGGAAAATGGGGTTATGATGACTTCCAGATGGGGGGTTATGGCGACGAAGGTGACTACTCGATGTTCTTTTCTCTCGATAGGTGGTGGGAAAAACTTATCGACCAATTACCCGATAGCATTCAAAGAACTTTTCCTTTTCTCATCGTTCCTAAACCATCACGTAGTGAAAAGGAAAAAGGCCTGGAGAACTTCGAAAGAGAGGGGTCCTGCGTCACTGAACAAATAGCGGAGACCAGGAATCGTGACTACTACTCTCATAATCTATTCTGTGTGGAATGCGGAAAAAGAAAGGATTACAACTGTGGGTGTAATGTGGGCTACGAGGCCAAAGAACAGGAAGGTAGAAAAAAGAAGGTCAAGAACACCCATATCTCAGTCAAACCCATCAAGTTGATGTCCTACCTTATCACCATCGGAAGTAGGCTTGGCGATGTGGTATTGGACCCTTTCATTGGTTCTGGGACAACGGCTATTGCAGCTCATCGCCTGGGTAGAAAATACATCGGGTTCGAAAGTGAGATCGGGGAGAACACCAATGATGGATATGGTGCCTTTGAGATAGCCGAGGCCAGGCTGGAATCCGAGGGCCATAACGTGTTGGATTTCTGATAAGGTTAGGGTACTCTTTTTAAACTCTCCCTATCTTACCGTTTTACAATGGAAGTGAGATAGATGCCTGGTGGTAGACCTTCAAAACTACCCTCTGCACCTGAAATAATCAGGATGAAGAAAAAGAGCCCGAAACTCACCAACAAGGATATTGGAGAGATGTTTGGGACCACTGGCCAGGCCGTCAACCTGAAGCTCGCACGACATAAAGATGAAAAGGGAAAGAAGAAACAGGCACCGAGGCATCTCAACGATGAGCTCGATAAGGAAAAAGGACGTATTGATGCCCTGGAAAAGATCATCGGAGAAAAAGACCTTATCATAGAAAAATTATTGGGGACCGTTTCACTCATGGAAGAGAAACTACTTCTAAATCGCACTATCAAACCAAAGATACCAACCTGCCCTGGTTGTGGCGACTTGATGAAGGAATACCGGGGTGGTGGATGGCATTGTCGGACCTACAGAGCTCAGTGTTTGAACTGTGGGAGATGGCAACGGGTCCCTCTTATACCAAGGTCGTGACCGAGGGCCGAGGTGGTCTGAGGAGTATCTCTTCAGGGAGCGACCAGATGAAACAGACATTTACGCTTTTTACGGTCTTGGTCTATGAAACTATATAAAGACTGAATACAAATCAAGTTGTATGACATCAGAACTTCGAGAGTGGCAGGTAGAAGCTGTCAATACTTTCCTCGACAAGGGTAAGGGCATCGTAGAAGCTTCCACCGGCTCAGGTAAGACCTTTGTTGCCATCGAAATCTGGAATCGTCTTTCCACTGAGTATTCCAATGCTATTTGTTTCATCGTGGTTCCAAGTACGAACCTGATGGAACAGTGGTATGAGGAGCTCTGGAAACAGGGTATCAAAGCATCCAGGAAGGGCGGAGGTAGGAACGGGAAAGGGCTGGAGAAGGTCAACGTCATCGTGGTCAATACAGCCAGAGAGATGTTGCCACTCATCAATCTCCCAAACGTCCTTCTGGTTTGTGATGAAGCACACAGATACTTCTCCGAGAAGAATAGTCGCATCTTTGACACCGACTATCGGTGGCTACTCGGTCTGACCGCTACTGCCCCAGATGAGATGGGGCCCTTCAAGAAGGTCATCTACCGCTACACATTTGATGATGGAATCTCTGATGGAATTATTCATTCCATCAAGATGAACAACGTCGGTTACACCATGGCCCCCAGTGAAGCTGCAGAGTATGACAAGTACAGCCGGGACAAGAAGCAACTTGAGAACAAACTCGGTCTCCATTCTCCGGCACCAGAACTGCTGAACAGCATCGCCACGAAGGATGAGGACCCAGAACGCCGTCGCCTTGCCGTTCAGTTGAGGGAGCTCCTGTTCGAACGGAAGCGAGCTCTCTACCAGCACCAGACCCGCATTGACCTCACTGAGAAACTCGTTAAAGACGCCCTTTCAGATGGTCGTAGGGTGCTTGTGGTAGGTGAGTCCATACCACCAGCGGTGGAACTGGCGAACCACCTCCATGCCTTCATGGAGCATAGCCAGATGTCCCGGGATGATCGGACTCGTTCAATCAACCGCTTCAAGGATGGCAAAACTGACCTACTGGTCAGCGTCAGGACCTTCCAGGAAGGTATGAACGTTCCAACCATCGACTGTGTAGTTATCATGTCCAGCTCGGCTGGAGAACGTCATCTCATCCAGAGTATCGGCCGGGGTGTCCGACCAGAAGGGCACCCGGTCACTCTGGTCCATCGCCTCTTTGCCAGAGGAACTACAGATGAGACAGGAACTCTGAACCTTATCAGGTCTGGGGTCCTCGACCCGAAACATATCCACATCGTCGATCCTGACCTCCAGCCCATTACCCTTGCCAATGGTAAGGTCCCAACAAAGACCGAACTGGATCTACGGTCCAGATACTACAAGGCGAAGGTATATTCCTTGACCATCATAGGAAACAACCGGTGGGCCTTCATCAAACGGAAGGGGGGACGGGACTACTACAGGTTCCCCCATGAGCTCTGGAGAATACTGATGGAACACGACCAGTGGTCTGGTGGCCGCTTCGGCATCGAGGAAAATGGAACCGTTCTCATCAAAGGAAAAGGCCGTAAGAAGCAACAGTACTTCGAGGTCGGACAGTGGCCCGACGGACCCCTGAAGCTCGACCATGAGAAGCGAACCCGGAAACTGACTGACCCTCTCTCCGATGAAGAACAAGAGATGATGGACTTCTTCGACAGCTTCTCAAAGAGATAGTTCGATGACACCAAAAAACATACCCGTAAGGGTCTGGTCAGCCAACCAATCTGTTATTGTTGAAAACACTTATTATACCTTCTATCTTCTCATCGTTTTCTCGGCTATTCAATAAGCGTTTTAGCTTTTCATCGGCTAATTTACGGGACTCGAAATATTGGATGGATCTACTAAAATGATAGTAGAACAGTTTATAACCAACCTTCTTTATTCCCTGGACATGACCACCGTTGAGATTCCACCAGGGTCCGGTAACAGATACAGGTACGAGTACGAGGAAGGAAAGACACAATACAA